AATTAAAATCTCTTGGTAAAGATGTATTAAAAGTTGGAGCTGGTACTGCAGCAGTTGCTGGTACTGGTTATGTTGCTAAAAAAAGTATAGATAAATATAGAGAAAATCAATTAAAAAATAAGGAGTAGTGCTGTTTGCCAAACCCTAGGTCATTGATTTCGTGTTATCCCCCAACTGAGCTAAGTAACTTGATTAGTAAAAATGATTATAATAAACTTAGAGTTTACGTAGATTTGAAAAATGTAATGACATCTTTATTTGTTGAAGATGTGGCTAATGAAATAGTAGTAAATTCTGATACTATGGAATTTATGGATAGTAGTATTTTCCAATCTGTAGTTCTTTATGCATCTTATTGGAAAGATTATGCAAACGAAAGAAATCTTAAAGCAGAAATTTATTTCTGTACAGATATAGGTAGATCCAATTATCATTTAAATATTAGTAAAGATTATAAGTGTCGTAGAGTTATTAGTAATACTGCGATACCAGATAATGATATTAAATTAAAAGAAATAAGAGATAAAAATTTTCAATTATCTGAAATTGTATCTAATAAAATAAAGAACGTTTATTTTTTTGCCTTAAAGTTTTTAGAGTCAGATTTTCTACCTTATTATTTAATAGATAGAAAGTTTAATAATGAACCTAAAACTCTTCATATTATCACATCAAATGATAAAGATTTATATCAAAATTTGAACTTACCAAATACAGTTATGATATATAAGAATCGTGGTACAAAATATATGTATATGAAAGATTCTATATTAAAGGCATATACAAAAGTACAAAAAGGTTCTACAAAAAAATATGCAGAAAATTTGGAAATGTTATCTAAATTAGATACTAATCATTTTCCTGCTATGATGTCTATAGTTGGTGATGATGGTGATGATGTTAAAGGTGTTGATAGAATAGGACCAATGACTGTTATGAAAATGTTTAGTAATAAACATTTAGTAAATGAACTTATTGGATCTATTGATGAATTAAATGAGAGAGTACATAATGGTGGTAAATTTTTCCATGAAGATAAAGTGCCATTAAAAAATATGTCTAATAGTTGGCAAAAAGCTGTTATACATAATGATTTAGTGACAAATGCATTTAAACTAATTTCTTTTGAACAATTATGTTTATGGATGGAACGAACAGGTGCAACTACTTATATTAAGTATATTAATGATGTCTTAAAAAAAGAAGGTGTTAAAACAATTCCTTCCGCTAAAAGTTTTTTAAGTTCATTAGAAATGTTAGAAGATAATTATCTTAGAGAAGATAATGTAAATAATTTATTTGGAGAGAGTTAAAGAAATGGGATACTCAACAGGAAGACCAAACGATCAAATTTGTAATGGTTGTGGACAACCAATGAAAGAACGTAGATTTAGTTATGATATACAATCTTGGCATTATAGATGTAATAGTTGTGAATCACTTAACAAATCTACTAACACATTAGCCGCTATTAAAGAAGAAGAAAACTATAAGAAATAATTTTATGTATGTATCAGAAAATTATTTAGAGGAAAATCTTAAAGGATGATATATGAATATAACAGAAAATTATATTAAAAAAATAATAAATAGATTAACACCTATTTCTAAATTACAAAAGAAAGAATTTAGTATAATTTCTGCTCAAAATAAAAAAATAGTTACTAATTTAAGAAAGTTAAGAGATGATGCTCTAAAAAGAGTAAAACAAAAATATAATAAACTTCGTGGTCCTAAAATTAAATTAGTAAAGGATAGAGAAATTAAAGCTATTAAAAAGAACTTTGAAAAAGAACAAAGTAAAGTTTATAAAATAGCTAAGAAACAAAAAAACAAATTAAAAATAAATTTTAAGAAATCCAAATCATTAAGAAAACAACAGTATGATAAAGTATCGCCTTATGTTATTGGTGCTGCGGGTGTAGGTAGTGTTGGTTACTTAGCTACAAAGGATCATGATTAAATGTATGTATCAGAAAAATATATAAAAGATAGTACTACATCAAAAATTACTAATAAATTAGTTAGATCAATTGATGATGTTGTGCGTGTTTTGATAGTAAAGAAAAAAAAGAAAAAGGATAAACCAAATGGATAGTAAGTATATAAAGAATCTTGATAAACAGAAAATATTTGGAATTAAATCAATAAGAAAAATCAGAGATATAGATACTTTTTCAACAAAAACTCATGGTAAATTATATGGAATAAAATATTTTATTACTTATGCAGCTGGTTCTCCAAAAATGATTAGACTTTCTTCTAAAAATTCTTCATTTAATGAAATATATGGAATAGAATTTTACACCCCTGATTTAAAACCTGTTATTTTTTTACAATTTGATCCAACAATAACTGATCAAGAATTTAAAACATTTTTAGCATTATCTTTTGCTGCAAATAAAGGGTCTATAATTAAAATTGGTAAGAGTGTATCCTTCATTAAAAATAAATTTGTATCGGAACAATATTGTGATAATGCTACCCATATTGATAATATATTTAATTCTTTTTTAGAATTAGATAATATCTATATCAAAGAAGAAAATTCTAAAAAAATTGGTTTTATTAAAAATTTATATAAAGACTTTAAATTATTTTGGAACATGCAATCTTCAGCTATGAAAGTTTATTATACTGTAGTGGGTATCTTTTATCTTTCACTTGCTATAGCATTTATTGTATATTATATTAAAAAGGCAAAAAAATATGCAACTGAAATATATACTGAAAATGTAGTAGAAAAGGAAATACAAAGCGATTTATTTGGAAAACAAACTGGATCAGAACCAGAATTTGCTTTAATGGATAAATTAAAAAGGCACATTCAATTAATTATAGATAAAAAAGCAAACGCATTAATATTATCTGGGCCACCAGGGATGTCAAAAACATATACTGTAAGAAGAACATTTAATTTTGCAGGTATGAGACCAGGTAAAGATTATAGTATACATAAAGGTAGTGCTTTAGATTTGGAAGCAGTTTATTCTATATTGTATAGAAATAGAGATAAAATAATTATTTTTGATGATTTTGATACACCTTTAAGTGATCCTGAAGTTATAAATTTATTAAAGGCAATTACTGATACATATAGTAGAAGAATTGTATCACTACCTCTTAAAAAAATGATGTCTCAAAATAATGAAACGCAAGAAGAGTCTGAGGCTCCTGAAAAGTTTGAATTCACAGGACAGTTAATTATCATTACAAATTTAGATAGAAGTAAAATTGATTTAGCTCTAGCAAGTAGAGCACCTGTATTACAAGTAAATTATAATACAAAAGAAGTTTTAACATCACTTGATAAATTAATGAAATATGTTAGTCCTAGTATTCCTATTGAATTAAAGAGAGAAGTTTATAATAATATTATGACTTATTATAGAAAAGATCCAAAGAAAGTTAAAGTTGATTTTAGAGCATTTCAATCTTGTGTTGATGCAAGAGCAGGGAATACTGAATATTGGAAAGAAATGGTACCTGTTATTATTGGTTATGAAAAATGGTAATATTATTAAGGATTAAATTATGAATAAAAGTGTATCAGAAAAATATGTTATGGATAATGTATCATTTGGTTTACCAGGAATAGAGTTTCCGGCTCCAAACAATGATACTAAAATACTAAAAGAAAAACCAAAGAAGAAATTAAAGAAGAAATTTATTAAGAAAGTTGAGGAAGAAATATAATGTTATCATGGGCAAACGTGTTGAGTTATATTAAAAGTAGTCTTGCTCTACCATCAACTTTTATTGAAAAAAATGATGAACAGTTAAAAGATCATATTAAGTTAGTAACTATACCAGCTTATTCACAATATTTTCCAGATGAAGCTGTTACAGGTGCAGATACTACATTATTATCGTATAAAGTAGATAGTAAACCAAATCATTATTATTTTTTTGATTCCGAAGAATTAGATATATTAGGTATACAAAATATATATTTTAATAATTCTTCTGAATTCATGACAGGACATCCTATTATAGGTGCATTTAACGCAAATGATGCAAAAGAATTCGCATTAAATGTATTTAAATCAAACTTATTAAAACCACTTTCTAGTTTTAATTATACTTGGAAGTTTTTTGAACCAAATATAATTCGTATATTACCAAAATATACAGGATTTATTGCTATTGAATATGAGCGGGAGCAACCTAAAGATCTCAGAAAAGTGCATGCATCAATGAAAATAGATTTTATGAATCTTGCGCTTGCAGATATTCAAATATTATTAGGTAATATGAGAAGCCATTATGGTGAAATTTCTACACCATGGGGACCAATTCCTTTGCAAGGTGACGTATTAAAATCTGATGGTCGAGAACTTAGAGAAAGAATTATTGAACGTTTAGCGGAAAATTCACTTCCACCAATACAAATCCATATTCATTAATAATGTATACATCACAACAATACTTAGAAGAACTTCAAATAATACAAAGGGTGCAGGGGCAGGGATTGAAACCTGATATTAAAAAGGTAAGACATATTGACAAATTAAAATCATTAGGTTTACCAAGTAACAAATGTGTTATTGTATCTAGTGGAGTTTTAGCATTATATGGAATTAGACAAAATGATGATTTGGATATATCTGTTACTAAAGATTTATTTTTTAAAGTTCTTAGATTAGCTGGTTATAAAGTAAAATTATATAATGCAACAAAAGAGTCTTGGTTTCCTACTAATTATCCTGTTTGTCAATTATTTGATGGTGATATAGAAATAGGATTTAGATCATTTACTGCACCAGTACCCCAGTTAATTGAAGAAGCAAATAATGTTAAAGGTGTTAATTTTTTAAATTTAAATAGATTAATTGAATGGAAAAAAGCAATAAATAGACCTAAAGATCTTAAAGATATTAAAAATTTAAAGAAAGTATTTAATGTGATTCCAAGTGATAATATAGTCAAAAATATAGTTGGATTTGATTCACCAATTAATAGAAAAGTATATTAAGATAGTTAGTTAGTTAGATAGATAAAACACAGTTAGAAAAGGAGATAGTTATGTTAGTTAAGGTAAAAAATATAGATTGTGGTGGATGGTATTTATTTGGTGATATTGATAGTATCAATTATTATCCTGCAGAAGTATGGGCATCTAATGATGGTAGTAGTCCACCAATTATTAAACAAGTCAATTCTAGTGAAAGTACAGATAGTGAAATTTATACTAGTTTAAAATGTCTTTCAAAAGAAATTTTTGTTAAAGGTGGAGATTGTTTAGTTATAGAAATGACTAGATATAATGATGAAAAAATTTTTAAAAGTATCGCTGTTAATACTTTGGCATTTGTATTAAATGATAAAGGTGAAACTTTAGAGAAATTGTATAAACCTATTAAATAGTTAATAACATCTATCTAACTAACTATATAAATTATGAAAATAGGCAGTGGTAAATCCAAAGGTTCATCTTATGAAAGAAATATTTGTAAAAAATTATCTCTTTGGTTAAGTGATGGCGATGATGATTCTGGTTTTTGGCGTACAAGTAATTCCGGTGGCAGACATACAATTAGATTAAAAAAAGGGAAAAAAACAAAAAATCAAGATGGTGATATAACATCTATTTATCCTGAGTTTGATTGGTTTTCTAATTTCTATTCTATTGAATGTAAAACTTATAAAGATCTTAATATTTGGTCTTTATTAATAAATTTAAAGGGTGATAATTTAAAAAATTTTTGGAAACAAACATTAAAACAAGCGGATGATTCAAGTAAATATCCTATGTTAATCGCTAAACAAAATCAGAAACCTGATATTATTGTGTTATCTGCATTAAGTAAAAATTTAATTGAAGGATATTTTGGAAGATTTGACCCTGTATTAATTGTACCAGATATAGATATGAATATATATATCTTAAAAGATATATTAGAATTAGATTCTAAAGTGTTTAAAAAGATGATAGAGAAAGATGAATAAAGAATTCTATGTTTATGTGTATCTTGATCCACGGAAGAATAGTGAATTCAATCCATTAAAACAGGATAAACTATACATATACCTTTTCAAGTGAGGTAATAAAATTAGACCCTATTGCTTTCAAGGAGTTACTAGTAAATGAGTTCTAAAATATTTAAATATTACGCGATTAAAAAAATCAATTTTTTATTAAAAAAAGTTAGATATAAAATTATAGATAGAAAAACTAAAGAATATAATTGGTCATTAGTGTCATTAAAAACAGGAAAAACAAAATTATTATTTGAATTGAAGGTATATTAAATGTTACTTAATGAAGAAATTAAAGTAGATAAATTAGGTGAACGTAAACTTAAGATTGTATCTTGGGTTTTACAGGAACATAAAAGCGATAAGTCTGGACATCATTGGGATTTGAGAATCAAACATCCTAATTTAAATCCTACATTAGCTTCTTGGGCTATACCTAAACATAGTGTACCTAGACGTATTGGAGAAAAACGACTTCTTGTAAGAACCAGCGATCATGACCCTATTTGGCTTTCATTTCAAGGTAAAATACCTGAAGGGAAGCATGGTTATGGTACTGTTAAAATACTACAAAGAGGTAAAGCAGAAATTGAAGAGTGGTCAAATTCTATAATAAAATTTAAGGTTATTGGTAAACCAATGAGAGGTGTTTTTACAATGACAAGATTTGGTAAAGAGAAAAATGTTAAACAACAAAAATGGTTATTAACTAAAGTAAAAGATTAAATAATGATTTGTGAAATTTGTAAAAGAGAATTTAAAAATTATTTATCATTGGGGTCTCATCTTGGACGTAAAGAAAATAGTTCTACACATTTATCAAAAGAAGAATATTATAATAAATTTTTAGGTGATATTAACTATTGTTATTGTGGAAAAAAAACAAAATTTTTAACATTACATACTGGATATAGTAAACATTGTTCATGTAAATGTTCTGCAAATAATAAGATAACTAGGAATAAATGTAAAAAAACTATAAAAAAGAAATATGGTGTTGAACACGTTTCACAATCTGATAAATTTAAAGAAAAATACAAAAAAACTTGCTTAGAAAAATATGGTGTTGAAAGTGTTTTTCAAGTTAAAGAATTTAAAGAAAAAATAAAGAAAACTAATTTGAATAGATATGGTGTTGAAAATGTATTTCAATTAGATGAGATAAAAGAAAAATCAAAGAAAACTTTATTAGAGAATTATGGTGTAGATAACGTATCATACTCAAATGAAATTAAAGAAAAAAAGATTAATACATGTATTAGAAATCATGGTGTAAGTAGTTATTTTAAAACTAAAGAATTTAAAGAGAAATCAAAGAAAACTTTATTAGAGAATTATGGAGTTAATCATTATACTAAAACTAATAAATATAAAGAGGACCTTAACAAAAAATTTTTTAATAGATTATTAAATTCAAGCAGATTAAAAGATCTAGTTACACCTTTATTTAAATTAGAAGATTATAAAGGAATTAAATATGAATATCCATGGAAATGCACTAAGTGTGAAACTGAATTCGAAGATAATTTAGACAACGGTAAAGTTCCCAGATGTCCAACTTGTTATCCTAAATTAAATGGAACATCAATTGGTGAACAAGAAGTATTAGAATTTGTAAAACAATACTATCCAAATGCTAAACAAGATAGAAGCAGTTTAGATGGAAAAGAAATTGACGTTTATATATTAGAGTTGAAACTAGGTATTGAATATAATGGATTATATTGGCACAGTGAAATTGGTAATAATACAGAACCTAAATACCATCAGGATAAACATCTTTTAGCTAAAGAAAAAGGTATTCATTTAATACAGATATTTGAGGATGAATGGTTAAATAAGCAGGATATAGTGAAATCCATTTTATTAAACAAAATGGGTAAATCATTTAATAAGATATTCGCACGTAAGTGCAAAATTAAATCTGTAAGTAACAAAGAATCTAAACAATTCTTATTTGATAATCATTTACAAGGTGAAATTAACGGAATTCATATTGGTTTATATCACCAAGATCAATTAGTTTCTTTAATCACAATGGGTAAGAGTAGATTTAATAAGTCATTTGATTATGAGATACTTAGATTCTGCAATAAAAAGAATACATCAGTTATTGGTGGACTATCTAAACTTTTAAGTTATTTTAAGAAAGAGTATAATCCAGAATCAATCATCACTTATGCTGATGCCAGGTATGGTGAAGGTACTGGATATTTAAATTCAGATTTTGTATATAAAGAATTAACAAGTCCTAATTATTATTATATAAAGAATCAAGGTAGAGAATCAAGAATTAAATATCAGAAACATAAGTTGAAAGATTTATTAGAATCATTTGATTCTAATTTAACTGAATGGCAGAACATGCAATTAAATGGATTCGATAGAATCTGGGACTGTGGTAATTACGTTTATAATTTAAAATTTTAAGGAAGTATATGACAAATAAAAATGACAATAATATAAAGGAAAAAACTAACGTGAAAAGAAAAGATCCATATGATGATATTAATTTTATTAAAAGAAAATCACAAATAATTGATTCAAAAGGAAATGCTGTATTTGATGAAGATGTGGAATTTCCTGATTTTTTTAATGACAACAGTGTATCTATTGTTAGTAGTAAATATTTATTAAATTCTGGAAAACATAAAGAGACTTCCATAAAACATATGGTTGATCGTGTATCTGATGGAATTGGTGAAGCAGGTAAAAGATTAGATTATTTTAAAACAGAAGAAGAATATAATGATTTCGTATACAAATTAAAATTATATCAAATTAATCAGAATTTCGCATTTAATAGTCCTGTATATTTTAATATGGGAGTACATGAAAAACCACAATGTAGTGCTTGTTTTATTTTAGATATAGAAGATACTATGGATTCTATTTTTGAGGTAGCTAAAACAGAAGCTTTAATTTTCAAGAATGGTAGTGGTACAGGTATAAACATGAGTAGTATTAGGAGCGCTAAAGAAAAAATATCAGCTGGAGGTAACGCTAGTGGTCCTGTCTCATTTCTAAAGTCTGCAGACATATCAGCAGGAGTAATAAAATCTGGTGGTACATTAAGACGTTCTGCTAAATTAGTTTGTCTTGATATAGATCACCCAGACATTGAAGAATTTATTACATGTAAGAAAAAAGAAGAAGAAAAACTTAGAATTTTAAAATCTTATGGTGTTGATAATAATTCAGATTTATCAGATCATGTATTTTATCAAAACACCAATATAAGTGTAAGATTATCTGATGAGTTTATGAATAAAGCGGAAGCTAAAGAAGAGTGGTGGACTAAAAATGTTACTAATGGTGAAAAATGTGATCAATTTGCAGCTGATAACTTATTAAAAGATATAGCAAAATTGGCTTGGCAAACAGGAGATCCAGGTGTACAATTTAGTGATGCTATGAATGAATGGCACACTTGTCCTGAAGGTGGAGAAATTAAATCGACAAATCCTTGTGTTACAGGTGATACATTAGTATCTGTAGCAGATGGAAGAGGTATAGTTGATTTTAAAACTTTAGTTTTAGATGGTAAAGATGTACCGGTTTATTGTAATAATTCTGATGGAGAATTAAAAATAAGATATATGAGAAATCCTAGAGTTACAGGATATAATCAAGAAATATATAAAGTAAATTTTGATGATGGTAATTTTGTTAAGGTTACAGGTAATCATAAATTTATTTTAAATAATGGTAATGTAATTGAAGCTAAAAATTTAAAAAATAATGATAGTATTAAAAGTATGACTAGAAATATTAGATCTTTAGGGAAAAAAATATCTGGTAATAAATCAGGTTATGCTTGGGTTAGTTCTTGTTCTTATGATACATCTGAACATAGAATGATGTATGAATTTTATAATAGTATAAAAATAAAAAGTGATGAGGTCATACATCATAAAGATTATAATAGTTTTAATAATTCTATAGAAAACTTAGAATTAATGAAGAAAAAAAATCACGATAAATTGCATTGTCATAATATGTTTGGTAAAAATAATCCTATGGTTCGAGCTCAAACTGAATGGTCTGAAGAAAAATGGAAAAATTATAAGAATAAAATGAGCAAATCTGTTTCTGCCGATAAAAATGGTATGTATTTAGGGATTGATAATAAAGAAATAAGAAATCATGCTTTAAATTTAACAAAAAAACTTGGAAGAAAGTTTACTAAAAAAGAATGGAAGAATTATACAGAAAATATAAATATACCATCATTTGAAAATATGGGTATATGGAGATCTAAACAATTAAACGGAAGTATATCTGGACTATCTAAATGGTGTGCTTTAGAACTTGGATTTGATTCTTTTGAGGGAATTACTAATTTTATTTTAGAACAATACCAACAAGCTTTATCACAAGGATATAATACTAATATTAAAAATGTTCATGGTTCTAATGTTGTTTTAATTCAAAAAACCTGCGAAAAATGTAATAATAATTTAATAACTAATTATAAATATAGAGAAATTAGTATTTGTGGTAAATGTTCAAGAAAAGAAAAATTAAAATCTTATAAGACTACAGATTCTACTAAAAAGAAAATATCTTTATCATCAAAAATTTGGTCTGGTACAAAAGAAGGTAGAATATCAAAAGTTAATGCTGCAATAATTTCTACTAAAAATAAGGCTTTAATATGTGGAAGTGAAATTTTATCAATTCACAATTATATAAATAAAAATGATTGGAATGGATACAAAAAGTGTTTAAAAGAAAAGGGAATTAAAAAATTTATACATAGTAATATTATCAATAAATATTGGAATAATAATTGGGATAAATTTATTGAAGATTGTAGAAATTATAATCACAAAGTTGTTTCTGTTGAACTTATTGGAAAAGAAGATGTTTATAATGGAACAGTTGATGAATTTCATAATTATTATATTATAGGTGAAAAATCAAAGAATAATAAAATTAGATTTGTTAATACTATGAATTGTGGGGAATTTGCCTTCGTTCAGGATTCTGCTTGTAACTTGGCTTCAATTAATTTACTTAGATTATTTTCCAAAGGAAAAGATGGTAATGTAAATTTTGATATTAAAAAATATAAAGATATTATTAATACTATGGTTATAGCTCAAGATATACTTGTAGGTTGCTCTTCTTATCCTACTAAAAGAATTACAAAAAATTCACATGATTATAGACCATTAGGTTTAGGTTATTCTAATTTAGGTTCTACTCTTATGTGGTTAGGGTTTCCTTATGGTAATAATGAAGGTCGTACAGTTGCTGCATCATTGACTGCATTACTTACAGGTTATGCTTATAATGCTAGTAATAAACTAGCTGAAAGAATGGGATCGTTTGAAAAATATGAAGAAAATAAATCTCATGTTCATAGAATTTTAAATAAACATAATGATGCAGCATCATTGTTAGCATCTGGTTCTAATTATAAAAGAATTACTGAAACATTATTGAAACATGTTAAAGATTGTTGGAAAAATGCTGAATTCTTAAAACCTGATTCAAAAATAAGAAATGCACAAGTCACACTACTTGCTCCAACTGGTACAACTTCTTTTCTTATGGGTTGTTCTACTACAGGTATTGAACCAGAGTTTTTGTTAGTTAAAGAAAAATCTTTAGCAGGTAGTGGTGGTGCTATAATTAAAATAGTTAATGATGAAGTAAAACAATCTTTAATTAATTTGGGTTATAGTGAAAATGAATCTGAACGTTATATTTCTATACTTAAAAGAGATGGACATTTAGAAAATACTGAATTGATACCAGAACATTTGGCTATATTTGACACAGCAAATATCCCTAATGGTGGTGTAAGATGTATTGATTATATGGCTCACATTAAAATGTTAGCTGCAGTACAGCCGTTTTTGTCAGGTGCTATTTCTAAAACAATAAATATGCCTGAAAATGTTTCAGTTGATGATGTACATGATGTATATGTTACAGCTTGGAAAATGGGACTAAAAGGTATTACTGTATTTAGAGAAGGTTCAAAAGCATTTTCAGCATTTAAAAGAGAAGATACTAGTAAGAAAAAAGAAGAATTATTTTTTGATACAACTGATGGACAACGTCCAGAAATGTGTAAAACATGTATTCCATTTAGAAAGAAACTACCAACAACTAGAACATCAATAAATCACAAATTTTCAATTGCTGGTGTTGAAGGTTATTTACATTGTGGTTTATATAATGATGGTAAATTAGGAGAAATATTTGTTAGGATTTCAAAACAGGGAAGTACATTATCTGGAATATTTGATTCTTTTGCAACTATGATTAGTATTAATTTACAATACGGTGTTCCTTTAAAAGATATAGTTAGAAAATTAATGAATCAAAGATTTGAACCTGCAGGATTTACAGGTAATCCAGATATAAGAACTGCCACATCTATTGTAGATTATATTGGTAAATTTATAGGTATGAAATTTCTTTTGGAATCTGATCAAATTCAATTGGGTTTAAAATCTAAAGATAATAAAGAACCTGAAATTGTGAAACAATTAGAAACAATTAATATTAATTCTAATTTAGATGGACCAGCATGTTCAAATTGTGGTCATATAATGGTAAAAAAAGGAAGTTGTTATTGGTGTTATAATTGTTCCCAGAATGAGGGAGCATGTTCATGAAGATTGCATTCTCTGGCACACATGGTACGGGAAAGACTACATCAGTATTTGAATTAGCTACTAAATTTAAAAAAGATAATACTGATAAAACTGTTGGTATTATAGCTGAAACAGCTAGAAGGTGTCCTTTACCTATTAATAAAGATTCAACTGAAATGTCTCAATTATGGATTTTTGCTGAACAAATGAAATTTGAAATTGAATATTGTGAGTGGTATGATATTGTAATTTGTGATAGATCAATAATTGATTCTATAGCATATACATATGTTGGGGGTTATTATGAGTTAGCTAATCGTAAATTAGAAACAGCTAAGTCATTTATGAATACATATGATAAAATTATATTTAAAACTATAAAGTCAAACAATTATATTTATGATGATGGAATTAGAGATTCTAAAGATCTTGATTATCGTAAGAAAATTGAAGATAAAATGCTAGAATTGTATCAAAAACTATTAAAAGATTATGATTTTGAGTTTGAAGTGATTTAAAATAGGACAAACTATAAATTATAAGCTTTTGGTTTGGAGAATATTATGAATTATATAAGTGAGAAATTAATAACAAAATCATTAAATCTCGCAGATATTGAAGAATTTTATCGTGAAATTGATCCTAATTTTAATTTAAATGAAGCAGCCATTAAAGATATAGGTAAGGATACAAAAAAGAGATATAAGAATTATATAGCTTGGCATAAAAAGTCTGAAAAAATTTTGGAAAAAAAGGGTATTAATACAAAAAAATTAAGTAATGATATTAAAAAAGTAGTTGCTACTACTTCTTCTAAATTAAAGTTAAGTATAAAGAGTAATGATATAGATGAAGGTACTAAAAATATAACTGAAGGTTTATCTAAAATTTCTCAAATATTTAAAGAAGTATTGGAGGTTAATGAAATTAAAATAGGAGAATCTATAGTTTTATTAATTTTAGTAATTCTTGTATCTTCATTATTAAGTAATTTAGCAGTGGCAGCTTTTGGGATTGAAACTGGAATTATAATTACAACTGTTGTTGTTGCTCCTCTCTCTGAAGAATATGGAAAATATTTGGCAATAAAAAATGAAGCAGATGGATCATTTTTATTTGTATTTAACTTAGTTGAGTTTTTCTCATATTTATCTTCATTATTTGGATCACCTATTAAAGCTATTTTAAAATTTGGTTTAGTTAGAGGGGCAGCTGTCTTAATGCATTATGTTACAACATTTTTTCAAAAGTATTTTTCATATAATAATAAAACAAATGACCCAACATTAGTTGGTTATGGTATAGGTGTATTTATACATGGTTTATGGAATTATATGGCTATAACAAAATGGAATAAACCTCTGCAAGCATGGATTAGTAAATAAAAATATTAACAGGAGAAATGAATGAGCAAATATATTAAAGAATTTAGATTGAATAATTAGGTTAATTTTAATATGTATGTCATTTATTTTTAAAATATGGAGATATTTAACTTCTAAATGTTTTTTATGTACAAAGGATAAATATATGACATTAAAAGCATATGATAGAATTCAAGAATTAAAAAAAGAGATACAGCAAAAAAAAGATGATTCTGATAAATTAGTTTCTAATGAAATTAAAAAATTAGAAAATAAAATAGATAAAATTTTAGAATTATTAACTAGTGGTAAATTAAATTCACAACAAGTGATAGTTAAACACAGTAGTTCTATGATAGAAGAAAAAGTAAAAAAATATCAAGTAGATGATGGTCCTGGTTATATTCCTAATATTGATACTGAAGGAATGGATATTAGAACTAGTAATAAATCTAAGAAAATTAAAATTAATGATTTAGATGAAGGGTTAGAAGGGGTTGAATAAATTTAAACAATATAAAGGTTGGAAATGAGGAGATAAATATATGAAATATATAGGATTAGATTTAGGGACAATGCATATTGTGTCTGCTAAGTCTTCAAAAGGGAATAATGGTGAAGCAGATATTAAGGTTATGCGTAATATGTTTTTACCTATTGATCCAACTGATGTAGATAGTATGGAAATAGCTGGAACAAATTTAGATTATGTTGAACAAAAAGATGAAAATGGAGATGTAGAATATTTATATATAATAGGTGAAGATTGCTTTAAATTTTCTACAATTTTTGGACAAAATATTAAACGTCCTATGCAAAATGGAGTAATTTCTCCAAATGAAGTAGATGCTATTGATATTTTAACACTTATGATAAAAAAATTAATTGGAAAAGGTCCTGGTGTATGTGTTTATTCAATACCAGCTGATCCAATTGATGGAGAAAATTCATCAGCATTATATCATAGCCAAGTTTTTAATAATATTTTATCTTCTTTAAATTTTGAACCAAAACCAATTAATGAATCCATGGCTGTTATATACAACGAATGTAAAGATACAAAATATTCAGGAATAGCTTTCAGCTTTGGTTGTGGTCTTACAAATATAGCATGTAGTTGGAAAGGTGCTCCTATATTTGAATTTAGTATTGACATCGGAGGAGACTGGATTGACAAAGAAGCAGGAAAGTCCTCAGGAATATCTGCTATTACTAGAGTTACATCTTTAAAAGAAAGAAAATTAGATTTTAATAATTTAAAAGCAGGTAGAAATAAAAAAGAAAATAGGACACTTCAAGCTTTAAAATTTTATTATGAATCATTGATAAATCATGTATTAAAAAATGTTTCTAGTCATTTTAATAAAGTATCTGAAAATCTTGATATAGATGAACCTTTGCCAATAATAGTTAGTGGGGGAACAAGTATGCCTAACGGTTTTTTAGATTTATTTAAAGAAGTTTTTAATAAACAAAAAGATTTTCCTTATGATATATCTGAAATTAGACATGCTGGTGATCCTCTTTCTTCTGTTGCATCTGGATCATTAAGATATGCAATACATTTTAGTAAAAATAATAAAGAAGTATCTACAGAAAAAACAGAGAATAAAACTAATTGAGGTTAGAAATATGTATAAAATAATAGGGTTTATATGGTTGATACTCATAAAATAGATAAGATAAATAAATATGTAACAGACGATCCTATACATCAAATACATGAACATGGTATAGATATATACAGTAATCAAATTTATTTGTTTGGTGATGAATTATATAACTCTACTCAGGATATAGACGATCCTCATGAACCAGGGATAGAATATATTATGACTAATAAATTTATTAGAAATTTAAACATTCTTATGAGAAAAAGTGAGAAACCAATCTTAATACATATGAAAACTTGTGGAGGATTGTGGTCTGAAGGTATGGCTATATATGATGCAATTAAAGCTTGTCCTAATCCTGTTACTATTTTAAATTATACACATGCAAGATCAATGTCTTCACTTATATTTCAAGCTGCAAATAAACGGATTATGATGATAAATAGTATTTTTATGTTTCATCAAGGTACAATACATATGGGTGGTACAGTTAAACAAGCATACACAGAGATAAAGCAAACTAAACTTGCAGATAAAATAATGATTAATATTTATATAGATCAAATGAAAAAGAATGGTAAATTTAAAACTAGATCTAGAGAAACAATAGAAAAAATACTTAGAGAAGAAATGGATAAAAAAGAAGAAGTTTATTTAACATCTAAAGAGACTGTTGAATATGGATTAGCTGATGAAATATTTGGATTAGATGGTATTTATAATTGGTCTAAATTATTAGAATATAACGATTATCAAATGGAGGTATGAAATGAAGAAAAAGAAAAGGAAAAAGAAACAAAAAATAGAAGAAGTAATTAAAATAGAACAGACTCATCCTTTGTTAGAAGAAATTAAAAAAAATAAAAATGTGAAAGTTATAATGGAATAATTATGTCTGGAGATAATGATAATACATTTGAGTCTTTATTAAAAGAATTAAGAACAAATCGTAAATCTTTAGATGATATGGTAATTGATGCAACAGTGTTTAGAAAAAAATTAGATGTACTTTTACCTTCTGGATCTGACTATAAAAATCGATTTGTAATGATGGAAAGAATGAAAACTTTATCACAAGTTATAACTAGTGAACTACAAATTAGAAGTCAAATAGATAGTTCAATTAAACTTGAGGCAGATTTAAAGAAGAAAGCTGATGATGGTGAGTATGGTAGTGAAACATTTGAGGAAAAAGTTAGATTGATTGCTACAGCTATGGAACTAAATGAAAATAAAAATGATCTTAAATTTAAAACAAATTTTGATTCAAATGAAGAAAATAAGGACAAATAAAAAACTTTTAAAATTTTATATGAGGGCAATATAAAAATGGGCAGACATAAAAAAGAAACTACAGATTCAGATGTAGTAGAAAATGAAGTATTAGATAAAATAATAAATAAAACTAAAACTACAGTAGTAAAAAAATCAGATGATATAGTAAGTGAACCAGAGGTTAAAAAATCTGTTAATAGTATAACAGATGAAGAAGCAGATGCTAGTAAAGAATTACAAGAAAATCTAAAAACATTTTTAGGAAATCAATTTAAAATTGAAATACCTGAAAATACAAGAATGACAATTCCAACAGGTCTTGATGTATTAGATGCAATATTAGGTGGTGGTGTTGGTACTGGTTTTGTTCAATTTATAGGACCTCCTGGGTCAGGTAAAAGTGCTCTTGTTTCTAAAATAATTGCTACTGGTCAAAGAAAATGGCCTGGTAAATTTATATCGGTATATTTAGATAGTGAAGAATCAATGACATCAGATAGATTAGCACAATTAGGTGTAGTTAATCCCAAAGTTGAACCTTATAATAGTATGACTATTGAAAAAATTTTTCAAATAGTGGAAGGTATCGCTACATATAAAGAAGAGAATCCATCGTTAGCAGATATACCTTCTGTAATTGTTTGGGATAGTATTGCTAATACATTAACTGAGGCTGGCACATTATCAGAAGATCCTAATCAGGTATTAGGACAAAAGGCAAGAGTATTATCACATTTACTTCCTAAGTATGTAGCTAAATTAAATAAGTATAAAATATCGTTAGTTGCTATCAATCAACTTAGAGATAAAATTGATATTGGTATATTTAAAACACCAAATGATTTAAAATTTTTAGGAGATAAACAGTTACCTGGTGGCAAAGCACAATTATTTAATGCTATGCAAATTTTCTATTTTCGACCTATAGGTGATATCAAAGGAGAATATGGATTTCTTGGTACAAAGGTTAAAGGTAAAACAGTTAAAAATAAATTATTTAGTCCTAATATAGAAACTGAATTAATATTTAGTTTTGAAAGAGGATTTTCAAATTTTTGGACTAATTTTGAATTCTTAAAAAGTACTAAGAGAATTAATTCTGGTGCTTGGTGTTATTTAGTAGATTATCCAGAAAAGAAGTTTAGACAAGTACAAGCTATAGAATTATATAGGAGTGATCCTAAATTTAAAGAATGTTTTGAAAGAGAAATCAAAGATGCTATTCAGACAGAAATAATAGATAAATATAAATCAACTGATATAAGTTCAATAGAAATAGATTTTTAAATGAAATAATGGTAGAATGTAAAATATGTAATAAAAAATATAAGGATATGGGTTCTTTAGCAAGACATATTTCATATATAAAAGGAAAGAAATCCCATCCAAATATTAAAGATTACTATTTAAAATATATTGGAACCCAAATATATTGTTATTGTGGAAAAGAGACTAATCTTATTTCTATCGAAAAAGGTTATAGAAAATATTGTTCCTCAGCATGTGTGGCAAGGTGTAATAAATTGAAAGAAAAATCCAAGAGAACTTGCTTAGAGAAATATGGTGTAGAATATTCTTTTCAATCTAAAGAATTAAGAAATAAACGTAGAAAAACTATGTTGGATAAATATGGAACAGAATATGCTTTACAGGTTGAAGAATTTAAAGAAAAATATCGGAAAACTTGTTTTAAAAAATACGGAGTTGAATATGTAGCACAATCAAAAATAATGAAAGAGAAATCTAAACAGACTATGTTAAAAAAATATGGAGTTGAACATGCTTTACAGTCTGAGAAATTTAAAGAGAAATCTAAACAAACTATGCTTGAAAAACATAATGTAGAACACGCTTTACAATCTGATAAGTTTAAAGAAAAATCTAAACAGACTTGCTTAGAAAAATATGGTGTAGAATATTCTTTTCAATCTAAAGAAGTTCAAGATAAAATAAAGAAAACTAATTTAGATAGATATGGTGTAGAATATTATACTCAAACACAACAATATTTAGAAGATGTTAAAAATACTTGCTTGAAAAAATATGATGCTAAAAATCCCATGAATGTTAAAAAATTTAAAGAAAAGTCTATACAATCATTACATAAAAAATTTTTCAATAGATTATTAAATTCAGATAGATTGAAAGATTTAGTTACACCATTATTTAATTTAAATGGTTTTAATGGAACAAGTTATAAATATCTTTGGAAATGTACCCAATGTCAAATTAATTTTGAAGATAATTTAATTAATGGGAAAGTTCCTAGATGTCCAACTTGTTACCCTCCATTAACTGGTACCTCAATTGAGGAACAAGAAGTCCTATCTTTTATACAGAAATACTACCCAGAATCTAAATCAGATAGAATAATTTTAGAAGGTAAAGAAATAGATATCTATATTGAAGAGTTAAAATTAGGTATAGAATATCATGGTTTATATTGGCATAGTGAACTTGGTAATAATACAGATCCTAAATACCATCAGAATAAAACTTTACTTGCAAAATCTAAAGGTGTTCATTTAATTCAGATATTTGAAGACGAATGGATGAGCAAGCAAGATATAGTTAAAAGTATATTATTGAATAAGATGGGTAAATCACCTAATAAAGTATTCGCGCGTAAGTGTACCATAAAAGAAGTTGATAATAAAATAGCTAAACAGTTTCTATTTGATAATCATTTACAAGGTGAAATTAATGGAACTCATATAGGTTTATTTTATAAAGATCAATTAGTTTCTTTAATCACAATGGGTAAGAGTAGATTTAATAAATCGTATGATTATGAGATACTTAGATTCTGTAATAAGTTAAATTATTCTATTACTGGTGGACTATCAAAACTTTTAAAGCATTTTAAGAAAGATTATAGTCCTAGTTCTATTATTACTTACGCAGATGCTAGATATGGAGAAGGTAAAGGATATGAGAATTGTGGATTTAAATATAAAGAACTAACTAATCCTAACTATTTTTATTTAAAAAATAATGGTCGTGAAAACAGAATGAAATATCAAAAACATAAGTTGAAAGATTTATTAGAATCATTTGATTCAACTTTAACTGAATGGCAAAATATGCAATTAAACGGTTTCGATAGGATTTGGGACTGCGGTAATTATAAATATGAAATTAAAATTATTAATAAAAAAGGAGTATAATAATGAATGTTTCAATAAAATCTACAATTGTAGTCGTTGGTAATGTAAGTAGTGATAAAATTATAAAAGATATTACATCTTATGTTAAAAAACTTTCTAAAAAACATGGTAAAGATGTAGTAATAGAATTAGAAACACTTGTCGATGTAGAACCTAAAACATATGATAATGGTGAAATTGTAAACATTTCACACTCGAAAGAATTATTAACGGAAAATGTATAATGCTAAAATCGTACGAAGAATGTTATTGTGATTGCCACTCTGATTCAGATGTTGAAGAAAAAATGGTACATTGTTCACCTTGTTGCTATAAATGTACTGAATGTGGTAAAAATATATCAGAATTATATTATAATAAACATCTAAATAGTCATAAAATTCAAAAAGAAAAAATAAATCAATATTTAATGGAGGAATAAAAATGAAAGAATTTTCAGGAACAATATTAGTAACATCAACTGGTGAAAACATTGATGCCAATAGATTTATCAAAGAAATAGATAGATCAGTTAAAAATCTAAATAAAAAATTAAGTAAGTATAATAAAGTTGATGTTGAAGTATCTATAACGATATCTGATGCACCAGTAGTCTTAGAAGGAAAATAAACTTTAATTTAATTAATAGTTTGATCTGATTATATGAATTTTTATAATAATGTAGTTGGATCAAACTATATTAAATAAAATCATGGTAAATTGTAATAAAAATTTTAAAAATTGGGGGGTAATTATCTATAATAAGGAAAAAATAAAATGAATATGAAAGAATATGTCCCAGCAGCTTGTAGAACAGAAAGTAAAGAATTATTAATAAATAAACAACTTACTTCTAGAGATTTTAGAATTTTACACGGATCAATGGGTATTGTTACTGAAGCTGGTGAATTAATGGATGCTTTAAAAAAACATATTTACTATGGAAAAGAATTGGATTTAGTAAATATTAAAGAAGAAATGGGGGATATCATGTGGTATATGGCTATTCTTTGTGATGAATTGGGAACATCTTTTGATGAACTTACGACAATAAATATAGATAAATTAAAAGCAAGATATCCCGAAAAATTCACATCTGAAAAAGCTCTGAATCGTGATTTGAGTAAAGAAAGAGAAATTTTAGAATCTTAAACTAAACTTTCTGATTTAGGACAAATTATAAACCTAGTATAAGGTTTTGTTGTTAATTATATGGAATTTCATATACGTACTACTATAAGAAGAAGGAGCGGTTTATGACTAGTAAAGGAAGAAAAGCCACAGTATTAAAGCATTGGTTTGGTATTGATCAAGTTCTATTTGGAAAAAAATTAGATAATGAATTAAGTGAAAATGATAGAAAAATGTATTTATCAACAAAGGCTGCTCTGTTAAGTAATCTTTTTGAAATTTACACAAAATTAAATTATTCTCCTAAAGTTAATCATGAAACTATAGCAGATATGATTAAAGAATCTATGGTAGATGCTAAGGATGCAAGAAATAGATCTAAACAATTACTAGAAAATGTTTCTGTAACGAAATTAGTTAAAGAAGAAATTTCTGAATTAGGTGAATTAGAAGGACTTAGTGAAGAACAAGTTGCTAGATATGTAGTAGCTAGACGACATCATGCTGTATCTATAGATTCTATGGTTCTAGAAGATCATTTAAAACATGCTAATAAAACTAATTTAAATGATTGGTCTGGTAAGGTATTAATTGATTCTCATAAAACCCTTAGAGATTCTTTAATAGATTTAGTTCTTCAATAATCATTAAATATAGTCATTTAAATGTTTGAACAAAGTAAAAAACAAGTAACTTTAGAAACTTTAGAGGATTTATGTATTTTTGGAGAAATTGATATAAATACTAATCCAATTACATCGAAAGTTCTTTCTAAACCTAAATTGGACAATACTAAAGTATATACTCCAATTAAAAAATCTATTATATCCACCAAAGTCGTTAAAAATACAACTAAATCACCAACTGTTATTTTAAGTAAGAATAAAGTAATCAAAAAAAATAAAGTAACTAAACCTACAAATATAAACGAAAGAGTTTATAATTCAAATACTGAAGAAAATAATACAAAACATGCTGGGGAAGATATACTTTGGCTTTAACAATTATAAATAGGAGTACAACATAATGGATGCGTTGTTCATAATCCCAACTTTAATTAGTCCTAATATTGAGAATACAAAGTTCATTCCTGCTATTGCAAAAGTAGTAGAACGTAATACTTTATTAGCTAATTCTGGTGCAATTAAACTTGCAGTATTAAATAAATATACTGGATTTACTAAAACTGTTAGATCTGAGACAACAACCACTAAAACTAAATATGATAAAGAAAATAAGTTACAAGGATATGAGGTAACATCAAGTACTGACCCAGTATTTGATCCAACTGCAGCTGTTGTTAACGCTACACAAAAAACAATAGAAAATCTTCCTAAGCGTAGTGTTTCATCACGAGATGAAGAAACCTTAAAAACTAATGTAAATACATCTCAAGTTGATACTATAGAACATCCTAAAGGTATTAGTTTTTTTCATATGGTAGGATTAGAACCAACATATATGACTATACCTATTGGTATGAAATCATCTATGTTGGGAGGAGATAGTGTAAGAACCATAACTATTGGCATCAAATCAGTACCTTATACAATTACAAATGTTGATAATATTATTAATTTAATGAAAGATATCAAATCAATGAGTGTAATAAAAAGATTTTTCTTTAGTAAGTGGAATTCTATAAAAGGAAAAATTCCCTTTACTAAATGGAATAAATTATTTAGGGGTGAAAAAACAGGTGGTTCTAATGATATTATTTTTTCTCCTAATAGTCAATATTTAGGTAATCCTAAAAAACTTCTTAAAATGATGTCAGTAAGAGATTCAACTGCTTGGTCTACTATGACTGTATTATCTAATACTGATTTTGAAAGTGAAGATTTAAAAAATACTTTAAGAGATTATAAATTATTAGTTAAAGGTGGTTGGGGTGATTTAGTAGTACTTAATGAGGACACTGAAAAGATTCATTTTTGTACTCAGAGAATGAAAGCATGTTATACATTGCCTTTTGCATATCTAAAAAATGCAATGAATTTAACTAATATATTGGATTATGATGATATATCTAGAAGTTCTAAACCTTGGTCAGTTTCTACAATTAGAAGGGCATTAACTGATTCAAAAGACTTTGATATTGAAACAACGGATACTCAAGAAAGAATTTTGGAGATTATTGGAGGTTAAATAAAACTTTAATATGGTAGAATGTAAAATATGTAATAAAAAATACAATAATTTGCATGGATTATCAATTCATCTTAGACATCAAAAAGGTAAAAATTCTCATCCAAATATTAAAGATTATTACCTAAAATTTATAGGAAAAGTAAAAAAATGTTATTGTAATAAAGAATTAATATTTCTTGGTATTTTAAAAGGCTTTTCTGAATATTGTTCCGTACAATGTTCTAATAAATCACCTAAAAAATTAGAAAAATATAAGAAAACTTGTTTAGGTAAATACGGGGTAGAGAATACTTTTCAAAATAAAACCATAAAAGATAAGATAAAGAAAACTTTATTAGATAAATACAGTGTAGAAAATATTTCACAAGTTGAAGAAATAAAGCAAAAGAAAAAAGATACTTGTTTAAAAAATTATAATGCAGAATATTATTTACAATCGGTAAAAGGTAAAGAAAAATTTAAACGCACAATATTAAAAAGATACAGTGTTAATAACCCAATGAAATCTGAAGTTGTAAAAGAAAAATATAAACAAACATGTTTAAAAAGATACAGTGTAGAAAATCCAAATCAAAATAAGATAATAAAAGAGAAATCTAAACAGACAATACATAAAAAATTTTTTAATAACTTATTAAATTCAGACAGATTAAAAGATCTAGTTACACCTTTATTTAAATTTGAAGATTATACTGGAACAAATGAATATAAAAATTATTCATGGAAATGTAACAAGTGTGAAACTGAATTTGAGGATAATATAGATAATGGAAAGATTCCAAGATGTTTCAAGTGTTATCCAAAATTAAATGGAACATCTAAAGGTGAGCTAGAAGTCCTATCTTTCATAAGACAATACTATCCAGATGCTAAACAAGATAGAACTATACTTGATGGAAAAGAAATTGATATCTATATTGAAGAGCTAAAGTTAGGTATTGAATATCATGGATTATATTGGCATTCGGAACTAGGTAGTAATACAGAACCTAAATATCATCAGAATAAAACTTTACTTGCAAAACAAAAAGGTATTCATTTGATACAGATATTTGAGGACGAGTGGTTTGAGAAACAAGATATAGTGAAATCAATTCTTTTAAACAAAATGGGTAAATCTCCCAATAAAATATTCGCTAGAAAATGTAAAATTAAATCTGTAGAGAACAAGATAGCTAAACAATTCTTATTTAATAACCATCTTCAGAGTGAAATAAATGGAATTCATTTAGGTCTTTTTTATAATAATGATTTAGTTTCAATGATTACTATGGGTAAATCTAGATTTAATAAGTCAATCGATTATGAGATTTTAAGATTCTGTAATAAGTTAAACACATCAGTTACTGGTGGTCTATCTAAATTACTAAGTTACTTTAAAAAGTTAAATCCTGGTAGTTCAATTATCACTTATGCTGATGCTAGATTTGGTACTGGTTCAGGTTATTTAAATTCAGGATTTAAATATAAAGAACTTACTAATCCTAGTTATCATTATATTAAAAACTTTAATAGAGAATCCCGTATGAAATATCAGAAACATAAGTTGAAAGATTTATTAGAATCATTTGATTCAACTTTAACTGAATGGCAAAACATGCAATTAAACGGTTTCGATAGGATTTGGGACTGTGGTAATTATATTTATAACTATTATAAGGAGACGTAAATAAATGGAAGCTTATATTAAATTTTTAGAAGAAGAATATTGTTCAGAAGGTGTTGCAGATATTGCAGCTAAACGATTAAGCGCAAGATTAAAAAAAAGTGGTCCAATAAAAAAAATTTTAACGAATGTTACTGATGAGGCAAAAAAATCTATAGAACTAACTAAACGTTTACTCGCCTCTAGAAAAAAATAGTCAAATAAAGATTTATAATATGGAAAACCTAGCAAAAATAATTTCTGATGTTGAATCTCAGGAACTAAGTTCTGAAGAATTTCCATATACTTTAAAACTTAGACGTGAGAATTTTGATGATGAAAAAACTCTTAATCGTTTTATTAAATCATGTGAAACTTCAATAAGACGGGCGCCAGAATATAGAGTATGGACTGATTACATTAGAGAAGTATTAGGATTTTATTCTTGTGCTTTAACTGGTGAAGTTCATGCTCAAACTTCTGTAGATGTACATCATCATCCAGTTGGGCTTTATATATTAACAAAAAGTGTAATTTTAAGTTTTATTAATAGTAATAAAGAATTTTGTAGTTATGATGTATGTATAAAAGTAATTGAATTACATTATGAAAATAGAGTAGGTTTTATACCTTTATTATCTTCTATTCATCAGAAATTTCACAATGGCTTCCTACAAATACCAATTGAATTAATTCATGGTGAATATGAACATTTGATTGCACAATATGGTCATCATATGGAAGAAGATGATTTATTAACAATTCAAGGTAGATTGAAAATAAATAAAGAAAATTGTGGTTGGGATAAACAAACTTGGAGTAAGGAGAAATATAATGGCTAGTTACGTATCAGAAAAATATATTTTAAATGAAATGGCTAGTCCTGTTTTTTTAAAAATGGCTAAAAATGCTATAAGTAAATTAACATTAAAAATTAAAGCATGTGGGAATGATCAATTATGTAAAACACCACTCGAGACAGATATTTTAAAAATAAAAGCTAGAACACCAAATTTAGGTTAAAAATAAAGGAGATTAAAATGAAATATGTATCAGAAATTTATATCGAAAGTGTTTTTGGAAAATTAGCAAAGAAAGTATTAAGCAAAGGTGCCGATGTATTAAATAAATCTAGAAGTACTTTAAGTAAAGGTGGAGTTAATGCAGCTACAAAACCTATTTCTAAATTAGGAACCGTTAAATCAGCTAAAAAATTACTTAATAGATCAATCAAAAAAGTAGGTAAGTCACCAGTTGGAGCTGCATATTCAAAGGGAAAACAAGCATCTAAACTTATGAGTCGAAGAGTTAGAAGAACAGTCTTGTAAAACAGAATATAATCATATGGAAACAATAAATACAGAAGCATTTCGTAATGCTAAATTAGCAGTAGATCTTGATAATATGAGGGAGACTTTAACAGTAGAAGATACTGTAGTAGGTGATAGTACAACTCCAATTAGTGTAAATTATCCATCTCCCACCATCGAAACATATGAGCAAAATTTTTTTTTATTATTAGCTAAATCCAAAAAATACAAGTTTGAGCCTAACTGGTTTCAACGTCCAGATTATGTATCTCATCATTTTTATGGGAATACTATATTTTGGCCTTTAATATTATTTGTTAATAGAATACATAGTATTGAAGATTTTAAAGGATTTGATGAACTTTTGGTTCCTCCGTTTGATTTAATTTTAAAATTAACCAGAGATAAAATATCCACAAAAAAAGAAATTGTGAAAGAAACATCTCAAAATTTAAGTGATTTTAGTATACATCCTCTAGATCAAAATGAATTTGAAAATATAAGAAAATTAGCTACAATATTATAAAGGATATAAATGAGAATTAAAAATGAATTCGAATTAATCTATAAAACTGATGGTAAGTTACATAATATAGTTCCTTTAGGTAGAGGTACTTTAAAGGCTTATGAATTAGATAAGGGTGATGTTACATACTTACATCAACTAATTAGAAACTTTGGAAGAATTAAAAAACAATCTACTAGTGATATAATAGAAGTTCAGGCGCGTAAATGTTTAGCAGTTAAAATGGATAAATATCCATTACCTGGATTCGTTACAATTAAAGGATTACCTGTTGTCAATTTGGGTGTTTTACCTGCAACGTATAGTTCAGATTACACCAGTTCAGATGTTTATTCTTTATATTTATATACAATAGCATTAAGTACATTTATAAATAAGTCTGTATTTTCTAATGATTTAGAAAATGATGTATCTGATTTTATATTTTCTATATTTATGAAATTGTTTGGAAAGCGTGCGGGATTAATTGGTGCATATAAAAATTTAATACCTACTCTTAAATTTTTTATAAAAATATATGTAAGAGCTGGTATGTTTGGTATTAAATTGACACCACAAATGATTAAAAAAACAGCTAATACCTTATTGGTAAATGCTGATGATTTAAATTTAGATTATGATTTTAGATCAACTATTCAGTTTTTAAAGGCTATAAATGATAATAATATAATACCTATTTCCGAAAATAAATTTTCACAAACAATTATTAATATAGGTGGTATATCTTCACTACCTATATTTGAAGATATATCTAGGTTTTATGCTACAATGATGGCAAGTGAAATACCTGGTGCTACACAATTCAGTACGTTTTGGGGGAAGAAAATTAAATCAGACTTATTTAAAAAATTAGTATTTACTGGTGTAAAAAGATTAAAAAAATATTCTAAATAATGGAGGAATAGTTTGAAAAAAGTTTTTTGGTTTACTGGTTTATCCGGAGCGGGTAAAACTACACTAGCATTAGAATTAGAAAAAAGATTACTTGATAAAGATGAGAGAGTTGTTATATTGGACGGTGATGATTTAAGACAAGGATTAAATAAAAATTTAGGTTTTAGTGATGAAGATAGAAAAGAAAATCTTAGAAGAGCATCCGAAGTAGCCAAATTGTTTGCTAAAAAAGGACATTTAGTATTAGCTTCTTTTATTACTCCTTTTAATGAAGATAGAGGTTTAATAAGAGAGACTTTAAAAGATTATGATTACTATGAAATTTTTGTTGAATGTTCATTAAAAAAATGTATGGAACGTGATCCAAAAGGTTTTTATCAAAAAGTTAAAGATGGTTTAATAAAAAATTATACTGGAATTGATTCTATATTTGAAACTCCTAATAAACCGGACATAATAGTTAATACTGAAAAATTAAACATAAATGAAACAGTGAATTTAATATTAAATAAGGTATATAATGTCTAATCAATTTAAACATTTTATTTGTACCCATGTAAATGTAGCGTATCATTGGTATCCTCTTAATGAAGATCAAATAAGTGAATATAATAATACTTCACATTTAAAAAGTTGTAAAGCACCTCCTGCTGAATGGTTAGAACATAGAATGAAATATTTTAAAAAATATTGTTATCCTAGTATTGTTAATCAAAAAAATCAAAATTTTGAATGGTTAGTTTATTTTGATGATGAAATGACTAATAGAAAGTTACTTAAAGGTTTGGATAGAATTACTCCAATATTTTTAAAGAAACCTTATTGTTGGGATTATGGTAAAAAACATCAACAAATAATTTCTGATGATATTAAATCAAGATTAGATAAGGATACTAAGTTTGTTATTACTTCTAGGCTTGATTGTGATGATGGATTAAGTGATAGATATATAGAAATTGTACAAAAAAAATTTAAACCTATTCAAAAAAATCAGATATTAAATTTTGTTAATGGTTATATTTTTGAAGAAAGGAAAAATGTAGTTAGACATTTTCCTTATGTTGGTACTGGTGCTAATCCTTTTATAAGTTTAATTGAACCTGTAACAGACAAATTAATTAAAACAGTACACTACGAACATCATACTACGATGATTAAATATACAAAACCTGAACAAATTAAAACAGATGGAAATAACCCTATGTGGCTGCAAATTTTACATGGAAAAAACTTAAGAAATATTCCAAGAGGTAGACCAATGAAAGAAGGTTATGCTAATATGGAAAGGTTTCATATTGATGGAAAAAAATAAACCTAAATTAGTATTTATACATTTACAAAAAACTGGTGGTAATACTTTTGTTGATTTATTGAAACAGAATATTTATAATGAAGAAGATATTTATTTTGATAAAACTGATGTTTTAAATTTAGAAGAACATGTTGTAATCGGAGTATCTCCTAAAAATAATATTATTGTTAATTATCAAAATCAACCTTTTATTTGTGGACATGTGAGAGCTAGTAAATATAAATATTCTAATATAAAAATGATAACATGGGTTAGAGATCCAGTAGAAAGAATAATTTCTCATTATTATTATTATAGACAAAAAATAAATTCAGGCAGAGAAAAACTTCATGAAACAGTTGAAAGATTATATACTGATTGTACGTTATATGATTTTTGTGAAATATATAATAATTATATGTCTAAAATAATAAATTGTGGATTAAGTAATTTTAAATTTATTGGTATTGTAGAAAATTATGAAGAAAGTTTAAAACAATTTGAAAAAATATTTGAAGTAGATTTAGGTGAAAGATTAGAGCCAAAAAATGTCAACCCTAAAAAACCTATTGTTTCTGAATATGATAAAGAACAGATGAGAAAATATTTTGAAAAAGATTATAAACTTTATGAAAAAGCTTTAAAACGTCATGAGAAATTTAAATGATTTATTATTGTTTCATGTTTAATGATGAATATGATTTGTTAGAAGTTCAATTAAATACTATGAATTCAATAGTTGATAAGTTTGTTATATCAGAAGGACCTTATACTCAATCTGGAGAAAAGAAACCTTTATATTTTGAATTAGTTAAAAATGATCTTAGATTTAGGAAGTTTAAAGATAAAATAATTCATATAATAGATAATGGATTATTACCTAAAGATAAACTTCCAGAAGGTAAACGTTCTAGATGGTATAATGAAAATCATCAACGTAATGCAATCCAACAAGTTAAATTTAAATCTAATGATTTAATTATATCTGGAGATGTAGATGAAATTATGAATCCAGATGTTCTTCCTATTTTAAAGAAAGAACAAAAACCTGTTACATTAATGCAACATCTTTATTATTATTATTTAAATTGCCAATCATTATCATCTTGGAGAGCTGTTATTTCCATGAGAGGAAAACACTTGAAAAATAAAGCATTATCGGATATGAGATTAGAACGAAATAATTTTAAAGCTATTAATAATGCAGGATGGCATTTTTCTTATTTAGGTGGAGTTGAACGAGTAATAAAAAAATTAAAAATAATGGCTCATGCTGAATATAGTACTGAGAAATATTGGAACAAAGAAAATGTTGAAAAATGTTTAAGAGAAGGTAAAGATTTATTTGGTAGAAAACTTAATAAATATAAATTCGTAGAGAAATTAAATGTTCCTAAATATATATTAGAGAATATGGATAAATTTAAAAAATACGTAAAGGAGTTATAACATGTATATATCAGAAGGTATAACAGGAGATTGGATAAATAAAAAATTAACAGGTTTAAATAAAGAACAATATATATATATTTCAAAATTAAGTAAAATAATAACAAAGAAACTTCAACCAAACCTTAAAAAAGGTTCTGATATAATTTGGAAAATAGAAAGTAAATTAATACCTAAATTTTTACTAAAGACGGGATTTTCAAAAAAAGCAGTTAATGAAGTAATGATTAAAGCATTAACTAAACAATCTTGTGATAAATATGTAATGAATACATTAAATGATGGTTTATATGATTCAATAAATTTACACTTAAAAGAAATGTTATATGGAAAAGGTATAAAAAACACATATGGATTGTATGTTAAACCTCCTAAAAATATAAGTGATCCAATTATTATGCGGTTTGCTGGTGATGATCAACCACTATCATTTTGGGAAGGAGTTTATGCTAGAGAGACTGAAATTAATGGTGTAAGTGTAATAGATATTGTAGAAAAAATTTTAAGTGAAGATTCTTTTGAAAAATATGATCAAATGACTTTTGATGGCAGTTATGCTGAATATGCAGTAAAAAATTCAAAACCAATTGAAAAATATTTTTATGTTGATTTAGCAAAAGTTGCTGGTTTAATGTCTCAAAAAGTTTTTAATCAATATAAATCTACAATGCCACCAAAAGAAGATTAAAAGGGGTTATAACATGTATATATCAGAGAAATATGTTAAAGAAAATATAAATGTAATTATATCAGTATTAAATGCAGTAATGATGTTATTAATGTTTACATTGTTACCTAAGATGACAAGAAATAATATAATATCTAAAAGAAAATTAAATGAAAAATATACAAAGAAATTTAAGGATATTTTAAAGGATAATGATGTTAAAGTATATGAAATTCTTAACAAAGAACCAAATGCATTTGTATTTGAAGAAATACCATCCTTAAATTATACAACAGGATTAGTTAAATTATTGAATGAAAAAGAAATGGTTGCCGTATTACTGCATGAATATGGTCATCATCATGGTAATCATATATCTCAATTAAATCAGAAAAATAAAACAACCATATTTAGTGGATTTATATTAGCAGTAATCACATCATTATTATCTACATTTGTTCCACTTTTATATGTTATATATTTGCAATTTTTAGTATTTTTAGGATATATTGGAGCAGAACAAACTAAACAATTACCAACAGGTAGAAAATGGGAATATTATTCTGATTCGTTTGCCACTAAAAAGGGTTATGGACGTGAATTAATTTCTGCATTAAAAAAAGTTGAAGAATTTATTAGAAAAAAAATATGTGAAGACTCATCAATTAATCCAAAATCTCAACAATGTAGTGTATTAATGTCTAATCTTTATAAAAATGATGAACATCCAGAATTAAAAGATAGAATTGAAAATATATTAAAAACATCAAAAGTTAAATCAATTGCATTATCAGGTTCTCTTATTAATTTTAAAAATATTAAATTAAAAATTCTTAAGATGTTTTCATAAAAGATTTATTTAAATGATATTTTTAGATGTAATAGATGATCCAACTGGTAATACTGTTAAAATAACTAGGTTTCCAATTAATAGTTTTCGTAGAGATTTAAAGAAGAGGTACAAAACATCAAGAATATCAAAAATATTTGATAACACTTTTTCTATTTTTGGTCATGGTAATATAATTGTTCATAAATTCTTTTTACCTGAACTGGTTTATATATTATCTGAACTGTCTACTTTTTCAAATAAAAAGAATGTTTACATTACTATACAAAATATGATATTAGAAAAAACATGGATGTCAAATGTATCTAAAAATCTTTCCAGTGGTGTTAATGTAAAAAGTTCTGATTTTAAATATACGTTAAAATCTTATCAAAATAATTTTATACAGAATTATGATCAAAATAAAAGAAAGTATAATTTAAATGGTTATATTTTAGCATTTGAACAAGGTTTAGGAAAAACATTTACATCTTTAGCTCTAATGCAAGGTTTGAAAAAAGATGCTGTTATTATAATAGCACCTAAAAGTGTTTTAAGAACAGTTTGGGAAAATGAAATTAATTCTATATTTAGCGAGAAGCAGAATATTTGGATTATTGGTGACAAACCTAAGAAGAGTAGATTTTACATAGTGAATTATGAATCCATAGAAAAATTAAGTCAAATACTTCCCTTTGTAATAGCATCTAAAAGAACTGGAATAATAGTTGATGAAAGTCATAATTTTAGAAATAAAGATGCCAAACGTGTATTAAAATTAGTTTCTATAGCTAAAGTTACTAAAACAAATGATGTATTATTAATGAGTGGTACTCCTATTAAAGCTATGGGTACAGAGATGATTCCTGCGCTAAGTATTTTAGATCCATTATTTGATGATGACGCTAAATCAATTTTTGTTAAAGTATTTGGTTTAAGTACTGCTGTAGCTTCCCAGATACTTAGAAATAGATTAGGTATGATAATGCATAGGAAAATGAAGATTGAAGTATTAAATTTACCTAATAAAGAATATAAAGAAGTTAAAATTAAAACATCTAATTCAAAAGAGTATACTTTAGAAAATGTAAAAACAAAAGTTGTTGATTATATAAGAGAACGAACTCTTTATTATAATAAAAATATGGGAAAATATCAAAATGATTTTGATGAAGTTATTGATTATATATCTAAAAAATCAGTAGAAGATTCTTGGTCTTTTGAAGAAACCAAGAAATTTGAAGAGTACAAATCCACTGTTGATTATTTAAAAAAATATGGATATAATGCTAGAGATAAAAAATTAGTTGAAAGAGTAAAGATTGCAAATGTATATGAAAAAGAAATATTAATGCCAAACTTACCTATTGAAATTAAAAAGAAGTTTAAAGAAGCTAAATCTGTAATTAAATATGTAAATCTTAAAATAATGGGTGAAGTTATTGGTGGTTTATTAAATAGATTAAGAGCCCAAATGTATTCAGATATGATTAAATCAAGTCCATTATGTGAAATAATTAAGTCAGCTGAAAAAAAGACTGTATGTTTTACTACATATGTTGATGTTGTAAAGAAAGCAAATGAATACGTTGAAAAAACTTGTAAACGTAAACCATTACTTGTTTATGGTGAAACATCTAGTAACATTAAATCTATATTAATGAAATTTGAAGATGATTATAAATCAAATCCTTTAATAGCTACTATACAAACTTTAAGTACTGGTGTTACGTTAATTGAAGCAAACACAATAGTTTTTATTAATTCACCTTGGAGACATACAGATAAATTACAAGCGGAGGATAGAGTTCATAGAATTGGACAAGATACTGATGTAAAAATTTATAATTTTGTTCTTGATACTGGTACTGATCCGAATTTATCTACTAGAATGGAAGATATTGTTGAATGGAGTAAAGGTATGTTTGAAGATATAGTAGGTGCAGCAGAAGTAGCAAAATATATGATTTCAGCAGCACCTAAGTTAATGGGATATAAATAAGTTGAAGTTAGTTATACAAAATGATTAAACAAGGACTTGGTTCAGTTGATAAAACCAGATATGATAGATCTTTAACATTACATGGTTTTATGAAAGATTATGAATTAAAATGGTTAGCAGATATAGGTAGTCAGTGTAAAACTATTGTTGAAGTTGGTTCATGGAAAGGTAGAAGTACCACAGTACTTGCACACTCTAATGTTAAGATGTATGTAATAGATACATGGATGGGTGATGCACCAGCAGAAGAAACCACAAAGGAAGTAAATAAAAAAGGTAGTGATTCTGTATTTAATGAATTTAAAAACAATATGTCTCAACAAATTAAGTCAGGTATTATTGAAATAATAAAGGCTGATTCAAGAGAAGCTTGGAAGATATTAAAAGAGAAAAAAGTGAAAGCAGATTTTGTTTTCATAGATGCAGCGCATGAGTTTCCGAAAGTGGATGAAGATGTTAAAAATTATCAACAGTTTGTTAAACCAGGCGGAATGTTTGGTGGACATGACCGTTTCCACAAACCAATTATAAATGCTTTAAACAAATATGTTAAAGGTTGGCAAGCATCAAAAGGTGGTGGTAGTATATGGTGGAAATCACTTTAATTAAAACTGTAGGATGGTTGGGTTCATTTTGTTTGGCTATATGCGGTATACCACAAGCATTTAAATCATATAAACAAGGACATAGTAAAGGTGTTTCTTCTTTATTTGTATGGTTATGGTTTATAGGAGAGTCTTCGTATTTAATTTATATTCCTATGCAATTAGGATGGGATCTACCAGTTATGTTTAATATTATATTTAACTTTTTATGTTGTCTTGTTATTTTAAAATTTATATATTTTCCTATAGAAAGGGTTAATTTTGGATAATCTTTATCAAATTCTTTGTGAGACTAAATCAGATATCAATGAGCATTTACCTACACTTAGGAAATATGCATCTATGTGTAACCATGTAACTGAATTTGGTGTTAGAACTGGTGTATCTACATCTGCATTCTTATCTGCTCAACCAAAGACTCTTTTATCATATGATGTTGATATTAAAAAATTTGATTATAAAAAATATAAAGCATTAGAAGGTACGACTAGATTTATTCTAACACAAGCAAATACCCTGCAAATAAATATACAACCTACAGAATTATTATTTATTGATACTTTACATACTTATAAACAATTAAGTCAAGAACTAAAAAAACATTCAAATAGTGTAAGTAAATATATTATTTGTCATGATACTGTTACCTTTGGAGAACAAGGTGAAAATAGACAAAAACCTGGTTTAATGCAAGCTATAAAAGAATTTCTTAAAGATAATAAAGAGTGGAAAACAAAAGAAGTATTTGAAAATAATAATGGATTATATGTGATGGAGAGAATATAAATGTATATATCAGAAAAGTATTTAGAAGAAGCAATTGAATCAAAGTTCAAAATTGAAAAGTTATTCTGGTCTAAAGAATTTAGTAAAGTTATAGCTTTAGGTTTTGTAGAAAGTGGAGAATTTAAAATAGGAGATAAAGTTCTAATTTTAAATGATAAAAACAAACCAACTACATCAACTAAAGTTACTAACATCCAACAGTTTAGCAAAGTTCTAAAAGTTTTAGGACAAAGTAAAAAAGGCGGGTTATATGTAGACTTACCAGAGGATGCTATGAAAAAGGGTAAGTTAATTAATAAGGGATTTACTTTAATTAGGAAATAAGATGTCTTTAATTCTTTTAAAAGAAACTGAAAAATTAAGTGGTAATAAAGTTGGAACTAGAGGTTATTATTCATCTTTAAGATCTTTAAAAACAAAATCAGGTGTTTTTTATAAGAATATATTAAGTAAAAAAATTGAAGATATGTTAAATGTAAAAATTAATAACTTAGGTGAAATTACTTATATAATTTATAATGATTTAAAGCATATACCAATATGTAAAGAATGTGATAATAAAGTATCATTTTTAAATTTTAATTTAGGTTATTCAAAATATTGTTCTTGTAAATGTTCTAGAAATTCAAAAACTATACAGGATAAATTTAAGAAGACATGCTTAGAAAGATATGGTATAAATAACCCTATGAAATCTAAAGTTGTGAGAGAAAAATCTAAACAGACTTGCTTAGAAAAATATGGTGTAGAAAGTTATTCGAAGACAAAAGAGTTTAAAGAAAAATCTAAAAAGACTTGTTTAGATAGATATGGTAATTTAAATTATAGGAATACAGAAAAAAATAAACAAACTTGTATTGAGAAATATGGTGTAGAACATCCATCTAAAACTAAAGAATTTAGACAAAAGACAAAACAAACTTGTTTAGATAGATACGGTGTAGAACATCCATCTAAAATAAAAGAAGTTCAAGAAAAAATAAAAAAAACTAATTTAGATAGATATGGTGTAGAAAACCCATTTCAAGTAGAAGAATTTAAAGAAAAATCTAAACAAACAATAATAGAGAAATATGGTGTAGAAAATATTTCACAAATCAAAGAAATAAAACAAAAGAAAAAAGATACTTGTTTAAAAAATTATAATGTAGAATATCCTATGCAATCTGAAAAAATTATAAGTAGATCAAAATTAAAAAAAAGATCAAAGTATTTTAATAATTTATTAAATTCAGACAGATTAAAAGATCTAGTTACTCCTTTATTTGAATTTAATGACTATAAAGGTATAGAAGATAAATATAGTTGGAAATGTAACAAATGTAATACTGAATTTGAAGATAATTTAGATAATGGTAAAATACCAAGATGTTTAAAATGTTATCCTATATTATATAATAAATCACAAGGGGAACAAGAAGTCTTATCTTTCATAAGACAATACTATACAGAATCTAAATCAAATAGAGAAATTTTAGAAGGTAAAGAAATAGATATCTATATTGAAGAGTTAAAATTAGGTATTGAATACAATGGACTTTACTGGCACAGTGAAATAGGTGGTAATAAAGATTCTAAATATCATCAAGAGAAAACTTTACTTGCAAAACAAAAAGGTATTCATTTGATACAGATATTTGAGGACGAGTGGATTGAGAAACAAGATATTATAAAGAGTATTCTTTTAAACAAAATGGGTAAATCACCTAATAAGATTTTTGCACGTAAATGTAAAATTAAAGAAGTTTCTAACAAAGAAGCTAAACAGTTTTTATTTGATAATCATTTACAATCTGAAATTAATGGAATTCATTTAGGTCTTTATTTTGAATCTGAATTAGTTTCTTTAATCACAATGGGTAAATCAAGATTCAATAAGAATTATGACTTTGAGATACTTAGATTCTGTAATAAGTTAAATTATTCTATTACTGGTGGATTATCTAAATTACTAAAGTATTTTAAGAAATTAAACCCAAATAGTTCAATTATTACATATGCTGATGCAAGATATGGTGAAGGTGCTGGATATTTAAGTAGTGGATTTAAATATAAAGAGTTAACTAATTCATCATATTTTTATACTAAAGATTATGTAAATAAGGAATCCCGTATGAAATATCAGAAACATAAACTGGACAAACTATTAGAAGTGTTTGATCCAAATCTTACTGAATGGCAGAATATGCAGTTAAATGGATTCGATAGGATTTGGGACTGTGGTAACTATAAATATGCATACTAAATAAGGATTTAATAATGCCAATTTCTTCAAGAAAACTTTTAGGTTTTTATCGAGCCCGTGTTACAGAAGTAGATATTGATAATAATGATTACGGTGCCATTAGAATATTCTGCCCAGATACAATGACAGATTTGGACCCTAATTATAACGAAGAAGAAGGATATGGATTGATTGCGTATCCTGCTAATAATGCAATTGGTGGAAGAAATGTTGAAGGTAGTGGTAGTTATGTAGCAGGAACTGTTTATGTTCCACTTAAAGATTCTTGGGTGTGGATTTTTTATGAGGGCGGTAACTGCGGAAAACCATTTTATATGAATGCTATCAATATTCAAAACTCGAAGCTTCCACCTGAGAATAGAGATGTAACTGAACCTCATAAAGTATATACAGTTATTAAAACTCAATCTGGAAGAACAATAGTAGTTTCTGATTCAGATGATGTACAAAGGGTAGAGATTACAGGTAAGAAGCGGACAGAAGCGGTATCCACGGCTGAGGGTGATTCTAATTCAGTATATACAATTGATGATAATCAAACAACTATATTATTAGATGAACGAGATGGTAAAGAAAAAATATTGATGAGATCACATAAAGGTGATTATATACATTTTGATATTGATGAACAAGAATTGCATATAGAATTTAAAAATGATATTCATATTAAATCTGCTGGTAATGTGTTTTTTGAAGCATCTAAAGATTTTAATATTAAAGCAGGAGAAAACTTTAATACATTATCAATAAAAGATACCAATACAAAAGCAGCAGCTAAATTAAATCAGCAAGCAATACAAGAGATAAACGTTAAGGCAGCAGGTGAAGTTAAAATATCATCAACTGCAGATATAGGAATTAAGGCTGGCGGAAACGTTAATAGCCAAAGTGGAGCTAATGTAAATTTAAAAGCAGGAGCTAATGTAAATTCGGAAGCTGCTGCTAATATTAATCATTCAGCAGGTGGAGCTATTTCAGATGGTGCTACAAGTATATCACATGCAGGTGGAGCAGGAAGTGCTGGTGCTGCTAGTGAAGCAGGTGAAGCAGTTGCAGCAACTGGTGCTAGTCCTGTTGGAGAAAGAGATACTTAAAAGGAGAAAAAATGGGATTACCAATTAGCATACCCGGGGTTCCACCAATACCACCATCATTACCAACACCAAGTAGTCTATTAATAGATACTGGTGTATGTAGTTTATTAAAAAGTGTTTTAGATGGAAAAATTAAAGCATTCGAAGATGCAGCTAATCAATTAGGAATAGCTGGTGATGCAATTAAAATAGCAGTTAGTACTGCTGCGTCAGGTCCAGCAAATTCATTAATTTCAGCATTAGATGCAATTAAATCTAAAGCAGCAGAAAATACACCTGATTGTACGGATGAAGCAAGTAAAGAATCATCTGCTGTTGCTCAAGATAAATGTCCTTGGTTAAAGAAAAGTTTTCCTGACCCAGGATCATTATTAAAAGGTTTACAGTTAGATATAACAATTAAAATGAGTGATTCAGTAACTAATATAAATGTACCAGATATACCAGGATTAGGAGATTTACCTACGTGGCCTATTAATTTGGATCAACTTAAATTTGATAATGATAAGTTTGATTTAGGTATACCAGATCAAACCCTAGATTTAGATGATTTAATAATCTGTTTAAAAGACCTTTGTCCTGATGATTATTCTGCATATAAATCACGTATTGATGCAGCTAAAGATAGATTAGGAGAAGGTCCAAATGGATTACTGTCTACTGCTTCACAAGCAGTAAAAGATGAAATGAATTCTATGAAAAGTGCATTGGATGGCGCAAAAGATGACATAAATAAATGTACTGAGGATTTATTACATAAAACAAATGTAGCAGGTGAAGCAATTGACGCCTCTGGTATACCGTTAAATATTAATGATGTGTTACCTGGATTTCTATAATGGGAGAATATAATGATACCTTTACGAGCAACTAATGTAAAAAATAGTGATAGGTGGCCTAATAAAATAGTGTTACATCATACTTCATGTAAATTACCAGGTATACCATCATTACAATTTGATAAACCAACTTTTCAAACTAATGTATTTCAAAACACATACTATAGATTATATAAAAAAGAATCCGGTTATCATTTTATAGTGGATAGAGTTGGTAATGATTACCAAATTATAGTAAATCAACCAATGTTAACTATTAGTGATTTTCCTGATATAAGTTTAGAAAATCAAAAATCTGTTCATATAGCATTAGTTGGAAATTATGATAATGATATACCACCTAAACGTATATTTAAAGTATTAGGATATAGACTATTAAACCCATTAATGAGATTATTTTTATTAGATGAAAAAGATATAGTTTTTCATTCTGGTATATCTGATGAAGAGAAAAGTTGCCCAGGTGAATTTATGGATATGAGTGATGTTCTAATGGGATTAAGATCAGTACGAAGAAAATCAACATTAAAGAGAGGATAATAAAATGAATAATAATAAATTTAAAATAGATGAAGACCATCCTGTAGTTAAATTTATAGAAAAACTAAAAGAAAATAGTTTAGAAGAAATTGGATCTAGTATGGTTAAAGTTACTAAGAAAACTAAAAGACAAAGATTTGCAGGTAGTATGGCTATGAAAATAGCTAAAGATAGAAATGATGGTTCATATAAAATGTATCAAAAACATAGGACGTTAATGTTAAAATTTAAGAGTAAAATTATGCAAAAATATGGAAAAAAAGCTCTATCTCAAGCAAGAAAAACTATGAAGTAAGATTATATATATTAAATATTGAACATACACATATTTGCTAATTTTCTACGAAATAAGTTATAATATAAAGGAGACATATTGTTTAATGATGGTTTTGAGATCGCTGATTATATCGATGAATTAATTATTTTATTACCAGCAATATCTAAACTTAGGTGGTGTGATGAGTGCAAAATTGAGTCAATTAATGACAGACTCTTTAATTTATATAATGACATTCTAAAATTACCTAAAACTATGGATGAAATTTCAGAGAATCCTATTAATGCTTATAATAATATCCGAACATTAATAGAAGTAGATGAAAGTATTTCGGATGATTTAAAAACTGAATTATATAACATGCTAGATGAAAGGGGCTAAATGCTACATCTTCAAGAAAACGTTAAAGACAAAAGAAATTTTAATCTCATTGAAACTGATGAGAAAGGAACTTTTAAAAATAATATAATTGAGTTGAACTTGCGTGCATCTTCAATTACTAATAAATTTCAAGTGGTTCAAGATTTATTAGCAGATATGTGTGTAGAAGTTCCAGATTTTGAGGATTGGTTTTTAGAGTTATTAAACTCTTACATAGAGAGTTCATATAATAGTGAATTAATATTAAACCATGCAGAAGATCTTCTACATTATTGTGAAGATTATTTAGTTACAAAAGGTATTGATTTTAGTAAATTTTACAATGTTGCAAAATCAAGTAAAACTTCTATAATATTTACAGACAAAGATATTAAAGCAATAGCAATTTCATCAACTGCTTTAAAGATATATGCTATTTTTTGTTATGATGATAAATTAAAATTAACAGATAATGTACATAGAAAAGTTTATGATAAACTAGTTAGTCCATGTAAAGATTTAGAGACTACAGATAAAATATTTCAACTTGTTAGATCACGTGTATATAGATCAAGTATTACTGATAGATATATGTGGGATTTAATTAAAGTTATGGTATTAGAAACTCCAGAAAGTTATGTAATGACAATTTTTAACTTTCTGATGAACAATATGATTACGTCATTAAATGTAGATAGAAATCCTGTACCATTTTTAGTATCACTTATAGATGATAGTGTACGTTGGATGATGACTACAGTATACAAAGATAAAGTATTATATGGAGAGGCATTCGGTGGAAGTGATGATATTTATGGTTCTAGTTTGTCTAAAGAATCATTTTATGTTCATTGTTGCAATGATGTAATAGGTAAAGCAGCTAAGGCTGGAATGACAATATTAGAACATGAGTATAATTTAAATGAAGATCAATTTGAAGATGTTAGGACAAGACTTGATTCAGTTGACATGTTATTTCCAGTTATGAAATTAGTGATACTTCCTATAGCTTCCAAAGTTTTAGAAATACCATATAAATTTCTTCTTACTTGTCCACCAAAACATGCATTGTTAATTGGTATATTTATGAACCATTTAGCTAAAGGAACTTTAGACACTAAATTTCCTATTATATCCGAATTCTTAATCACTTGTCCTGAAGATACTTCATTTCTTACAACTAGAAGTTCTTATAAAGTTAGGAATTTAGAATTTATAATAAATGATAAGACACCTTTATTTGGGTTCTCATCAAAGAGATTAAAATTTGATATTATGTCTTCTATTTGTGGTGTATTATCTGCAAGTAAGAAAAACTTGGTTTCTACAATAAATGGTGAAACTCTTAGTAAAATAACTTACCTAAATTTAGAGCATGATGTAATTACATTTTTTACATTATTGTATTCACACCAGTTAGATGAAGATTTTAATAAAATGAAAAATAAAGCGGAGGCATATTTTTAATGAAATTAGAAGATTTCGCAAAAGGTGTAGCACATGGTAATTCTATAGTATATAGAGTATGGGATAAGGATAAAAAAGATTGGTGGAAATCTACTTCAGGTAGAGATAATTGGCCTACTAAAGGCGGTGCTAAAATATCAATGTCTAAAGCTAAATACGTTAGACGTGGTTCTAAAAAATTACCTAAAAATTATGATATAATAGAATGTAAATTAGTACCTAATAAGATACTATAAAATATTAAAGGAAATTAAAATGACAGTAGAAGAATTAATAATTAAATTAAAAGATTATCCACAAGATGCTTTAGTGGTTGTGGGCGGAGGTGAATTTCCTAACTATTATTCTATAGGTAAACTAAACCAATTCGGTGGTGCTCAATTAAAAGAAAAACGTAATTTTAGTGGTGATGTTGTTGATTTAAAAGATACTATTGATAATTTAACTTGGTCAATAAATGATAAATATAAACCTTCTAATCATCCTGAACTTACTCAAGAATTAAAAGATGGTATGAAAGAATTACATAAAACTGATATAGAAAAAGCTAAAAAAGAATTAGATATGATTAATAATTTACCTGAAATTCAGGTAGTAGAGATATCTTAAAGGAGAAAAAGGAATTAAATGAATAATAAAATACAAATAGCTAATTTACTTTTAACTAGAAGATGTAACCTCAAATGCGACATGTGCCGTATAAGTGGGGATCTTAACTATGTAACTATGCCTAAAGAATATCCTACTTCTGATTATTATTACAAGAATGAACAACCAGGGTCTTTTTGGGTTGATGTTATTAGTAGATTATTAAAACATAATCCTAATATATTTATAATCGTATATGGAGGTGAAAGTATGCTCCATCCAGATATAGCTATGATATTAAAACATTTAAAAACTAATAATGCTAATTATACAATGATTACAAATTGTCATCCTACAATGGATAAATTGTATAAAAACTTATTCAAAGAAGTTGGTACTATTAAAGGTTTTTCTGCTTCAGTTGATCCTGGTTTTTATTTAGATATTGATAAACCAGATGATGAACAAAAGAAATCTCATTATGGTTTTGATATGTTAAAGAAACTTAAAGATAAAGGATTAATTACTGATCCTGTAGCTGAAATGACTGTTAGTAAAGATAATATACATTTAGTAGAAGAATCAATTAAACGATTATCTGAAGAAGGAATTTATACTGATCTAACTGTAATTGATATAGCTATGACGAATTATTATGATTTCAGTACTGTAACAGATCCTAAATTATTAGTTCCTAAAACACAAGAAGTTAGAGATTTATTTGATAGATTAAAACAAAGTGATTACTTAATACATATGAAGAAAATTCTACTAGATGGAATTTATGATATTATGCCTGCCGAATTGGATTGTAAATTAGGGGAAGGTAATTTACATAATATAACAATTGATAGTGATGACTCGTGCCGCTTGTGTTTAAGGATACGTGGAAGATTTTCCACACAATTTACATTGTTTGATTTATTCAATCCAGATGGTACAGATAAAATTTCTAAGTTAAATTTTGAACAAGCATTAGCAGCTGATAAGAAAACACTTTGTAAAGGATGTAATTGGACCTGTCCCATAATGTCAGCTATGGACCAAAATTTAATTAACGAACATATATAAGAGGATGAAAATGAAAAAATATATTATTTTAGGTTTAATAACAATGCTATTTATAAGTCCTATAACATTAAAACAATCTGAGGCTTTTGCTCCTATATTAATAGAATCAGTTCCAATAGTAGTTCAAGTAACTAAACGTACAATTATAAGATATTCAAGAATATTGTGGCCTAAAATTAAACAGAATGGGACTCAAATATTTATGTGGAGTTCTACTGTCTATTATTATGGATTTGAATGTGAAAAAATAGATGGTTCACAAGACCATAGATGTAATAAAGGTAATAGTAGAACACCTTCACAAAAACTTAGTGATAAATTACGTAAAAAATAATTTAAATCAAATTGTATTAATAACATGGTTAGGGTTTTATGAACAGGAAAAGATGGATTTAATAAATCATATGATAGTCCTGGAACCCTAACTTATTTAAGGAAAATAAATGGTAAATAAAGTTTCTAATGGTATTATGAGAGTATCAGATAATGGTGATGAAAATCATGAAAGTACTTTTTGGAGAGCTCAATGTTCATGTATGGATGATGATCATACACATACAATGTGTATGGAATTTGATAAGGATCATGGTGTTACACTATCATTATGGGCTGATATAGATTGGGCTAAATATAACGGATATATTGGTGAAGAAATAGATGAAGGTGATGAAACTATTACTTTCGGTAAAGTGACTTGGTTGGGTTGGTTTAAAGAAGGTCTACAAGTATTTTGGAGTAGATTAAAAGTAGCTTCAAGGGTATTATTTATTGGTAGAATAGAAACTACTTATGAACATATATTTGAAGGACAAGAACAAATACAGGATTATATAACAGCATTACAAATTGGTTTAAAGAAGGTACAGGATACACCTGCTCCTGAATGGAAAAAACGTAAAAAAGAGTAAAGGGGAAGAAACAGTGGGAAAGTTTCTTAATAATTACAGTGTCACATTATGTGACGTATTGACTAAAAGTCAACTATATCTGATAAAATTTGTGGGTTATTTATACAAATATGTCAGAATACCACGCGATCAATGAAACTTATTTTAGCACTAGAAACACATTCGTTTTATACTTAGTGTTTATGATGTTTAGTTTTGAGAATCGTTTGGTATTAGAATCACTAAATGGTTCTCAATAACTAAATATGATTGATTTTTATGTTGTGGTTAAGGGCGTTAGCCCACCCTTCATTTTTTCCTAAATTTTTTATTTAGATTAAGGACAAACTGTAAAGATAATGTGTATTTATATGGAGATATTATAATGAATTCCTTTGTTTCTGAGAACATGATTAATAATATTTTAGAAAATGATATAAACCTATTAATAGAAAATGATGTAAATTTAGTTGAATGTATATCAACTTTACAAGAAGGTATTCAAAAAAAACTATTAGGTAATATTTTTGATTTTACTAAAATGATATTTGGCAGTATTGGCACAACTTTGCTAGTGAAAGTAGCTAGTATTCATAAAAATAGTTGGGTGGATGATAATTTAACGGAGATTGTTCAAAAAATAATAGGAAATACTAAAATACAAATAAGACATTTAACTAAACAGGGAGTTGCTAACTCATTTGCTTTTCAAAATACTGTATATTATACTACAGAATTAGCAGATTTACTTAATAAGAATGAATTAATTTCAATTATATTACATGAATATGGTGAATTTCAATTAGTAAAAAAGGTTAGTAAAAAAACAATAGATTTAGCCATTGGTGCTACTATAGCAACTGTGATTTATATGTTCTTAAAATCTAAATCAGATACATTAGCAGAAATTTATTACAATATAATGGCGAAACTTGGTCAAAATTTAATAATTAAAACAGATTCAGATAAAGTTTATGGTTATAACTCTAAATCATTTGCAATTAAAATGGGATATAAAAAATATTATATGTCAGCTATGAAGAAAATTTATAAAGAAACATCATTGTTAGTATGTCGTGGTGTTAGTTCTGGTAAATGTAATAAACGAATGTCTGAATTAGGATATGTAGATAAAGATCCTAAAATAAAACAAGTAGTTAAAAATGTAACAAACTCTTCATCTTTATCAAGTTTACTTTCTAGAGGTAAAATTGGAGCAGTTGTAAAATGGCTAGGATCAGTAGGTAATAAAATTACTGATAGTTTATGGGGAGCAACGGAGGAAGAATATGGATAATATAATTTTAATGGAAAATATTTTAAAAGATTTAAAAGGTATACTTAAAGAAAATAATCTACAAAATGATTTAGAATTCTTTAAAAGTAAGACTAATAGAGCATCATTGTATAAATCAAACCCTGGTGCATTTCTAGCTAAAGATAAAAAAGGAGTACCTATATTTCCTATTCTATCTCCAGCTAATGCCATTTCAATACCAGTACTTAAAAAGAGTTTAATGAACGCTAAAAGACTTCATACAATGACTGGAGAAGATAAGTATATAAAGTTTATTGAGAAAATTAAATTTTATATGAATAGTGTTGAAAATCCAGTTACTATATTAAAGGTTCCAAGAACTCATAATGTTAGTGATGAAGTAATGAACATTCTTAAAAAACAGGTAAATATTAAACTTAAATGATAAATCCAATAATAGAAATTATTGATAACTATTTAATATCTAAATTTAAAACAACAGATCCAAAAATTATAGGTCCTAAAATATATTTTCATACGATTAAAAATTTTAAATATTTTGATGATAATATTTCAGATTTAATTATAAAAGAAACAAAAAATAGTTTAAGTGAAAAATGTTCATTAGCAGAAAGAATTTATTTTTTATTAAATGGATTAACTGTTAAACCTAATTGTATAGAATGTAATTCTAATGTAACTTTTAAAAATATATCTTATGGATATCATTTATTTTGTTCTACTAAGTGTTCAATGTCTAATAATATAATTAAAGAGAAATTTAAACAAACATGTAAAGATAGATATGGTGTTGAAAATCCATCTAAATCTAAAGAATTTCAAGATAAAAAGAAAAAAACCTGTTTAGAAAGATATGGTGTAGAATATTATTCTCAATCTCCCATAGTCAAAGAAAATAAGGAAAAAAAAAGTTTAGAGAAATATGGTACTAAACATCCAAGTTCTTCTAAAATTGTGAAAGAAAAAATTAAACAAACTTGTTTAAAGAAATATGGTGTAAGTACTACTCTAAAATTGGAAAGTATTAAGAATAAAATAAAGAAAACTAATTTAAAAAAATATGGTGTTGAGAGTGTTTTTCAAGTTAAAGAAGTTCAAAAGAAAATAAAGAAAACTTTATTAGATAAATACGGTGTAGAAAATGTATCACAATCAAAAAAGATACAACAAAAAATAAAGAAAACTCATTTATTAAGTGGTTTTGAAAATCTTCTTAATTCAGATAGATTAAAAGATCTAGTTACACCTTTATTTAAATTAGAAAATTACATAGGATCTATTAATCATAATAAATATCCGTGGAAATGTACTAAATGTAAAATAATATTTGAGGATCATTTAGATAATGGTAAAATTCCTAGATGTCCAACTTGTTATCCTAAATTAAATGGAACATCAAAATCTGAACAAGAAGTACTATCTTTTATACAGAAGTACTACCCAAATGCTAAATCAGATAGAATAATTTTAGAAGGTAAAGAAATTGACATTTATATAGAAGAACTAAAGTTAGGTATCGAATACAATGGACTTTATTGGCATAGTGAAATAGGTGGTAATAAAGATTCTAAATATCATCAGAATAAAACCTTACTTGCAAAATCTAAAGGTATTCACTTGATACAGATATTTGAGGATGAGTGGTTTAATAAACAGGATATAGTTAAGAGTATCATTTTAAATAAAATGGGTAAATCTCCCATTAAGATATTCGCACGTAAATGTAAAATTAAAGAAGTAGAGAACAAGATAGCTAAACAATTTCTATTTGATAATCATTTACAATGTGAAATCAATGGAACTCATATTGGTTTATTTTATAAAGATGAATTAGTATCTATGATTACCATGGGTAAATCTAGATTCAACAAGAAGTATGATTATGAAATTTTAAGATTTTGTAATAAATTAAACTATTCAGTTACGGGTGGTTTATCTAAACTTTTGAAGCATTTTAAGAAAGAGTATAATCCTAGTTCTATTATCACTTATGCTGACGCAAGATATGGAGAAGGTAAAGGATATGAGAAATGTGGATTTATATATAAAGAATTAAGTAAACCAAATTACTTTTATTTAAATAAACAGGTTTGTAGAGAATCCCGTATGAAATATCAAAAACATAAATTAAAGGACAAACTACAAACATTTGATTCAACTTTAACTGAATGGCAAAATATGCAATTAAATGGTTTCGACAGAATATGGGACTGTGGTAATTATTCTTATATTCAGAGTGAAAAATGATAAAAATTTTTAATGTTAACAAGATTATTAAAAGTAGAAAATTAAAAGGACCCGTCACTAGTCCTCAAATCTATTTAGGTAAATCCCAAACATTCCACCCTCAAGGATTATATTCCGAAGAAATCTTTGGAATGGATGGTTCTAAAGAAAGAAAGCAAAATTTATCATGGGTAGATTTAAATAGTACAGTAATACATCCCTCATTATATGATATAATATCCAAAACAATTGAAAGAAAAATTGTTAAATTAATTGCTGGAGATACTTCATTTAAAATATCTGAAGATGGTACTTTAGAAGAAGATGAAAATGGAAAACTATCTGGTTTTACTAGTCTAGTTAAAAATATGGATAAAATAAAATTTAGACTTAGTAAAGATGGTACTGGTAACAGAAATGAATTAGTAAAAATGATAAATAATAATATAAAAAAAGGTACCTTTTTTATAGATAAATTAATTATTATATCTCCTGAATATAGACCATTAGGTTTAGATGGTTCAGAAGAAGATGCTGATGTACTTACAGAGTTATATCAAAAAATAATAAGACACTCTAGTCAGTTGAAAGGTGTATCTGGTGAATTATATAATATACTTGCATATAGAATGCAAATGTTAATTAGAGAATTATATGAATTATCTAGAGTTACTATTTCTAAAAAACAAGGAATGATTAGAAAAATGATTCTTGGTAAGAGAGTTGATTTTTCTGCTAGAGGTGTAATATCTCCAGACCCAAGTTTAGATTTAGGACAAATTGGAATACCATTAGATATGGCAAGTAGTTTATTTGAGAATCAATTAATATATGGTTTAGTTAACAGTAAATATGCCAAAAATATTCCAGAAGAATTTCATACAGCTGTTAAAGACTTTTTGGGTAAACGTTTAGAATTAATTGATGAGGTTTAATTATAATGAAATATGTATCAGAAGTTTATGTTAATGAAATAGGAGCAAAAAATATAAAGAATGTTATTTCTAAAATAACTAATAGTAATTTAGCTTCTAAAATTATAAAAGATCCTGCTAAAAGATTAGCTATTCAACAAAGTATACAACGAAAAATTTTACTAGCAAGGCTCTCACTTATGAAAAGAAAAAGACAAGCAGTAAAAGCTTTAGATAGAATATTAGATCCTGAAAAAAGAGCGATTGAAATATCAAAAATTAATGAAAAATTTAGTAATGAGTTAATAAAGGTTAAAGAACGGTTTAATAAATCTACAAATTTGTAAAGGTAGACAGTTGTGGAAAAAAGTAATACAGAAGAGATAAGGCAAGTTCTTAAATTTATAGCTAAAGGTTATAAAGTTCCAAAATCCATATATGATGTGGTTTTTGATGTAGCAATTAGAGAGATTGAAGAAAAGGGTAAAATTGTATTAAGTAAAAGAGATCCTAATACTGAATCCGGTAGAATTCAAGCACAGTTTGTAAAAATTATTGACGGTGTTTCAATAAGTATACATCCATCTTCTGTAGGACCATATGGTGCAGATTTTGACGGTGATACATTAGCAATATATGCACCAATATCTGAAGAAGCACAAAAAGAAGCTAGAGACAGAATGGTTACTGCTACTAGTAAAACTGGAATTAATAAACCTAATTTTGAAATAAGTAAAGAAATGTTATTAGGTTTATTTACTTTAACCGCTGATCCAAGACGTAAAACGTTACCTAAAAAAATTAAAAATATAGAACAAGCAGAACAAGAAAATATAACACAATTAGTTGATATGGTATTTAAAGGTAGTAAAAGAAGAACTACTGCTGGACGTATTATATTTAATAATGAATTACCAAAAGAATTTGAGTTTGTAGATGAAGAAATTACTAAAAAAGTAGTGGATAATATATTAAGTAAAATTCTTGCTAAAAGTAGTGATATGTTTGGTAAAACAATTAACAAACTTATGTTATTAGGTTTTAAGTATGCAACAATAGAACCTAAAACATTTTCTTTAGATCAAATGGAACTACCTGACACCTTAATAGAATTAAAACAACAATTGGGTAAGGCAAAAACATTATCTGACCAAATGGAAATTGAACATCAGATGGAAATTGAACTATTAAAGCATTTAAAGAAAACTGATAACGATTTATATTATGCAGTTAAATCAGGTGCATCAAAAGGTATTAGTCAATTAAGACAGGTTATGGTAGCTAAAGGTGTAATAGCTGATCCAATGGGTAATCCATTACCACCTATAACTGATTCATTTAATGATGGATATTCTCCTCAAAATTATTTTGATGCAGCATCAGGTGCTCGTAAAGGTGTTATTGATAGGGCTTTAAATACTGCTCAAGGTGGCTATACTTATCGCAAAATGATATATATTTTAAGTGATGTTGAAGCTGATTTAAAAGTTAAAGACTGTGGAACAAAATCTACTTTAAATATTAAATTAACAAAACCAATGTTTAATAGAATGCCAGGTAGATATACATTAAATGATAAAGGTATAATAACTAAAATTTCAGAAAAAATGATTGGTCAAAAAATCAAATTAAGAAGTCCTGTATTTTGTAGAAATAAAAAAATATGTAGAACATGTTACGGGGATTTAATAAAGCAAATAACATCCCCTAATGTGGGTATTATAGCTGCACAAGAAGTGGGGAGTCTGGCGGAAAAGATTATGAAATGTGGTGTAGGTTTAATAAATAAAAATAAAAAATTAATATCAATGGATGATATTTGGGAAGAAAAGGATAAATTATAAATGTTTAAATGTGAAATTTGTAGTAAAAAAGTTACTACAAAAGCAGCTCTATCAAAGCATATTAGTTGTGAAAATAAAAAAGACACTCATCCTTCTAAAGAGGATTATTATTTATATATTTTAAATAATAAAAAAGATAATATTTGTAAAAATGAGAATTGTAATAAATCTACTAAGTTTCGTGGAATATTTAATGGTTATGCTGAATTTTGTTCTATACAATGTGTAACTAGATCTAAAATAATTAGAAATAGATCTAAGAAAACTAATTTAGAAAGATATGGTGTTGAACACGCTTCACAATCTAAAGAAATTAAAGAAAAATCCAAGAGAACTTGTTTAGAAAAATATGGTGTAGAAAACGCTTTTCAAAATAAAGAAATACAAAAAAAGTATAAAAATACCTTATTAAAAAAATATGGAGTAGAACATAATTCTCAAACAAAATCATATAAAAAGAAATACAAAGATACATTGAAAATTAAATATAATGTGGAAAACATTTCTCAAGTTAAAGAATTTCAGGATAAAAAGAAAAAAACATCTTTAGAAAATTATGGTGTAGATAACCCTATGAAATCTGAAGTTGTAAAAGAGAAATTTAAACAAACATGTAAAGAGAAATATGGTGTAGAAAACGTTTCTCAAGTTAAAGAATTTAAAGAAAAATCCAAGAGAACTTGTTTAGAAAAATATGGTGTAGAATATGCAAATCAAAATGATATAATTAAAGAAAAAATAAAAAAGACCTCGTATATAAATAACGGAGGATATTCATTTCATTCTCCAGCAATTAGAGAAAAAATTGAAAAAACTAATTTAGAAATTTTTGGAAATAAAAATCCTATGAAAACTGAAAAAGGAAAGAAACTTTTTGTAGATTCATTCAGAAACAAATATGGTGTAGATAATCCTAGTCAAGTGCAAGAAATAAGAGAAAAAATAGAAAATACTAATTTAGAAAAATATGGAACTAAATATTTTAGTCAGAGTAATGAATTTAAATTCAAAATGCTAGAAACTTCATATAATAGATTATTAAATTCAGATAGATTAAAAGGATTAGTTATTCCTTTATTTAATTTAAAAGAATATAATGGAATTTGTAATTACTATATAAAATATCCTTTTATTTGTATTAAATGTACTACAAATTTTAAGGATCATTTAATGAATGGACATATACCTAGATGTCCAACCTGTTATCCTAAATTAAATGGAACATCAGTTGGTGAACAAGAAGTTCTAACCTTTGTAAAACAGTACTATTCCAATGTTGAATCTGGGAATAGAGAAATTTTAGATGGAAAAGAAATAGACATCTATATACCGGAAATTAAATTAGGAATTGAATACAATGGTCTTTACTGGCACAGTGAAAGAATGGGAGTTAACAAAAACTACCATCAGGATAAACATCTTTTAGCTAAGTCTAAAGGTGTTCATTTAATACAGATATTTGAGGATGAGTGGTTAAACAAAAGAGATATTGTGAAATCTATTCTTTTAAACAAAATGGGTAAATCACCTAATAAAGTATTTGCCAGAAAATGCCAAATACAGAAGGTTGACAATAAAATAGCTAAACAGTTTTTATTTGATAATCATTTACAAGGTGGTATACAATGTACACATATTGGAATCTATTTTGAAAACGCTCTAATTTCGATGATTTCTATGGGAAAATCTAGGTTTAATAAGAAATATGATTACGAAATACTTCGTTTTTGTAACAAAATAAATACATCAGTTATAGGAGGATTATCTAAGCTTCTTTCTCACTTTAAAAAGTTAAATCCTGGTAGTTCTATTATCACTTATGCTGATGCTAGATATGGTGAAGGTACCGGATATTTAAATTCAGGATTTAAATATAAAGAGCTAACTAATCCTAACTATTTTTATTTAAAAAATAATGGTCGAGAAAACAGAATGAAATATCAGAAACATAAATTGAAAGATTTATTAGAATCATTTGATTCAACTTTAACTGAATGGCAAAACATGCAGCTAAACGGTTTCGATAGAATATGGGACTGCGGCAATTATAAATATGGTATGGCAGTATAGTGATAGTAGAAGAAAATATACAATTAGAAACTATTGATTTAGTAACTGAAATACAAGGACAAAGTGGTGCCGTTACTACAAGTTCTATACAGAGACATTTACCAGTATGTGATATGTTATTATTAATTACAGAAACAGGTCATACAATATTTTGTCAAGAAAATCATCCTTTATTTATTAGTAGAAATAAAGAAATTTTAGAAATTGAAGCTAAAACTTTAGAGATTAATGACAAAATTTGGATTGACAATTCTATTACTCAAAATGATAATAATATTATTCCTAAATCAAATCAAGAACATGTTGTAAGTGCAATTATTAATTCTGAAATAAAGTCAGAAATAGTTAGAAATGATAATTTATCAACTTTAAGACTGGAACCAAATTTTATTAATTATGATAAAGAATGGTTAGAAAAATTTATTAGATTATTTTATAAAGTGACAAAATCTTTAAATATTAAAATTGAAAGTTATAATTTGATACAACAAATTAAATTAATATGTGATAGAGTAGGTTTTATATCGACTATAGATTTAATTAATATAGATGATAAAGTTTATTTTACAATTGATATTAATTTAGAAAAAACTGACACAATCATTAAAAATTATGTGACTATTTTGAGAACTAGAAAAACATCTAATTGGAATTCTTATGTATATGACATTAAAACAAACACCAATGATTTCCTTTTAGGTTGTATTCAAAATCATAATAGTTTTCATACTGGTGGAGCAGTTATACTTGAAAGATTAGATTTAATTAAAAGTATTATGGAAACAATTGATGATAAATTAGAAGATCAAATTAGAAGATCATTAGAACAGGTTAAAGAAATAATGGTATGCAGATCTGAATTTATCACTTTAAATATTGATACTAATATTTTTGAAAGGTCAGGTATTAAAATAAAACAAGAAGATAATAAATACATATTACCTACTGGATATTTTGATATAATAATTGATGATGTTGATATCTCTGTAAGATTAGAGAATGAAACCACTGTTTATGTAACTGAAGATACTGAAGTAGCAGATAACATTATATCTATTACTTATAATAAAGATGACGAAATGTTTCATGTTAAACCTAAACAAGAAGATTATACAAAACTTGCTAGAGACTTTGATTCTTTTGTTGGTGGTAAAAGTCCATGGGGTGATGTTCCAAGTCTATTCTTAAAATTTTGGAAAAACTTTTCTCATACTAGAAATTATGATAGTGTACATTTAGAGATAGTACTATCTAATATATTAAGAAATAAAAGTAACCCACAAATACTTGCTCGTCTTAAAAAACCATATGATCCTATATTACTAAGTATTAAAAAATTACCAGGTGTTATAAGTTGGCCTCTTGGACTAGCATTCGAAGATTTCTCGAAAGCTATCAATCAAGGTTTAATTACTGATAGAGGACCAGAAAGTCCTATTGAAAGTGTGTTATTTGGTTCTTCATTAGTAGATAAAGGAAAATAAGTTGAAACAATTTAGTAAATTAAAATTATATAGACCTACTGATGGATTTATACTACCAGCAGCCGGTACACCAGAGGGTAAGAATGTATGTTTTATTTACGTATCTGAAAATGATAGTTTTCTAAAATCATATAGATCATTGGGTATTAAAAAACAGCATGTAAGATATTTATTTGTACCAACTACTAAAAAACCAATAACCAAATTAACTTCTGAATATAGAAAAGCAGCTATGGCTCATGGACTTAGACCAATTAAAGGATTTGCTGGTGAGTTCTCTGATTTTGTTGGTAAGAATTTTTTCTACGATATAAATACGTTTATTAGATATGCTACTAAAAAATTTAATTTTACAAGATTTAATACAGGTAGATCTGTATCATATATTAATAGAATTGTCAATACTGCAACTAATATTTCAACTGAATCATTTGAAAGAGTATTATTATATTCTGTGAATTTAGATGAAAATATACCAAATAAAATATTTAAAAGAAAAGTATTTCCTATATATTCAATGCTAGTTAATTGGGTTAAAGGTAATATTGAAGAATTACCATTTGATAAATTGTTATTACATGTATATGATCATACGTCTCGAAGATATGTATTATTATTTGACAAAAATGAAAAACCTAATTTAGGTAGAATTAGAAACATATTAAAAAAACTTAAAAGTATAGATGAAGATTTAGTTGAGGAAGAGGAAGTTGATATTTTATCAAGTGAAATATCTCAAGATAATGCTCCTATTATAAAAAATGATGAAATATCAGAAGAAGCTAATATTGTAAATCAAGAAATATTAAAAGATGTGGTTAGAAATTATTTAGATTCTGATCCATCGATGAGTAGTGATGTGGACACTATAGATAAAGAAGAAACAATGACAGCAGCTATAGTTTATCATGTTACAGGTAATATGGATAAAGCAAAATTTATAGCCAAACAAGTAGCAAAAGATCCAATAAAGAAAAAGAAATTAATTAGAACATATTCTGAAATGATGATACCAAGAAGAAAGGTAACTACAACATCAACAGATGAAATTACAAAAATGTCTAAACCATCATCATTAGTAGATAATCAAGTACCTACACATGTATTAGATAAAAGAAAAAATGATTTTAAAAAATTATTAAAGAAAGATATAGTTACTACTTTTAAACGTTTAGAAACATTAGATCCACCATTAAAATTAAAAAGTATTAAATCTGAAGTTATTAAGTCTGGTCCTGAACAATTAAAAGAAAGAATTATAGATAGATATAACATAGAACTTATAGGTAAAGATAGAAGGTTACATAAACTATATATTGATCTCCCACATCTGACTGAGAATGGAACTTTTTTAGTTAATGGTCAAAATAAAATATTGGTTACACAATTAATAACATATCCTATATTCTTTTTTAAACCATATCATGGAAAATTTGAATCATCATATAGTGTTATTACAATTATAAGTAAGAGATTAAAAAGTACATCTTATTTAATAATGCATATATCTGGATATAAATTCCCTATAATGGCACCATTAGCTTATTTATTAGGTTTTGATGAAATGTTAAAATATTTTAAGATGTCATATTATATATCTAAAGAAAATATTCCTGGTTCTATAAAATTATCAAATACTGAATATATAGTATTTAATACTAAAGATGAAATTGGAGAAGAAATAGTAGAGTCACTTAAACATATACCATTGCCTACTAATAATTTTAATATAAAATCTAAAGATTTTTGGATGGAGGTTTTAATTAAATATACAGGTACACGAAATTGTTTTAATGGTATTGATAAAATATGGACAAATATAGTGACACCAATAGAAGTAGAAGTGTTAAAATCAAAAGGTGATCCTACTAAACTACCAGCTATAATTAAATATATATGTAAAGAAGTAATAGCAGGAACAGTAGATGATAGAAATGGTATTGATAAACAAAGAATAAGAACTTCTGAAGTTTTTACTCATATACTTGAAAAACAAATACCTAGAGCTTATAGTGAATATGCTGAAAAAAGAGCTAGAGGTGATAAAACTGCACAGTTTACTATTGTACCAACTAAAGCATTTAGTGAAGTTCAACAATCTCAAAACGTACAACAATTAGAAAATATAAATCCAATGGAAGAATTATCTATGATGACTAGAATTACACCAATAGGTATTGGTGGTGTATCTAATGTAGATACATTTCCCATGGCTGGACGTAATATACATTCTACTTATTATGGGAATATTGATCCTCTTGAAACACCTGATGGTCCTGGTGTTGGTATACAACAGCACTTATCTGTTGGTGTAGCATTGTCTAATAATAGAGGTATGTTTATGGTTAAAGATAGCTCAACTGTTAAACCGACAGAAATACTTAGTACAGGACCTGCACTAATACCTTTTGTAGAATCCAATGATGGTTGTAGAGTACTAATGGGTACTGCACATAGCAAACAATCTATACCATTAGCTAATCCACAACCGGCTGCTGTACAAACTGGATATGAATCATTATTAACAAATTTATTATCAGATAATTTTGTTAAAAAATCTCCAGCAGATGGTACTGTTATATCAGTATCTACTAACTTAATTACAATTAGAGATAGTAAAGGTAAAAAACATAATATAGATACAACTGCTAGAGAACTAAAAAGTGGTCAAGGTAAATCTGGATTAAGTGAATTTAAACATTTAGTATCTGTTGGGGATAAAGTCAAAAAAGACAAAATTATATCTGAAGGAGCATCTATAATTAATGGTATGATTTCAACTGGTTTAAATGTACTTACAGCTTATATGCCTTGGAAAGGATATAATTTTGAGGACGGTATAGTTGTATCTGAAAGTATAGCAAAACTTTTCACATCAAGACATATAGAAAAAGAAGTTATATATTTAGAAAAAGATCATGATGTTGTATTTATAGAAAAAGTTGGTAACGAGATGGAAAAGGGTGGTATATTAATAACGTATTCTGATGAAGCTACTGATGTTGAATCCTTTAAGCATTTAAGATCTAAAGAAGGTATAATAAATAATATTAAAATATATTCTAATGTTAACGAAGAAAAAATACCAAAAGTTTTAATTCCTCAATATAAAGAATTTAAAGATTTTTATATTAAAGCAAAAGGATCATATCCTGAAGGAAAATTTAAAGAAAAAAATGAAAAGTTTGAAGGTATAATGATAGAATTTTATATTGAACAAAGGTTAGAGTTAAAGAAAGCTGATAAGTTAAGTAACAGACATGGTGGTAAAGGTGTTATTGGTTTAATTGAAAAAGATGAAAACATGCCCATTACGCCAGATGGTGAACGTATAGATATGGTCTTTAATCCTATTGGTGTTATTAACAGGATGAATAGTGGTCAAATGTTAGAATTACATACCGGAATGATAGCTAAAAAATTAGGATCATTAGCAGGTAGTATGCCTAGAGGTGGATTTACATCTATATATGAAAGAGTTTTAAAATTAATGGATGGTACTAGAAATAAAGAATATAGTAGAAATGTATTTAAAAAGTTTAAATCCTTATCTGATAAAAACTACCAAAAAATAATTGGACAAATTAAAAATAGAGGTTACATACCAATTATAATTCCACCATTTAAAAGTCCAGCTAGAGAAGATATATTAAAGGCTATGACTTTATTAGGTTTGTCTCCAAGAATACCTTTATTTTTACCTGAATATAAAAAGAAAACAAAACCTGTAGCAGTAGGACTTGCATATGTACATAAATTAGAACATCTTGCAGATAAAAAAATGGCATCTAGGGGAACTGGACCATATACAGGTAAAACATTTGGACCTACACAAGGAAAGAAAAGAGATGGTGGTCAAAAGGTATCTGAGTATGATATGTATAGTTTATTAGCTTGGAATGCACCTTATATGATTGAAGAATTTTTTGGTCCATTAAGTTCCGACCATTCTACTAAGAACGTGATGATTTCTGAAATTATACAAACAGGTAAAACTAGATTTAGGCCAGCTACAACAAACCCAGAAAAAGATTTATTAACGCAAATGATGATGGCAATTCATTTAGAAGCAACTTAATATGGAAATTTAATTATGAGTATATCAAATACATTAGATATAGGAACTTATTATGGTATCGTAGAAGAGGAAATGGCATTTTTAAATTCTAAAGATTTATTATTTTCTATAACTAAGAAAACTTCAAAATATGAACTACAATTTCTATTAGATGAACTTGAAAAAAAGGGAAATAGTCAATTCTGGTTAGTAGTATTAAAGCAAATTATTAAAGTATATTCATTAAATAGTTTAAAGACATATTTATCAATAGGAAATTCAATTGATGATTTTTCATCTGAAATTAAAAAACTTTTATTATTTATAAAAACTAAACTTGTATTAAAATTTGAATATGATAAAATACCTTTAACCATATCTAGAGTTGAATTAAAGAAATTATTGATAGAAATGAACGCATCTAAATTACTACGAATCGCTATAAGAGATATTGATAATGAGAGTTTAAGTATATTCTTGAATGTATTGGTTCGTGAATCTCAATCAGATTATACAAGCGATTAAAATTCAGTATATATATTAAATATTAGAATAATTAGTTTTGCAACTTTTTGTTTTAATTCATAGTGAATAATCTTCGATATACTAGGTATATTGGAGAGTCTGTATTTAATCAGACTTAAAATTTTATTTTTTTTAAATTTTTTAATTTTTGGGGCACAACTAATTAAAATAATATACTTATTAGAAAGGATTATGTGTCGTGTATATTAAGTATTTATAATAATTCAGGAGAAAAATATGTTAGAACTAGTGACTAATGGTTTGGAGTTAAAAGGTAAATTAATAGGATTTGATCCTGGATCAACTAATATGTATATGAAATTCGCGAATAATATGACTGTTGAAGTAGAAAATCCACCTGCGGATTTGTTAATATATATGAGAACTATTGGATTACATAAACTACAGAATGCTAAGATTGATCTTACTGGTCCAAAGTTTAAAATTGAATTTGTTGATTCAGGAATACAACAAAGAGCAGATCAAGAAGAAAATAAAGGAGCAGATAAACCAACTGATTAAACTAAACTTAAAAATTTTAAAATTATCACAACATTAATTAATAACCAAAGATTATATAGGAGACAGAATGAGAATTTCTACGTTAATTGGAAAAGGTATTGTACATGAAGGCACTATTGCAAAATTACTTTTAAATACAGATGTAATTAAGAATATTATTAATGAGTTTTCTTTAATAAATGAAAAGACATGGGTTGAGAGAGAATGTCTCAGATGTAAAGAAGATCCAGCAAGATGCAAAAAACATAAAGCATTAAAAGCCTTACAAGAAGCTGCTTATTGTTCAGAGATAATTAATTTAGGTTCAATTAATTCCTTAAAATTATATGCTGCAGGTCACGCTATGTTTGTATATAATGAGAAAAGTAGAACACTTTTAATTATTGATTCACCACCTTTTGCAACTAAATTTACAAAAGTTCCATCTGATTTATGGATTAGTAAAATAATTCCATTTACATTTGGGAATATTGATTTTAAAGTTCCAACAGTAGAACAAACGAAAATAGATATTAGAAGTTTATTTTCATACAGAGCATTATTTATACCTATAGCTAAAGGTACACAGAAGAATTTAAATCTTCACAATCAGAGAATAAGATTTACTTGGGAAATTACTGAATTAATAGAAAATAAACAAGATCATACTACTACGAAGAATCAAAAACAAATTATTCAGAAAACATATGAAGAACATTATAAAGACCAAATGAAAGAAGCTGCAGCTAAAGTAGAAGAAGAAAAAATAAATGTAAATATTGAATAGGAGATAACTAATTGTCATTAAAGTTTTATAACCCCAGAACATCGATGTTGGATTTAGGTGTGTCATATTTGAATTCTACAATTCAAATATCTATGGCACCTACATTAGATCCTAATATGAAAGGAAGACCAACTAAAGGTCAAAAAGTATATGATTGGGAAAATGGAACACAATGGTTTGCATTGTCTGTCGAGGAATGTCATAGAACATTCCAGGCAATACCAGGATTACTTGACGGAACATATAGTAATCCAGATCCAAAAACACCTGCTGAATACAAGCAGACTTACAACGTAACTCATTTTAGAGAAAATAGACCCTCTAGAATGCTGTTAAATAGATCTAAAGATAGTAATGGTAATCCTACAGGTACGTTAACACTAACACTGTTTCCACCTACTGGAGCTAAACCTATTAATTATACATTTAGATCAGACGAACTTCCTATATTTATATCATTTATTAAACATGGTTTTGTGGATCTTCCTTACAATGTAGCTTGTTGGGATGGTCAAACTAAAGCTGAATGGAAAAATAAACAGGATAGAGAAAAAAGACAAAAGAATAATGGTAATAATTATAATAATCAACAAAATGAACCAGTAGGTTCAACATTTGATAATGCGGTTCCAGTACAAGCAGCTGCACCAGTAAATACACCAGCACAACCTGTGCAAAGTACTAGCGTAGAAGGTTTAGATTTTAATTTAAACGATTGGTAAAATTTTAGCAAGGGTGTAGTGACGTTATATTATGTCAATTAAACTATATAATAGTTTAGCCGTGAGGGGCTTAAACCTACACACTACACCCGAGCCTTTTTGAGGAGAAGTATGAGTTATAATGTAGAACATATTTATGAAATGTCTCAAGTAGATCACCTTAGACAAAATACAGGAATGTATATTGGTTCTACAGAAACATCTACCAGATTAGTGGAAGAAATTCTTGATAATTCTTTAGATGAGGTACAAGCAGGTTATGCTAATATAATAGGTGTACTTATAGATACAAAAAATAAAAATTTTAAAATTTTAGATTCAGGTAGAGGTTTTCCTTTTTCTGAAAAATTACCATTAGAACAAGATCCACCTGTGCTAGCATCTACTAAATTATTTACTTCTGGTAAATTTAAAAAGGGTGATGAAGGTAGTGCATATCAAATAGCAAGTGGACTTCATGGCATAGGCATTGTGTGTGCGTTTGCTTTAAGTGATAAAATGGAAATTGAAATATATCGTGATAATAAACATGCACTATATAAATTTAATTCTAAAGGTGATATAACTAGAGATGTTAAAAAATTTAAAGATGAACCACCCTTTTCAACTAAAGTTACAGTATGGCCTAGTAAAAAATATTTTTCTAGTATTGAAGTGGATTTAAAAACAATAGAAGAAAGATTAAGAATTGCTGCAGCAAATTATCCTAAATTAAAAATTGTATTTAGAGTAGATAATAAAGATAAAGTAATACATGGAACTGAACAAGAAATGATTCTTGATTATTTAACTAAGAATCCTGTTAAGTGGGCTAATTTTGAAAGTAAAAAGAAAGTTGAAAGTTGTAGACTTAAACTTGCATGGGATGATTATAATCCAGTAACACCCAAAATCTTATCTTGTGTTAATTTAGTTAGAGTGCATAGTGGTGCTCATATAATTAAATTAAATAATATATTAAAGAATGTATTTGGATCACTTAAGAAAAAATATGGATATACATTTAATCCTGAAGATTGTTTAACAGGACTTAGAGTATATTTAGATCTTAAAATTATAAAAACGTCATTTGAGGCACAAGTTAAAGTTAAGTTAGAATCTAAAACAGATTTATCTATAATGAATAATTTAGAGTCTCAAATTAAAAAATATTTTGAAGAAAACGAAGAAGAACGTACTATATTATTAGAAAAATTTCAATTATATAGAAAATCAATACAGTCAAAGAAAATAAAAATAATTGATAGTAAAGGACGTACATCTACTAAATTTACTAAATTAAGAGACTGTACTACACTAGGTGGAGAACTATTAATAGGTGAAGGTGATTCAGCAGTAGGTGGTTTAGTTGAAGTTAGAGATACTACTAAACATGCTATCTTACCACTTAGAGGTGTTATTCCCAATTGTTTGACTAAAAAAGATTTATTAAAGAATAAAGAAGTTGAAGAAATTATTAGAGCGTTAGGTTGTGGTATAGAAGAAAATTGTAATATAGATAAATTAAGATATAATAAGATTATATTATCTGCTGATGCAGATCCGGCAGGTCATTTTATAACATCACTTTTAATCATACTTTTTGCAAAATTATTACCACAAATAATTAAAAATAATAAATTATTTGTATGTAAAACCCCACTGTATGGTTATGGTTATAATTCTAATTTCACACCTTTATGGGAAAAAGAAGACGTAGAGAAGGCGAGAAAAGAAGGTAAAACTATTAGGAGAATGAAAGGGTTAGGAGAATTTAATCCTGATGAATTAAAAGTATTTACTATAGATGAAAGTACTAGAAAACTTATTCCTGTAACTTGGTCAAAAAAATATGAAAGAGTTTTTGAATTAATGGTTAAACCTGAAGAAAAACGTAAATTAGTAAATGGTAAATGGAAAATTTAAATGAAAATTTGTATGATGTGTAATAAACCATGTAAAAATTTACTAGGATTATCATCACATATCTCTAAAGTTCATAATGTAAATACTAAATATTATTTTGATAAATTTTTATTAAAAAATAATGCAAATAAATGTTTAGTTTGTAAAAAAGATAATAAATTTATAGGATTAGGATTAGGATATCAAAAACATTGTTCTTATAGTTGTTCTACAAAAAATCCAATTACAAGAGAAAAACAAAAGAAAACAATGTTAATTAAATATGGTGTTGAACATAATTCTAAATCAGAAGAATCTAATAATAAGAAAAAACAAACTTGTTTAGAAAGATATAATGTAGAATATTCAACACAATCAAAAATAATGAAATCCAAATCAAAGCAAACATGGTTAAAAAGATATGGTGTAGAAAATCCTAGTCAAATGAATGATTTTGCAGAAAAATCTAAAAAGACATTTCTAAAGAATTATGGTGTAGATAACCCAATGAAATTAGAAGTTATAAAAGAAAAAACTAAACAAACATGTTTAGATAGATATGGTGTAGATTGTATTGGAAAATCAAAATTTATATCACATAAAACATCAGAAACTAATAGAAAAATCTTTTATAATAAACTACTAAATTCAGATAGATTAAAAGATTTAGTTACTCCTTCATTTAACAGTAAAGAATATAAAGGTACATTAAATTATTCTATATATTCTTGGAAATGTACTAAATGTAAAACTGAATTCGAAGATAATATAAACAATGGTAAAATACCAAGGTGTCCTACTTGTTATCCTAAATTAGTATCTGGTACATCTCAAGCGGAACAAGAAGTATTAGAATTTGTAAAACAATACTATCCAAATGTAGAAAATCCAAATAGAACTATTTTAGATGGTAAACATATTGACATCTATATACCAGAAATCAAATTGGGAGTTGAATACAACGGATTATATTGGCACTCTGAGCTTGCAGGAAATAAAGAACCTAGATATCATCAGAATAAAACTTTACTAGCTAAAGAAAAAGGTATTCAGTTAATACAGATATTTGAGGATGAATGGTTTAATAAACAGGATATAGTTAAGAGTATCATTTTAAATAAAATGAGTAAATCACCTGTTAAAATATACGCTAGAAAGTGTATAATTAAATCTGTAGAAAACAAAGAAGCTAAACAATTTCTATTTGATAATCACTTACAATCTGAAATTAATGGAATTCATATAGGTCTTTATTTTGAATCTGAATTAGTTTCTATGATTACGATGGGTAAATCAAGATTTAATAAGTCAATTGATTACGAGATTTTAAGGTTTTGTAACAAATTAAACACCTCAGTTACAGGTGGTCTATCTAAATTATTAAAGCATTTTAAAAAGTTAAATCCAAATAGTTCTATTATTACTTATGCTGATGCCAGGTATGGTGAAGGTAAGGGATATGAATCTTGTGGATTTAAGTTTAAAGAACTTACTAATCCTAACTATTTTTATTTAGAAAATAATAGTAGGGAATCAAGAATGAAATATCAAAAGTATAAACTGGACAAACTATTAGAAGTGTTTGATTCTACTTTAACTGAATGGCAAAATATGCAGCTAAATGGATTTGATAGAATTTGGGATTGTGGCAACTATAAATATGAATGGAGATTATGAGGTTATTAGTCAATGAATATGATTACTGTTTAGATATTAAATGGGATAATATAAAATTTAAAATAAATTATCAGATTAAGTTTTCAAGTGATTTAGTTAATGCTGACCAAGGAAAGTATAGATGGAATGTTGATGATAAATTTCATGAGATGGCTAAATCATGTTATGGTACATTACTGTCTGATTTTAGTCAAAAATACGGAGAATATATTAAGATTAATAAAAAAAGATTTAATAAATTATTTGATGAATTAGGTCATGATATAATTCCAATAAGAGAGAGAACAATGTCAAGAAAAAGGAGATATAAATAATGAATCTAAATATAACAGAACTTATATCTACATCTGATAGTCCAAGAATGGTACCTGTTAATATTGACATTAAATGGAATATAGAACATAAAGATAGATTTGAAACAACTACTAAATATTATGGTAATATAAATTATTATAATTATTCTGAATTATTACATAAATATGATAGAAGATTACGAAATGGAAATTTTGGTAGAGAATTTGGAAAAAACAGTATTAATAATAAAAAATTATTTAATCATATGTTTCCGGAATTAGATGAACATATTGAGTATCCTAGAGAACCTAAAAAATATAAACCTAGAAGAAAATATAAACCTAGAAAAAGACGAGGATGCTTTTTATCTTTCCTATGATCAAGGATAACTTTTTCAGTTAGATATAAATAAAGGAGATGTATTTGTATAAATGTATGATATGTAATAGACAATTTAAAAATTTATTAAGTTTAACTAGTCATATCGTCCAGAATAAATATCATCCAAATAGAAAAGAATATTTTAATAAATTCTTAGGAAAAATTAAGTATTGTACATGTGGAAAAGAAACAACTTTCATATCATTAAGTAAAGGGTATGGTAAGTTTTGTTCTACAAAGTGTAGTGCAAATGATAAAGAAACTAGAAGTAAATATAAAAAAACTTGTTTAGATAGATACGGGGCAGAGAATACTTTTCAAAATAAAGACATAAAAGAAAAGATAAAGAAAACTTTATTAGAGAATTATGGTGTAGATAACGTATCATACTCAAATGAAATTAAACAAAAAAAGATAAAGACATGTTTAGATAGATATGGTATAAATAGTTATTTTAAAACTAAAGAATTTAAAGAGAAGTCTAAACAAACCTGTTTAGAAAAATATGGTTCAGAACATCCTTCCAAAACAAAGAAATTTCAAGATAAAATAAAGAAAACTAATTTAGATAGATATGGAGTTGAAAACGTTTTTCAAAATAAAGAAATACGAGAAAAATATAAACAAACTTGTCTGAAAAGATATGGAGTAGAACATACATCACAAGTAGAAAAATTTAAAGAAAAAAATATTAAATCGAAAAGAAAAAAATGGTTTGATAATTTATTAAATTCAAGCAGATTAAAAGATTTAGTTACACCTTTATTTAAATTAGAAGATTATATAGGAACTTATAAATATGAAGTAGGTGAAATAAAATATCTTTGGAAATGTAACAAATGTGAAACTGAATTTGATTCTGGTATTAATCATGGTGATATTCCCAGATGTCCAATTTGTTATCCTCCTCTAACTGGTACCTCAATTGAGGAACAAGAAGTCCTATCTTTTATACAGAAATACTACCCAGAATCTAAATCAGATAGAGAAATTTTAGAAGGTAAAGAAATTGACATCTATATTGAAGAGTTAAAATTAGGAATTGAGTACAACGGATTATATTGGCACAGTGAAATAGGTGGTAATAAAGAACCTAAATACCACCAAGACAAAACTTTACTTGCAAAATCTAAAGGTATTCATTTAATACAGATATTTGAGGATGAATGGTTAAACAAGAAAGATATAGTGAAATCAATTCTTTTAAATAAAATGGGTAAATCACCTAATAAGATATTTGCTAGAAAATGTCAAATACAAAAGGTTGAGAACAAAGAAGCTAAACAGTTTCTTTTTGATAATCATTTACAAGGACCTATAAACGGAATTCATATTGGTTTATATTACGAAGAGAAATTAATATCTCTGATTACGATGGGTAAATCTAGATTTAATAAGAAGTATGATTATGAAATACTCAGATTCTGTAATAAATTAAATTATTCCATTACTGGTGGACTTTCAAAAATTCTTAGTTACTTTAAAAAGTTAAACCCAAATAGTTCTATTATCACATATGCTGATGCAAGATATGGTGAAGGTAAAGGGTATCTTAATTCAGGTTTTGTATATAAAGAATTAACAAATCCTAGTTATTACTATATTAACAATAATCAGAGAGAAAACAGAATAGGTTATCAAAAACATAAATTAAAAAACTTATTAGAATCATTTGATTCCACTTTAACTGAATGGCAAAATATGCAGCTAAACGGATTCGATAGAATTTGGGACTGTGGTAATTATAGTTATATTTACAAATTAAACAAAGGAGATGTATTTGGAAAAATTAGTACCACAGTTATACGGTAATTATGGCAGATATGTAAATCAAAATAAAATGCTTCCTAATTGTATTGATGGTTTATTACCTGTACAAAAAAGAATATTACTTACTGCTCATACAATAGCTAAAGGGTCTTATGTTAAAACAACTAAGATTCTTGGTGAGTGTATGGCACGATGGCATCCATTCTCTGAAGCTTTAGGTACAGCATCATGGGCAGTACAAAATGAATTTTTAGATGGTGGAGGCTCATGGGGTTCTAAAATAGGAACTGAACCAATTGGTTGTGCTGCACCTAGATATACAAAAATAAAGGCTAACAATAGAATAGAAGAATTAGCTTTTAAATATGTTAAACATGTTGAGTGGAAAGAAATTGAAGCTGACCCTGAACCTTTAACACTACCTACAATGATACCTTTTTGTTTAATGGGTAAATATGAAATGACATCTATCGCATTTGGATATAAAACTGAAATACCATGTTATAAGTATACTGATTTAATTAAACGATTAATGTTTTTACTTGAATTGGAAAAAGAATATGTACCAGCACCAAATATTATTAATTGTAAAGTTACATCTAAAAAGAAAGAACTAAAACAGTTATTACAAAAAGGTAATGGTAGAATACAAATACAAGGGAAATATACTGAAGATAAAAAGAATTGGAGAATCTATATTAATGGTTGGAGTCCTAGAACAAAGTTTCAAACATTGTTAGATAAAATAGATAGACATGATAAAAATAAAATTCTTAGTAATAGTGATGTAGGGTTTATAGATCAATCTACAAAATCAAATGGTACTAGAATTAGATTTGAAGTACAGAAACAAAGAAACAAAGAAGAAATATATAATAAAATGTTAGATGCAATTAAAACTTCGTTAGAAGATAGTTTGACATACGGTATTATAACCGTTAATTCTAATGGTATTACAGAAGAAAATTCAGTAGATCAAATGTTATTAAATTCTTTTAATTTTTATACAGAAACTGTTTCTGTATATTTTAAACATCAGATAAGTGATTTAAAAAATAAAATTAAGGAATATGATGTTATCAAAAATATTAGACCACATTTATCCAAGGTTTTACAAATTAAAGATACACCAGAGAAAATGTGTTTAGAATTATCTAAATTAACTAAAATAAATATAGATATAATTAAAGAAATTGTTTCAAAATATCAGATAAGAAAACTTATGAGTGTAAGTTTAGACATTAAAGAAACTGAAAAAATAATTAAAGAATATACAAATAATTTAAAAGATGTGAAATCTTTTTGTGTTAATGAATATGGGAGTTTATTATGAGTGTTTTATTTAAAATACTAACAGGATTATCTATAATTATCTGTATATTTGCTGCAAGTACTATAGGTTTTAAAATATATGTATCAATAGTTTCCTATTTTACGTACATTGATTATTTTAAAATGATTATAGGTGGTTTAGCAGGAGCAACATTATTTGGAATACTTTCGGCATTTATAGATAAGAGTAATGTTTAAATAATATGTTAAAAAGAACTTCTGGTATTATATTACCTAAATCACATTCAGATTACAATAAAATTAAGTCGGATTTAGACCGATATATTGTTGGTTGGAATCAAGAGACTACTAAAGTTAGTTTCTACAATGATTTAGGTGATTCGATATTAATACCGAGGTTCTACCCTGTTAATGAAGAAATTAAGGATGAATCAGTTGAAGGTACATGGATAGATATTAAATCTAATATTAAACCTAAAAATAATAGACAGAAAAAGGCTATTGATTTTTTAATTAATAATGACTGTGGTACTTTGAAGCTGGAACCAGGGAGTGGTAAAACTGTTGTAGCAATAGATACTATTTGTAAAGTAGGTAGAAAAGCATTAGTAATTGTTCATAAGGATAAACTATTAAAACAGTGGCGTGAAGAATTTATTACACATACATCTGCAACCGAAGATGACATTAGTAGATTGTCAACTCAAACGTTTGAAGAGGATTTTAAAAAGCCAATAATACTTGCTACTGTACAAGCACTACTTGCAGGTATTAGATCTAAAAAGAAATCTCAAGATTTTATATATACATTACAAAATTCAGGTGTTGGTCAAGTATATTTAGATGAAGCGCATGCAACGATTGGTCCTGATAAATTTTCACAAGTATCGTTATTATTAAACTGTAAACGTACTATTGGATTATCTGCAACACCTTATCGTACAGATGGTAATGAAGATATAATAAAATATCATGTAGGTGATATTAAATATTTTCAACCTGAAAAGAATGAATTATTAAATCCTAAAATCTTTATGATTTATTTTCCATTTAAAATTTATTCTAGATACAGGAGGTATTTAAGTTGGGGTGGTAGTTTTATAACATCTAGATATTATAAACAAATGGTTAAATCTGAAGATTATATAAAAACTGTATCTCAGTTAATTAAAAAACTATATGATGATAATCGTATTTCTTTAGTACTAGGTACTAGAATAGATTCATTAATTAAATTATCTTCTAAAGTAGGTGTACCTAAAACAGATGTTGGAGCATTTTTACCATCATCAACAAAAGAACAAAGGTTATCCGTATCGGATACTGATTGTTTAGATAAAGCATTTAAAGAAAAGAAAATAGTTTTTTCAACTTATATGGCTTGTAGAGATGGAAATAATAGAAAAGATTTAGATGCCTTAGTTATGACTACTACTACAAATAATATAGAGCAAGCAATAGGACGTATTCAAAGAGAATTAAAAGGTAAGCAAAGTCCTATTGTTTTAGATTTAGTTGATACTGAAGGGCCTATGATTTGGTCAATATATCCTGATGAAAAAGGTGAAAAGAAGAAAACTGGTTGGTTTATGAAAAGTGCAGAAAAACGAAAAATGTTATATGAAAAAATGGGATGGAAAATAAAAATTATCAATTTGGAGTAAATAGTGATTATTATAAATAGTATTGTAATATTTTTTAGTATTATAGGTTTAATTACAATATGTTATTTGATAGATGAAGAAATAAAAGCATATGTAATTGAGAAAAAAGGTCTTTCTAAAAATTTTGTATATGTTAAACAATATCATTTTAAAGTTAAAAATAAATGGCGCATAATTAAAAGTAATAAATATTTTAGAATACAGAGAATATATTATAAATTAATATGGATAGATTTACCGAGATGGTTGTATTTAGAAAATTTAACTAAATTACCATATTTTAAAGAACTTAGTAATTCAAATTGTATTTATACATCTGAATTGGACGCATGGAAATCTTTAGATGCATTAATTGAAGAATTAGAAACTTCTTATGAAACTACTCATTGTTCTAATAAAATTATGATAACAGGTGATAATGAAGAATCTGCGAGAGCTCAACTTACAACAATGACTATAATAAAAAATATTAAAAATTAATGTTTATAAAAATAAATAAGGAGAAAGAATGACGGATACAATAATGAATACAAAGATTAGTTTAAACGCCAGTCAATTTGGGACATTAGCAACAATAATATCAATGATATCAAAAGTATGTCAAGATGTTATTATAAGAGAAGGTAAAATATCACAATTAAGTGATAGACGTTCATCTATATTCAGTATAGATTTAACATCTTTAGTTAATGAAGAATCATTAATGTTAAGTGGTATAAAAGCTAAATCTGAATTATTAGAACCATTTAAAAAACAGACAGTTGATGTTGACTTAATTTTAACACCAACAACATCTATATTTCAAGATACATATTCGAAGATTGAATTTCAACATCCTTTAGAAAAATATTTAGCAAGTCCTTTTATTTCTGAAGATGATCTACAAAATAAATTAGCTTTAGATAATGATGGTCACATTTTTAGTTATACTATGTTAAAAATGATAATAGAACGTTTATCAGCAATACAAAAAGGACTAGAAGCTACAAAACTTTTAGTTGAATTTAAAGATGGAGAAGCTATTTTTAAAGTTAAAGCAGCTGACAAACTACAATCAACTGTTGGTAAGATAATGACAATAACTGATTTATCTGAAAATATTACTGGTGTATGTGTATTACCTATTAATCCTTTTATATTAGGATTTGAAAATATAGAAATTGACTGTTATAAAGGTAAACCTGTAAATGGTAAAGATAGAATCGTATTAAAAATGACTTCTAATGTTGATGAAATTGGTGTAACTATGTGGTTACATGCAGATATAGAAGACGAAGAACCAGTAGATTGATATGAAAAAAGAGTACGCCTGGAGCTACAGTAGACTAACAACATTTGAAAGTTGTCCAAGAAAATATTATCATCTTAATATTATAAAAGATGTTAAAGATAAACCAAATAAATGGGCAATTGAAGGTAGTAGAGTGCATAATGCATTAGATTCAAGATTAAAGAAAAAAACACCGCTACCAAATAATTTAAAACATTTAGAAGAAATGGCTATTAATATTGAAAATGGTCCAGGCGAACTTCATACTGAAAAACGTTTAGCGTTTGATAAAGATTTCAATTCATGTGGTTGGATGGCTAGTAATGTTTATGTAAGAGGCATTATGGATGTGATGAGAATTATTGATGATAAAGCATGGATTGGAGATTACAAAACTGGTAAATGGGATAGTAATGTAGGACAATTACAATTACAATCTATTATGACATTCTTTTTAAATAAACAAATTAATACAATTAAGAGTTGTTTTATCTGGTTAAAGGATATGCGTATGGATACAATAACTATTAATAGAGAAGATGTAGAAAATTTAAAAAATCATTTTGTATCTAGAGCTAATAAAATTAAAGATGCAGCTGATAATAATAATTGGATTGCGACTGAAAATGAATATTGTAAATATTGTCCTGTAAAAGAAAAACTTGGTTGTAATGTAGGTTGATGTTATGAAACTATTAGTTAGAGATGATATAGATTCAAATTATTGGTTTGAGAAAATATATGTTAATAAAAAATTTTACGGAAAAGTTATTGGTGAGGGGAAGGTATATACAAAATTAGATAATATACCTGTTGAACCAATGAGTAGATATGTGAGTTATTTAATGTATCTTGGTACTGATAGTTCATCTACAACTCACACTACGAAAGATAATAAGTCTTTCCCACTATTTACAATTGGATCTAAAATTTTAAATAGTAACTTAGATAAAATGCTAAAGGTTTTAAATAGATGAATATACTAAATAAGATAAGAAATTTTAGTTTTAAATATAGAATAATATATGATCCTATATATGCTATTAAATATAGAATACAGAGGAAAAGTTGGATTCCTTTTTATTGGGTTTATTCTGATGCTGAAGATACAAAATTAAAAGCAACAGAAAATATTAAGAAAAAGATTAGAAGTAAAATAATTCATGAATATAAAATTAAATCTAGAACTGTAATCCCTATATCAATGAATAAATTAGAAAAAGAAGTTTTAATGGAAGATATAGCTGAAAATATTAAAGATGAATAAGGATAATAATGAATATATTAAAAATGTTTGGAATAAAAGATAAGTATAGAATTAAATACGATCCTACACAACCTTATAAATATAAAATTGAAAGAAAAAGTTGGATTCCTTTTTATTGGGATTATGTTGGTATGGAGAATAATGAAGAAGATGCTAGAAAGAAATTAAAACAAGGAATACAATCTAAAATGATATCAGAAGACCGTATCAAATCTAAAAAAATAATTCCTATATCATACGAAGAAACTGAAGATATTGAAAGAGAAGTTTTAATGGAAGGTATAGTTGAAAATATTTCAGAAGATTCTGGTAAACGTAAGAAATTAAAAAAACCTAAACTTTCAGGAGGGTGTAGAGATCTAAAATGTCCCAGTGAACATTTTACATATTCATCTATATCAATTAGGAATGAATTAAAATCAAAAAAAGATGAAGAAGAATGGTAATTATAGATATTAAATCTAATAGAAAGGTATAATGAGCAAAAAATTTAAAAAAGAAATAATTGAAAAACAAGAAAAAAATAAAATATTCCAAAAGTATGATTCAAGTCATGTGTTTGAAGAATTTTGTACTATAAATAATCATTGGTATGAACAATTAGCATCGAAAGAAACAACAAGTGTTGATCCATATTATAGACACTTACTAGGCAAGATGTCTAATAGACCTAATTATTTAATGTTATGGGACAGAAAAATCAAAATGTACATTTCATGTTTGCATGTAGGAAAAGATGGTATTATTAAATTAAAAACTAATCAATTTAATACAAGTAAATGGTGGTGTAAAGAAGCGGAAAAAAATATTAAATTACCTCTAACATTTTTTATTAGTGATACTTCAAATTTTAATTTTGATAATCCAAATAAACTTATATCAAGAGTATCATTTGAACTTATGGAGGCAATAACATTAGGAGTTGAATCTCAAAAATTTGATGAAAATAGTAAAAATAAATATTGGCAATTACCAGTAGAATTGTTCACTTGGACAGATTTACATGGTGTAGAAATAAATAGATTTTAGGTAAAAGGTGGCGTTAATATATTGTTAGAATTGTTAAATGATCTTAGATCAACAACTAAATCAACAGAGAAAAAAGAAATATTAAAAGAATATATTAAACAACAAAGTGTTGTGAAAATATTGCATGCAGCTCTAGATCCTTTCATTACTTATGGTATAGTTAAATTACCCACTATAAAAGAAGGTAAAGGTCAGCTAGACGTGGCATCTCTTGATGAATATTTAAATATACTTGATAGATTAGCCAACAGAACATTAACTGGTAACAATGCAAGAAATGAACTAAGAGATTTTATTAGAAGATATGACAAACAAAGTCAAGATATATTGAAGTGTATTTTAAAGAAAGATTTAAAATGTGGTGTTAGTATAAGTACTTCTAATAAAGTATTAAGTGATAAACAACAGATTACAAAATATGATGTACAATTAGCTACACCGTTAAAAGATGAACAAACAAGTCAATTAAATTATCCTATAATAGGTGATTATAAATATGACGGTTTAAGATGTACTGCTGTTAAAGAAGATGATAAGATTATATTATTAAGTAGATCTGGAAGGGAATTAAATTTTCCTATTTTAGAAGAAGAACTTAATCAAGTAATGGAACCTGATACATTTGTGGATGGTGAAATTTTTCATAAGTCAGGTTTTCAAAAACTAATGACTTGTGTACAAAGAGTTAAAGGTAGAGATGAAAAAGATATAGATAATAATATTTTATACTTTATATTTGACTCTGAAAAATCAGAAATTTTAAAAGGTGTTAAATCAACTACTAAACAAGAAAATAGAAAAAAATACATAGATAATATTATTAAACCAAAAATTAATGATTCACATCACTTAGAAGTGGCACCTTGGTTTATAGTAGATGACGTTGATGAGTTACAAAACTTATTCGATGATTCAGTTAAAAAAGGATATGAAGGTTTAATGATAAAAGATCCTGATGCTGTTTACGAATGTAAACGTACTAAGGGTTGGTACAAAATGAAACCTAGATTTGAAGAAGATTGTGAAATTATAGGATTTGAAGAAGGTGAAGGTAAACTTAACGGTATGCTTGGAACTTTAGTTGTTAGATTAGAAAATGGAAATACTACTAGAGTTGGTAGTGGTTTAACTGAAGATATGAGAAAAGACTTTTGGAGTAAACGAGATAGTTTAATTGGTAAAATAGTTGAAGTTAAGTATCAGGAAAAGACTGATCAGGGATGCCTGCGGTTTCCTGTGTTTGGTCGAATGAGACCAGATAAAGAAACAATTAATGGTTAAAATCAGGTAAATAAATGAAAATAATAACAGTTGCTGACTTGCATTTAAAGCTCTGGAATGATAAACAAATAGGTGACGATGGTATACCTCTTAAACTAACGGAAACGTTAAATGTATTTGAAGACATCTGTATTTATGCTAAAGAAAATGGTATCCCTGAGATTAATATTCTCGGGGATATCAATGATTTAAAAAATATAGTTCATGCTAGAGCCTTTGTATTGTTCCAGCAAATATTAGAAAAATACTCTGATATACATTTTATAATACTACATGGTAATCATGATAGTAGTACAAAAATAGAGCAACAATCTGCTATACAATTATTAGATGGATTATCTAACGTAACAACTATAATAGAACCTACAGTAATTGACCAAAAAACTTATATACCACATTCTGGTAATTTAGTAGATCATATTGTAGAAGCGGAACCAAATAAAATAATGTTTGGTCATTTAGGATTATCAGATGCTACTGTTGCTTCAGGTATATCAATAAGAACCAGAATATCATCTAATGATTTAAAGAAATTCGATTTAGTAGTATTAGGTCATTATCATAATCACCAACAGGTAGGGCATGTATACTATACGGGTAGTCTTATACAACTACGCAGAGACGAAGCAGGGAACCTTAAACGGTTCTTAGTTATAGATACTGATACGTTAGAAATAGAAAGTATTCCAACGAAAGGTTATCGTAAATATCAAGAGTTGATAATTGAAAGGGAAGAAGATATTGAGGAAGTACTAAAACAATCAAAAGAATATACTGAGGCAGGAGATTATGTACGAGTTCATAATCAAGTTAAGGAACTTCCTAAAGATGCATTTGATGGTATATCAGTAGTAGATGAGGTAGTTGAAGATTATCAAATAAGAGGTATAACTACAGCAATGACTATTGTAGATCAAATGAAAAAATATTTAGAGGTACAAGGTATACCAGAAAATCAGTACCAACATTATTTAGATATTGGTACTACAACATTAGAAAGGTTTATAGATGGTAGTAAAGAGTAAAAAAGTAGTAAAGAAAAAAGTAACTAAATTAAAATCTTCGAAGAAAAAGTCTATTAAGGCTAAACTAAAAACTAAGTCTAGAATAAATAAAAAAGTTTCACCTATGGAATCTATTTCTAAAAAATTAAAAAAATTAGAAGTTGGTAAAAAGTTTAAAATAAATTTAGAGTTTAGCGGTTCTGAACTTAGAGAATTACTAGATATAACTGCTAGAGAAACTTTAATGCAGCAGCATCTAGGTATTAAAAATGAAGTAGCGAATAACGTATTAAGGAAGTTTATAAAAGAGATAAATGAACTTGCTGGGATTACAAAAGAAGAATTTAATTGTGCATTAAATGATTCAATTAATAGATTAGGTATATCAACACCATCTAATATGGATGAATATCTTAATAATAATAATTCAAAATATGTTCACTAAAGGAGATTTAATGTATAGTGTAACTAAATCATTCGATTTTGAAGCAGGACATAGATTAAGTAAGCATAAAAAGAAATGTAAATATTTTCACGGACATAACTATAGAATTGAAGTTACTTTAACTAGTAAAAATTTAAATGAAAATGATATGGTTGTTGACTTTGGAGATCTTAAAAAGATAGTAAATGAATTATTAAAACCATTTGATCATGGTATGATATTAAATGAAAAAGATCCTTATATAAATGAACTTCCAGATGAAAGTATTATACTTACTACATTTGAAACAGATCCTACTGCTGAAGCAATGACCAAATATTTTTTTGAAGGAGTGGATAGAGGATTAACATCAAATAATATACATTCAACTGTAAAAGTAACATCTGTTAAGGTATGGGAAACACCAACTAGTTTTGCTGAGTATACTGAGGATTAATGAGAGAAGTCAATTTTGAAAATATTCAAGTAACAAACTTTAGGAATCATGAATTTATGGAATTTAGTTTCCAACCTAATAGGCTTGTTATGATAACTGGAGATAATGGAGCAGGTAAATCTACTATACCAGGTGATGCTATAATGTGGGCTCTATATGATATCACAATTAAGGGTAGAAAAGGTGATTCAGTTATTAGAAAAAGAACAGGTAAAAATTGTTCAGTAATATTAAAATTTACTATAGATGATGATCATTTTGAAATAAGAAATTATAGGAAACATAATCAATACAATGATAATAAATTTCTTATTATGAATGGAAAAGATATTTCAGAATCAAGAAAACTAGTTAATGAACGTATTGTAGATTTAATAATGCCTTCAGATATATTTTTAAATTGTTTGTTGTTTGGTCAAAATGATAATGAAAAATCATTTTCTGAAATGACACATAGTGGTCAAAAAGGTATACTAGACAAAATGTTAGGATTAGAAAAATACGAAGTATATTCTAAAGCTACTAAAGCTTCTATATCTGAACATAATAGTTTATTTAAATCTAAATCTCAAGAGTTTGAAAACCAAGATTCTTTAATTAATAATAATACTAATTTTCTTAATGAAGAAAAGGTTAATTTAAATAATATAATAGATAGAAATAATAATACTATTGATGAATTAAATAAAGATATTTCAAGTATAATTTCTCTGATTAAAAATTTAGAATCTAATTCTAAAAAAGATCCTAAAGATCTAATTACTAAAAAGGAAAAGATTCAAAATAGTCTTACTATATTAACTAGTAAAATTAATGATGCTGAGAAACAAATTGATATTACGATTAAAAATACTGAAGAATCGAATAAAGATCAAATAGATAAAATTAATGCTGAAGCTAATTCATTTAAAGATCAATGTATATCAAAATTCGAAGCGTCTAAAAATGAAATAATTTTAGAAGAATCAAGAATTAAAGATCCAATAAAAGTAGATTTAAATATAGTTCAACTAGAAGATTCTAATATAACTAATGATATAAAAACTATTGAAAAATTAATTAAGAATTTGGAGTTTAAAATATCTGAAATTGAGAATGATTTGAATAAAGATACACCAACTTGTTTTGTATGTAAACAAGAGATTAGAGAAACTAGTTTAGATGAAGTTAAAACTGAATTAAAATTAAATAAAGATTCTTTATTAGAACAAAATAATAAACTAATATTATTAAACATTAAAAAATCAGAAACTACTACAAAAATTAATCAGTTACAGATTACTATAAAAGATTTAGAAGTTGATTTCTCAAACAAATTGAATACTGCAGAAAAAGAAATGCTTCGAATTAAAGAAACAATTAGTTCTAAACTTAGTTCTAAATTAGAAGATTTAAATAAAAATTTAAAAGATTTTAAAGTTAATATTTTTAATACATATAAGAAAGAAACAATAGAATCTTCTAATGAAAAACAAAAGTTAGAAAAAGAATTAGATGGTTTAATAATAGAATTAGAGAATTTTGAAAATTCTAATCAGGATTTAATAAGACTTAATTCCAAATTAGAAAGTAAAACTATTGAATTAAAAAATGTAACTAAAAATTCTGAAATTTTAATTAATGATATTAAATCTAAAATAGGTAAATTAGAGTTGAAAATAGAAGAAGAATTAAATGTTTCTAAAACTATTAGTGATGATATTAATAAGTTAGAATCAGATTTAAATATTCTTGATTTTTGGAAACAAGCATTTTCTGATACTGGTATTAAATCTATTTTATTGGACGAAAGTATACCAATAATTAATGATAAATCAAGAGAGTTATCTTCATTAACAGATTGTTTAAGAGTAAGATTTGATTCTCAACAACAGTTAAAAAGTGGTGATTTAAGAAATAAATTTTCTATTTCAGCAATTCAAACTAATAATCTTACTGATAGTGTTGAAGATATGAGTAGAGGAGAAGGTAGATTGATTGAGTTAATCTGTCTATTATCATTAAGACATTTATTAGAATCAATGCATAGTGTGAGATTTAATATATTGATATTAGATGAAATATTAGATTCACTAGATCCTAATAATGTAAACGTAGTTTTAAGTATGATAAGAAAAATTTCAGAAGTACAATGTGTAGTTTTGATTTCTCATACTTTACGAGATCATATTGAAGTAGACGAGCATCTCCCAATGTGAACCATATATATTAAATATTAGATATGTAACATATTTGGATTTTTATTTAGGAGATAATATAATGAAACATTGAATTAATTTATTTCTGTAGGATTGGTAGTTTTCCCACTACCAGTCCTACTATTTCATCTACTCAAAAATCATATTTTTTTATTTAAAGATTTTTTAAGGAGGTTATTATGCCAAGATTTTTTCATTTAAGAAGAATCGATACAAACGGGAATATTCTTAGTAATGGTGGAGCAACTATTTCTATTAATGAAGATATATCAGATAAGTTTTATTGTGTAGGTATTGCTGAATGCAGTCTAAGTGATACATTTAATAAACAAATGGGTAGAGCAAAATCAGCTGGAAGAGCTATAAGTGCATGGACACGTTTTAATAAAAGTAAAGTAATTGACAATATGTTAAATCGAGCAAAAGATAATTCAATTAAATGTGATAATATTGATTCAAAAAATCAATATATTGTCTTAAAGAAAGATGGACTAAAAACTGCATATGATATAGCAGTTAAAGGTATTGTTGAATCAATAACTGAAAAAATGGATTCTTATTATCAAGTAGAAGGTAAATCTATAACATATAATTTAAAAATTCCTACAGTTAAATATAACTCTAATGAAAAAGTCGAAGTATAGGAGGTAACTTATTGGAAAGTTATGTTAAAATTTTAGTAGATTTAGATGGTACTTTAGCAGGTAAAAGTGAATGGAAAAACGTCTGGTGGAATAGTTTTCAAGTTTTTAAAACCGGACCAACATTCACATTACCTAAAGAGTGTACTTGGTCAATAATTACAGGAAGACCAGCTATAGATAAACCCATGATTCAATTGTTTAATTTTCTACATAAATTGGAACCAGATGAAATAATTACACAACCTAGTTTGTTTTATAAATTTCAAAATAATGATGAAGTTGCTGATTGGAAAAATAGTGTTATTTCTAAAATTTTTGAAAATAATATTCATGTAGATAAAATAATTTATGTAGAAAATGACCCTGAATTCCGCTCAAAAATATTGCAAAGAAAAAATTTAATTTTATGTTCATCAGATATATTGAAAGAAGTTTGGATTAAGCATAGTAAAGGAGATATGTAATTGAATATGAATCAAGGACCACCCAGAAATGATATGATGTCAAATAATGTAAACTGTAAGGAATGTGGGATGATTCACCCACAAGTAAGTGGTGGTTGTCCCGCAGCTAAAATACAGAAAAGTGGTGATGAAAGAAAAGATCATTTAGTTGGTGATTTTCTAGGTAAACTGAGAGAATTTTTATATAAATCAGAACACTACGAAAATCAAATTAAACATATAAAAACAATGTTTAGAATTAAGTAGAAAGGATAATTTATGTCAACTACCCTAGGTGGGATTACAGAACGATTTATAGAAGAAGTTCACACAGAGGAACCAGTAGAACTAGTACAAAAAGTAGATACTGTTAATTCCACTGGTTGGACTTTTTCACTAAGAGATATGACTAGTATAGGAGTATCAATAAAAGAGTTTGGTCAAGAATATCAGTATAAAGAAATTTTAACACCAAATAATGAAAAAACAGGATTATATACTGTATGTTGTTTATTAGAAGGGTCTACTAAATGGGTTCCTTTAAATGGTGTACTTACTAGAAAATATGTTATAGCTTCCTCTGAAAAATTTATTAATCTTTTACAAGATAAGATTAAATTAACAGAAGAACCTAAAGTTTATATAGAACCATTTAGATCAACATGGTTAGGTTCAACAAATTATGATATTAAAACATTTGATGATGATGATGCATCAATGATTTTTAGTATAATAACTGGAATAGATGGAATTAAATTATCATCAGTTAAATCTAAATTAAATATAGCTGTGGTTAATTCATATAATGGTTCAAGATCATTACGTTTAGATTATGTTGTTAACACAATTGGAAGTATTAATAATTCAGATTCATCATCAAATACTACGCATAAAATGAAAGACTTTTTTACATTATGTAATTTTTCGTCTAAATTTATACATGCAGGATCACTACAAGAAATAGACACAGATGTAACTTCAATTCAAGCAAATGTAGATCATACAATACAGAAGTTAAAAAGTTACAACACAAATATAGAAGATATAATAGAAAAGATATCTAAAAACTTTAAGAAAGAAACTAGAGATCATTTTCAAGGACAATGTTCTAATCTACAACCAGCATATAAAAACTTATATTTTATATTACTGATTACTTCTGTATTACTAGAAAGAAATTATACTGTATTACAGCATATAAACATACAGAGTACTGTAGATAAATTAAATAGAATAATATTCAAAACTAAATAAGGAGACATTAAATTGTCAGAATTAAAAACTAAAATAATTAAAACAATTATAGTTGATGAAGAAGATGATGCTTTATCATTAACTGCCATATCTAAAGCTGTAGGATATTCTAAAAAGAATGATAAAGTTACAGAAATAATTAAAGAGTTAGTTGAAAAAAAAGTATTCAGAGAAATAACTAAAAGTGGTAGAACTTTATACTACGTTGCTGAAGAAGAAGATTCATCTAGTGATACTATTATGTCAATGCCCTCTAATGCAAGCGGTTATGATATTAATATAAATCAATCAAATGGTACTGCAGCTATTAAATGTGCTGGTGATAAGTGTGAGGTACAGTTAGAAGCAGATGAAAGGCTTTTAGTTATTAATAATGATAACACTCATAGATATAAAGTTGCTAATTCAGATGATGTACTTAAGGCGATAAAAGAATATAGTGACGAAAAAGGAATAGGTACATTTCTAGTTACAGATTTAATAAAAAATACATCAGTTGCTAATCCTTCTGATGTTAATTTAGATTCAGCTGTAATACTTTTAGGTGTTGAAAGATATAATAAAGCAGGTTAATTAAGATATGTGGTTATCAGTAAATTAATATCTATTGATAACCACATTTAATTTAGGAGGATGTACGTGCAACAAAATGATCACGGAGACGGTATGACTACAATAGATAATGAACGAACAGGAGTTATTTGGAATAATAAAAATAAAATTACTTCTGATGAAAAATTATTAATAATTTTAGAAAAAATTAAAAATGAAGAAGCTGAAAAATGTGGATTATTACCATATTGTACGGTTGTTGAAACAATAAAATTTAATTATAGTATAAATTCTTATAAAAACATATATAATAAATTACCACATGTAAAATCTTATTCTGAAGGTATGTTTAATATACTACCAATAAAAACAATAATAGATTCTGAACATAAATATTTAGAAAGATATACATCATCATATATAAACCATAATTATTCTAGTGATAATACAAAAAAAATAAACTCTATATGTACTATTGGAAAAGAAGATATTGTATTAGCATATATGGGAATTGATGGGAAAATATTTATATTACAAGATGTTTTCTTAAGATTAATAAAAATAGATGAACAACAAGCCCGTGATGCTATAAGTAATATTTTTAATTATTGTAAAAAGGTATTAAATGCTTATGATTTAATTGATAATGATGAACTAAAAGATTTAGAATTACTTAGAGAAGATATAATGCTTAAAATGTTAGGATATATATGTGATAAATTAGATGATAGTAATATATCCAATATAAATATACCTAGATTAGTTAATGATTCTATAAGATTAGTATTTAAATCTAGGACTTCTATTGGTTCACAATCAATTATTCTTCAGAATTCAAATGAAATGTATAGGAATTCATTAACTGCAATGATTAAGCAAACAAAATTTGATAAAGAAAAATCTTTTAAAAATGGAATTTCTATTGGCACGCAATTAACTTCGGCATTATCTTCATTAGGTTATGAACAAGAACATAATAATTGGATTAAAAATGTAAATATTAATCCAGAGATTTGTGTACATAATAGTTTAAATTATAAAATCCAAGAGAAATATAGAATATTTAAAATAACCAAATTGAAATTAGATCCCCATAAATTAGTTAATGGTTCATTTTTAATGTATGCTTTTGGTTCCCATCCTAATGTAAATGCTGGTGATGATGTTATATGTATTGGAGTTGAACTATCTATTAAATATCAGAAGTTACTTGAAAATAGTAACACTACGATATCTAATTATATAAATTTTATAAAAGAAGTAGAAAAAGTATTAAATGTTATTAATTATGATAGTGCTTATATTGATATAAATTCACTTGATGATGATGATGGTCCATGGCAAACTAAAATGGATTTAGTTGATGTTGAAGCTAAAGATATTAAAGTTAGTAAGAAATTTAGGAGAATTTAAATGAAGAGTATTATAAATAATATTGATACATCTGATATAGCAACTTCTCAATTTGCTAGAGAAATCAGTAAGGATACTAATGAATTTAATCGTGGTTTATGTTATAATTATGTAATTTTAGGACTTGGTGGTATAGGTGCTCATGTAGCAGAAATATTAGGATCAATATCTAAAATAAAATCAATTGTTTTATTTGATAATGATGTAGTTGAACTTAGTAATTTAAATAGAACTGCTTTTAGATATTGTCACGTTGGACAATCTAAAGTTGAGGCTGCATCAGAAATAATTTCATCACGAAACGTAAACGTAAAAGTTATTGCAATAAATGATAAGTTTAATAAGGAAAGTGTTGACGAGATATGTAAATCTAACATATTAAGATCATTTTCTGGATATAAGTATATAGTTATAGATTGTCGTGATGATTATTATGGTGATTATAATTTATTTAAAAAAATAGATGATAGTTCTAATTGTGATAATCAAATTTACAGAGCAGCATATGATGATATGTCTATTACAATTGATGCTCATCCTGAGAAGCATCATGTATGGGGACCTGGAGGATATCAAGTAACACCATCCCATTCAATTCCTGCAAGAACAGCAGCATTAATGGTAGTTAATTTAATTAGATATTCTCATAATTTTCCTAAATTATTAGATAAACCTCTAACATTTAAGGTAGAAGATATTTTAAATCATATGATGTTAGGTATAGCAGTTAGGAAACTTTCGACAGAAAAAAATATAGATATAGAAGAAAAGATTTTTAATGGAACAATTATTTAAGGAGTTTAATTAAAGTGAATAAAAAGAAAAAGGGTGCTGGTTTTACTAATAGACATGCTGGTAAAGTTGTTAAACCACCAGTACCATGGCAAAATAAAGATGTAGATCCAATAAATAAAATTAAATGTATAGTACCAGAACATATACAAAATGTTATGTGTAAAATAGATAAACAATTTTCAGATGATGAATTTTCTATATTTTGTAAAGGTAAATATATAAAAGAAGATAAAAATATAATTATAGATGAAGCATTCTTTATTCCAAAACAAGAAGTATCTCCTGCTGCAGTAGATTATAATGAAGATGCACCAGAAGGATATAATTGCGTAATACATAAGCATCCAAAAAATATGAAAGTTTTTAGTAGTACAGACGATGATTATATAAATAGAAATTTTGATATTAGTTTACTCTGGGTGAATTCTAAATTTGAAACAGGTCAAGTTAGAGTAAAAACTGAATACGGATATATTATAGTAAAAACTGATATTGAGGTACAAGGTACTGATGTAGATATACCGGAAGAAGAATTAAATAAAATTACTTCTCCTATTGTAACTTATAATGACAATTATAATCTACATGGTGTAAATAATAAATTTTCAGGAAACTTTCCTTATCTTAATCAAAAAAAAATCAGCCCAGACTTTGGTGAAGAAGAAGAAAAAGAAGAAGATAAAACGTTAGAATCGATGGCAAGAAGAGAACCTAAAATACATGAAATGACAGAAGAAGAATGGTTAAATCATCTAGATTATAATTATGGAGATCAATGAGGTATAAATATGTGTGGTATTAGTGGTTATTTTGCTAGAGAATCTGTCCCTACAAAAGAAATAATAGCAAAACTTTTACAGTATGGTGAGTATCGAGGCTCTGACAGTGTAGGTTATAGTTTAACATCACAAGATGGTGAAATTAAATATAAATTATTTAGTTCAGAACAAATTAATTCCCATACTTCCTTTAGACATAATTTAGCAGAACAAATTGAAAGTGAAATAAGATTAAAAGATATACTATTAGTTAATCACAGAGCAGTACCTGAAACTGAACCAGAAGTAAAACAAAATGATTCTAAAACTATGCAACCTATTATTGATGAAAATAATGGGTTGTATTTAGTACATAATGGTTCAGTTTCAAATTTTATAGTACAAGAATTAAAAGAAAAATACAAAGAAAAATCTGTATCAAATTTAGATAGTGAGGCCATAATATGGGCCTACTTGGAAAATGGTAGGAATATGAAAAAGACTATGGAATACCTTAGTGGAGGTTACGCTTTTTTAATGGTAGATACTGTTAAGAATAAATTATATTTTGTATGTTCTCATAATCCTCTTTATTGTGGATATGTACGAGGACATGGTTTGTTCTTTTCTAGTTTTGAAGAAGGTATATATAAAACTATATCTTTACTTAAAGGACAAACCGTAACAAATAATAATTTATGCGTATGGGAAGATTATTATGCAAGACAACTTCCAGCTAATACCATTTCAGAAATGGATATTGATTCAGGTATGATTAATGAATTTAAATTTATGCCTAGATATATACATCCTAAATATGATCCTTATACTTTTAAACCAATGTTGGGTAAAAAAGTATTAGTTGCTGCAAGTGGCGGATTAGATTCCTCCACCACTTTAGCAACATTAAAAATGGCTGGTTATAATGTAGCTGCTGTACATTTTAAATATGGTCATAGAGGTCAAGAAGCAGAGTATGCAGCAATAAAATATGTAACGAATACTTTAGAAATACCTTTAATAGAAATTGATATAGAAGAAAATATGAAATTACTAGATGATAGTAGTATGTTAGTTAATTCTAATCATGCTATTACAACAGGTACTTCAGCAGGTGTTAAAACTACTGTTGCGTGGACCTGTTTTAGGAATGGATTTTTTGTAAGTTACTTAGCAGCTTTGGCAGAAGGTTATATTATTGATTCCAAATATGACGAAGTTTATATTACTGGAGGCTGGATGCAATTAACAGAAAGTGGTGTATATTCGGACAATTCTGAAAGATTTATGGATGCATCCATGAAGTTTGTGAAGTTTGCTTCTATTTGTGGTAATAAAATTAAGTCAATTTATGGTTTGTCTAATTTGTTAAAGACAGAACAATATGTATTATTAAATGAGCTAGGATTGTTAACAAAATTATCCCCTTATTTAGTTAGTTGTGATAGACCTAAATTAATTGATGGTATACCTCATAACTGTAGTAAAGATGGTAAACCTGCCTGTGGTTCTGGATTGTTATCTTATTGGGCAACTAAACTATCAGGTTTGCCTGATTTGAGAACTTATTATGAAGTAGATGATGAAACTTATAAAGCATATGAACCTTCTTCTAAATTAGAAGAAAAAGAAATTAATATTAATGACATAATAGACAAGATATTAATACATGATGAAAATAAAAGTATTTTAAAAAGTCATTTTAATAAAAAGGAAAGTTAATGTATCCAAAACAAATTGCTATAGTTGGTTGTGGTAGTTTGGGTAGTTTTTTATCTTATCATATAGTTTTAAAAAGTTTAGAACAAAAAATAAATAAGTTGGTTCTTGTGGATAGGGATAGTCTTATTCACAAGAACTTTCCATTTATAATTGGAAAAGATCAATTAATTGAATGCATAGGAGTTCCAAAAGTTATGGCTCTTAAACATATATTTGAAGATATTAATCCAGATCTTAATATAGAAATAAAACATGGATCATATCCTAAAATATGGAACAATGATCCTGATTTTTATAATATTGATTGTAGAGATACTGTAGATGAACATTCATCATTTAATTTAAAATTAAATATAGATGGTGACTTTGGATTAATAAATTTTAAACCTGAAGATTATATTTCAAGTAAAACTTCAAGATATATATTAGGAGATTCAAAATATAACAGTATGTTATTTTCAGGACTATGTACACAAGTTATCTTTAATGAAGATTATAAGGATGATATAAGTACGTATTGCGTTTTAATTAATAAAAATATGGAGTTATTTAATGTCCCAAAATCAGTTAAAAGTAAGTCAAAAGAAAATTCTATCACATGAAGAGACTTTAAAATTATGTAATAGTTATTTAAAATATGTATGTTATTTACATCTACCAGATGGAAAAATTATAAAATCTAATTATAATAAAAATAGTATACAAAAATATATGGGTAATTTTAATTTAACTTATATGTTAGCATCGGAAGTAGATCATGATAATAAAAAGTTAAATATTTATTTTCTTCCTATTGTAGAGTCAGCATAATTAAAGGGGGTTTAATGGAATCAATAAATAAGATAAAAAAAATAAGGTGGTGGGATAATCCTAAAAGTAAACTAATGATATTTATAAGAATTGTAGTTTTATTTATATGTTTAGTATGTGGCGGATTTTATTATCATTTTATAATACATATTCCACAAGTTGAAATTTTATCTATTTCAAATAAGCAAATGAGTAAAAAAATAATATCTCTAACTAATATATTAATTAATAATAGAAATTTATCAGATTCTACAATGTATGCAAAGGAACTAGATACTAATTTAATAAAAGAATATTTAATGACTATAAATAATAAAATGTATCAAAGTATGGCAGATTATATAGTAAATTCTATATTGAAAGCTTCTAGAAAATATCATATAGATCCAGAACTTATTTTAGCTATTATTAGAACAGAATCAAATGGTGATCCATTTATAGTTAGTAACAAAAATGCATTTGGTTTAATGCAAGTTAGACCTTTTAACTCTCAGAAGAAAAGTGTTTGGTATGATGAACTTGAAAATCTAAAAATTATTTCTAGAAAAAAAGATTTATACGATCCTAAGAACAATGTAATGGCAGGATGTTATGTATTACATAAATATTATATGAATTCTAAAGGTAACTTAAAAATAGCATTAAAAAAATATAATGGTTCTTCCAATAATGTTTATTATGAAAAAGTTATTAAAAATTTAGGTGGTATTCGAATGTTCCAAATTAGATATAATACTAAGAAAACTGAATTTATTAAAAAACCAGAAGTTAAAAATAAATTAAAGAAACGAGGAAAATAATTTAGGACATATTATAAATGTCATATTACACAATTGTTACTAATAATTTTCATGTTATATTAATTAAAAGGAGAAATAGTGGATAATAATCAAATGCCAAATATAAACCCAGATGATTTAGAGGATGTTGAATGTAAAAAATGTCAAAGTCAATATTTTCAACAGACTTTCAAATTTAAAAAACTATCGGCAATAATGTCACCTGATGGACAGGAAAAATTAGTTCCAATTCAAGCACTAATTTGTATTCAATGTAATACTGAAATGGGAGAAAAACCTTTAGTATCATAATAAAGGAGAGTTTGTGAATTTAATTATCACAAAATCCAAACTAGATAAGTCACTTAATAATTTTATAAAAGAGAAGATAGATTCTGGAGATCTTTATGAAAATAATATAATTCTATCCGCTAAAATATTTGAGGGGTCAAATAATTTTAAATTATATAAATCTAGTAATAAATTAAGAAAGAAAATAACAAAACAAGCTAAAGCTAATAAATTAAAAATACTAGATGGTGAAGATACTTTAGTAGTATTAGGTCAAAATAATTTTTCTATTATTGTCTTTAATTGGATGGGTCTTAATGAAATTGTTAAATTTTATGAAAAGAAGTTTGGTAAGAAAAAAGAATTTAAAAAGAAAATATTTTTATTAGAATATGACATACGTAGATGCTTAACTCATTTATCTGAGTGTTATAAAGAGCTTACAAAAAAACATCCTAATGTGGTAACAACAGATTTAGGTATAGAAATATATGAAAAAATTACTGTTAATAATATATATGTTAGTGATGGTGATAACAATTTAATTAAAAAAATACCTAAAAAAGATGTATTAACAATTAATAGGGTATGTATTGATACAGATCCTAATGGTTTGATTATATCTGTAAAATTAGATATTAAACATCCTAACTGTGATAAGAATGGTTATTATTGTTTAGGAGATAATTTATTATTTAAACCTTTAACTTCACAGAGTTTAAAGAAAATATTACAACAAATTAAAATTATGAACCTATTAAATTGTTACTGGGTTCCAAATTTTGTTAAAAAATTAGGAGATTTTAATGAATCTTGATATATTTAATGTTGATCAATACACAAAAGAAATGCCTGAAGTTATTAATCCTAAGATTTTTGAGTCAGGTAAATTTGCTAGAGATGGATTGTTCAGTCAACAAATTTTTGGTCCAGTAAAATCTTATTATTGTGTTTGTAATAGAGCAACATATAGAGGACGTTCTAATACTGCAAAAAAATGTACAGAATGCAATGTAGATATAACTAATTCAGAAGAACGTAGAAAAAGGTACGCTAAAATTACTTTACCATTTCCTATACTGAATCCTATATTTTATTATATAATTACTACATCTAAAACTACATTAAAAACAATAATAGATGATATGTTAAATTATACTAATCATTATTTTTATAATATTGATGATATAATTACTAAAGAAACAGATACTATTAAACCTATTGAAGGTACAGAGAGACTTATAGGATTAAAAGGTGTTATTACAATAATTGAAAAATTCATAGAGAATAGTGATAAACAAGAATTTCAATTTATCAGAGATAATTTTGATAAAATTTCTTTTTCAAATGTGATAGTTATACCACCAGATTTTAGACCATGTGGTAATAATAATACAGGTATAAGAGTTATTGATGAAATTAATCAATTATATTCTACTATATTAATTAGATCTAATAACGTTAAAAGTATACAGTTTCAAGTCAATGAATCAAATGAAATTTATAGAAGTAACTTTAAACACATTCAACAGACAGTAATTAAATTATATGATTACATATTAAAGAAGATGTCTAAGAAAAAAGGATTAATAAGATCAAATATTTTAGGTAAGAGACTTGACTTTAGTGGAAGAGCAGTTATATCTCCTAATCCTAATTTAACTATTGATACATGTAAAGTTCCTTATTGGATGATTTTAGAAATACTTAAACCTCAATTATCTGCATACTTGGTAAATAGAAGGGTATGTAAAAGATACAATCAATCTGTTAAACTAATTGAAGATTGTATTAAATCTAAAGATACTCAATTATTTAATATAGTTGAAGAATTTTGTGTTGATAAAGTTTGTATATTAAACAGACAGCCAACTTTACATAGACTTGGAATTCTCGCCTTTAAAGTTAGTACTCATTTAGGAAATACTGTACAAATACATCCTATGGTATGTTCACCATTTAATGCAGATTTTGATGGTGATGCTATGGCTATTTATTTCCCAGCAACTGAAGCAGGAATTAAAGATGCTAAAGAAAAATTAGGTATTTGGAATAACCTAGTATCACCTACTGATATAAGTATTGTACCTAGACCTGATTTAGATATAATTTTAGGAATATATGCATTATCAAGTAATGATTCCAAAGATAATTTAAAAGAAATTAAAGGTAAGAAATTACCATTTGGAAAATATTTAATTAATCAATGTTTTCCTGAAGATTATAGATTAATAGATGAACCTTTAAAAGATAAAGAATTAATGAATTTATTAAATGATGTAGCTTTACATTATTCACCTGATGTTGTTATGGAAACTTTAGATAAAATAAAAAGTTTAGGTTTTACACATGCAACATTAAAAGGCTATACTTTAGGTATAGATGATTTATATTCTGATGTACTTGATGGAATATCCGCAGACTTAACTGGTAATGTACAAGAAGATATAGCTAAAATGAATAGTGATGAAGTAATGGTTAAACTTAGAGAGTTTCCATTTGCTGAATTTGTTGATTCTGGGGCAAGAGGTAATTGGGATCAAGTTAGACAAATAGTTTTAGCTAGAGGTTATGTATCTGATATTAGTGGTAAAATACGTCCTAACTTAATTAGAAGTAGTTTAATTAAGGGATTAAATCAAGAAGAGTTTTTTAATTCTTGTTATGGATCTCGTAAAGGATTATTAGATACAGCATTATCAACTGGTGATTCTGGTTATCTTACTAGAAAATTAATATATAGTACAATTTCTATGGAACTTGGTACAGATGATGATTGTGGTACAGATGATTATTTAGAGGTTAAAGTTGATGATGAAGCTATGGCTAGAACATTATGGTGGAGATACCGTATAGCAGAAGATAATCATATAGAAAAGATTACTAGTAAAAATTATAAATCGATAGTTGGTACAACTGTTAAATTAAGATCTCCTATTTATTGTCAAGATAGAAAACTCTGTAAAAAATGTTATGGAGATTTATACAAGATATTACATTCAGATCAAGTTGGTATAATTGCAACACAAGCCGTTGGTGAAAGAACTACTCAATTAGTTTTAAGAACTTTTCATCTTGGTGGAGTTGCTCAAGCAGCTAGTGGTACACAAACAGATGATCAAGAAGATATTATTAGTGGGATTGGAATGGCTAATACAATATTTCATAAACCAGGAAGTTTAGATAATATTAATGGACCATTTGATTTAGTGAAATGTATTTATGAAATTTTTAATCCATATAAAGGTATACATTTAATACATTACGAAATAATTGTATCTTGTATGATGTTTGCTGGTAAGACTCCTTGGAGATTACATGAACTAAGAAAAGAAACTCCATATACTTGGACTTCTATTTTACAAATACCATCAAAGAATTCATGGCTAATAGGTTTAGCGTTTTCAAATTTAAAACAAAAATTATTAGATGGTTTAGTTAATTCAAGAACTGATGAACCTTCTGCTATAAGTGATTTATTTAGATTTTAAAATGAAATTTAAGTTTTTAAAAATTTTAATTAAGGGGACTTAATGGATCCTAGATTTAATAATAACACGATATTAAATAAACGTGTAAAAGAATGGACACATGATAATGTTAAAGATCATGTAACTAAAATATTTAAAAATATTGAACTTTGTGAAGGATGGAAATTTGTAGATTGTCACTGGACTCCTCCAGCTAAAACAAAAAGGTCAGAGGAATTGAAAAGACATATTTTAAGTATACTTAAAATAACTATTAAAGATCCAAATGAAAAAGAGTTTGTATATGATATACAAATACCAGAACTTATAAAAGAACAATTTTTTTATATTGGAGGTAATTTAAAAGTACCTATATTTCAAATATATGATTATCCAATAATTTATAGAACTGGAGTATTAAAGTTTCATAATAATATAATTACCTTAACCATTTTATTAAATAAAAATAATGATGATGGTTATAAAGTTTCTTTATTCAATAAAACTGTACCTTTAGATTTACTAGTAGCTACATATCATACTAAAGAAGAATTTAAAGATTTTTTATCTACTAGAACAAATGAATCATTAATGTTAGCAGGTATAGAAGAAAGATGTAATGATGTATGGGATAAAACAACACAAAACGAAAGAATACTAAGTTTAGGAAAAATATTTGCAACCCCAAATATAGATAAAACTAAAAAAGGTAAAAGTGTTTTATTTTCATTAAAATCTGCATTTGAAGTTGATTTCTTTTCTAGAGAATTTTGTAAAACTAAGTCTATGTTATTTGAATTGTTAAACGCAATTTATGAGACACCAAGATCTGATACAGATTTAAAATTAAAAAGAATAAGATTTGAAGAATATATTTTAGCAAGTTTAATGCGCAAAGTATATGATATGTTAATTACATTAAATTCTTCTAAGAAAGTTAAGTTTCAAATAAACCAAACTATAGTAACTGATAGTTGTAATGTAAGTGATATAGTACATTTTAATTTTCCTATTAATCCGGTTGGAGAAATAGCATCATTAATGCAATGTTCACTTACAGGTCCTGGTGGTTTTAAGAAAGATAACGTTCCTGCTAACTTAAGAAATTTAGATCCTTCACATTTTGGAAGACTATGTACTGCTGATACTCCAGATAGAGATGGTTGTGGTGTTGTTACAAATATGGTACCAACAATAAATATTGAAGAAAATGGTGATTTTGGAGAGATTGATGATAAAGTAGTTACATCATATCCCATTTCATTTACTCCTTTTTTAGAACATGATGATCCTATTAGATTACAAATGGCTTCTAATCAACTTAAACAAGCTATACTTTTAACAGAGGGAGAGAAACCTATTATTAAGAGTGGAGCAGAAGATTGTTATTTAGAACACAGTACTTTTTTAAATGTTGCTAAAGATTCTGGTGTTGTTGTTCATATAGATAATCAATTTATGATTGTTTTATATAATAATAAAAAGTCAGAAGTTTTTAAATTATATTGGAAAAGTTTACATTTAAATACTATTGATTATATCCTACCTAAGTTTAAAGAAGGTGAAAAGTTTAAGAAAGATGATATTTTAGCTGAGTCTTGTTGCCTTGATAATGGAGAAACTTCATTTGGAAGAAATCTGTGTACAGGTATTTCTATTTGGAAAGGTTATAATTATGAGGACGGTATAGTACTTAATGAAACTACGGCTAAAAAGTTTGAATCAATACATAGTGTAGACTTAACTTTTACAATTGAACCTGGACAAGTTTTACTTAGTTTGAATAATGATGATTATAATCCAATACCATCTATAGGTCATGTTCTAAAAAAAGGAGATGTATTTGCAAAAATTAAATCTCTTGATGGTGAAGATGGATTTGAATCTATTAATATTGAACCATATGAACTTAATGCTCCTGCTGATTGTGAAATAACGGACATAGAAATATATCCTAATTCTTGGAATAAAAGAGTTACTGAATTTAATGAATTTATTGAACATTTAATTATTAGACAAACTGATAAGTATGTAACATTATATAATAAATTACGTACTTACATGAACAAAGAACAAGCTGATCAATTTATTATAGTTAATGGTTTATCAAAATTAGATTGTGCATCTAGAGTAGGTAAATATTCATTTAAAGGTTCTAAATTTGGTGGTATTTATATTAAGATGCAAGCAGTTTATAGAGAGACATTAGGTATAGGAGATAAAATAGCAAATAGACATGGTAATAAAGGTGTTATTTCTAAAATTTATCCTGATGATGAAATGCCTTCTCTTGCTGATGGTAGAAAATTAGATCTTATTTTAAATCCACTAGGTATTATTTCTCGTATGAATGTAGGACAATTATATGAATTACATTTAAATGAATGTCTATATCATTTAAAAATTAAATTAAAGTCATTAAGTAAAGCTAAACAAGTATCACATTTAACTAAATTTTTAAAAATAGTAGATAAGAGTGATAAGTCTTGGATTACTAACAAAATATTGGGAGATTTTAAATCTTCTAATAACAACATAGATGAACTTTATTTAATACAACCCATGTTCCAATCAATTGGTCCTAAGGAATTAGAAAAAGCAATAAAATTTTCTGGAGCTAGTTATAAATATACAATAACTGACTCTACTAATAATGTTGAATCAGAAAATCCTGTTTCTGTTGGTTATCTATACTTCTTAAAATTAGTTCACAGAGCTTCAGATAAAATGTCTGCTAGATCTATTGGTCCTTATTCTAAAAAAACTTTACAACCATTAGGTGGTAAATCTAAACAGGGTGGACATAGATTAGGAGAAATGGAAGTTTGGGCAACTATGGGACATGGTGCAAAGAATTTACTTAAAGATTTTCTGACAGTACAATCTGACAGTCCAGGACTTAAAAATGAATTACTAGCAGATATATTACAGAATCCAGAACTTATAATTTCTGATAACTTAGATAAACGTCCTCAATCATTGAGATTACTAGAAGCATATTTAAAAAACTTAAACTTAAATTTAGTTGATCCTGATAATCCTATTATAAAGGAACAGGAACAAGAAGAAGTAATTGATAATGAAACGGAGGAATTGACTAAATGAACTTAGATAATTTGGATGATAATGTTAAACAGGCACTTTCCATAGTAGAAGGTGCCTGGGAACAGATTTTTAATGCATTAAATTTAGCACATGGTTTAAATTGGAAGGAAGATGAAAACTTTAAAGAAACAGCTAAACGTAATGCTAAGGCCTTAGTACTAGAAAGATGTAAAGGTATTAATAGTAAAGAACGCTGTATGGACTTATTAGGTAAAAGTTTTCCTTCTGAATATAAAGGAATGATAGTAGTAGGACCTGTAACAGTTCATTCACTATGTCCTCATCATTTTGAAAATGTAGAATATACTGTTAGAATAGGATATATTCCAAGTGATAGATGCATAGGACTATCTAAAGTTGGTAGAGTTATTAAACTTTATGGTTCTCAGCCAATATTACAGGAAACATTTACTAAAAATTTAGCAGATATTTTTATTGATAAAATAAAACCTGAAGGTATTGGTGTTTGGGTTGAAGGTAGACATAATTGTATGATTGCTAGAGGTTTACAAGAACCTGGAGTGTCTGCAATTACATCTGAAATACGAGGCTCTTTCTTAGATAACTTAGCTATCAATGCTGAATTTATGAGGTTGTGTCAACAAAAAAAGAACTATTAGGAGAATTAATTGTCAACAAGTAAAAATCTTAATCAAAAACTTGAAGAAAGAAAACAACATAAAGAAACTAATGAAACAGAAGCATTAAAAGAATTAGATGTTTGTTTTAACGTAGAGAATTTAAAATGGCCTCAATTTTTAGAGAAGCTAAAAGAACGAGGATTTCCCAAATTAGAAGTAGTACCGTTAGATTTTCAAATACACTCTGATCAATTTTTAATAAAAGAATATATATCTAGTGGGATTAATAAATTGACGATTGTTAATCCAAATTTTCTAGTACCTTATATAGGTGGTTCTCTTGATGTTAAAACTTTTATTTACAATACCTCTCCACATAAATTTTATGAAAAAGGTATTGTACTGGTTCAAACTTTAAATAATTTAGGATTATTTTGTTTTATGCCTTTTAGTTCTGGAAAAAAGATATACGGTTATTATAAAAGGGAAACTATTCAAAGAACTGATAGTAAAAGAAGTTGTTTCTTTTATACTAATTCATCTAATCCTGAATTACCTATTAATAATGTAAGTTATAATGAAGATATAGTAACATTTAATAAATTGGAAGAACCACTTACAGAGAATCAGCATATACGTATAGAAAATAATGGCGCTAAATTTAAAAAAGTATTAGTCGAATCAGAGAGTAATACTCCAACATTAAGTTACATGCTTTTTAATTTGGATAAGATGTTAAGTAAAACAATAGATCCATCTTATATGGAGAAGATAATTAATTTGAATAAAGAAATTAGTTGTACTGAATAAATTTTAATGACCTCATTGTATTCATTTTATGTTTACATTGAGGTCAATTTTTAGGTCTACATATGCAAATATCAAAAGATTGTAATTTAGTTTTATCTGACTTATATTTATATGATTTTAAATCATGCTATTATAATATACTAAAGAGTATTAATTGGGATTTAACTTCTATTGAAGAAATGGACAAAAAAACTAGAAATATACAAATAGGATATATGCAAAGAGAAAATACTAAGCTAGCAAATTATCTAACAACAACAACTGAAGGATTAGTTGATTTTTATATTAAGTTAAATAATTTAAAAGACACAGAAATAATATCAAGACAAAAGGATGGTTTGATTATAACTAAAAAGTTAACTATACAAGATCAAACAATGCCAATAGATTTAAGGGAGGTAATATCAAAATTAATTATTTCAGTGGATAGAAAGAAGTTTTTAACAATAACATTAGAGGGGGTAGTAGAAGTAAAGGGGATAAGAAATAAAACAATAAATACAGATTTCTATAAATTATTTAGAAATTTGGATTTCTCAAGAAAAAAATCAGTCCTAGTAGGATTAGAATCAATTAGAAAAAATATATTAAAAAGTAATAACATTTTATATTTTACTAGAGAAACTGATGATATGTATTTTGTTCCTATAAAAAATGAAGGGGATTTAAAAATAAATAAATCTTCATTAAGTTTTATCGATATAAATGATATTGATAAAAATCAAATCTGGAGTGAATTAATATGGCCTTTTGCGGAAAGTTTATTAATTCATTATCAATCGAATTAAAGATAATCAAGGAGATTATATATTATGAGTAGTGGTAAAGGTCAAGCAGATAGAGTGGCATTGCATAGAGCTATAGAAATAGCATTTTTAGATTTTGATTTAAGATTAAATGGAGAAGAAAATCTATCTACTCCATATTTATCAGGACCTCCTGGTGGTGGTAAAACAAAATCTATATTAAATCATGCTAATAAATATGGTTTTGGTTTTGTTGCTAGAAATATGGGACTTGCCAAAATAGAAGAATTTGGTGGCATACCAGAAATTAATAAAGTTAAGTTAAAAAGTGGTGTATCAGAATTACATACTAAATGGACAGTACCTGAACTTATTTGTGAACTAAGATTGAAAGCAGAAAATTATTCTGCAGTAGTTTGTTTATTAGACGATTGGCATTTATCTACACCTCAAATACAAGCATTAGGATATGAATTATTTACAGACTATTCTGTAAAAGGAAACAAAGTACCTAGTAATATTGTGTTTTTGTTAGCAGGAAATGATACAGCACAAGCAGGAGCCCGTACACAATTTTCTGCTATAATGAATCGTGTCGCTAAGATGTATGTAGAAACAGATTTTTCTCATTGGTTAGAAAAGTTTGCTTTACCAAATGAAGTACATCCTGCAGTTGCTTCATTTTTAGAAACTCCAGATCATAGACAATACTTCCATGGTAAAGAAGATGTTAATGATCCTTGGTGTTCTCCTAGAAGTTGGACTAATTTCTCTACTAAACTAAAGCATGTTGAAGCTATTAAAATGAATTTAGATGCAAGTGAGAAAATGGCACTATGTGCTGCCCATGTAGGATTTGAAGGAGCTTCTAAGTTTCATCTTTACTATAATGTATATTCTAAAGTTAATACTAAACAAATATTCAATACTGGTAAATTTAAAATTCCTACTAAGCCTATGGAACAGTTTGCATTTTGTGCAGCAACGGCATCTGAATTTTATAATAGATATGAAGAACAAAAGTCAAGTAAAAAACCTGATACAAAACCATTAGAAATATATGGTGAGATCATATCTGCATTACAAAAAGGTAAACTACCAGAACTTTGTATTAACAGTTTAAGGTATGTTGCAGCAAGAGATCATAAAATACTTATGGATTTAACTAAAAGAAAAATCCTTAGTATGGAACTGTTAAACAATCTTAAACAAACTTCCACATTACTAGGTGGTGGAGATTAAACTGGGGTATACAAATGAGTATAGAAGAAAAGTTTAATAAGGCTCTTTCTGAAGCTAACGTAATTTTTATTAACAAACCAGAACTTTTATATTTCGGTATATTAAGTTATGGGATGGAAAAAGAAGTCGTTACTGAAGAAACTGCCTTAGCAAGAACAGGTATACCTTCTCTTGGGTATACTGATGGTAAAAAAATAACTTTCGTGGTTAGACCAGATATAAGTGCCGGTGAAATAATATTTATATTAGGACATGAGATTACTCATATTATTTCTAACCACTTAACAAGAAGAGGTACTAGAGATCCTCTTAGATGGAATATAGCATGTGATCATGTTGTAAATAGAGTTTGGAAATCTATGGCTAACTCTAGAGGTCGTTATGTAAAGGCTCCTAAAGATTGTGTTTTCTTCGAAGATATACATAAAGAATTCCCTGATATTACTTGTGAAGATGTTTATGAAATTCTAGATAAAAATAAAAAGGATTATAAAATATCTGTAGAAGTTATAAGTGAAGGAGATGGAGCCGAAGGACAACCTGGAGGAGGCGATGGGTCAGGAAATGGACAACAACGTAAAGTAATTATTGTTAAAAATAATAAAACCGGTAAAACTCAGAAGACTGGTCACGATACGGAAATCCAAAAGAAACCTGGACAAAATCCAAAAGATGTTGAGAAACGTTGCAAAGAATTAGCTAATACTGCTAAAGCTTTATGGGAATCTAACCAAACATCTAAAGGTAATTTACCTGCAGAATTAGTAGAATATCTGGATGAAGTATTAGATGTTAAATTACCATGGGATGAAGTATTAGCTTCCGCTATACTTTTCCATTCTCAATCATATGACGATCCTTCTTGGACTACTCGTAATATTTATTTAAGAAATCATATATTACCTGGTTACGTTGAAGGACAGACCACTCAAACTCTAATTGCAGGAATTGATTCTTCTGGGTCAGTAAGTACAACTGACTTAAAAAAATTCGTAGGAGTTATAGTTAGTTCTATAAATTACTATAAATCAATTGTTGTACTAGTTCATGATTTTGTAGTACATACAGAATTATGGTTCGAGAATAACTGTTCAGAATTAGAAATTTTAGAAAAATTAAGATCTATTATGGGAAGAGGCGGTACTTCCCATAAAGATCTGTTTGATAAAATTGAAGTAATACAAGATCAAACATGTATTAGTTCTGCTATATTTTTAACAGATTATTATTCTGATGTAGAACAAATTTATCAAAATTACGAGTGGATAAAAGAAGTACCAACTACATGGGTATTAAATACTAAAGATCATCCAGAAGTGTCTTTAGAACATTGTAAAACTCAAACAATTCATATATAAGGAATATTATAATTATGACTATAGCAGTAGACCCATTTTTCTATATGGTAGGTATTAAAAATATAGAAACTAAACCTATTTTGGAATTCTTTTTTGAATATCAAACTGATGATTTAAAACGGGCTTTAGATGACCAAAGACAACTTACCATGTCTGAAGTTATAAAAAATATATCTGATGATGATAAAAAGTACACTCAGACTGATGATAAAGATAAAGATAAACCAAAGGCTTTAGATATGTTTAGACAAGCATGTCTTGTCGCTAAAATGAAAGAATCTATGGATAATGTAAAAATCTGTAAATTTTCATTAGATGATAAAGTTGAAAAATCTGGGTTAGAAAAATACATTAAAAACCAGATAAAATCTTTAGGAACTGAAAAATTTTTAAAAGATACAGAAGTAAACTTAGATTTTTAAATTCCTGAACCCCCTTTAGGAATGGGTCTCAGAATAACATTGTTAAAGTACTTTAATAAGATACTTTATAAATAATAGTAATGTGAATAGTTTTAATCCCCTTAGAACCCTCCCATGTTACAAAATATAATGTGATTTCTGAGACCCTAATTTTAAAAGGAAAATTATGATTAAAATAGTAGAGAATGATAAATATAAAATAGCAATGAATACAGAAACAGGTTTAGAAATACTTACAGGTATTAATGGAAATCCTGATCCTAATGTTTTAGATTACCCTAGTTTAATAGATATAGGAATTATGGGACATTGTCATAATACATGTAGTTTTTGTTATCAAGGTAATAAAAATGAACCAAATATGGAATTAAATAATTATAAAAAAATAATTAATGAATCTAAAGATTATGTAACCCAGGTTGCTTTAGGTGGTAAAGGTGATCCTAATCAGCATGAAAATTTTAAAGAAATTATCGAATATACAGTAGCAAATACAATTGTACCTAATTATACAACATCAGGTAAAGATATATCAGATGAACAAATTGAAGTTACTAAGAATTGTGGAGCAGTTGCAGTATCTATGCATAATAAACCTTACACATTTGAGGCATTAAATAAATTTATTAATTCTGGTATTAAAACAAATATACATATGATATTATCTTCTAAATCAATTGATGATATATTAGATTTAATAGATGGTAAAGATATATGGAATAATAAAATAAATTTAGAAAAATTAAATGCTGTTATATTTTTACTTTTTAAACCTGCAGGACAAGGTGAAAAACTTTCTGATTGGATTATAGAAGAAGATAAATTAAAAATATTTTTTGAAAAAATTAGAAATAAAGATATGAAGTGTAACTTTAAAATTGGTATGGATTCATGTCTTGTTAATAAGATGGTTAAATTATCAGGAATAAATGAAAAAGAAAATACATTTTTGGATACTTGTGAAGGTGGAAGAATGAGTGCATATATTTCAAATGATATGAAATTAATGCCGTGTTCTTTTAGAGCATGTGAACATAATAGTGGTACTTCTATAAAAGATAAAAGTATAATTGATGTTTGGAAAAATGAAAGTAAATTTAAAGAATTTAGAGATGTATTATATAAAGATCCTGCTAGTTGTCCATATGAACTTTAGAGGAAAGGTATATAATGAAAATCAAATTAGATTTTGTAACGAATAGTTCATCAACATCATTTTGTTGTTGGGGTATATCAGTAGATCGTAGTGAATTATCGGATCCAAATATGATTGATGGTAACTTAGTCAATATTCTATGGAAAAAATATATTAATGAAAATACAACTTATGGATATAAAGAAATTTTATCTAAAGAAGATTTTCTTAAAGATGATTATTTCTTAGATATGTTTCAAAAACATATAGAAGAAAAAGGATTAGATCTTACTAATAATTATGATGAAGGTATTATTTATATAGGAAGACATCCAGGTTCATGTGATGATAATCAAATTATGGGTGATTTTAAAAAAGAAATTAACAAACTATTAATAGAAAATGGATTAAGTGATTATACTATTGGTTGGCATGCTGGTGGTTGGTATGATGGTTAACAATTAAAGGAGAATAATTTGTCTGAAGTTTGGGAAGTAATTAAAGAAACTTTAAAAAAAGTAAAAATTAAATTCTCTTCTGATCCTGATATAGGACATGAAGTTGAAGCAGAAATTATACATGAGGAAATTAAAGGTAAGTTGACTATAAAAAAACTTAATGAAGATGAAACACCAAGAGTTAGTGCAGAGATTGGATTAATGGATCCTCAAGAAAAGAAATTACTAGAAGAAAAAGACTTAGATAAATAATCATAATTAATCCTATAAGTTATTATATATATTAAATTCCGTATACGTATATTATTAATTTTTTAGGAGATATATTATGGAAAAGGATACACATCGAAAACGAGATTCTAAAATTATGAGACAACAGAATAAAAAGAGATATGAAAATCAAAAAAACCTTGAATCAACAGGAACTACTGCACTTTCTAAGATAACAAAAGTAAGTAAAGAAAATCCTGTTAACGTAGGGCATTTTTTAATTCCATTTGTTGAATCACTTAATATTCCAGTTTTAACAGGGTTAGCTTTAATTGGTACTAAAGTGTTTGAAATTAGAGATTTAGCTAATTCAGAATTAAAATCAGTAGGTGATGCATCAGGAGTTACAGCGCCAGAACTTAAAGCTGTTGATGTTACTAATATTTTAACAGGTGAATTTAGTAATCAAACTAAACAAATTTGTGTTATAGGAAAGACTATAAGACGATCAACAAATAGATATTTATTTCATGATCCTGATAAAATATCTGTATCAACTGTTGATCTTGGAAGTAAAAGTGAATTAAATACTTTAAAGAAAGAAGCTCTTATTAAAGTTTGTCAGAAGGAAAACTTTGATTATAAAGGTAAAACTAAAGCTAAATTAATTAACACTATAATCGAAGAGAATGAAGCTAGATATATACAATTTAATCAAACAGAATCAATAGAACAAGTATCTGAAGTTGAAACAGATATTTTACAACCTAGTTGAATTAAAGGTAGTTTGGGAAGGTACTTATGTATTTTTCTAAACTACCATATTTAATAATTTTTAATTTCATTTTTTTATTCCTGATTTATTTATTTTGGACAAACTATAAATTAATAGATAGGAACTGATAAAATGACTACTCAAATAAAACCATATTATATTGTAATTGTTGAAACTAAAGAGTTAGATTTATCTCATTTATTGTTAAAACTTGAATTAGCTGGATCAATAATGACTCCTTATCAAACAGTAATTTTAACAATGATGATGGATTCTAAAGATATGATTACAGATGATCTCTTTGGTAAAAAAGATTTAACAGTAACTATACAAAATATGGCAGGGGAAGATGCTACACCATTAGAAACAATAAAATTTGATTTAATTACAGTTAAGGTAGATTTACCATTAACTCAAAAACCTGCTAAATCAACTGGTGACGGTGGTAAAGTAGATATGGGACCTGATAATGAAAGGTCAGCACAAGTTACATTTACTTGTATAATTAAAGATTGTTTTAATCATATGACTAAGGTAGTTAATAAATTATATGATGAATCTACACTAAAGAAACCTTTAGAAATAGTAGAAGATATAGCTAAAACATTTAATCCTGATATGAAATTAGATATTAAAAATGAAAATGAAAATGTATATCTTCTACCACAGTTCATAATACCACCAATGACCTTTATGAATTTTATAAAATATTTAGATGGTAGTAATCCTGAATTAGTAGAAGCTTATGGTAGAGGTCCTGGTATATTTGATGGACCTATGTTTTTTCAATGTGAATGGGAGGAAAACACTTTTCATCTTTGGGACTTAGGAAGTATGGTGAAACAAGCTCCTACATTAACTTTTTTTCAAGTTTCAGGCGGAACTAACATTGATGAAATTACAGCAGAAACTGATACAGCAGATGACAAATTTATTATAACTGATTCTATAAAATTTAAAAATAGTAATAATCAAGATATTATGGTTAATGCTTATAAACAAATATATAGATCAAATCCGTCAGATACATTGTATACAGAATTTGAAGTAACTGCAGATCAAGCTTTTGATAAAGCTATTAATGATGGTAAAGATGGTTTATATTTTAATGAAACTTTAAAAGATAGAATTGTATATAGACTTTCAAACGAACCTGGTTGGGATGATGATGAAACATTTGCATACGCAACTTGGAGTCGTAAATATTCTTCAATGACTGAATTAGAATTTAAGATAGACAGAAAACTTGCTCTTACAAAATTAATTAAGGTAGGTGTTACTTTGGAATTTGTTTCACAAACAACAGAATATAATGATATGCAAGGTAAATATATTGTAAGTAGTTCACATTTAAATCTTCAGAAAAAAGGTGAACTGTGGACACCAGATATAACCATTAAAGCTATACGTAGCAACATGAAAGTATAATTATAAGATGTTAAGTTTTAAATTTTTAAATGGTTGGAAAAAATGTAGTGAATATAAATATAAACTCAAGTTTATTGATTTAGAATACACTTATTATAAAGTAGAAGATCCAGGTTTTTTAATTGTACATGAGATAGAGGTTATATTGTTTAATCTGGGTTTTAAATTTAAATATATAAAATAAATCTTGGAGGGGTATTGGGTACATTTGATGAATTAATAACTAAAGAAAAATTAAATAACCGTATTAAAGAATTGGGTCAACGTATTACAGAAGATTATAAAGAAAAAAATTTAATGGTTGTTTGTGTATTAAAAGGATCTATTTTATTTTTTTCAGATTTAATAAGAGAAATTAAATTAAATTTTAAATGTGAATTTTTAACAATAGAATCATATGTAGGAATTAAAAATACTAAACCAATAATAACATGTGATTCATTACAGATGTATTTAACAGATGTCGATATACTTGTTATAGAAGATATAGTAGATACTGGTCATACTTTAACTAAAATTGAAGAATGGTTAAATTCTAAAAATCCTAAAAGTATAAAATATTGTTCAATGTTAAATAAACCAAGTAAAAGAGAAGTAGTAGTTAACGTAGATTATATAGGTTTTGAAATACCAGATAAATTTGTTATTGGATATGGATTAGATTATAATGGTTTATATAGAAACTTACCGTATGTAGCAGAATTAAAAACATCACATTAATCTTTCTCCAAAGTTAATAAAAAATACGTATCGGTAGAGTTATGGTGTTCTCTATCAACATAAATTTGTGGCCTGTATATTGAAAATATCTTTCTAAAAGGAACTGACACCTTATGAGAACCAGGGATATTTGATATATACAGGTCGTTTTTTAATCTCAATTTTTAAGGAAATATAAATTGGAAAAAGAAGTAAACTTTGATAACGTAGATTATATAGATACAGAATACCTCATGAAACTTAATATGTGGCAAATACATAATATTATGAAGCATCTTAAAATAACTGGTATAAGTCAGGTGACTAAGGAAGAAGCTGTTAAAAAAATACAAGAATCACATCAAGGTATGATACTAGCTAATACTCAAGTTAAAGAAGAAAGTGAAGCAATAACTGAACAAGTTAATTCTTCGGAATCCGCAGCAACTACAGAGGATGAAAATAACTTAGAAGAAAGAGTCGAAAAAGTAGAAGAAACACTAGAAAGTATGGCAAATAAGAGCTAAAAATGAATGAATAAGAGGGGTTTTAATTAGCTCCTCTTATTCATTTTAATTTTTTTTTGCTCAATTTTTATATAATAATAGGACAAACTATAAATTTATTGTTCCATTCTTTTGAGGAGAGAATCATTGCCATCAAATACTATAAAAAAGTTAGTTAAGACATGTAAAATGACTGAAGCTAAAGCAGAGAAGTTATGGGATGACGCTCAAAATGCTTCTAAAAAAGAAGGACTTAATGATAAGGATCCAGAATTTTATAAATATGCTATGGGTTATATGAAAAGAGCAGTAGGAAATAAATGTAGAATAAAGATGGGGTGGAATAAATATGTTTCTGAATCTTGGTTAATTCAAAATTTAGAGGATTTAAATAATGGCTACTAAATTAGATAAACGTACTCTTAAGTATGCTAAGAAGTTTTTAGATTATAAAAAAAATCCTATTAAATTTATTGAAGAACAAATTAAAATCCCAACACCAGGTGGAGATGAGTTAATGAAGCTTTATCGACCACAAAAAAAGATACTTGAATCTTTTTTTAAAGATCATCATTTAATACTTCTAAAATCTAGGCAGGTTGGGTTTTCTACACTATCTCAAGCTATTGTTACATTCATTACTGTATTTTATTCCAATTGCGTAATGGGTGTTTTATCAAGAAATGGGGATGAGGCTTCAGACTTCTGCAGAAAAACAGAAGATATGATTGATAAACTCCCTAAGTGGTTACGTCCAATATATAAAACAAAGAACGTACAAAATTACATTATGGATAATGGATGTTCACTGTACGCAGGTGCAGTTTCCCCAGCAAATCCTGGAGCTGTATTCCGTGGTAAATCAATTACATTATTAGTAATGGATGAACTTGCTCACATACCTAAAATAGACCAATCATGGACAGGTCTAGCACCTGCACTTTCTAAAGCTCAAATGGAGGCTAAAAAGAAAGGTATACCATATGGTACTATATTTCTTAGTACTCCAAATAAAACTGAAGGTATTGGTAAATTCTTTTTTGATAATTGGAATGCAGCTATAAATGATAATGGTATTTTTAAACCTCATAAAATATATTGGCATGAAATTCCTGCTTATAGAGATGATCCTGATTGGTATAAAACACAATGTAGTTTATTGGGTAATGATAAAAGAAAGATAGCTCAGGAGTTAGAATTAAAATTCATTGGCGCTGAATCATGTTTATTTGATGAAAAGGTACAAGAAGCATTACAGAATATAAAACGAGAACCATTAAGAAAGTTTAGATTAAAAGAAACTGGATTAGATATTTGGATATTTGAAGAGATAAATAAACTTAGATTTCATTTAATAGGTGTAGACACTGCCAGTAAGTCTGGTGCTGATTATTCTACAATACAAGTAGTTGATTATGAAACTATGAAACAAGTTATGGAATTTAAAGGAAGATGTGAAGTTAAAAAGTTTTCTGATATAGTTAAATTAGTAGCTAGAATGGTGCCACATAATATGATTGTTGTAGAGAATAATTCATATGGTAATCAGGTAGTTGAAGAATTAGTACTAGATGATGACTATAATTATAATATGTTTGGTGAAACCAAAGGTGTAGGTTCAAACAAGAAATTCACTGAAGGATTAAATACAAATGTTAAAACTAGACCATTAATATTGGATGCTCTTTTTACTTATGTGAATAATGATCCTGAAAGTATTGGATCTGAAAGATTAGCATTGGAATTGTTAGGTTTAACAAGTAGACGAGGAAGAGTAGAAGCTGACACTGGATTTAATGATGACTTAGCTTTATCATATGCTTTCATTTGTTATGTTAGACATTATTGCCCTCAACTGTTAGGTAATACTGAAGCTCTAGAGGATGACGAAGCAGCTGGTTATACTGATGATACAATTAATATGTTATCAGGATTTAATAATGATGGTGCACCTTTATTAGGTAATTATAATAATGAAAAATATAGTATGTTTAAAAAATCACTAGATAGATTTATTAAACAAAATGTTGGTGTTAAATTAACTGGAGCTATTGACGTATATAGTTTATTTCAGGATAAGAAATAGTGAAAACTAATATAGATATATTACAAGAATTTTTAGATTTAGCACCTACTAATTTAGAAAAGTTTGGTTCAGTAGGTGGTACTAATATTTATTCTAATGAAAAAATAATAACATATATTATTAATTGGTTAAGTAAATCATCAAGAACTAAATTAATAGCCGATAAATTAATACAAGGTATCAGAGATAGAAAAATATTAATAGGATATGAATCAAGAAGTAAAATTAAATTTTTATTAACTAGATGGAAACATTTTAGAAAACCAACATCAGGTAAATTTGTTTTAGGTTATTTTTCTAAAGAAGATGGTCAAATCGCCATACTACTAGATTCTAATGTTGATTTGTTTGGTAAGTCTGTAAGAGAAATACCTCCTGTACTTACTCATGAATTTATGCATTTCCTTGCTAATAAAGATGTAACACAATTTTTAAGAGGAACAATGAATGATACATTACTTCCTTTTTATAGAGAAATATGTAATAAGATTTCTAAAAGTCCAGTTCATGATATAGATTTAATAAAAACAATTATAGATATATCAAAATTTTCTGATGAATCTAATTCTAGAATTAGTACAGATGTAATAATTTCATTTTGGTATGAATTATTTAATAAATCAAATGATAAAGATTCTGCTGTTGAAATGTCTAAGCAAATGTTAGCTCCATATAGTGGGTTATTAATGGATAAATATTTATTTAATAGAAGTATTACAATAGATATAGCTAGATATTTTTATAAAGCTTATGAAAACATAGGTGTAAAAAATCCTGAAAAAATAACATTAGTAGGACAAGAAGCATTATACCCATCAGAAGTAATTTGTATATCTAATCAATTTGGTATAAGGCAAGATGCAGTAAAAATGGTAAAGAAAATACGTATTTAGGAGTAATGATTAATGGTAGATGATATTAAAGATGATTCTAAGAAACTAGCTTCAGAACAACAGAAGTTTAAAAGAAACTTAGGATCACTTAGTAATTCAATTGACGCTCATACTAAAGCTATACGAGAGAATACTTCTAAGGAAGTAAAGTTAATTGATAAATCTGGTATGATGAATAAACAAGCTGTTGAACAACTTACTAAAGAATTAACTAAATCTAAAAAAGAAATGCATGAACCTATTAAACAATTAAGTGAAAGTACTGATAAATTAACACAGAGTGCTATGTCTCTTAGTGAAAGTTCTAAAGAATTTAATGAGAGTTCAGAAAAATTATCAGATGTAACTGAAGAATTAAATCGTTCTATGCTTGATTTAAAAGAACCATTGTCATATATAGGACAAGGACTTACTAGTGCTGCTAAGTATGGTTTATTAGCTGGTGGGGGTGCTGCTTTAGGTTATGCTGCAACTGGTGGTAAATGGGGTGCTAAAAAAGCGGCAAATATTGCAACATCACCTATTAGAGGTGCTAAAAGTGCTTATAATTTTTATGCAGGGGGTCAAGATGAATTCTCTAGAGAATTAATGGGTGATTTTAAAAGTGATGCAACAGGTTCATTTAAAAAGAATTTGGGTGCTGGTGTTTTAAGTAAGATTGGCGGACCAATTGCTGGATCATTATTTAATGAATTATTCCTTAATAGTAATAAGAAAGAAAGTATGGATGATGGTGGTCCAGGAATTACTGCTAAGACATGGGAAATTACTAAAGGTTTAGCTAAAAAAACATCTGATGGATTTGATGTATTAAAAACTTGGATAGAAGGTATGCCATCAACTAAGTCTGGCGCTATGTCTGTTGCATCAGCCGATGATTCATTTGGTAGTGATCCAAGTAAACCATTAAATGTAGTTACTGCTTCTGAGAATATATTAAGTCCTAAAACAAGAATGAAGGTTGATGCTAAACTAAGAAAAGAATTAAAAATAAAAAATGATGATAAACAAACTAAAATACTTGATGATTTAAGAAGATCAATGAAAGGCACATTTGAATTACAAATGGGTGTCGGAAAAGTATTAGCATATTCAGTTCCTATATTTGGTATGGGATATAGATCAGAATTACCAGATCCAAAAAAGGGTATATTTCAAGCAATTAATCAAACACTTGGTATAATGTATGTAGCTCAAAGATTTGCATCAAGTGAGATAAATGATTTAATATTAGCACAATCTAGACTTTTACAAATTGGATTAAATGTAGAAGGTAGTTTAGAAAAACCAAGAGCTAGATCATTAGGACAATTACTTGGTGGTATGCTAAAACAAAAAATGTTTGCAGGTTCAAAATTAGGTGGATTATTAGGAATTGGGAAAACACCTGGTGAAGGATTTAGTGAAGTTAAAAAAGGTGCTAAAATTAAACCAATGGCTGCCGTTGGAGGATTAGTTATAGAAACTGGTGATGCTACAGTACATAAAGGTGAAATGATAGGGCAACCTAAAGAACTTTGGGAAAATCTTAAATCAAAATTCGGAGGCGGTACTTCAGAAAAAGCGAGGTCTGCTGGCACAACAAATGGAGAAGAACAAAAACCTGGAGGCGGCGGATTCTTTGGAGGAATATTAAGTTTCTTTACTGCAGGTTTATCAAAAATACCTGAAATATTACGAGAGATGTGGGCATCAATTGAAGGTTTACCTAAAAGAATCGCAGAATCAATAAAAGATCTTTGGACATCAGGAACACGAAAAGGTAAAAATGTTGTTGATTCTATAATTGAAGGTATTAGAAATTTATTTGTTGGTGAAAAAGAGCAAGATGAAGGTAAAAGTTTCCTTGGTAATTTATTAAGTTTAGTATATGAAAAAATGAGAAAAATACTTATAGGTGATAAAACTAAAGTTGGAGATAAAGCTACAATATTTGATAAATTAGAAACAATGATTACAGATGGTTATAATATATTAATACCTGATGCTGTAAAAAAAGCAGTAACTGCAATAGGTAATTTACCTATTGAAATAACGAATGTAATGTTAGGTCTAATAGAAATAATAAAATCAAACATTACACCTATAATTGATTCAATTAGAGTATTTGGTGGTAACAAATCGATTAATGAAAAAATAGCTAAAACACCACATAAATGGGTTGGTGGTAAACTGAAAGAAATAAAATTAGTTGATGGTAGTTTTATGGGTATATTATATTCAATGTGGGGAGCTTTATCAGGTATTACTGGAAGCATTGTTGATGTCTGGTCCAAATGGTTAATTTTAAAAGATACAGCTGATTTAGGTTTAGCTGAAACTATTTCTGAATTAAAAGTAAATTTTATTAATAAAATATTACCTGATGGTTGGGCTAAAATATTTGAAGAAATACAGAAATTAATTATAGGTTGGCAATCAGCTGCACTTGCTTCATTTAAATCAACATTTAATATTGAATTTAAAAAAATATTCGAAGAAAAAAAAGGTGATAAAAAAGGGATAGTTGCTAGTATAGTATCTGGTTTTGCAACTATATTTAAAGCTATTGAAATTGCAACTGAACCATATATAAAAGTAATGGATACAGCCGTAGATAAATTTCTTGAATTGATTAGTGCTATAGATGTATATATAAAAACAGGTTTAGAAAAAAATTTAAAAAAGGATTGGGAACAACTAGGTGATAATAAAACTAAAATAAAAAAAGAAGTTATGAGTATGTACGAGCAAATGAAAGAAGCAACTGCAGAAAATATAAAAGCAGACAGGATAATTAAAGGTACATCAGAGTTTGCTGTTGGTGGACAAGTAGCCAATGATGGTATGGCTAAAGTTCATAAAGGTGAATTTATAATGCCTGTGAGTCAAACATTAGATGAAATCATAACACAACCAATTGTTGCTAAATTACAAGAAATTGTTGATTTATTTTCAGCAGGAGGAGTAAAAGGTACACAAGGTGTACTATCTAAAATTGCTGGTGGTATTACTGATTTATCTATATCTGCAGTTAAATTACCATTTACAATAGCAGGAGCTGTAGGTAAAGGTTTATGGGAAGCTATAACTGCACCAATATCAGGAGCTTGGGGAATAGCTAAAGGTTTAGGAGGATTAATATATGATACTGTATCTTTACCAGTTAAAGGTTTATGGAAAACACTAAATTACATTGGTGACAAAATTGTAAATAAATTAGAAAAAGTTTATGATGGTGTATTATCAATCCCAAGTAAAATAGGAAAAGTTATGTCTGGTGCTTGGACTGGATTTAAAAAGTTTTTAATGAGTCCATTTCAAGGTATAATAGATAAATTTACTAAGGCAAAAAATTGGGTCAAAGGTAAAGCTCAAAATTTTGCTAAAAAGATTTTAGGTATGGAAGTCATTGGTAAGGATGCTGACGGTAAGGCTATATATGCAAAATGGCCTTCTAAAGTTATTAGTTTATTAAAACAAGGTAATAAATATTTAAAATCAATTGATTGGAATACTACTAAAATTAAAAAGACATCTAAAGCAACATCAAAAGTTCAAACTTGGTTTAAGAAAAAAGCTATAATGGCTATTATGGCTTCTATTGGTGGAGCTATAGCTAGTGTTGGTGCATTGATTGCCCCATTTTTACCTGTTATAGCTGCAGCTGCAATGGCTATGAGATGGATAAAACATAAATTTCAAAGTCTTGATGAATTAAATAAAGAGCATGCTGCAACAGCTAAACAAAATAAAGCTAGTCAAGTGGAAGCAATAAATAAAAAATACGGTACTAACTATAAATCATATTCTAAAGCCGCAGGTGCAATCCATACTGTATCTTCTGGTATGAAACAAGGTAATAAATATGAGGTTATTGATGGTAAATTTTCAAAAGTACAGGATACACCTGGGTTAGCACAAATGGACAAAAGTCAATTAGCTAATTCATCATCAGCTAATGCCAAAGTTAAAGCTGATTTAAATGCTATAGGTGCTAAAGAAACAACTAAAAGTATAGATAAACTTTCAGCAGAAACAATAAACTATTATAATAACATGACTACAATTGTATCTAATTCAAATGCTAATAATATTGCAGGTGCAGGTGGTGGAGGTGGATCCAATTCCCAAATGGATCCGAACACAGAAGCACTTACTAAAACTAAATTTGAATAGAAAGGATTATAATAATGGCAAGTTCATCAGGTAAACATGATGTTTTTACTAAATCTGGATTAAGTAAACAAATAATTGGATTACCTCCAACTATAGCAGACGAAGAACAAATGACATTAAACTCATTTGCAGTTGTTCAACTTTTTCCTGCAATAGCTAATGGTGGTGTATCTGCTGGTACAAATGGTTTAAAGTTATATGGTTTAGATATCGATGGGGGAGTTTCTAAATATAATAAATTATTATCTGGATCTGGCGCTGAACCACTATCAGCAGGAGCAAAGTCAATATATGTAGCATTTTTAAATGATACTTCAATATCTGAATCATTCTCTGTTGATTATGGTGAATCAAAATTAGAAGCAATAAGTAATGCATCTTCTTCAACTATACAAGAATTAACTAGAATAACTGGTAAAAAAACTTTAGGTGAAGCTATTAAGGTATTAAGTGATAGTGCGTCAAAAAGTGGAGGTATTGTTGGTACTATAGGTGGTGCAAGTCTGGGGTTAGCTAGCGGTGTAGCTAAAGCTGTTGAAGGTATTGTAGGATCTCAAAATAAAGATTATGCAAGTTTAATGGCAGGGGGTCAAATTGATTTTCCTATGATTTGGCAAGGTGCATCATTTTCACCTTCATATTCTTTTACTGTTAGATTATATAATCCTGAACCAGGTAATAATACATACCATAAGAAATATATTGTTAACCCATTAGCAAAATTATTAGCATTTATAACACCTGAAAGTGATGTTAATCAAGCAACATTTAATACACCTTTAATGTGTAGAGCAGATTGTCCTGGTTTATTTAAAATAAATGCTGGTTATATATCTTCTATAGATGTTATTAAAGGTGGAGAAGCAAATGATATAGGTTATACTCAAAGAGTCGGTATGATTGATGTAAAGATGACAATCAATAATTTATATAATTCATTTATAGCTGGTGGAGGTACAACAGATGAAAATAGACCAACAATGAAAGATTACATAAATAATCTTACTTCAACTGTTGGTATAAATTCAATAAGTCACGATAAGAATAACGAAAATTTAGCATCTTTATTAAATAATAATGATGTTATGGTTTCTTCTTCTAACTCACCTAATTTAAATTCATTAACTCCATCAAAAAGAGTTGCATTATCACAACAAAATAAATGGAATGGTATAACTACTGCTACTGGTTAACAAATTCTATTTCTTATAAATGTAGTAAGATAATATAAAAAGAATATTAGAAGTTGTTTTTCATATATTGATTTTAATTTATTACCTTGAGGTGTTGAATATAATATTTCTTTAATTTTATCTTTAATAATATACTTATCAGCAATCTTATTATTTGATTGAGCTTTTCTTATTAGATTAGTTCTATTTCTATCATTACATATATTTTTTAATTTATCTAACCTACCTAATAATAGTATTATAAAACCTATTTGATCTCTGTATGGGGATGTAGATATATCTGTAATAATATTTATTCCCATTTCTTTTCTTATCCCACTTTTTGATATAGCTATAGTTAATGCTTCTTTATCTATTTGCCCATATGTACACATTCCTTGGGATATCTTTTGTGAAATTAGTTTTAGTTCTTGTCCTTCTTGATCTTGTTTAACTCCCACTTTTTTTTCTTCGAATAATTTATAATATAACTGTGCAAATGACCTAGTAGATTGTGTGACACCATTTCTCAATCTTCTTGAAAGATCTATTAATTCCTTATCAGTAATTCTGCCAGGAGTTTTACTTAACATTTTTTTATGATTCTTATATTCTTTATCTGCTAAATATAATATAGTTCTACCAATACCATTATGTACTCTAAAATTATGTTTGGATGAAACTTTGTCTAAAGCCATATTCCAAACTTCAACATCACAAAATAATTTAAAATGTTTCCATAATTGATTAGTGTAATATTTTAATCCTAATAGCTGAAGATATAACTTTATCATATTTTGTTTATTATGTTTAACATTATTCAATATAGCTATTAATATAAGTAAATTTAATTCATCTGTAAAAAAAGGAAATTTATTATAAGGTGAAGATAATGTATTTTTAAATTCTTTAATTTTTTCTTTAGTTACACCAGTATATTTTTCTAAGTCTAATCTGTATTTGATAAGTCTTGGTCTATAACACGGTTTAATTATTGATGATAATTCAAGACCTACGACTTTAGAAACAAAACGATATTCTTTTGCATCAGGTTTTATTTCTGGAAGTTTAAATTCAGTTAATAAATTAATCATTATCTAATTTCAATTGATATTTGATCAGCACTAAAGTAAATAAGATCTGGTCCATATTCTAATAAATCTTGTTCAGAAAAATCTTTATATTTATCGTAACTAAAAAATATATCATGTCTTGGACTTACTACCTTAACATTTGCTACACCTTTAATTGATTGAACAATTTTTATTATTTGTGAAGTATATAAACCTTTATCAAATCCAAAATTAGGACCTAGAGCAGCAATTAATTCTGTTTTTATTAAAGCAGATAATGCTGTATCAACAGTTGATACACTTCGATCTTTCCAAATAATCAAGCTAATCTCTAAAGGAATCATACTAATCATTGATACCATGGATGAACCATTATATATCAAATTAGAACCAACATCTACAACGTAAATAATATCGTTTATATCAAGTTTTTCATAAGCCCAAGTTGAGGTTGATGATGAATATTGAACTATAAAACCACCTATACGTGTACCAGTTTCATTCCATGGAACTACACCGGAACTATAAATATGTGATGCTTCAGAAGTAATTAAATATCTATCTCCATTAAGTGGTGAAGTTGGTTTAGTTTCAGGATTAACAGATATAACTGGATCTTTATCTGTTGGATTAAATTTATGCATATTACTTAATATACCTGTAGTATTACTAAATTTTAAATTTAAAAAATCTGTCATCATTCTATATGATGTTACATCTAAATTAATAATTTTTTCCAAAACATTTAAAGTAAATGAATCTGCATTAGTTGTATCATACCAACTTTTCTTTATAACAGGAACATCATAAATTGTTATATTATAATTTCCTGGAGTTCCTGTAACATCAACTGAGCTATACATAAAATCACTTAAATCTTTCTTAACAGTAATTTCTACATATGATTCATTTATATATTCTTTTGTACCTGCAACTAAATCATACATTCTAAAATAATAATTCCAATCACCATCTAATGGTTCTGTTAAAGGAATTGATACTGTGAATTCTTCTAAGAAACCTCCACCAGGGGCAGGATCAACATTTCTAACCATCTGTCGTTCAACACCATCCCAGTCGGCTACCATCTCACAACTCAATTCAGTATATGTTGCAGCAACTATCTCTGTAAAATATAAATCAATTAAAAGATTTGTTTTTGTTGAATCAACATGAAATTTAACTTTATCTAAAGATATTTTTGTTTCAGTTGTATAAGTTCTACTTAATACTAATGGTTTTTCAACAGAATCAATTTGATAAAAATAATTAGCCTCTTTAAGTAAAGGATTAATCTCTATATTAAACATACTATAATAATCGGCATTATTTATAGATGCTACATCATTAGTTCTTACGAATTCTGTTGTAGTTGAAACTGCAGCAGTACTATCTCCAGCTGTACTATCTACATTCCAAATAGTATTTCTTGTTGGTACTATTAGACCTTGAAATAATATGTCTGAAAATACACATATTTCATTTCTTTTTAAATCACTTCTTTTAACAATATCAATTGAATGATCAGAAATAAAATTAGTAACTATATCTTTAATATTATTATAATCACTTTGAGAAACAAGACGTCCTCTAGAAGATAAACTTGTTATAGCACCGCTTCTTATTTCATCCATTGTAGGAGAATCTGCCCCTCCAGTAGCAGGTGAAACATTTGTTACAGTAATTTGTACAGGTTTTCTTATTAACTTTGTACCAACTAGATCTTCAACATATACTCTTTGAGCTTTTACAATAGAACCAGATATAACATTACCACTACTACCTTTTGTGATATTCATAGATATTGTTACAGTAGCATTTTCACTAGGTTGTATTCCAACAACACCATTACCAAAAAATAATCTACCACCAGATTCAGTTTTTCTAAAAGCAAATCCCCTTATACCACTAGGTATTAAAAATAAAGAATTATAAGATATCCAAGTTTCTGATATTTGACTTCCTTGATCTGTAGTTGTAACAACCATACTAGAAATTTGACCATCAAAATTTGTTTCTAATGTATAAAATTCAAAAGGTTTTAATGAGGGTATTTGGTATGTTAATGGAATTTCTTCCACCTGTGTAACTGATACTGCGAAAATAAGTGTATTAGAATTTATAGAAGAAATAACAACCTGTGAACCCCCAGTACTAGGTATTTCAGTAACAATTGCTGTACCAGTAGATTTAATATCTAATCTAATTTCATTATTTTGGGTAAATATAACATCGTTTGCATAATATTTAAAACCTTTTTCCAATACAATATTAACATCACTTGTAAAACCCAAAGGTATTTCTATAAGTAATGCTGAAGTTGCAGTGGTAGCAAACGCTGGAGTATAACTTAACATAGCTGCTAAATTAAGAACTGATTCTTTTAATGTAGCTTTAGTAAGGAACATCTCCTTATATACACTTGAATTGTAAAATAGTAAATTAGAAGTTAAAACAGAAAGTGTATTTACGAGGTATGATAAATAAGAGGTTTTTGTTAAATCTACATTTTCTAACTCTAAATGCTCCTGCATATATTTAATAAGCTCTGTACGTATCTTATCTCTAGAACTATAGATATCTATACTTTTTTCATCTAATGACATGGATTAACTCCTATATTATAAACATAATTGCCTGCATCCCATATTCTATCGAAACCATTTAATTGCATATTTTGCCATTCAGTTAAAGTAGAATCAAATGATTCTAATAAATTTTCTAACTTATGTTTCTGATAACCTATTCTATTTTCTCTACCATTATTTTTTAAATAAAAGTAATTTGGGTTAGTTAATTCTTTATATTCAAATCCACAGTTTTCATATCCGGATCCTGTACCATATCTAGCATCAGCATATGTAATAATAGAACTATTTGGATTTAATTTTTTAAAGTGAGAAAGAAGTCTAGATAATCCACCAGTAATTGAATAATTCAACTTATTACAGAATCTTAAAATTTCATAATCATACTTCTTATTAAATCTAGATTTACCCATCGTAATCATAGAAACTAATTCAGATTCAAAATAAAGACCCATATGAGTTCCATTGATTTCACTCTGAAGATGATTATCAAATAAAAATTGTTTAGCTTCTTTATTAGAAACTTCTTTAATTTTACACTTTCTAGCGAATACTTTATTGGGAGATTTACCCATTTTATTTAATAATATACTTTTAATGATATTCTGTTTCTCAATCCATTCATCTTCAAATATCTGTATTAATTGAACATTTTTTTCTTTAGCTAATAAGTGTTTTTCTTGATGGTAATTTTTATTTAAAATTATACTTTCACTATGCCAATAAAGCCCATGATATTCTATTCCTAGTTTAATTTCTGGAATGTAGATATCTATATGTTTACCATTTAAAATAGTCTTATTTGGATTTTCTACACTAGGATAATATTGTTTAACAAATTCTAGTACTTCTTGTTCACCAATTGAAGTATTTTTTGCTAATATAGGATAACAAGTTGGGCATCTAGGAACTTTACCATTATCCAAATTATCTTCGAATTCAGTTTCACATTTGTTACATTTCCAAAAATAACTATTTTTTACACCCTTAAAAATTAATAATTCAAATAAAGGTGTAACTAGATTTTTTAATCTATTAGAATTAATTAACATATTATAAAAATTATTTTGTCTAGTTTTTTTAATTTTATCTTTAATTTCTTTAACTTGTAGTACATGATGTTTATTATATTTTTTTAAATTATTTTTAATAATTCTATTTTTTATAATTTCAGAGGAGGAAGCAATTTCAGTACCATATCTTTTCAGACAAGTTTGTTTAGATTTCTCTTTAAACTCTTCTACTTGTAAAGCATGTTCTACACCATGTCTTTCTAACATAGTACTTTTATATTTTTCTTTAAATAATTTTGTTTTAGAATAACTATTTACACCATATCTCTCTAAGCATGTTTGTTTAGATTTCTCTTTGATTTTTTTATTTTTCATAGGATTATCTACACCATATTTTTTTAACATAGTTTGTTTAGATTTAGATTTAACATCATCCGTTAATAATAACCATTTCACGCCATATTTTTTTAAATTATTATTTTCTACTGTTTTAACTATATCTTTGTTTTTCATAGGATTATCTACACCATATTTTTTTAAACATGTCTTTTTAAATTTATCCTGTATAGTTTTTGATTTTGAAGGATTATCTACACCGTATCTTTTTAAATAGGTTTGTCTAGTTTTTTCTCTAGTTTCTTTTGAATTAGTTGCACAAATAACTGAACAATATTTATGATAACCTTGAGACATACTTATGAATGAATTAATTCCTGTTTCTTTACAATTATTATAAAAACATGTATCTTCCTTTAATTTCATAAAGTTTTGATCATAGTATTCTTTAGGTTTAATATGATGAATTTGTGTTAAATGAGATGATAACCCGACTAAATTTTTATAAAGTTTATCACATATTTTACATTTAATCATTTTAAACCTGTTCCAAATATGTACCAGTAGGATCATGGAATAGTGTTCTAAGTCTATCTGATAGTTGTTCAGATTTATTTTGTAGTCTTAACATTAATTGAGCATTATCTGCTCTATGTATTTTTTTATCAAGATTCATAAACATCCAATAAGAGCTTATTTGTTTTTCAAGTTCATCTCTTGAAAACGGTGCTGGTTTTAATACACATTGATACATTGTTATTTCACCATATGTAGCGAGATTTACATTTGATACTACAAATAAAGGTTTTATATCTAATGCTGCTTTCTTTAAAAATTCTTGCGAGAAATGTATTATATCATTTTCTGATGGTCTAAAATTATATTTAGATGGAAATGATATTTGTGTATTTTCTGATTGTTGATATGTTAATCCTTTTTCACCTGAATCTTGAGTTGGTTGTATTTGTTCTATTCCAAATACAGGTAACATAGATATTTTGCGCCATAAAAATCCAGATAGTTTTCCAACACCTTGTCTTTCATATGCACCAGCCATTAAATTTTCTCTATCCATTACAGAATTTTCATTATCTAATGCATAATATGTGACAGGATAACCAGGATAATTTTCCGCATAAAGATCATATACTGTTTCATAATAATCTTTGATGTAGTTATATTTTCTTATATAATTTTCCATTTAAGTAGCACCAAGTGTTCTAATTAATGATTCATCAATATCAACATTCACAGTTTTATTTTTTCCTTCATATCCTACATTTAAATTAATTCTAAACCCTTTTTTATTTTTAAAGAATAATACTTTAAACTTAATCTCAGCCCTAGTTTCATATCTTGCAATATTAAATTGAATTTCTTGCTCTATTGATGCTTTAGTTATTGTATCAACTGGTTCAAAAACATATTTATAAAGACCAGTACCTAGAGGTGGGTCAAATATATATGTATTAGATGGTAGTAAAAATAATCTGGTCAAACTTCTAACTATTACATCAACACCAGTTAATTCTAATAGATCACCAGCCTCCGTAATTGATGCATCAACATCATTAGGAGTAGAAATTGAACCAGGTATTTTTACAAGAAATTTTTCAATATTACTCATACATATCACTCCTTTATAGTTTGTCCTTTATAGATCTTAAATTATAGATTATATATATTAAATATTGATAACGTGTTATATTTTAAAATTTTTAGGAGATATTATGAATCATTATTTATTTGGTGTTGGAATAGAAGATGCTTATGGTAGTAATCCAGGAGAAGTATATCTTGATGGGTTACTTCATTATACTTCAGAAGAATATACAGAGGCTGAAGCTTCATTTAAAATACTAGATAACATACCAGAATTATTAGAAAAAGAAACTAGAGAATCAATAGCTAAAGCAACCAATAAATTTTCTATATTACCAATGATGAAAATGAGATCAAGTGCTCAAGGTACTATTTTGTGTAAAATAGTAACAGATTTAGATAATAAACTTACAAGAAGTCAATTAGAATCATACATAAAACAGCAAATTAGATTTACAAGTTTTAAGCAATTTAAAGAAGAACATAAAATTAACGTATAGGGTTATTCATTTTATAACTAGTTGTCCTTGAACCTTTTGTTTTTTCTTCCATTTTCTTTCTCTTTTCATCCTCTAAATCTATTTTCCATGTTAAAGTATCTATAAAAAATGTATAAGGCATTAACATAATTGAAGTATATGGTTCTCTCATTAATTCCATTAATGTCCTTATATTTTCATCTAGTGTAGATCTGAACTTATCTATTATATTAGTATCTCGCGACCATTCGAAAAAATTGAGTAATAAGATCTATAGAAATCTTATTACTCTCTCCACATTCTTTGCAAGGATAGTCTGCCTCTAGGTTAATACAATATTGTCCAAATTCTTTATCAAATGTTTCAAATATTTTAAGTCTATCTTGTATAGGAAGGGATTGATATCCAAAAAGTATATCTTCTTTATCAACAACTATATTATTACCTTGAACAAATTTATCAATAATCAGAGTTTCATTAACTAAATCACTCTGATTCTTTTGAGCAAATGATAATTTATTTAATTGAGTTTCTTCATCCATTACAGTAGGTTGTTTTATATAAGCTGTTACCTTTGATATAGGTAATTCTAAATCAATTATTTTTGAAAGAATAGGACTTGAAATATTAGTTGTTGCATTTACTTTAACTTGTTCTTCAACTTGTTCTTCCACAAAATCAACTTTTTTAGGGATATCACCTTCAATTATACCATCATCTCCGTTATCATCAAAATCAGTTTTTGGTATTTTTGGTAATATTGGTATTTCTTTTTTAAGTTTTTCTTCCTCTATTTCTCTTTCTATTTCTACATCGTAATCTGCGTCGCCAGTAGATTTAGCTACTTTATAGGATTCTTTCATTGATTCACTACCAGGATAAGCATTCATTGAAAATACTTTAGCCATATTTATTTTAACATTCTGTTCTTTTTCACATGACCCACATACTACAGCAAAATCTCTATCTTCTCCGAATGTAGCTTGATATAAACCATACATTATAGCTTCTCGATCTTTTAATGTAACAGATTGTTTAAACTCTTTAAAGTTTGAAATATGATCTGGTTTAGATTTTAATGATTCCCATAATACCTTATTAAGTAAAGCAGGTGCTTTATTTGGTGTAGTTAGAGAAGTTTTTAACTTACTAACTTCTGATACATTTAAAGACCTTACATCGAAGGTGTATCCTGTTTGTGGACATACAACAGTAAATACTGGGTATTCTATTGTAAATCCTTTAAATCCGGAATATGACATATTTATCTCCTAAGTTTGATTTTGCCCCAAAAATTAAAATTTTGTTTAAAGTTTGTCCTTTTTAAAAAATTTAGTATACGTGAAAAATAACCCGGATATAATGTCCGGGTTATTCATCTAAGTTTAATTTTTAAATTATAGTGATTCGTCTTTTCCATACTTATCAATATTAGGTTGATCACCATATACATCATCTGCAAATGTTTGACATCTATCATAAACCCATGGTTCATGCCATATATAATCTACATTGAAGTCTATATCTAATTCTAATTTATCAACAGTAGTTAAATCTCCACCATATTGATCTGTAGGATCTTTCATAGGAAACATACCAGTTAATAGAGAAGCATATTCAACAGTCTTACCATCTGGTTTAGTTGTCCAATAATACATATTACCGGAGTAATTACTTTTAGTATAATCACTACCAGTTAATTGTGTAACACCTGATCTATAATCTCTTATCATTCTTACCCAACCATGTATAATACTAAGTATAGGTAGTGTTGAAAATTCTAAAAATTTAACTGTAACAGTATTATCCCATTCTACATTAGTTGGTACACTCCATTTAGTTCCACCTAATCCTACAAATTCTGCTTTGTTCATTGTGGCACCTGGTATTGTAACTGAAAGGGCAGACGATCTCAATGTTTGAGCAATTTCTGTTGAATCTGCTAATCCAGATATAATAGAACCTTTATCAACACTTTCCTTTAATTTAGAAGGTAACTGTGCGAAGTGACAAAAGAAATAACCTGAAACATATGGATCAACAGCATCAGTTGTACTACCACCCCATCTTCTACTAAATCTATTTTTTCCGCTCGCAACTGGAGCGAATGCGTTATTGGCCATGTAATCCTCCTTGAAATTATCTTAGTAAATATCTTAATTTGTTTATAGTTTGTCCAACATACATATCTAAAGTAGGTTCTATCCTATATGTATATGAAATTCCATATAGGAGTAGTATATGAAATTATTTTGTCAAGATATAGGGTTATATATGATATGTAAAGGTAGAGATACTTTTTCTTCTGTAAAACCACCAATAAAATATAGAATCAAAGAGATTTTATATAATAAAAATGATATACAAATTGTAGTACCAAATAGGAATTATGATTTTAATATTATCAGTAGGACTAGCTTTTATAAGTATGATATGAATAGTATAAAATTTTATATCAGATTAGGTAAAAAAAATTATTCCGAGTTGTTTAAATATGTATCATTTACTAAGACATTATCTGGAGTTAAATTAATGGAGATATTTCAATGAGATTAATAGTAATAACAAACAAAATTAAAGTGAATTTAAATAAATCACCAAGTTATAGTGGTGGATGGATGTTAGATAATTGGTTGGAACATGGATTACGTAGAAATAAAGTTGAATACATGTTTTCTGAATTAATACTTATTAATAATAATATGAAATTGAAATGCAGTAATATACCTAAGAAATATAATGGTGATTCAGCGTTTATAATTATAGGTAATAATTACCAAATAAATTCGTATCATTATCATAAAAGAAAACGCCCTAAAAAGAAATCATACTTATATGATCTAAAAGGATTTTATAAAAGATTAGATAAAAAGAATCTAAATTATTTAGATACATTTAAATAAAGGATATTAAAATGAATAAAGAAACAAAAAATGTTAGTAAAATAATTTGTAGTTTATTAATATTAATTACAATGATATTTTGTGTAGGATATCCTCATAAAATAGATATACTTTATATTTTCACATGGTTATTTATAATGTTCACATCATTTACTTGGTTTATTTGTGCTATTGTAATAAAAATTAGAATTTTAATTACTGGTACTAAAGATTTACCTGAAGAACTTAAAAAATATAAAAATTTTGGTAAAGATATAATACAAACGTTATTAGAAGCATCAATTATACGTAATAAATATAAGTTTTTATCAATGTTATTAATTATAGGTGATGTTATTTTAGTTACATTATTAATAAATATTGGATGGTTATTTGCAGGTGCTATATACACTGTATCAATGGTGGCAGAATATAAAATATTAGAACCAAATTATATAAAGAAAGTGTTTGATGAAAATTTCTTGTAAAAGATCTTCCTTATATATTCATAAAATAAAAAATAAAAAAGGTTATAATACATCAAATAATACTATTTATAAGTATGAAGAAATCTTATGGAATAATAAAAATAATCAATTACAATTAAAAACTAAAAAAGGACATATAATTATATTAAACAGAGACTTTATTATTATGGAATTAACGCCTAGAATAATGATGTTTAGTTTAACTACTTCTGAATTTAAACCAACATTACTTCAAATATTTTAGACGTAAAAAAGGGACTGAGCCATATAAGACTCAGTCCCCAGGTCACCCGTGAGGGGCTTGGTTTTAATAGGTGACCAAATTATTTGATAAAAAAGTTAAGGTTTATCTGTTCCACAACTCTCGTAGGATTTAGTGTAACATCTACTGCAATTTGTTTAGCTTTCTTCATATAATCATCAGCATAAACTTTTACAGAATAATCATATAAACCTCTTTTGTTTTGAATAACTTTTAAGAATTTATTAACTTCAGATTGTATTCTACTCCAAGTAAATTGATCGTTTTGTTCAAAGACATAGAACTTACTAAACTCTTCTAATGCTCTTTTAATATAAAGAACTAATCTTGAAATATTTAAATCTTGTAATGCACTTGGTCTTTTCTGAGTAGTCAGCTGACCCCAAACAGTATATCCAACATTAAATTTGACAATTGGATTAATCTGATTTAAATAAAATCTATCTCTATCACCAATTAAAGGACTAAATCTAAGTTCCTTAATTGTAGCTATAGTTGCTCTATTGAAACCTGCTGCAGCATACCATAATTCTGCAACGTTATCAGTAAACGGAAGTATGTTAGCCATATGATACACAGGAGTTATCCAAATATCTTTACCTGTAAAAGAATCATAAACCTTTGAGTAGCATTCATATAATGCTAAGTATTTAGTATTATAAGTATGAGTACTAGTTCTAGCAGTCATTGCTGTATCAGGTGAAGTATTATCTCCATTATCTATAATTCCAACACAATCTTTACGTGTAGTTACTAATGTATAAAGTCCACTGGACTTAACATTTGTAGGATAACCACCATCCATAACTATTGTAAAATAATAGTTCTCAGTATCTAATACTTCATCAACAAATAATGAGGAATCAGTTGTTTTACTAAGAGTACCATTATATGCTTGGGATAAGATTTGATCTGCTGTTACAGAATCAATTAAACCATTGACATTGAATAATGCACCACTAGAACCATTTTGTAAATTAATAGCTCCATTACTAAATGGTTCAGAAAAATCAGCACCATTTGCAATAGCAGTAGTTAAATTATCTTGGTTAGCTTTACATTTAATGTATTTAGAATAATTATCTAATACATCAACAATATACATTGATTCACCAGAAGTATCAAGTTTAGTATAATCAAAAGATACTTCAAATGAAGATATAATTTCATACTGAGGTGCACCTGTTTCTGGATTATCTTCACTTTGTCTTTTATAGATATCTAAAACATAAACACCAACTCTATTAACATTGGCATGAGCTGATATGTTAATTTGAAAATTATTATACCATTCACCTCGTCCAATACCATAAAACATTACAGCTGAATCGACTGCTGATAATGTAGTATCTATTTCAGGAATAGTATTAACACTAGATGTGGTAGAAGCTGTGATATTAGAAGTTCCATCAACACCAAGTGATGCTGTATCTTCCGCTGTAATGTACATGTTAGAAAACGCTGCATCATCAGGCATACATCTAATAACATATAATGAATCACTTTCCTTAAGAAAAGAACTCGCTACATATGGTCCTTGACCATACAATTTACCTACATAGTTAATATTAGGTTCACCGAAATCAGTATAAAAATCTTCTGAATTGGTGAATACTAACTGATTATCAGGTCCTTGTTCTGATATAATGGGGATGAAGCCTATTGTACTTGGAATAGATCTAACGTATTCGGAAAGATCTATAATTTTAGTAAATACACCTGGTGACACATTTTGAGCCATATTAATTCTCCTTATTTTAACTCTTTATAATTCATATTTATAATTACCACAATCCCAAATCCTATCGAAACCGTTTAATTGCATATTCTGCCATTCAGTAAGATTTGGATCAAACACTTCTAATAAATCTTTTAATTTGTATTTTTGATATTTCATTCTTGATTCCCTAATATTATTTTTAAGATAATAATAACCTGGACTAGTTAATTTCTTATATTCAAACCCACATTTCTCATATCCCTTACCTTCACCATATCTTGCATCAGCATAAGTAATAATAGAACTATCATGATTTAACTTTTTAAAGTAACTTAGTACCTTAGATAATCCACCAGTAACTGATGTGTTTAACTTGTTACAAAATCTTAAAATTTCATAATCAAATGATTTATTAAATCTAGATTTTCCCATAGAAATCATAGAAACTAATTCAGATTCAAAATAAAGACCCAAATGAGTTCCATTGATTTCACCTTGCAAATGATTATCAAATAAAAACTGTTTAGCAATCTTGTTATCAACTTCTTTAATTTTACACTTTCTAGCGAATATCTTATTAGGTGATTTACCCATTTTATTTAGTAATATACTTTTAACTATATTCTGTTTCTCAATCCACTCATCTTCAAATATCTGAATTAAATGAACACCTTTTTCTTTAGCTAGTAAAGTTTTATTCTGATGATACTTTGGATTAGTTTTACCACCTAGTTCTGAATGCCAGTAAAGTCCATTATATTCGATTCCTAGTTTCAACTCTGGTATGTAGATATCAATATGTTTACCATCTAAAATAGTTCTATTTGGATTTTCTACATTTGGATAGTATTGTTTTACAAATTCTAATACTTCTTGTTCTGCTTTAGATGTTCCTTTTAGCATAGGATAACAAGTAGGACATCTAGGTGTTTTACCATTGTCTAAATTATCTTCGAATTCAGTTTCACACTTAACACATTTCCAAGAATAATTATTAAAAACAGTTTTGAATTCATTTAAGTCGAAATTTGGTTTGACTAATTCTCCTAATCTGTTGGAATTTAATAATTTACTTACGAATTTAATTCTTCTAATATTCTGACACTTTTTTCTAACATCTTTATTTTGTAGACTACATTTATTACCATATTTAGCTAAAGACGTCTTTTCAGTTTTTTCCCTAATTTCTTTAGATTTAGATGGATGATCTACACCATATCTTTTTAGATTAGTCTTTTCAGTTTTTTCCCTAATTTCTTTAGATTTAGATGGATGATCTACACCATAATTCTTTAGAAATGTCTTTTTAGATTTTTCTGCAAAATCAACCATTTGACTAGGATTCTCAACTCCATATCTTTTAAGAAGTGTATCTTCTCGTTTATTCTTAGTTCTTTCAGCTTGTCCAGTGTATTCCACACCATACTTTTTTAAACATGTTTGTTTATCTTTTTCTTTAACTTTAGGATCTTTTCTAGTACATCCTTTTGAACAATGATTTGCATATCCACGTTTCCAATCAATAAAATTATTAGGTTTATTACAAACTGGACACTTAGGAACTGTTTTTATTTTATTGATAACACAATATAATCTAGATCCAAAAGTTGAATTTTTCATTAAAAATTTGGTTCTACTCTGAATCAAACTAAAATATTTTTCACCATTATGGTTCTTTAAACTTAAAACCCTTTTAACAAATTTTTTTGGATTAATATTTAAACCTTCTTTATATTTATCCAATAAGTCCTTATTAATTGATAATAATAAAGAATCTTTAAATTGTTGATGATTTGAATCAACTATAACAAACCTCCATTACTTAAATTTACACAACCCTATATTCCTATTTATAATTTGTCCTAGTAGAGGAGATTTAAAAAAATCGAGATAAAACATTTAAAAACAATAACTTAACGTATTAACATAAAATTCTTTTTAGAGGTAAACTACATATGACAGAACATATAGACTATCATATTCATATTAATGATTTTAACAAAGCTAAAGCTCTAATATTTAACCTACATCATGAACAAATAAAGGAGAATAAGACCTGCAAGATTAGTATATCTAATCATGATAATATGTTTATTTATCAGCATTTTCCTTTAATAGATTATGCAAAAAGATACAATATAAAATTAGTACCATCTTTTAGTATAGTATCTGAAGAGGGAATTGAATTATTAATAGATGAACCTAAATATCAATCTAAAGAATTACTAAATTTATTAAAAAATCAAAGAGAAGATGAATTATATCATATACTCTTTAATTTAAGTGATAATAATTTATCACTAGATATAGACAATATATTAGAATCTAATAATCTACAAGAAATATTTATGATAGAATTAGAACATATTGTAAATGAACTTTTAGAAGAAGGATACTTCAATAATAGAAATATTGCTATTAGTCATTTAAAATTAGCATTGGTTCCTAAAATAAAATATAGTATAGAAGAATTACTTACAACATTATCAGATGAAAACATTTATATAGTTAATGCAAATAAACAGCATGAAACTTTACTAAACAAAAAAAATATAATGGGTGCAATATCTAATAAGAATAATAGTTGGTTAATGAAAAGTTTATATAGAAATGAAAAACAATTTAAATTTGGTTCTGGTAATGTAATATAAATATACGTGGAAGTAAGGGGGAAATTAATCCCCCTTACTATCCTAATTTATTTTTTTTTGCTGAATTTAAAAATAAATATACCATGAAAAAATTAGTTCTCTAGAATCATCTTTACGTATAGTAGAGAATGTTACTCTTGCAAATGTTTGCATTGATGTACTTGTAAAACTAGAATATGTTGTCAAATCACTTTCACTAACAAATAATCCTGCTTCATTAATATCTTGAGAATTACCAGGAATTGTTCCACCATTAGCTTCAGCAGAAAGTAATGTAATCTTTGTTAATCCAATTAAAAAACCATCACAATTAAATGGACCTGTGCCATTCTCTGCATCAAGAGCAGTGCAACCAGTACATAATTCAGAATTAGTTATATCTGTATCAAATATAAATCTAGGATAATTAGTATCAAAACTATGAAATTCATTTCCACCAGGAATAACAACTCTGCTAGTACCAGTATCCATTGTACCATGAGTATTTAATTCACAATCTGTTAATATAGGAGATGCAGGTACCAATGGGTTAGCTGTAGAACCTCCAATACCAACCCCAAACCAATTTATCCATTTGTCAGACCACCCAGATCTATCACCAGTAGTTGTAGTTAAATTTTGATTGAAAGCTCTTTGTAGTAACCAATGTCTTCCTCTATATACAATTAAATTACTAGTATCCTCAATCAAGAATAATTTCTTTTTTCCATCTGAATCTACTTTTTTCTCATAAACTCTTACACGACCTTTAGGTTGGAATTTGGTTTTATCATTAATTGGTGTAGATGATAAAACTTTATCTTTAATATTTTTCTTTTGATTATCTGTAATACCTACATTAATCTTCTGTACTTTTTTCATTCAAATAATCTCCTTGAACTATTTTTAAATTAATTTTTTATAAATTTATTATTTCTACACTAAAACTATCATATACAATACCAGTATCAAATGGATGAGTTGGATGTTTATCTACAAATAAAACAGTTTGAGCCATTGAAAATTCATCAGCTTCCAGTTGACTATCTGCTAGAGGATCGTTCCAAACAAATGATATTAAAAATTCTTTAAGTCTAACTCTATATGGTTTTAATACTTCCATAACATCATCTAGACCGTCCCATGTAGGTGAACCAACCATCATAAAACTCAAAGCATTGTTAAGTAAAGGCATTGATTCCTTTAAATAAAATTCATAATCTAAAATAATACTCTCTAATACTGTGGGTACTTTTTCTGGATCAAGATTACCTGTAACTTCATCTATTTCTGCTTTAAATATAGGATTAATTAAATCCAAATATATATCAGGATTCTTTAATATATTAATGAAGATTGATGAATTAGTAGTAGTATTTGTAAAGGATGAATTTCTTGAAGCTAAATTTGTTTCTCTTTCTAATTTAGTCGTTTGTCTTGTAGTTAAATTATTCCATTCATCTATAATTAAATTTACATCAATATTATTATTACCAGTACCATCAGGATCTATTGGAGCATATTGTCCTGTATATTGTAAGAAATTTTTATCTGTAGAAAAATTGTCATTACCAAATAGATAATGTATTGCTAAAGACACTTCTAAAAATGAAAATTGTCCTTCAAATTTTGTAAGGGTTATATCCTTTACTAAAGTCCCATTAGCTACCCAGTAATCATAATCTTCATTCATTCTTTTTGTTATTACAGAGAAGAAAGCATTTAAACTAGATACATTTACACCAGCTTGTAAAGAAACATATGGTGTAATTGATGGTAATGATATTTTATTAATTTGATATAATTCTAATATTTCTGCTCCTGACATTTTCCATAATGGATCTGTAGATGTAAAAATATCTATATCAGAAGTTATATATAATTCTCTTTGACCTTTTTTAGTAGTAGGATATACTGGTCTAGATTTAGCTACAATTAAATCATCAGTCTGTTTATGTACCCACCATTCGGATAGAACAACATCTGTTAAACCAAAATATGTTTGTAATGATTTAACTAATACTTCTGGTGTTCCTTTTTTCTGGTATAACGAAACTAAATCTAATAAAAATTGAGCCTTTGTTTCGTTCGTACCAATTCTATCTGGAAAAGGAAATCCCATTCCCTTAATAACTTCATTAAGTGATTCAGTATCTAAGTTAAATGCATCAGTAACCTGCCTAGTTTTAGTAACTTGGGATCTATGTGTGGCATACCAGTTAATTAAAAATTCTCTTATTCTTTTATGATCTTCAGTTAGAAAAGCAGGTTGATCTATTATAGCTTCAAAGAATGCTGTAACTTTTTGTTTTTCAGATAATGCAGTTTGTGCAAATTTATAATCAAGGTCAGTACTTATAGTACCTTCTGATTTTAACCAATCATATATTTTTTGAAAGACTTTAAATGTTTCATTTTCAGACATGAATTAAATCCAACTCAAATTTGATGTGATTTCATTTTGACCATCCATTGGAGTTGTACCTGTATCAGATTGTATTACTCGCACATAATAATCTAACACTACCCAATCACCAACGACTATTGTTGTAGGAGTTGTAGACCAACTAACATCAATTGTACCTGTTGAGTCTTGTGTTATTGTATAATCTGTAATTGGAATTAGTGGGTCTCCATTTTTATACATATAAACATCGAAGTCATATGGATCGCCTGATGTTGTTACTTTCTCTGCTGTTTCTATAGCAGTAGTTACTTCAAATTTATCTCTTACTGGTCTAAGTTCTACTATACCTGCATCAACCATGAAAGACCAATTTCTAATAATTCTATGTGTTTCATTTGTAACATACACTTCATATAAATTTTCTAAAATACTTGTTGAACTACTATCTAATACTTTATTATTTAAAGTATCAAAATTTAAGTTAACCACTAAATCTAAATATTTATATATTAACTTAGATAAATTAGTTGTCAAAGAAGAATATGTTACTGTATTTAAATCAGGTGTAATAGTTTGTCTGTATTCTAATAAAAGATCTAACATTATATTGTCCTCAGGAGCTAAAGAAAATACATCTATACCGCTCGTAGAATCAGATACATAACATGTTATAGTTGAACTAATTGTATGTAATCTTTCACTAATACTTTTAGTTAATGTACCTATACCAACAGTTTCAAATAATGTATGATAATAACTTAATTCATATGTATTAGAAAATAACATTTCTACAAATGAACCTCGTTTAATATCAATATTTGCTATTGATTCAGGATCTAAAATATTATCATGAATAGTTATTTCTCTATTGAATTGCCAGTAGGTAGAAAAATAAAAATCTAGCTGAGGGAAATATTTATAAGCCATTTATTACTCCATGTATATAAAAAAAGTGACATGTAAAGGGTCCTTTGTATTTAAAGAACTTTGGTAATAAACAACTTTACAACCCCTTACATTTTAGAAATGTTTTCTATTAAGACTTTCTTATGTTTAACTCCTTTATTAGTCATTTCTTGTACTATCAGTTTATGAGCCTTTTTAAGTGCCTTAGAGAATCCTATATTACCTCTTTCAGTAGATGTAATATATAATTGATGTATTCTTCTATGAGCAGATTTTAAAGCTATTTTGTTATGTTCTAATATAGATTTATTATCAAGTGCATATATTTTTAATTCATCAAAATATTTTGAAGTTATTGAATTTTCAGATCTTATTGGTCTAGCTTTCCTTTTTATTGGACGTTTTTCAATTAGACCTTCTACTTCTTCAATTAGTTTTAATGAATCATCAGAAAGTAGATCATCATCTGTATCTTCTTCAATTACTTCTTCTTTGATTTTTTGTTTAATTATTTTTTCTTCTTTTACAATTTCTTCAACTTCAGGCTCTTCCTCAATTAAATCACTTTCTTTAATTGAACTAATTTTAGCTTTAGGTAAACCATCATCTGTCCCAGTATCTTCTTTAATTGTCATTTCTATTTTAGGTGAAGATTTAATAGAAACCTCATCAGACCAAGGATTTAAATAAAACCCACTACCAGTGACATCAATTCTTGCTGGATATTTATCATCCATGTTATATGAACCAGAACATACTTCTGAAATTGGAGGTATAGATATTTTAACTTTACCACTTTTAGTAAACTCACCTGGAAAACCATATTCTACTCCTGCGATTTCAACACGCAATAGTATTTTTAGGTCTTCCTTTTTTAAACCTTCAACTTCAAAGTCTAAACTAAGAGTCTTCGGTTTTGATGCGTCCAATAGTAACATTTATGTTATCTCCATTTTCTAATGTAACATTCTTGATATTAGCTGTTGCTTCAAGTACTTCTTCATTATCTAATTTAAAAAATTTAAACTTAGGCATTACACATACACCTTTTTCTTTCCTACGTATAATACTACTAGCACCTGGTCCACCGCCAACTATCTTTGTAACAGGTAACGGAAAACTAGGAAAAATTCCATTACTAAATATTGCTGTATTTTCTATAGCCATTTATTTTTCTTCTATTAATATTTTCATTTCATTAGTTACTTCTTCAACAAAATATTTAAAGTAATTTGAGATTTTTTTGTTAGCAGAAACAACAATTGGATTAATTTTAATTAATGATTCTATTAATTGTTGTCCTCTATTAGAATCAAAATCAATATTTATATCTGAAAATACATTACTCATATAATTATAATCTAAATCATCTTTACTATTTAGTGAATCTACAAAATAAGGAGAATTATTACCATCATTAAAAAAATCTATTCTAAAATTTGAAGCAAATTTGCCTCTTTTAAACAAACTTCTTTTTGTTCCAAACCATCCACCTCTCCATAAACGGTTTTTCATAAACCCCAATATAGATTTATCATATATTTTAATATCAATTAAATCCTTTAATTTTCCACTCCTATGTACTTTTTTCTTATTACCAACAATTTTATTAATATATTCATAATATATAATTAGATCTTTATTTTTAGATATTATCTTATAAAGACTACGACCAATAGGTATTAATTTAGAAGTTAAAGATTTAAGTTTAGGTTTAACTATTTTTATTAAATCATCTTTTAATTCTTTAAATAAAGAGTTACCTCTAGCTACTCCTATTTTACCTATTATTAGTATAGTAAACATAAATAATATATAGGATACAACAACAAAAACTATTCCACCAAAATCTTCTAATAAACTTTCTTCTATATATTCTTCACTTACATATTTCATCATATAGGGTTCCTAGTTTCAGTATTTCCAGATTTAGAATAAGCATAAGATGAATCTGCACTTATACCATCATCTGCAAATACAATATGTGTTGAATTATTATCATCAATTTTAGTTATTGTTTGCTTGTTGGTGAGATGTTTTCTAATATCACCGTTATAACTTTCATTTGTAGAAGCTTGATATCTATCTACATCTGATAATAAATTTCCTCCATCCACACTTATTGAATAATCATTCTTGGGATCTAATGTTATAAAGTTATATTTATATGTACCATTAGCAACTTCACTCATTGATGCTCCATTAACTACTACACTATCTGTAGCTAAATCAATAATTGTTATAATAGGAGAGAGACCCGTTTTTGGTACACCAGAATCAGCAAAATGTGATATTATCCAATTTGAATCTGACATTACATTAGCACTTTCAATTTTTTAGCTAAACCTAATACATATAAAAAATCTAATTTCCCATAATGTATATGTTCTGGTGATTTATCTAGTTTAAATGGGCATCTTTGCCATGACCAATCTAAATTCTGTCCACCCAGCGGATAGTATACAGTTTTAGTAGAGTCTAGTAAAGTGACTCTAAACGTTCTAAAATACTCTAAACTTTCAACAATACTTTCATGTTTTACATCAAAATCAGCTTCTTTTGCTAACAGTGTACACCATGGGTTTCAACTTGTGTCTACTAATAGTTTGTCCAGAGCAAGTTGATACAAAAATTTTCGTTTTGAATGTTTATCCCATGTATTTAATATTGAAAGACCTACAGCAGCTAAATTATAATTAAACCAACTTCTTTGTCCAGTAATTTTTTTACCAAACACTACAGGTTTAATTGTATCAATTTCTCCACCTAATACATAAAGATTTAAATGAGGTAACATATATTTATAACCACATTTATAATATAAATAATTAAAAGCTTTCCAATTACCTGATACAACTGCAGCAGCTAATACAATACCAATTGGAAATGCAGACATAAATATATTAGGATTTAAATTACCATGTTTACTAACGGTACCATCTAGTTGATATAATTTACAATTTAATGATTTAAATTTTATAAAAGGTATATTTAAAAACTTACATTCAATTTCTTTAAAAAATTGATTAAAGAATTCATGTACTATGTCAGGTAATTTACCATTTTGTTTTCTGTATTCTGAACAAGCTAAAACAAATCCACCTAGTTGATCTCCACTACAATCATCTCTAAGTAAATTACCAAATTCGTAATCATCAATATTTTTATTTTTAGGAATATTTATACCACGTAATAATACAAGATCACCATCATCATTTCTAATAAGAATTTGTTTTATATAATTTAAAAAAAATTTATTATCATTAAAAATATTTAATCTATATGCCGCATATATACCATTATGTAATCCTTGATCTCCAACATCATCAATATTATTTTCATATTTATAATTATATAAACCATTTTTTAAAAATTTTAACTCTTTGATATATTTATTTTTTAAAGTATTTAATGTAGGTTTACCTTTAAGTTCTGCTAGCTGTTTATAATGTGGATTTTTATAAAGAAGATTTAATATATCTATACCTTTAAATAATCTGGTTACAACCCACTTCCATGGTTTACATATAATCCATGGTAGTTGCATACTTTCTAAATATTTATACGAAAATTTTTCTAATGTCATATTAAAATTGCCTCTATTGAAAATAAATCACCATATATATTATAACTTATATTTTTTGTTAAATTTTTATTATCAGATGATCTTGTTGTACTTACTTGTATTAAATTACCATTAGAATTATATCCTAATGTTTTACTAAATAACTGCGTAGTTTTAGCACTAGTTGTGTATATATTTATAGAACTTAAATCTCCACTAGTTGTATCATATCCAAGTTCTTTATAATTTGAACCATTAGCATTTTTAAATCCCATTTCTAATTCAAGTGCATTCTTCTCTGCTTGATTATAAACACCGCCTGCACCTGCATTAGAAACAATAATCCAATTACTTGAATTTAATATATCTGTTGCTACATATACATAATCATTTGTTACATCAATATACATATCTCCATGTTTCTTAGGTATTGATGTAGGAGATCCTGATCCTTTTGTAATAGTTACTCCACCTGCAGTAAAAGATTTAGTTGTTATTACTGACATTTATTTATACTTATCAAATACTTTTTGTTCTAAAATAGAGTATTCTTTTAAGTACCTATTCCAAGTATTTTTAATTCTAGGTGGTGCTGTATTACTTCCATCAGGATACTTTTCTTCATATTTAGATATTTGTTCCTCTAAAAATTCAAATCTTTGTGTTTGTTTTTCTGTAGTATAAGCTTCTCTTAATTGACCTATGTCTAATTGCATTCGTTCTGATTTAGTTGCATACTCAGCTGCTCCTACAAACTTAACTTCCATCCATGTGATGGCACTAGTAAATCCAGCTCCAACTATAAGAATCATAGCCATTACTGCTTTTGCTTCACTTGATATTTCTGATATTTTAAAACCCATTATATTCTCCTTACAATGTCGCTGGAATTAGTCCAGTATTTTTAGAAACTTTATCTCCTGTAGTATCAGACCATACATTACTTGCTATATTACTTGGATTAATTAATCCTGAAGTATCAACAGTAGTTCCACTACTGTTATTTGTAATTTTTCCTACTCCTCTACAGATAATCTCTCCTGCAGTAATAGTGCTATCTAAAATTATATGTCCTGAATTTAAGTCGATAGAAACTTTATCCACTCCAGTTTTATTTATAAGTTTAATTCCACCATTATAATTACGAATACCTAATGTTGTACCACTTCCACCTAAATCAATGATAGGTGTTTGAGACCCAGAGACTCCTGAATAACATCTTATAAATTCTGCCGATATACTATTTAAAGTTATAATCGCTAGGTTTAATTCACAATCTTCTACATCCCCATCTATATAATCAAGATTACCTAAATGACAATGATGTACAGTAGTCCCCCCATCAAGGAAACCTGATATTGTAGCATGAAAGAATTCACAATTAGTTATTATTGCAGCTTCTGTTAATGTAATCATAGTCTTCTGAGGATTCTCTCCTTCCATTGTAAATGCGTTTAATATATCAGAAGCATCAAAAGTAAAATTACCTATAACTTTTATTGTACTAAATCCATCATTCGCTGCAATAATCTTAGCATCTGCAAGATTATTAACAGGTGCTTTACCAGTGCCAATTCTAAACCCTTGAGCATTCTTACCAGTACCTGCTTCTCCATTAACTACATCCATTGTAACTCTACCATCAAAGACACTATACTCAAGGAATGTAGGGTCAATAAATCCAGTAGTGTTGTTTGTATTTACTGACACAGAATTCTTCAATTCAACATCTCTAATATTAGTGTTACCGTCAATTATGTTAACAGAGTAAGTTCCATTTTCAAATTGTAAAGCATAATAAGTACCATCTATTTCTGTAATACTTGGAGTTGATGCTGTAGCAGGTATTCTAGAATAGAGTTTAGGGAGTGGCATAGCTTCAGGACTATCATTAAAGTCCCTTAATAACTGCCAGAATGTATCTACTGTTAATTTATATTTAGTACCTGTCTCTAATGTTAAATCAGATTTAGGTATTGTAATTAACCAAGGTGTAACACTCCAATCCACTGATAGTGACATTATTCAGTTGCTCTACCATCAAAATTCTTAGTTAAAAGAAGGTTATACTTTTGTTGTAGTTGTGTAATCTGTTGTTGCTGTGTAGCTACTAACTGCTCTAAGTGATTTAATCTTTCTAATAATTCATTTCTAGTACTATCAACTTTCTCAACTGCTGCCCTAGAATTCCTAGTAGCTATCTCTTGATGTGCCTTCGCTATTTCTGGATTAGTCCCATTATTACTCATTTATACTCCTATAATTTTATTAACAGATTTTATAGCTTCCTTATGAAATTCTATACCTTCATGTTTAGCACATAAATAAATAGTTAAATCATTATACATAAAACCTCTGAAAGTAGGTTCATCACATACTTCACATATTCTTGCTGGATTATCTATAATCAATTTACCTACTTCTGGATTTACAACCTTGTTAGATTCACTCCTAAGTTGCTTGCCTTTACCAACAGACCCTGAATTAAAACTTGGCATATTCTGAACCTCTTTATCTACTTTATCTTTTTTCTTTTTCTTTTTGGACATATTGTACTCCTTATTATTCGTCTGAAATCATAAATATAGTTATATCTAAACCACTACTAATTATTGTATCTGCAATAACTGATTCTTTATACAAAGGTGAGGTTGTCCCTTTTCTAACTACCCCAATCACTGCTTGGTCTGCACCGTAACGATAGAATACAGTAACCTGACCGTTCACATCTGTCGCAGTTTTTATAAGCTCTACACCACTAGGGTCTTCTTTTAACAAGACAAATGCGTTTTGTACTGTAGCTTTTGTTTTAATATCTTTTACAGTTATAGTGACACTAACGTCATTAACTACTGATATTGTACCACCTGCTGGAGAAAAACATTGAGAAGCAACTATATTAGATGTACCTCTGTTTACTAAAGTTATTGTACCTCCACCTCTATACTCTATATGGTCTGTAACACGGCTATCAAACACAACGTTAGTAAATGTTAATTCTACATTACCATTACCTGTAACCTTATTAATCCTAACACCTAACGGGTAGTCAGGTACTGTAGTATTATCAAGATTAGTAGTTACATCTGTCTGCATAGTCGCTTGTATTGCAGTGGCTACAGTATAATTTGGAAGAGCCCCTCTTCTAAAAAGAAGTTCTTTAATATCTGAATTAGAAATTGCACCTGCATTAACTCCTGCTGAATTGTCTGACCAGCTTGCAAAGTCCGACATCAACATATTCTCCATACCTCCATAAGTAAGGTCAGTCCCTCCAGTTTCTAGTGTGGTATCAGGTGAGCCTATTGCAATATCTCCAGAGTGTGAGTTAAATGTACCAACCCCTAAAGGATTGCCGTCTGTATTAGCTTGTAATTTTCCGTCTACAAACAACTCAAAATTGTTTGGGTAATCATACCGCATACATATATGATACGGTCTGGATACAGTTAATTTATAATCTGACCACGCTTGTACATTTCCTGTTAAGCTAGGAGTATCTGCCATCTGAGCTAGTATAATATTTCCATATCCAGCTAGGAATGCCATATTTTGTATTTGAGCACCTTCCTTGAATATACAACCTAATGGATGTTGGATACTGTTTAACTGTATCCAAGCGCATAAGGTTCTTTGCTGGGCATCAATAGTTATATTCATATTAGGTGAATCTGCAGGACCTATTCTTTCTGTAATCTCATTTAAGATTAAAGCATGAGTATTATCGTCAACTATATTTCCTGTAGAATAGGTGGTAGTCCCTATTTCAGTAAGCATATCTCTGGCAGGACCTGTATCTCCAGTATCAGCCATCGTATTATTAAATCTCCAATAATGGTCGGCTTTTAAGTTCGATACTATCAACGCACTGTAAGCAACTAATCCTACTGTGACTAAAAGTTTATTGCTTTCTAATGCACTATTTGTAGTAACAACAAGGTACACAATAGAATTGTTACTTAGTGAACCTTGGACTGTATCTATAGATATAGATGTTGCAGACCAACTATTAACTGTCTGGCTTGTTTTTATTGTTCCAGCAGTATCACTCCAGAACTCTACCTTGCCTACACCTTGCGTTGCTCCGAATATACTTCCTGTAATAATTAACCCTGTATCCCCCCAATCAAAGACCTCGGTTGTATTAAAGTCTGTTATTTCTGGAGGTATTGAATAAGTATAAGTGAATATACTTTCTAAGTTTAATAGTGAGAAATGTCCAGTATCACAATCTAATACACCGCTAGCGGCTAACGGAGTGATTTCAATTTCTATAGACCTACCACTTGCTACATTAGGTACAATACTTGAAGCACCTTGTGACATGAACGCACCGATACCACCAGAGTTTCTGTGGTAAGAACCACCAGCCACATAATTTAAAGGATTTGAATTAACAGTAACTCTCGACATAGGATAAGCTCTCTGTACTGAATCTACTACAGTCTTACCCATCTGCCAGAAAGCAATTAAATGACAATTTTGGTCTACATCAATATTAGATGTTCCTGCCGTAGCTGTAAATCCTAATGTATCTATTTGAGGAAGTGTGTCCCAGGTGAACGCTCCTGGAGTATTCATGTCCCCAGTAGTTGCTTCCATTATTGCAGTTTCGCTACCTGCTGGTAATTTCCAAAACTGCCATACCATACCAGTACCTATTGTTGGAGTGGAACCTCCAGTCAAATCTTTATGTAATGTAATAGTGTCATTTGCAGCAACATCTATAATCATAGTGACATTAAAAGCACCATTCTGACAACCGTCAAGACCTCTCATATGAAAACTACCACGAGAGCCTGTTATAGCAACAGATGTATTTTTTGCGAAAATAACTCCTTCTGTTCTCGAAGTTCCTGTGATACTAACAGTGCCACTAACTGACATGACATAACGACCAGCACTACTTATTGTTACTGTGTCAGCAGTCCTCGAAAATCCAACATCTTCTTCATCATTAGTCCAATTTGTTACTATGGCTTCTGTCGTTGAAAGTGTTTGTGTAGCAGTCGTAGAGTACCTTGCAAAGCTGTTTGCATCATCTAGCTGGAATATCTGTACTCCACCAAAACCGCTAGCTCTCGTTACTGTTCCTGTTGTAGAATCATCACCTCTAGAAAATCTAGTGATAAGACTAGTGTTTATTCCAGTGGTTCGGTATATACAAGCACCACTGATAACCATATCTTGTTGACCACTTGTTTTTCTTATATAGCCTTCAGCGGCACCTTCTACAACATCTACGCCACCAATTCTTAAACGACCTTGTCCTTCAATACGTTCATTGTTAGTTGTATCGGATGTATAAAATCTTTCGGAGTATAAAATTAAATGAGGACCGATATTTGAAATGGTATATACACCAGCACTGTACGTTGCGGCAGAACCTTCATCAAGTTCTAAGGTATCCCAAGTTGCGTCTAGGTTTGCACCTGCATTAGGCAGAGTAGAAGTCTCTGCATTATTACGCCTAATATAGAAATCACCTGCTGCCATTATTCATCCAGTACCATTAAAACGATTGCATTAAAAGGAGTAGAAGTCAAAGGTCCATCTATACTTGCTTCTGAATAAAATTTAGATACTGAACCTTTTCTTACATAAGCTATAATTGGTTGATCATTTGTATAATCATAACTAATTGTAGCTACTCCAGAAATATTTGTGGTTGTATTCATAATAACAGTTCCTACAGCTAAATCACCACCAACATCAGCTTTCATATATACTCTTGCTCCACTTATTGCAGTTTTATCTGTTGCATCTTTAACTGTTATTGTTAGTGTTTGTCTCGTGGCTATAATTAAAGTACCTCCAAATGGGGCAGACCCAATGGAAGCGTTCCCACCTGAAGTGTTAACCCATGTCAAAGTATCTGCAATTCCATTATATCTCACATGAATAGATGCTTTTGAATCATATGTTATAGGAGAAGTAAGTTGAAAATTACCTCCACCAGTAACTGCTTCTACTTCTACACAACACGGTGCATTTATTTGATTTGATAAAGAATCAACTGATGTTTGCATTGCTACTTGTGTTCCGGTAGTTATTGTATTCTGAGCTAACGCTCCTCTTTCAAATAAGGTGACTCTAACTTCTGTATCAGTTAATAGTGCATTAACAGTATCACCCCACGCCGCCCAATGCTGATATCTGCCATTTCTTGAAGCTTGCTGTAAAACTACACCTCCACCTAATCCTGTAGTACCCACAGCATCCCCAAATTCACCAACGCCTCGACTATCTAAACTTGCTGTATTAGGTTGTCTGGCTACTGGGTCAGCATCTGTTTGTAAAACTCCATCAACGAATAACTTTATCAAATTATCGTAAGCGTTACCAGAGAATATAGCACATAAATGATATACTCTATTAGGTATCAAAGCTAACCCATAAATTTGTAATCCTGTGGCAAAATTTGTAGGCTCTGTAACTTCGAAAATTAGATTATTACCAAATCCCATACAAAATTGAAAACATGTAAGTTGTGTACCTTCACCATATATCCTAGTAGGAGGAGCTTGATAAGCAGTAGTTTCAAACCATCCTGCTATAGCTTTTCTAGCTTGTGCTGAATTATTAATTGTTATAGTAGTTGGTAAAGTTATTCTATCAGTTAGAGCATCTGTAGTTGCACAATTAGTTGCATCTTTTGATATAGCTGCATCTGTGTAAATCATTGTAGTATCTACACCATTAGCTGTACCTATGTTATCATTAGAATTACCATCGAAAATCCAATGGTGATCAGCTCCAAGTGCACTTATGTCATTCCTATAAGCCAATTAAATACCCTCATTAAATAAGGGATGGTAAGGATTAGTTACCATCCCATTAATTATCCTAACTACTATACGCAATTAAGATTATGCATCAGCAGTCCTAATAGCAGTTGTTGAACCACCATTAACACCCATAGTACCTGATGTGATATACTCTTTAATTGGAGTACCACCACCATCACGAACTTTAATAACAAACTGTCTATCAGTACTATAAACAAATGTAAATGCTTCACTACCTGCAGTCGCTACTAAATCAATGTAAGCAATAAACACATTGTTACCTGCTGTAGCATTAACAGTTAAGAAATCCTCTTGACCATCAGTAGTATCGATAGTGAAAGTAGAACCAGTCCAACTTGAGTAATGAAGTTTCCTAAAGAAACTATTATCATCAACTACTCTAATAAACCCTGTAGAAGGAGTATCAGAAGGAATAGGTGAAGCCGTTACCAATGATGTAATATTATCCGTATTAATTGTAGCATTAACTGTAAGCTGGTTGTAATTAATCTCTGGATCACCGTTAGCGTCTGTTGTTGTTCCATCCCAAGGTCCTACTAATATATAATCTTCTGCAGTTACAACACCACTAACTGTGAATGTTACATTATTTGGAGGAGTAATCTGAGCATTAGTTAAATCAAACACTTTATCATTAGAAGATAAATCCGCTGTCTGAATTGTTAATCCATAAGAACCAATCAATGCAGAACCAGTAGATGCACCAACAAACGGGGTTTTAATTAATGAACTTCTATCCGTTACTGTTACATTCACTAAAGCAGTTGCTGTAGAACTACCACCAGTAATTGTTGCATTATCACCAGGAGTACCACCTGTGAGTAATTGAACCCACATTTTAGTACCTGCTGTTGGTGAATCTATAGCAAGCATCTGTCCAGTACCTGCTGTACCTGCTGTACCTGCTGTCCAAGATACTGATTCAACTGCTTCAAAAGTACCTGTAGGAGTATCTATTACAAACTCATGTGATATACCTCTAAACAATTCACCTGGAATACCATATAAATAATGGTTTGTTGCATCAGCTGACAAATTCTTCGTATATTCGAAGAAACTATTAACTGACTGAGCACCTCTATCCCAATGTGCATAGTAATTTTCACTAATTGTATCATTATTGACATCTATCTGACTGAAACCTATGTTAAGAGTGTAAGTAGCTTCACCACCAGTAGTAGCAGTAACTAAGTTTCTATTTAAAGTTAAAGCATTAGTTGCTATAGATACAATTTTATACTCATGGTTATCAACAGCAGTCATAATAAAATCACCTACAGCAAACTGTGTACCATCTGATACATTTAATATTGTTTGTCCTGTAGCATTAACACCTGATATTGTAGCTGTAGTTACTGTTCTATCAATAAAAACATCTGTATAAGCATCTGTTGTAGCTCTTGCTGTAGTGTTATTCAAATCTCCAGCATCTGATAAAGCTAGAACGTTATTACCTCTAGAAGTTCCGTTAATCTTGAACTCTCCATAAGTATTACCAAATGTTCTGTTTGTTCCAAGAAGAACTCTACCATCAATATCAGCTCCAGCAGTTCTAGTCTGAATTAAGAACCTGTGAGAAATACCCTGTGCTGAATCTGAGTTTAATCCTTGACTTATTAGATAAGCATCTGCTGAAGTCCAAGTATTAGCAGTACCTCCAAATAGAACACCTGTTACAGTTGTTGCTGTATTAGCTGTGATTAATGCTTGACTACCATCTGTAGTATTCTTAATTACATATCCTACCCATTGATCAGTAGTCCATGATTGACCTGTATCAGTCATAAATGCTGCACCAGCACTTGTAGTATCTGCTCCACCTACACCATAGTTCCAGAAATCATCTACTAATACTGCACCATTTTGTTGAAGCTGAATAACAACTCCAACATTACCAAAGTTTACGATACCATCATAATAAACTTCTGTACCACCTGTACCTTGTACGATAGAACCATCATATAAATGCTCTGCGGCTATTGCATTAATATTATATGAACCCAATAATGTTATTAAATTATCTGTAGCTCTACTGGATGGTAGAACATCTGTTGCATCCATTTCATCATCACCAGAAGATACTGGATCATCTGCTAACCCTTGTAACCATCTGTGAAGTTGGATTACAGTTGCATAGGAAGGTGCTGCACCATTATGGTCGTTTCCTATATACCTAATATTTCCCGTGGCTCTGTCCACGGACCAATCTGTTGCTACAATAGCCATCTATGTCTCCTTATTTTAAATAAAATTATCTTTAATTAATATTTAATTCTTTATATAAACACCAATCATCTTTATGATATTCATTAATCTTATCTTTATAAATAGAATTATTATTTATAAAGGTTTTTAATATACTGTTAATTTCTTTTTTTAAAGGTATATCATTACTAATATTTTTTTTGGTTTTTTCTATATTATAACCATGATCAGAAAACCATTTATATAATTCATTAATTTTATCCAACTTGAAAAATATAATAGGTTTATCTATATATTCTTTAAAATAATTTAAATAAGATACTTGTGTTTCAGTATGAGCATCAAATGTAAATTGTTCAAATATTTGTTGAGTCTTTTTATATAAAACATTTCTACATTCCTTTTTATTTCCTTCTCCTGAACAAAATAAAATATAAACATATTGAACAAAACCACTTATCCATCTTTCTAATGGATTACGAATAACACATATGAATATCCATCCAGGATCATTTAAATTAGAAATATTATTTACAGTTGTAGCAGTAAACATTTTTGTTTTTTCTAAAGATGATTTTAGTGAGACTGAACCACATTTTGGAATAGTTATTAAACATATCTTATCCGTTTCATTTACTAGACATTGACCAAAAGCAGAAGGAGTAGCTCCTGAAATTAGATTCATTTAAATAACTCCTAATTTATAGTTTGTCCTAAATTTATAATTAAAACTTTTAAAAAATTATGAAAAAAATGGAGTTAGGCTATATTAATATAACCTAACTCCAACGCATAAAAAGAAAGTTAAACTAATCTTAAAGATTAGGAATTAGTATATTCTACTTCTCTTCTTTTCCAATCTGCTATCTGACTTAACATTAAACTATTACTTTTTTCTTCAGATCTAATTAATTGACCTGGAGCCAATTGAGCTTCTACTAATTTACGAGCAACTACTGCTGACTCCTGTTTAGTCTTACCTTTAGCTTGATGTCTTTTATAAGCTAATGCAGCACCAGTAGCTGCAGCAACAGCAGTAGCTCCAACTCCTACTCCCATTTTGTGTTTAGCAATATATGGACCTATTTTTGAAGCTCTATCTGAAATGGCCTTACCAGCAGCTGTAGAAGCATTCTTAACTGCGTCTTTTGCTGATCCAAGTCCTTTAGAAACTGCAGTATAACCTTTTCTTGCTAATTCTGCTGATTTACTAATTATACCTTTCTTTGGAGCATTTGCTGCTTTCTTTTGGGCTTCAGTTGAACCTTTTAAATACCCATGAAGTTTTTTAGCAGAATTCTTAACTGCGTCTTTTGCTGAGTTAGCCGCACCACTAAGTTTGGTACCTATAGTTTTAGCATGTATAGAAGCATTTTTCATTTTGTCACCGATATAATTCTTAGCAGCGGTGACTCTACCAGGCTTAGCTCCTAATAGTTTTTGATTCGATTTAGTTCCAAGATCTACTGGATTTACTTCATGTAGTTCACTTTCTAAAATTTGAGATATTGTAGGTGTACCATCTCTTTCAGAAATCATATTAGAAACAACTACAACTTCAGCTAAATCACTAATTGATGGTCTTAAATTATCTAAACCATAAGCAACAAGATGATCTATAGCTTCATCAAGAATATAATTTTGAGCATCTTCATCATCATCACTAATACCATAAGTTTCAAATATGTCTGCTAACTTATTAATAAAACTATCCTTCAAAATTGAATCACTTTGAGTAGGTCCATTTCCATCAGCAGTTAAATCATCATCTTCATCAACAGCATCACCTGTTCCTGCTTCATCCCCTTCTTCACCAGATTCATCAGTATCTACTGATTCTGATTCAGAAAGAATTGATTGATATAATGAACGTGAATTTTCTATTACTGATTCTTCTAGTGATTCTTCTAGTGATTCTTCATCAGACGTAACGTCTGGATCAGCCCAACCATAAGCTTCTTCATAAATTGTTAATGCTGTTTCATAAACAGGAAGTGATACTGCTACTGGGTCTTTTCCACCAAGATCAGTAATTCCATTAATATAACCACCCAACTCTAAAATAGGATGAATAGTTGTTTCCATGAAACTTTCCATTTGTTCTTTAGTAAAAACAGCATCTTCAACCAATGTCAAATGATCTATTTTAGTATCACTATTAATTGCACTCTCAACAATTGTTGATCTCAAAGAAGCTCTCATTGCTTCTTCTATCAAACTATCAACTTTTGAAAAGATTTCTGCATCTTCACTGATTACTTCTGATGTAGAATCAGTCTTTACATTATCAGCCAAAATTGGCTCTCTACCATTCTCTACTAGAATGCTGTCTAATAATTCAAAACTCATTTTTATTCCTCCTGTTAAATTTAAGATCTTTCTAATTATTTTAAGGTCTTTATACCATAAATGTTTACAGTTTGTCCTAAATTTTAATTCTTATATTTATGATAAACCTACTAAAAATGATTCATTATTCACATTTTTTAACCACTCTATATTATTAAATAGTATTGATCTCCAACCTTCTTTTTCTAAATCATATACAACTACTAAACCATATTTCTTTATACGTTCTCTTACAAATTTAAGATCTTTACTCTTGGGAAGATTGTCCTTTGGTATTAACTTTAAATCTAATGTACATTTCATTAATCTATTTGAACCATCTTTTTTCTTAAATTTAATCATTACTGTACCAGACTTTTCAATCTTCTTTATTAAATCTAATCCAGTTTTAAGTCTTTGTTTTTCTTCTTTATTTTCTTTTAGCATTTAATTTATTCTTTCAAATATAATTTTAACACTTTTAAAAGATCTTTAATATTATGAACTATTAATCCATGAATATTCTTTATATCATTTTCACCATTATATAATTCTAAAAGACCTGAAGGTAATATTTCATCTATAGATTCTCCAGTAGAATCCATACCTGGAAAAAATATTTCATCAACAAGATAAATTAAAGGTGTGTTACTTCCTAAAGCATATCCCATTTCAGAACTAGTACCATAACCAAATTTATGTATAGCTAAAACTAAATCAGCTTCATCTATACCACTATAATCAAGTTGAGCTCTTTCTTTTAATGTTCCAATTTTAATATCATTATACCAATCAGAAACTATTTCAACTTCGTTTATTACAAGTTTCATATAAAGTTCTAATGATTTTATTAATACTTTATTTTGAAAACTAGATGCAATATATACTTTCATAAAACCAAAACCCTCACTTATAAATATTAATTAGAACCAGAATCTGGAGACCCTGTTGTAATGATACCATCAATTGTTAGACCAGTAACTGTATCTCCAACTCTTGCATCAGGTACTCCATTAATTGTACAATCAGGACTACCTGAAGATATAATACCCTCATGTCCACAAGTAGCTACAACTTTATCACCTTTACGAGCATTAGGTTTACCATTCAAAAGAACATCAAGACTTCCTTCTACTATAGTACCACCTTTAACATACCCGTGACCAGTTGCATTACAAGTTCCTTCCCATAAATCATCTTTTCTTGATGATGGTGTTCCTGCCATAATTTTATACTCCTTATATCAATAGTTTTATATTTGTCCTGATTTAATTATTTTTATTCTGGACAAATATAAAACTAATAATTATGTTATATATATTAAATAATATAGACTAAGTATATTATTTAAATTTTTGAGGTAAAATAGAATGTTTAAAACTAAAAAATATATCGTTGATGATATAGAAAAAATCACATGTCCAATTTGTAATGTATCTTCAGATACAAATAATAAACCTATGAAATTTTTACATCCAAAACATGCAAAAAATCATGGAACTACATTAGAAGAGATTTTGGAAAATTATCCAAATCATCCAACAATGACTTTAGTTGAATTTAGATTGAGAAAAGAAAGAGGTCGAAATGGAATCAATACTCTCAAATCAAATATCAAATTAAATAAAACTAAAATAGTTTTTTGTTATTATAAAAATGATAATGATTGTCCTAAAGATGAAATAGAAGTTCCTATTACATCACCATCTTCAAAACTTATATGTAATACGTGTATAAATTTAGGTAAAAAAAATCCGGACGGTCGTACTTCATCTAATGCAGAATTGAAACGCCAGAATACCCTTCAAGAAAAACATGGAAAAAACATAACAAATGTAAGACATATACCAGGTGTAAATGAAAAAATTAAAAATACAAATAAAGAAAAGTATGGTGGTACAGGATTTGCTAGTGAAGAATTAGCAAATAAAACTAAAGATACCATGATGAAAATATATGGTGTTAATAATATTATGAAAAGAAAAGAAACTAAAGATAAATTTAAAGGACCATTAATAGAAAAATATGGTATAGAAAAAACTAAGAATATATTAGAATTAAGAAAAAAGACAGTAATTAACAGATATGGTGGATATACATTTGCTTCTAAAGCACTTAGTAAAAAAGTATGTGAATCAATGAAGAAAAAATATCAATGTTCACATCCTATGGAATCTAAAGAAATAAAAGAAAAAGTTAGAAGATCTTTACAGAACAAATTTTTTAAATCATTAATCAATTCAGATAGATTGAAAGAAAGATGTATTCCTAATTTTAATTTGGAAGAATATGATGGTGTAAAAAATAAAAAATATTCCTGGGAATGTAAAAAATGTAAACAAATTTTTGAAGATAATATTGATGATGGTCATATTCCAAAATGTAATTATTGTTACCCAAGACTTACAAATTCTGGTACTTCTCAAGCTGAACAAGAAGTATTAGAATTTATAAAACAGTATTACCCAAATGCTAAATCAGATAGAACTATACTTAATGGAAAAGAAATAGATATTTATATCGAAGAACTTAAACTGGGTATTGAATATAACGGATTATACTGGCACAGTGAAATAGGTGGTAATAAAGATTCTAAATATCATCAAGAGAAAACTTTACTTGCAAAATCCAAAGGTATTCACTTGATTCAGATATTTGAAGACGAATGGTTGAATAAACAAGATATAGTGAAATCAATTCTATTAAACAAAATGGGTAAATCTCCCAATAAAGTATTCGCTAGAAAGTGTATAATTAAATCTGTAGAAAACAAAGAAGCTAAACAATTCTTATTTGACAATCATTTACAAGGTGGTATACAATGTACACATATTGGAATCTATTTTGAAAATCAATTAATTTCGATGATTTCGATGGGTAAATCTAGATTTAACAAGTCATTTGATTACGAAATACTTCGTTTTTGTAACAAATTAAATACATCAGTTACTGGTGGTCTATCCAAGTTAATAAAGTATTTTAGAAAAGAGTATAATCCAGAATCTATTATCACTTACGCTGACGCAAGAATTGGTGAAGGTAAAGGGTATGAAAAATGTGGGTTTAAATACAAGGAATTAACTAGTCCAGGTTATTTTTATTTAAAAAATAATGGTAGGGAATCTAGAATGAAATACCAGAAACATAAGTTGAAAAACTTATTAGAAACGTTTGACCCAACTTTTACTGAATGGCAAAATATGCAGCTAAACGGTTTCGACAGAATTTGGAACTGTGGTAATTATGTATATGAATTAATTTTAAATTAAGGAATTTAAAAATATAAAACCAATGGAAAGAAAAAAACTCAAGAAAAAAACAAAATATCATAAATGTTTAGTGTCAACTTGTAATCATAAAAAGGATACTTTTAATACTACTGGATTTGCTAATCATCTAAGATCAAATTATGGAAAAAATGGACATCCTAATTCTGCTAAAGAATATTATGATATTTATCTAAAAATAGATAAAGAAGGAGTTTGTCAAAATATCAATTGTCCTTTTGGTAATCCTCCTACTAAATTTGTTACAATACCTAGAGGTTACAGCAAGTACTGTCCTAGTCCTAAATGTTCACAAAATGTAAAAGAAGTTAGGGATAAATTAAATAAAACAAAAATCGAAAGATATGGAGATTCCAAATATAATAATACCAGTAAAATAAAGAAATCAAAAAAAGAAAAATATGGAAATTCAGAATATGTAAATCCAGAAAAAATGAAGAAAACGAAATTAGAGAAATATGGAAATATAGGGTATTGTAATCCAGAAAAAGGAAAGAAAACCAAATTAAAAAGATATAATAACGAAAATTATAATAATATGGAAAAACATAGAGATACATGTATTAAGAAATTTGGGGTGGAATATTTTACACAAACAAAAGAAAATAAAGAGAATATTAGAAGTTCCATTTTACAAAAGTTTTTCAATAAACTTTTTAATTCTGAAAGATTGAAAGATTTATATATTCCAAATTTTACATTAGAAGATTATACTGGTGTTAAAAATACAGAATATGAATGGATATGTAAGAACTGTAGAAATGAATTTAAAAGTAATATAGATAACGGAACTTTACCTAGATGTCCATCATGTAATCCACCATTAATCAGTTCTAAAGGTGAATTAGAAATCCTATCTTTCATAAGACAATACTACCCAAATGCTAAATCAGATAGAACAATACTTAATGGGAAAGAAATAGATGTCTATATTGAAGAGTTAAAATTAGGAATTGAGTACAACGGATTATATTGGCATAGTGAACTTAGTAATAATAAAGATTCTAAATACCATCAGAATAAAACTTTATTAGCTAAACAAAAAGGTATTCATTTGATTCAGATATTTGAAGATGAGTGGTTAAACAAAAGAGATATAGTTAAAAGTATATTACTAAACAAAATGGGTAAATCTCCTAATAAGATATTCGCTAGAAAATGTATTATTAAAGAAGTTTCTAATAAAATTGCTAAACAGTTTCTTTTTGATAATCATTTACAAGGACCTATAAACGGAATTCATATAGGTCTTTATTATGAAGAGAAATTAGTATCTATGATTACGATGGGTAAATCAAGATTCAATAAGAATTATGACTATGAGATACTTAGATTCTGTAATAAGTTAAATTATTCTATTACTGGTGGACTTTCAAAATTATTAAAGTATTTTAAGAAATTAAACCCAAATAGTTCAATTATTACTTATGCTGATGCAAGATATGGTGAAGGTAAGGGATATGAATCTTGTGGATTTAAATATAAGAAATTAACTAGTCCAGGTTATTTCTATACAAATTATATAAGTAGAGAATCAAGAATGAAGTATCAGAAACATAAGTTAGAAAACTTATTAGAAGTGTTTGATCCAAATCTTACTGAATGGCAGAATATGCAATTAAATAAATTTGACCGTATTTGGGATTGTGGGAATTATGTATATGAATTAATTCGAGAGTAAAAAGTGGCTCCCCAACTTAAATAAATAAGCTGAGGAGCCGAGTAATTATTCTACGTAATTAATCGTAATAATTATGCAGTGTCAGTAATATTAAGAACTGCCAATGCTTCAGGTCTAATCATTTTGCTTGCGTATCTGCTAAGTATTGTCATTGAGGGGTTATTCCCTAATGGATATGGACTCAAAAGTGCTGGTACATAAGGGGCATAACAGAATGCCGCTCTCGCCAAATCATTAGAGCGGTATTTAACAATCATTTTACCTTGTGGTACAACAGAAGATACAAGTATTTTCCATTTTCCACCAGCTACTGTTGCACTTCTATATCCTACATCTCCACCATCAACACTATTACCAGCATATTCAAATCCGTTAAGAGATTCAAGAACAGCTGCATCAAGTGGGTTAGCAGCAATAGTATTAGCAGCTCCCATTAATGAACTATTATAAACCTGAGCGGATAGCTCATTTAGTGTAGGTATGATATTTTCGTACCAATTCTTTCTACCCCAAGTGAATGTAGTAGGAGGATTAAGGTCGAATGTATCAGTATGAGAAATTGGATTTGATGCAGCATTAGAAGAAATTAAAGTATTGATAATTTCATTATCAATATCTAATGCAATCTGTTCACCAATGATATTAACTAATTCTGATTGTAGAGCAACATCGAACAATGCTTTAACATCTTGCTCTATGTTCATGCTCCATTCTGCAGAAATACGTCTATCAATTGCTGTCAATCTAATCTTTTCAACTTCGAATCTTACAGCAGGATTAATAGCATTTTCTTCTAGTGAAGCATATGCTTCATAATCAATACTAGTAACAATACTATTAGCGGAAGAGAAAGTAATAGTTCCTGCTTCAAAGTCAACATGACCAGAGATCACGTCTGTTTGTGTAGCAATAGTAACAGTATGTGAGAAATTACCATCAACATCAATACCAAGTGATACAACTGCTGTATTAGCAGTACTATCAGTAAGTCCTACGATTTTAAAGTTTTTCTCTATATGAGAGTTAGTGGATGTTAATCCTGCCTCGGCAAGAATATCAGTAGTACCAACTAACGCTGTTTTAGTAACTGTAACACCAACATCAGGACCTTGCGAAATATTTCCAGTAGTATCTGGGAAGTTTCTTCCGAATCCAGCGTCACCATTTTTCTTAAACTTAGCATGGATAAATCCTTTAACTACGTCTGGTTTATCAATTGGCATAACATTAACTAATTCTTTAGCAATAAGCTTAGGGTAAAATACTCTAAGAACAGGCATTGTTAAAGATTCATATGGGTTTAATTGGAACATAGAGTTCTCCATCAGAGCAATTCTAGTGTTTTCTGACATCACTTGAAATTGTTCTGTTGCGTCTCTATCCAATCCTTCTGATAATGCATTAGTATAAATACCCCATGCATTTTTATCAGATACAGTTTGTTTGAAGCCATCAGGTGTATTGACTGTAATTCCAGTCATTCTTTTAGATACCTTATAGGCTTCTTGTAAAAGATGCTTCATTTATTATCTCCTATAAATTTAATATTTCATGTATTATCAATCTGGTAAATACAATGTTAATCTGTCTAATAAAGTTATCAAGGTTTTTTCCTCTTGGTCATGTATATTACCTAAAATTTTATCTATCTTTGCTCTATTATTCCCTACAAGTAAACCTTCTTTTTTTAAGGTTCTGATTATACGAAGAACTTTATATAGTGCATTCAATCTATTTTCTTCAGTAGATACATTAACTAAGCGATTTTTAACTACTCTAAGATTTTCCTTCAAATTATTGAATTGTATCTTCTTTTCATCTAATTCCAGTTGTTTTATTTTTATCTCCTTGTCAGTTTCACTCAAAACAATCTGAGATAAATATGACAACAAGGAATCAAGAGGAAGAGTAGAACTTTGCTCTTTAAAACTATTACTTAATCTAGAAATTTCCATGTCTAGACCTTTCTATTAATTTAAAATTTGTCCTTAATGTGAAATCTCAAATTTCACATTGTTTTAACTATAAGAAACTTTGGATATTATCAATTTAATCCATATTATCTCTTAATTCGCGTAAAATGGAATTGCATTTCTGCCACAGTATTCCATTTTCTTGTTCTGCTGTTTTAATTTGTTTTTCACCAAGATTTACTAATCTAATAGTCTTATCTAATCTACTATCAAGTTCTTTTATTAATAGTTTTTGTTTTTTAAAAACTAAGTTCTTCGGGTATTTTGATTCTTTAATATATCTCTTAATAGAATCATATAATAAACCTTCATCTATGTCTTTTTTTATATTTTCACGTTTAACTAAATTAATTTTCATGAATTTCTACCTCATTGTTATATAATTTATAGTTTGTCCTAAATTTACTTATCTATATATATTAAATATTAGAAGTAAGTATTAATTGCGAGCTTTTTATCAAAATTCTCAATTTTTTAAATTCATGGTCTATTGAAATTAAAATAACTGATGAATAAATGATATGTTCTGAATCTTTAGATATAAACCTTATTAAGTTTATAATTAATTATGTATATTAAACCTAAATAGTTTAGAATACTCAGAATAGAGTAATGGTCTAATATTATTTTTTCAAATTTTATTATTGGTGTTTACAGGATGTGAATTCCAATTTAATGTAGAATTAAATACAATTTAAGGAGGTGTTACTAGTATTTAATTCTGTAAAATTTTTATTCAAATTTTGGTGTGGGGGTTTATGTTAATGTCTATATCTAGTAAGAGGTTAGAAAACGACCTGAATTTTAATAACATTCAGGTGTCTTTTTTAAATAAAGATTATTATGAACGTTATATTCCTAGAGGTAATGATAAAAATTTAAAAATTAGTGAATTTTTTGATGATATATCAGTTGTCATACGTAAGACTTTAAAACCGTTTATTAATCATGATGATTATTTGACAGTTTGCATTGATTTATGTGTAAACACCTGTGTTCAAAAGAATAATCCTAGTGGTTATTCTCGAATGTTTTCAGACTATAATATTTGTTTAAATTTATTTGGAGCTAATACCAAAACTGATTTGTATACTGCAATAAATTGTGCAATACAATGTTATCTTACAGACTTAGAAAGAAAAACATCTAGATAAAACATAAATTTTTAAGGGAGTTGAATTCAGATATTGTTCAACTCCCTTAAAATTATACTATTAATTTAAATTTTTATTTTATTCTTTTTGCTTGAAATCTTAAGTATAAATTTCTACCATCGAATTCGAAATTTTCTTCTATATTAGAAACTTCAAATCTACCTTCTAAACTAAAAAAATGTGATGCACGATCTGCTGTCCATATAGAAGCATGAGGACAATTAGGTTCATTTAATAATTCAAATGTTGTTGTTATATCATCTGCTGGAAAATTAAAATCACAAACATCCTCATCTAATATTCTCTGAGCTAATATTTTATAATTTGGTACTATTACATCAACCATACCTCCAATATCCATACATGTACTTAAAAGATAAATAAAATATAAAACTCTATCTTTATCTACATGTTCTAAAAACCGATATAAACATATATCAGAAAAGTTTATTTTTGTACGTTCCATAAATGTGAATGCATCTTCATTACTACTAAATGATATATCTTTAGATTTAGACCAAGACTCATATGCTTGTTCAATCTCACTTTCAGGTGTAGTCTTATAATACATTGTATCAAGATTTATTAAAAATGAATTAGGTTTATTTTTTAAAGGACGAAATTTTCCCGCAGCAATATTGAGTATAACAGATGACATATTTTAAATCTCCACTTTAATTTAAATTAGCGTTTTTTAATTTTTCAATAGAATCTTCAATTCTACTTCTAACTTTATTCTGTATTTTTTCAGGTATTTTAAATATTGTATAAATAGTATTACTAAGTTTACGAGTTAATGATAAACCCTCTTCACTTAAATCTGCATTACCATCAAGTGATTCTTCAAATACAAATTGAAGCATTCTAATTAATGCACCTATTTCACCACCTGTAATTTTTAACTGAATATCGTATTCTTTATCTTCATCAAAATTTTTAATACTATCATCTAACATGTCATGAAACTCATCAAACTCATCAAACATAAAACTTTCTCCTATTTAAAATGTAAGCACTACTCTACCTTATTAATAATGGTACAGTAATATCATATAATATTTTAATAATTTGTCCTAACTTATTATTTATATTTCAATATAATTAATTTTAAAATTTACAGTTTGTCCTAATAAAGAAAGGAAATTTATGGATAGTAAACAACATTTAAATAATGAACTTAATAACATATTTGATGAATTAAACAAATTATCCGATAGTTTAATTCATGATTCTGGAGGTGTAACTCAATTTATAATAGCTCTATATGATATTAATTCAGTTAAAGAATCTTCAGTCAAAGATAAAATAGTAGAATATAAAAATAGTATGAATAAAATTCTTAAAAAAATAGAAGATGAACATGGTCGAATATTTTTAAATAATATACAAGAAAAATTTACAAAATTGGGCTTAAAAAAAACAGAAGAACATTTTCTTGATGAAACTTTACCTGATAAAGTTTTAGCTAAAAAGAATCTTAAAATTTTAATTAGAAATATTAAAAACAAATCAGAATTTGTAAAAACTCCGTTAGGAAATTTTATGCTAATTCGAGTTCGTGGAATATATGAAGGTATTAAACTTATTGCTTAGGAGAACAATGTGAAAAAAATAAAAATAGATTTTGAATTAAATACTAAAGAAGAAATTGATGATTTTCATGAAATGGTGTTTAGACAATTTAATGTTATAATGGAACAAGGTTTTCAAGGTGGTTTAGGTAGAGCAAAACTGATGTTAAAATTATATGAAAAAATATGTGTTCATAAATCACAATGGAAAGAAAATATGAAATCATTTCAAATGATTATTGATCAAATGGATGGAGTTAATATTAAACCAAAGATGAAAATGCCTACTTCTAAAACTAGCAAGAAAAAATCTAAGAAAAAAGTAGCAAAGAAAAAATCTAAGAAAAAATGAACAAGTATTTAAATCCAACAATTGTACATAGTACCCATTATAGAGGACATAGAAATGGAAGTATTTTTGAACCATCACATGATGATTTATATCATATAAATCCAAATGAACAAGAAAACTTATTTGGATTTATTCCTCTAAAAATAAATTCATATGGTAATTATATTACATACAATGAAAAAAGACGTATACATTCACAAGAATGGCTAACTGTAAAAAATGAAAGACAACAATTATATCAATTATCAATATCACCATTAACAGCAATATTTTTAGGACCTGATGCTATAGCTTTAGTAGATGGTAGTAAAAGAAAGAATGTATCAACTCCAATTCATTGGCAATATGAAAATGATAATGGTTACATATTTAATGATATTAAAAGTATTAATGAATTTATTCCTTTAAGAATTTGGAAATGGAATAGTAATCTTTCTTTTAATTTAATAATGTCTTACTGTAAAGATTTTTTAAATATATTAAATCAACTAGATAATGATAAAAGACCAACACTTGCATTATATAAATTACTAAACTATTTCAAGAAAGAAAGTAAAAGAAATAGATTAGCATATCTTAATTCTAATAAAGATTTAATAGAGTATATTAAAGAAACTAGAAAAAAAAAAATTGAAGGTTTTCCTTCTGTAATTAGTCTTTTCAGATATACTCTTGGTAGTTTATATAGATTACATCTTTCTACATCTAAGATAAAATATATATTTGAAGATCTTAAAAATAATTTAATTATGTTACAAGATAATATAAAATTGTTAAATCATAAATTAGATAATCCTATAGAATTTAATCATAAATTATTAGGTGAGGAATTTATATATGATAATTTGAGAGATTTGAAAGTTGAAAGTTGTATTGTAGAATTAACTAATAATTTAATAAATAATTAAATGAAACAGTGGATAAAAAAAGAAAAATCCAAAAAACTACTTGAAAAATATTGTGATGATTTTTCACTACAAAGTGAAAAAAGATTTAAAAAAATACGTAAGAAAACAATAAAACGTTCAGCATTAGTATCAAAAAATATTCGAGATAAAATTGAAAAAAATAATTTATAAAGGAGGTATAATTTGTTAGCTCAAATAATAGGTACATTATTTCTCATAGTTGTTATATTCGTAACGGTTATGCAGTTTGCAAAATTTATGGGTTTAATAAAACCTGAAGCAACTGTCAAGGATGCATTCATAAATGATACTGAAGAAATAAAGACTAAAAAAGAACAGATAAATGATATGGAGAATAAACTTAAGACATTGAGAAAGGAGATACAAACTACTAAAGATTTAACGAAGTTAGAAAATATGATAAAAGAACTAGAAGAAGAATTTAAAATAGAAACAGATAATCTTAAAAAATTAGAACAGAAATAAGGGATATTAAATAAATGTATAAACAAGTATCAGTTGGTATAGGTATCGTAACTTTAATTCTTGCAATTTTCCTTGGTGGAAATATTGTAGAGACCAATAAAAAAGGTTACTACCAAATTAAACAGGCTGCATTTTCTGGAAAAATGACAGCAAGAATGACTCCAGGAATGTATTTACAAGCGTTTGGTGATATTCAGACATGGCCTATAGCTACAACATTTTTCTTTACTGCAGATAGTGAAGGTGATGAAAATGATAACCAGTCAATTGAAGTACGGTTCAATGATGGATCAATGACTAATCTTTCTGGCACGATAAGAATTGTTATGCCCACATCACCAAAACAAGTTATAGAACTTGTTACAAAAAATAGTTATATAAATGAAAAAGATCTGATGGGAAGATTACTTAGACCACATGTACGTAATGCTCTAAGAAATATGGCTAACCTTATGAGTGCAAAAGAATCGTACACAGACAGGCGTGCCGAATTTATTAGTGGAGCATGGGATCAAATACAGAACGGTATATATCAAACTACCACAAAAACTACAAAAACAATTGATCCTCTAACTAAAGAAGAAGAAGATACTCTTGTTACAGTTGTTAAAACGGATAAAGATGGTAACAAGTTATATGAAAAATCTCCTATGGATGGTCTTGGAATAGAAGTGGCTAACTTCGAAATTAAACAATTCTTGTATCCTAAAAAAGTCAATGCACAAATAGCAGAACAACAAACAGCTATTATGGGTGTACAAACAGCAATGGCTAATGCACTAAAAGCTGAACAAGATAAAAAAACTACAGAAGAACAGGGTAAAGCTAAAGTCATGGCAGCAAGATATGAGAAAGAACAAATAAAAGTTCAAGCAGTAGTAGAAGCACAAAAAGAAAAAGAAGTTGCAGAATTACATGCTCTGAAGGAATTAGAAGTTGCTAAACTACAAAAGCAAGCAGCTGTTTTTGAAAAACAAAAACTGATACTTCAGGGTGAAGGTGAAAGTACTAAAAAACGTTTAATAATGCAAGCTGATGGTGCATTGAAACAAAAACTTAATACTTATGAAAAAGTAATGGGTAAGTTTGCAGAAGAGTTTGGTAAACAAAGATGGGTATCTGAAATAAACTTTACTTCTGGTAATAATGGTAAGCGTAGTGGAAGTAGTAATGAAGCTACTGCACTGATAGATTTATTAACTGTTAAAGCAGCTAAAGATCTATCACTTAATCTAAAAGTACCTACTAAAGAGTAATTTATCTGGGAGAGTATATATTAAATACTCTCCCAAAATTACCCATATATTAAATCATATATTGGTAATTTTTGATAATTTTTGGTTAGGAGGAATTTATGATTTTATATTTAATAGCAATATTTAATTTTTGTATGGTTATAATTATGCCGAATCGTTTAATTGATAATATGGTTGCTGGTACATTATGTACAATAGTATGGATTTATTTCAATTTTAAAATTAGTGCAGGAAAAACTGAAGATGGTTGAATTATTAAGTTATACTAGAAATCCTGATATATTGGAATTAATTGTCGGAAAGAACACTTATGGATATGAATGCAATCCTTATGTTGAACGTAAATTTGAACAGATGTTAAAAATCATTCATAAGAAAAAAGGAGATGGATTTAGAGCTTTAGCATGGCTTAAACCTAGAGTTACATTGTTATTTAAAAATGGAAAACCTGTATAAAATAAAATTTATATAGGTTACCATTTAATTTTTTATTTTAAAGGGGGAACAATGAATAATAATTATAATATAATATGTGGTACATGTGAACGTACCAAAAAATTTAAGAAAAAAATAAGTATCGAATATAAAAGATATGATCAATGTCCTGAATGTGAAAAATCTTCAATCAGAAGACAAAATGATGAAGATTGGATAAAAATTGTTGATCTGTTTTATGAAAGACAAAATCTTTTAAAAAAGTCGAAAAAAATTGGTGGTATAGTTTATACTAAATATCCGTATAATGGGAATTTAACGAAAGTAGAACAAACTATAATTGTAGGTGAATCAAAGAAAAAAGTTATGATTATATAGGAGATTTCATAATGTGTGATGATACCAAAAATATTTTAAATGCTATTTTAAATGATGGTGGGATTACAAGTAAAACATTTAAATTATTAAAAATCGAATCAGAAAAACCTGATAGAAATTTAAAAGAACAAGAATTAATTCATTTCGGAATTGGTTCAAAGATATTATTAGATAATGAAGTAAATATTTATCAAATAATGAATCAATGTCCAAATGTTACAGTATTAAAAGATATAGATACAAATATTAGCAGAATCGTATGTAATACTAAAGTTGCAATACATATAGAATAGGAGTATTAAATGAGACCAAGTATTGAAAATTATTTTCTTAATATGGCAACTTTAGTATCTACTAGAGGTACATGTGTAAGACGACAAGTAGGATGTGTTTTGGTTAATGAACGTAAACATGTCATTGGTACTGGTTACAATGGACCTCCTTCAGGAGCTTCTCATTGTAGTGAATCAGATCCTTGTCCAGGTGCTAGAGAACCTTCTGGAACTGGTTTGGATTTATGTGAAGCTGTACACGCTGAAGCTAATGCATTGATACAATGTACTAATGTTTATTCAATTGATACATGTTATACTACAGTAGCACCTTGTATACATTGTGTTAAATTATTAATTAGTACATCTTGTCAGAGGATAGTATTTGAATTAAATTATCCTCATTCAGAAAGATCAAAAGGTATTTGGATTAACGCGGGGCGTTCTTGGGAACAATATAGTTTATAGGTGTAATTATGAATGAAGAGAAACATTATTTTGCTGAGATATTTTGGCAGCATAAATATGAAATTGAGACAAGTCTTGGAAATCAAGGTTATGATATATTAAATTTGGAACCGTATAAAGATAAATTTAATATATCATATGTTAAACTTTTAATAAAAAAGGTATGTAATGAAAAATAATAAGATATTAATGGCATTAGAATTTCTACTTAGTAAAGGAGAAATTGAATATGAGCATAAATTTTACAAATTAGATACTGATCATTCATTACATATTTATAACAATGATCGTAAAGAAATTAAAGTTGGTGTAACAATTCATGATTTTATTAAAATATTTGGATTTATGGATCATGATTTATTAATTTCGCAAATTACGATCAAGAAATTGAAAAAAGAAATACCTGAGTTTATATCTTCTCTTTAAATATTAAATTAATGAGAACGGATATAAAGGGTTCTCAGTGAAGACACTATTTGTTTTCATTAATTTTTAAATTAGTTAAGAGGTATGTTATGATAAATAATATTGAACCAAAAGAAAAGTGTGATGGTGTTGATTGTAAACCAAAGATTAAAAAAACATGTGTACGTAGTTTGATTAAAAGTTGTATTACAATATATCCAGAATTTCAAGGTAAACATTGTAGACATTTTATAAAACTTGTAAAACGAAAATCTCAGAGTAAAAGGAGGTAAAGTAAGTATGAATAAAAGACATTACACGAGTTAAAAATAAAGGTCGAATTTAGTTTTCTTGTGGTGGGTTTAATGTTAAGTCCGTCACTTTATTTTTATCTAATTAAATACTTATAGGTGGGAAACTTAAATGAGTAAAACTCCGTTAAAATTATTTGAATCTGATCGTCCTGTTGATGATATGATAACGCATGAAATGCTAACAAATGATATATATGAAAAATCATTAAAATCTAATTCATCAACATGTGTTAAACATCGCTCTAAAAAATCATTAACAAATGCAAAAGGTCAATATATGGGATTATGTTCAGAATGCTTAAAACAAATAAATTCAGAATATTAGATATAACATTTTAAATTTAGTACTAGGTTAGAGAGATAGAGTTTATTAAATCTTTTCCCTATGGATTTAGACCTAATTAATTAATACAGGAGGAAAAATGGGAGCATATGTAAATCCTAAAGATATATCAAAAGAAAAATGGTTAAATAAAAATGGTACAGAAATTGAATCAATAAATTCTATAAATTATAATAAATTAGATTCTAATATTTTACCAGTTGTATTAGTAGACAATGGTGCATTTACTGCAGCAGCTATCGCATTTTGTCAGAGTGCATGGGAACGTTTTATTGATCCAACAGACAATAGACCTAAAAAAGTTTTTCTTGTAGATATAAATAAATTACACACAGTAAGTAAAGAATTACAACAATATATGGCAGTAATAAATAATGTTTAACATGGGAGAAAATAGTGAATATTAAAGAAGAAGTTTATCGATTAAATGATGCACTAGAAGAAGCCAAAATACAATTACAAAAACAAGATATACTTATACAAAAACTTACATCACCTCCATTTACTTTTGCTACAGTAATACATGTAACTAAAAAGAAAAATTATGATACAGCTACAATAAACTACAACAATAAAATTTTAGAAGTATATGCACCAACTGATAAAAAAATTGAACCTGGTGATAATGTTAACATAAATATGGAAACTTTACAAATTATTGGTGTATCAAATAATGAAGTACTTAAAGATGTAGGCACTGTTATAACTATTAAAAAAGTTATTGATGAATCATATTCTGAAATAGAACACGAATCAAAATCTAAAATAATATTTAATGGGAAATTTAAAAATATTAAAATTGGAGATCGTGTAATACTTGATCCAGGTTCAATGATTATTATAAATAATCTTGGAAAAGAAACAAGTGATTTTAATTGTGAAGAAAGTACAAATGTTTGCTGGAAAGATATCGGTGGACTTGAAAATGCTAAAGAACTAATGATTGAAACAGTAGAACTACCATATAAAAATCCTAAGATTTTTAAATTCTACAAAAAGAAACCTGTTAAAGGAATACTATTATATGGACCTCCTGGATGTGGTAAAACAATGTTAGGTAAAGCTACAGCTACAGCTTTAGCAAAGGTACATAATAAAAGTGAAAAGACTTCTGGTTTCTTTTACATAAAAGGTCCAGAGATTTTAAATAAGTATGTTGGTAATAGTGAAGAAACTATTAGAAAAATATTTCAACAAACTAAAGATCACTTTAAAGAAAATGGTTACCCTGGTATAATTTTTATAGATGAAGCAGACTCTATCTTAGGTAAAAGAGGTACAGGTGTAAGTTCAGATATGGAAAAAACTATTGTACCAATGTTTTTAACAGAGATGGATGGTTTAACTAATTCAAGTTCATTAGTAATTTTAGCTACGAATAGAGCTGATACATTAGACCCTGCTGTTTTACGTGATGGAAGAATTGATCGTAAAATTTTAATTGGACGACCTAATACAGAAAATACAAAGAAGATATTTAAATTAAACTTAAAAGGTATACCTATACATAAAGGTTCTACTATATCTGGATTAGCAAATTTTGCAGGGAAAGAATTACACTGTAATAATCGTATTTTATATAAAATACATACTAAGAGTAATGGTGTACATGATGTTACACTACGAAATATAGTAAACGGTGGAATGATTGCAAGTATTGTTGAACAAGCGATATCAATAGCATTAAAGAGAGATTTGTTAAAAAGAAAACCTCTTGGTTTAAGTATAACTGAACTTAAAAATTCTATTGATGAAGTGGAACGTCAAAATAGAAATCTAAATCATGAAGATTCTATTAGTGAATTTATAGAATGTTTTCCTCATAAAAATGATATTTCAGGAATAGAAAAATATAAAAGAGTTATATAAAGGAATTACGAATGCAAAAACTAAAAAAGTTTAAAGAAGAAATTATAAAAACTGATGATATTAAACTTAAAACTAAAGATGTGGATAGACCACAAATTAATGATGTACTAAATTTAATAGATAATTCATTAAGTAAAGCTAAAAAAATTAAAAAATATGTTAAACGAAATTACAATTCAAAACGAATAATACGTGATGACGATTGTAAATGTTGAGGTTAAAATGGTAAAAGAATTATATTTCGTTTTAATTTATACTTCACTTGCAGTCGCTTCAATATCATTAACTATTTCTAGAGCTAAAATATTCTCCCCACACAGAGAATGGATCGCTAGGCGCAATATATGGGTGGGAGATTTAATCTCCTGCCCATATTGCACTAGTCATTGGATTTCATTTATTGTATGTCTTGAGTTTGATTCTTTAGTTATTACTAATTGGGTTTTAATTGATTATTTAATTCATGCATTTTCTATTATTTCAGTTTCATCAATAATTATGGGATTAATACTTAAATTATTATTCGAAGATAGTTTTAAAATAAATGAATTAGAATTTGAAGTAGATGAACTTAGTGAATCATTAAATTTGGCAAGAACTTCTATAATAAATCAAAGTGAAACAATTAACGAATTAAAAAAGAAATGAGGATTACATATGAATGATATAAAAGAATTTCATAATACATTTGTTAAAACTGCTGTTGCTAATTTAAAGAAAGATGGATATTGTGAACCAGTTATATTTATGATCAATGATAATATAAATATAATACCTATTTCAGAAATTAACAGAGAAGATTGTGATTACAAATCAATAATCTCTGAAGTAGCAGACACTGTAAAACCAGATATAGTTGTTTTTATTTCAGAATCATGGGGTCTAAAAGTAAATAAAGAAAATAATGACATAAATAATTTACCTAGACCATCTACACATGATGATAGAATAGAAATGTTAACTATATATACAACAAGTGACAATTTTAAATGTTTTTCCTCATTTAATATGATTAGAGATTCTTCTAATAAACTAATTGATGTAAATAAAGAAGAAATTTTTAATGATTGTAAATTACATAGTTGGGTGGATGATTTAATAGTATCTAATCGTAAAAAGAAATACAAAAATGCTATGATGAATCCTAATTAAAGGAAGTGATTTAGTATGAATAAAACTATATTGGTGTTATGTTTATTATTTTTTATTTTAGGTTGTGAAGAAAGTGCATATACTAAATCGGGTTATTTAAAAGATGATGACGGAACATGTTATACAATTAAAATTCGTTATTCTAAAAAAACTGATAATGTTACAAATATGTGGACAAGACAAAAAGTACCATGTAGTCAAGCTAAGTATATGAAGGATTCATTAGGAACAGAGAAACTAGTATTTATTGGATTTGATGAAGAATCAAAAGTCATCCCTAAAAATAAATATGGATTTGATTATTAAATAAGGGGGTAATGTAATGGATATTAAACAACGTATTATATCAATAGTCGAATCTTATCAAGGTTTAAAAAGTATTGAGATTATTGCACATATTCCAATAAACGAAACTGTAGGGATTGATATGATAAAAGTTTTAGATGAACTTGTTATGGATGGTTGTTTAATAGAAATAGAATATGAATTACCAACATTACCTAATCGTATCAAATCATTTTATTTACCTAAAGGAAGTAAAATACTTAGTAGGGTATCTTAATCTAGGAGTAGTTAGATGTCATCAAAACGCCATTTAAGACGTAAAGCTTGTGATGGTAAAGTAAGGCATAAAACTCAACAAGATGCTATATACCAAATTATAAGTTTAAGAAAAGATAATCAAAATGTGAAATTATTAAAACCTTACAGATGTAAATTTTGCAAAAAATTTCACATAGGGCATAAACGAAAAACTCGTATCTAAAATCGTTTTATTAATGACTATATATATACAGTTATAGTAATACACTTTATTTTAAGTTTTTATATTAAATTATAGTGGGATGGATTTAATATTCATCCCACTAAATTAATTAATAACTTTTTCTTAAAAATATATTGAAAGGAGTTTTAAAATGGAAAAAATTAGTTTTAGTGATAAACTTTATTATAGCACTATGTTATTTGCTATGTCATATTTCTTAGGACATCTGATTTACGCACTTAGTAAGTAACTTGAAATTTATTTCTAAAGGAGGAAGTAAATGAAGATACTAGCATTATCCGATAATCACGGATATGATGTTAAGGTTAATACTTCTGGTATTGATTGTGTTATCCATGTTGGAGACTATTCTAGAAGAAATAGTCCAGGTGAATTTAGCCTATTCAAAAAGTGGTGGAATGATATTGATGTTAAGTATAAAGTTTTTGTACCTGGTAATCATGATTGGTACATTTATAACAATGAAACTTTATGCAAACTAGAACTAGAAGATATAGGTGTAAATATGCTCATTCATGAATTTATAATTCTTAATGGGTTTAATTTATTTGGTTCACCTCATCAACCTGAATTTAATAATTGGGCTTATAATGTAACAGAATCAAACAGAGAAAGACTTTGGAATAACATACCTAAGTGTGATATATTAATTACACACTCACCACCTTATGGTATTTTAGATCAATTATTTGATACGAAGGAACATGTTGGTTGTAAACCTACAATGAATTATGTTTCCAGAGTTAAACCTAAAGTTCATATGTTTGGTCATGTTCATGAAGCTAAAGGAACAAGTATTTCTAATGATACTACATTTTATAATGTATGTTTAATTGATGAAGATTATAAATTATTAAATGTACCTTATACAATTATAAATATTTAAAGGTGGTGATTAATATTGTTTGACACTTGTATTTGTGGTAAAGAATTAGATACAGAAGTCGATAAAATATTATGTAAAAGTTGTAGAGCAAAATTGAATTCAAACTATAATTTTTACTTAGTAACAATTACAATTTTAATAATTGTAAGTCTTGCTGTATTTACTTGATTAAGTACTACAGTGTAATAAAATTAACTATTATACTGTAGTACTAATCTGATAAAGAGGTAATAATGACTATAACATATGAATGTAATGAATGTGGTCATATGTTCGAAGGTGACCAATTCACGGATGAATGTAATGAATGTAATGGTAATGAAATTTACGAAATTACGAAAAAAGAAGAGGAATAATAATGTCTTTAGATTTTAAATTAAATAACATTGAAGGTAGTGAATATATATGTTATAATGAAAAGAATGAAATGAATCCAGTAACTAAAATTTTAATATTTTTAACGATGACAATAGGTTTAAATAAAATTACATCCAGAAATTATAAAAAGTTTCACAACCGAATACGTATGTCGGAAAGTGTATATGGACAATTTCTAGTTAATAATAATATTGATTTAAAAGAAGTAGAAAAACATATTGGATTAACTACAAATGCTACACCATTATCTAAATCAAAGTTCTTAAATAATTTAGGTAGACATTTTAATATTTAATATATCCAATTTTAAAGAAACTAAAGAAAGTATAACTTTTAAATTTCTTAGGTATTTTAGAGGAGGAAATTGTGAGCAAAAAAATTAAAGTTATAAAGGAGAATTTATCATGAGATACTTCGGAATAAATCAGAGGGAGTGTCATATCTGTAAAAAAGATTTGGATAGCACATCAAAAATAGAGGCTGAAACAAAAGAAGGAAAACGAGTTTGGTTATGTTTAGTTCATGGTAGAAAACTACTAGAATTAAAAGGAGAACAAGAACATGCAAAAACATGAGGTATTTAGAGGGGTGCCTGAATTAGGACAAGTTGTTTTGACTAATCATGCAATAGAAAGATTAATTGAAGAAAAAATTTCAGATTTTTCATTTGAAAATGTAATTTATCATGGTAGAGATGCTCCTGAAGGAGGAGATACTGTTTGGAGAGAATTAAACAACATAAGAGCAATTATTATTTTAGGTCACCCTAATGTAGTAAAAACTGTATATCGCATTTATTCAAGTAGGTAATAAGTGATATATTATTAAATTTAGGCATTGTTGACGTTTACTATTATTCTACAATTATTACGGTATAATAATTAAGGTAAATTTGTAGTGCGAAAAACTACAGCGTGTATATAGACTATGTAAATCTATATTGCTTATGGGAAAGCCATACGAGCTGTGTGTAAACATTAATCGCTTGTTGCTCTCTGATACTGCTAATGCTGGTAAGTCAGGGAGAAGCATCGCAAGGATAAGATGATGGAGATGAAGCACTAGTCATTTGAGTTTTATAATGATGATTTGAGGCGACGTTAGTAATATAATTGGCAAATAGACCGTTTCAACAATGTCCTAAATTTTAATTAGAGGTACAAAATATAATGAAAATAATAATCGAGGAATAAAAATGAAATGTCCAAATTGTAATAGAGTAGCTATAACTTCATATATAGAAGTGCCACTTGAAAAACTTAATTCAAAAGATTTTAAAGTAGGTATAACAATGTTTGATATATACTGTAAATGTATACCATGTGGGATTGATAAATTAATTAAATCAGATTTAAAAGTTGAGTCTAGTGTCACTAAATTAGGTAATATGAATGAACAAGAGATACTTTATGAAATTTGACAATCCAGTAAAAATTGATAAGAAGGATACCATTCCTCCAATCATAACAAAATTTAAAAAAGGAAAACGTAAACCTAAAAATTGTGATGAATGTAAATATACATTTGCACTATTAAGTACTGGTGAATATTCATGTGTAACTATTTCAGAAGAAGAAAATTATTATCTTTACATAGAAGAAGAATGTGAACCTTCAATTATTAATTGCCCTAACAAGAAAGAAAAAATTTCTAGAATTAATTTTAAAAAATTTACTAAGAAATAAATTCTGTTAATATATCATAATTTTATGGAGACTAATAATGCCAATTAAAAAATATTCTGATGCAGTTCAACTACTTTGGAGCTGGCAACATGGTGGTGATAGTTTTACTTGTAATTTATTTAGTTTATATGCCAAAGCTGATCAAACTAACAAATTATCTTTAGAATCAATATTTCCAATTGAAACTATTGTTTATAATGATTGGTTTAATTATAACGATTCAAATGAGTTTTTTAAAAAGTATTTAAAATAGATTTTGAAATGGATCAATAATTTCTCTTGATTAATAAAGTATAATAACGAAGTTTAAAAATAAGGATAGATTGATTATGTTTGATAAAATAGAGTACCAAACATTAAAAACAAAAGATATACCTGATGAAGAACAATTAAATATTCTAGGTGAACAAGGTTGGATTTTATGTACTATAATTCCAACTGATTTAATATTTAAAGATAATTGCACAAATATAGTATACTTTATTTTTTATAGGGTGATAAAATGAATCCAAATTTAATAACAATAATTATAGTATCAGTAGTAACTGGTATCATGATAGCTTTACTTTCAGAAAGTAATATTTTTAAAAAACTATTGTGTAAAATAGGTCGTCATAAAATGATTTATACTAATTTAGGTATAGAAGATCAACATTTACAATATGAATTAAGAATTAATTACAGTACGTGTGAAATATGTGATAAAATAGAAGTATCACATGCAAGTAGTAAACGAACTAATAGTAAAAAAGAAAATGAAGAGGAGTTATAAAATGAAATATCTAATTTTAATTTTGACAATAATACTTAGTACAACTATGGTGTTTGCTGAGTCAATAGGTGAGGTAAAAACTAAAGGATTATTTATTAAAGATTCTTTAGAAGTAGTGGTATTTGATGACCCTACAATTAAAGGTGTCTCTTGTTACACTACTGTCCACAAGAGAACTTTAAGTTTTGAGAGTAGTTCTAGTGTAAGTTTATCATGTAGACAAACAGGAGTTATATCAGGGAAACTTGTAAATATGTCTAATGTTTTTTCTAGAAGTAAAAGTCTATTCTTTAAAAAAACTGTAGTTGATAGATTTTATGATGCAAAACGTAACGTGATTATATATCTTACATATACGAAAGATACTGGTGGTAAAAATTCTAGTAATTCAATTTCTGTTGTTGTTGTAAGAAAATAAGACTTTTACGTTTTAAATTTTGGTAAAAGAGTTATTCTATAGGTTTATAGGACTATTACGGGATAACTTGGGCACGGTGATTTAACCTATAATATAAGTCACCTCCCACCAATAAACTTATTATAAAAGGAGAAGATTTATGAAAGAGATTAACTAATGTATGAAATGAATAAACCAGAAGAAGAACAAAAAATAATTAAACGTTATATAGAAATAGTACCTTTATCGAAAGAAGAAACTTTATGCTTAAGTTGTGACTTACCTGAATGTGTTTTTCACTCTGTTAGGAAATGTCCTGCTATACATGAGTTACGTGGTACTGAATATCTTTCTTGGAGAGAACTTAGAGACGGTAAATCTAGAAAAAAATAAAATCTTAATATAGAAATAGAAAGGAGGTAAATTAACATGCTAAATTTAAAGGAAACTGATGATCTACTAGAATTAGGTGAAGATTTAATTAACATTAATTCTGATGCTGATAGAGATGATTGGAAAACACCTATGAAAACATTTTATTGTGAGTTCTGTGGAACATACAGATCAATAGAACCTAAATGTAATAAGTGTGAGGAGAATTAATACTTTTAGGTCTTAAAAAGATTTAAAGTAAAACAAAAGGAGAACAAAAAATGTTTGTAAAATTAAATGACCTTGATTTAGAAAAGTTCTTTATAATGCTAAAAAGATATTGTGATAAACATCATTATATTTATTCTCTTAGAAGAAACGGCTTTAAGCATAATAACATCAATTATTTACCTCAATTAAAAATATTTGATAACTTAACAAAGTTTGGAACACCTCTTATAAAGGTTACAACAAATACCTTTAAAGAATTAATACCTTTAACAATTAAAGCTATTCATGAGGAGAATTAAAATAAAACAAATTTTAATGTTTCCTAGTTGGATAGTTTTGAATTTTGTATATTTCTTATTAGATGTAAATCATACTTTAAAGGTTGAACGACCTAATTTATCACGTTGGACTAATTATGGTACTAATCTTAATATGTTAATTAGTATTATGTTATGGATATGGGGTTTAACAGTAGTAGTTTTTTAACTAGAGGTATATTATGAAATATATAATTGTTAATTGTAGTAATGGTGATGACTTACCTTTTATATTTCCAGATGTTATTAATCACAATGATATGCTTAAAATGGTGACTAATATGTACCCTGGTTATAAGTTAGTTTCTGCTGGAACAGTATCTTATTCAGAAGATTATATATCTGATGATAAAGTTCAATGTGGAGGACATAGTCAGACTTTACATGTAATGTCTAGAGAAGAGGATACTGAAATAGTCCTCAGGCAATTGAAAACAAGTCTTTATTAATATCATAATATACTCATTTTTGAAAGGAAAATTAAATGTCTAAGAATTCACTTACTTTAGAAGAACTAATAAAGAAACATGGAGGAGAATTACCAGAAGTTACACCTAATACTTTAAAACAAAAGTTAAGAATAATTGTACGAGGAGTATATGGTATACAAAAACTCCGTGTACAACTTGGTAATAGAATAATAGCATCTATCTATGCTAAGTTAGGAATAGCTCCTGGTAAAAAACCAAAAAAGGTTGCTGAAGAATTTCTAAAATTCATAAGAATGGAATTTGAAAGAATTACTGATGCAATTGTTGAGGAAGAAGGTAGTGGTACTCAGAAAAATTCTGATTCAATTACTACTATTCTTGGAAAGGAAAATAGAGGACTTATTAGTGATCGTGTTGAACTAGGATTAACATCTAACTATTTAGACCTTCTTAAAATGGAGAAAGACACCTTTAAAGAAATAGAAGTTATTTTAAATGAAAATATTTCTGATCCTGATTTCTGTATTTGGGAATGGTTAAAATCTAGTGATGTTTCTGGATGTGGTCCTGCAATGGCTGCAGTTATAATATCAGAATATGATATTAATAAATCCATATATGTATCTAAAATGTGGAGTTATGCAGGATTAGATGTAGCACGTGATGGTCGAGGAAGAGGTAGGTATGAAAATCATCTAGTAGAACGAGACTATATTAATAAGAAAGGTGAACCTGATACCAAAAAAGGTATTAGTTTTAATCCTTTTCTTAAGACTAAACTTATGGGTGTTCTTGGTCCTCAATTTCTTAGGCAGCAAAGGCATAATGATCATTATGCCAAAATCTTTTATGACTATCGAAATAGATTGGAACAACGTCAAGACACGAAAGACGTAATTAAGATAGTTAAAGGGAAAAGCAAAATTGAGGAGGATAAAAAGAACTTACGTAAGAATAGGGCTATGAGATATATGGTCAAAATGTTTATAAAGGATTTATATGTAGAATGGAGAACAAGAGCCAATCTACCTGTTGAACTTCCTTATGAACAGGCTAAGTTAGGTCATCAACCCCATACTGTAATTTAATATTATTCATCTAATGAGGGATGGAGTTTATTCTCTGTCCCTCATTTAATTATGCACCAAATTCCAATAGAAACCCACAACCCCCAAGTGTACCACTCGATAATAGAAACCCATTGACGCCAAGTGTACCATAGCCCCTCCTAAACCCATTAAGAAGAAGTGTATCAATCTTTAATAGAAACCCAGTACATCAAAATGTATCATTAACAAGAAGAAACCCAAAGATTTTCAGTGTATCATTAACAAGTAGAAACCCATCTAGGTAAAGTGTATCAGTCAGAAGAAGAAACCCAAAGCTTTTCAGTGTATCAATCTTTAATAGAAACCCAAGGCAACAAAGTGTATCAATCTTTAATAGAAACCCACTATATCAAAATGTATCAAGAACCAATAGAAACCCATAAATAATAAAATGTACCAATAACGGTAAGAAACCCATTCAGATAAAGTGTATCAATTTGTATCAGAAACCCATAGTGCAGAAGTGTACCATTCGGAGGTAGAAACCCATCAGGTTAAAGTGTACCAAATCATCTTAGAAACCCAAGGATATAGAGTGTATCATTATGATCAAGGAATCAAAAACTAGTTTATTTATTAAAGATGTATGTACAAAATAAACTCAATAAATTATCTATATTAATTATTAATAATTTCATAAACAAAGGAGTAATCAACAGATGTTTTCAAAAGAATATAATAAAAAGAAGAAAAAAGGTCAAGAAGCAGGTTTAGATAAATACAGGAATACAAAAGCAAAAATTAAACAGTTACAACTGGAACATGTACTTCCTAATATCTCTGGATCTGTTTTAGAAATATTCAGTGGTGAAGGTAACTTGTCTAAGTTTTACAACAAACACGCTGATTCTGTTTTTGAGATGAAGAAAGATATTCATGGTGATGCTTACGATTTCAGTAACATGTTAAGAGCCATGAAAAAGAAGTTCGATGTTATAGACATTGATGGTTATGGTTTTCCTGATAAATTACTTCATGCAAGTTTTGATATGTTGAATGATAATGGTCTTTTAATATTTACATTCCCTATTATTAATAGTTCACCTATTAGTAGAGTTAAAGAAATGAATTTTGTTGATTCATGGGGATCATTAAGACCGGATTCTGGAGATATAGTTGGTACTGTTACTAACCTTGCAAGAAAGTATCAATGGATGATTCCGTCATGTTTAGATTATCGACGTATAGGATTTATTTGGAGATATGTTTTTCAGTGCAAGAAAATTAATCCTAATGATATGATGGGATATATCAAAGGAGATAATAGTTTAGATATTAATGACAATAAAACTAAAGGTAAAAGAAGACCAAATACAATATGGACAGAAGAAATGAATGATATTGTATTAAATAATACTCCTTTAGTAGCAGCTAAACAATTAGGTTTATCTTCAGCTGTAGTGTATAAATGGAGAAGACATCTTTTAAGTATTTCACCAGCATCTAAATCTAAAAATAGTATAAAAGTGAATACTAATACTAAAACAAGAGGTGGAAATAGAAGACGAGTTTATACTAAAAAAATGAATAACCTTATTTTATCTTCTAAACCTATAGCTGATATAGCAGCTGAATTAGGGAAAACTAAAGGTTCTATTTATCAACAACGAACTAGGTTGTTACAAAAACAATAATTTAGTTTGTTTTTCTTGTGGTAGTAGGATAACCACTTTAAACACCTACTAAAGAAGGAGATTAAAATTATGACCAGCAAAGCAAAAGATATGGTAAAGGAGATAGTCGAAAAGATAGAGCTACTTAAAAAAGAACTAAAAACAGAGAAAGAAAAAACTAAATTATTAGAATCACAAATTGTTATCTTAAAGTATGTATTAAAATCTTTTAATAAAAATACTCCTAATTCTGCAGTATTAAAAACTTATATGAAGTCTCTAACCAATATAATTGACAACCCTAATGAATTACTACCAGATAATAAGGATTTCACTGCTAAAGATTTACAAGACTTATTAACAGAAACTAAACTATTAGAAGGAGAATGAAAATGAGTTTTAAAAAAGATTGGAATTGGTTTATACGTAGTAAATTTATATGGTATTGGAATTGGTTTATGACTGGTTTCTTTTTAGGGTATTTATTTAGTTGGTTTGTAAATGGTTTTACTTTTCCTTTTAATATTAATTAAAATAATCATTTCTACACAAATGACTTGTTCGGAAAAACCGAACAACTAAAAGGAGAATTATAAAAATGTCTAACAATTATGGAGTAGGTTTAGCTGCAGGAATAATAATAGGTAAGAAAAAAGAGCAAGAAAAGATTAAACAGCTAGAAAAAGAGATAAAACAAAAGGATAATAATTATGCTGAATATGTAAAGATGTATGAGCATAAATTAAAGAAATTAGAAAAGGAACACCAAGATTTTGTAGAACTTGTAGCAAAAGAATTAAACCGAAAAGTTAAGGCTTTAGAGGAAATAAGACAACTTGAATGTGCTGATAATTGTTCAAGTAATGATGAAGGTGCAAATCAACCTTGTGATTGTCATGTCCTTATTGCGTCCGAAGCCTTAAAAGGAGTAACTAAAGGAAAAGAAATAGACAAAGAGATTAGAAAGGATTAAATGAGAACACAAATTATATTTGCAATTAGTCATACTGTTAATTGGTTTGAGGAGTGGTTAAAAAATATCATACTATGGGGAACTCTTCCTTTAATTGATTTTATTTATTTATATGATAAGGAAATACTTATAAAAAACCAATGTTTTGTTGTGGAATTACTAATAGTTTATACTTATGTATTACTTAAAGTTTGGTTAAGATATGAAGGTAAACAATGGCTTAAAACTCAAGGGCATTATTTTGGAGATGATGATGATTAATTATAATGATGAAATTAAAAACCTTAATATAAAACTTGCAGTTGAAAAAGAAAAAAATAATAAGTTAGAAAAAGAACTAATTCTAAAAGAAGAAGCTTTAAAAAAGATAAGATTAGAACTTAATTTTGGTTTAAAATCAAAAAGTAGAGATAACGCATTACTAAAACTATTAAACATTGGTTGTATTATACCAGAATTATTATAATGTGAAGTATGATTAATAAACTAGAAGAGATGGATAATTTAAATCTTATTACAGTTTCTAAGTATTATAAAGAATACTATTATTAGATTACTGATGTTTAAAGTAGGAGATTATTATGGCTAAAAACAAACTACCATTTGATGTAAAAGGAGAATTGTTTATTAGATTTAAAGGAGAATTTGAATATGAAATAATATTTGTCAGGTATGATCAAATTAAGAATGTTAGTATATATAGTTTTAATCCTGATGAAGATTCAAGACATTGGTGGTTACTAGTAGAAGGGAAAAAAAGATTGCATTTTGATAGCAAGGAAGAAGCTGCAGATGGTCTTGATTCATTGTTAGATTATGTCAGTAAGTGTATTAAAAAATATGGGGTATAATTTATGATAAAATTAATTAAAACTAAATTGAATGGTGTTGTTATAATTGAACCTGATGTATTCTCTGATGCTAGGGGTTATTTCATGGAAATGTGGAATACTAAGATATATGAAGAGTTAGGAATTAAAGAACCTTTTGTTCAGGATAATATGTCGTTTTCCAGTTCTAATGTTTTACGTGGTTTACATTACCAGAAATCTAATGTACAAGGTAAGTTAGTGTCTGTAGTTCAAGGTCAAGTATTTGATGTTGTAGTTGATATACAACCCGAGTCATCTCAGTACGGACAATATATCAGTGTGATTCTATCAGATGAAAATCATAAGCAGATTTATATACCACCTGGGTTTGCTCATGGTTTTTGCGTAACCAGTAATACTGCGTTGTTTATGTACAAATGTACTAACTACTATGACCCTAATTCAGAATGTACTATTAAATGGGATGATCCAACTATAAATATTAAATGGCCTATAATTAGTCCAATCGTATCTACAAAGGATACTAATGGTGAATTTTTAAAATAAGGAGTTTTATCCCCGCAATTTTTTAGATCTACCACAGATTTTCATCAACCGTATCTAAATTCATATAAACATAAAGGAGAAAAATAAAATGAACTCAAAACATTTTCAACTCTGGATCAGAGCAAAAGGTACAAGAAACTTTATTAAAACAAATCATATTTTTATTAGTAGTGCATTACATGTATCAATGATAATATCAGATGATTATGATGTAGAATTTCAAATATATAGGCGTAATCAACATCACAAATATGTTGTAGTTCCTTCTTGTTATTGGAATGATTTATTACAGAAAGAAAAACTCGACTCTACTATAAGGGATTACTTCAATGAACTAGGAGAGACTGTTGGTGAAAATTTAAATAGATCACCTGAGGATCTAGAATTTAAACGACGTCTAATAATGAATAAAAGGGTATAAAAGAAGGAAGTTAAATTGAACCTACTATGAACAATGTGTATCCACTTAAGGAGGTATCTATGGTAAGGAGTATAGAAACAAATACCTAAATGGTGTAATTCTTAAGTAGTAGAGGGGTAATTATTATGGATGATAAAAAGTGTAGTAATAGAGAATTAAAGAAAAAGTATGGAAGGCCTTATGGTGATAGTCTTGATTTAAGTGGTGAAAAACATAACATTGGTAGATGTTCTAATTGTGGTTACTCTAAATTGGAAATAACTTTGATGAGAGGAGATGGGTTTAAGGTAGAAGAAGATTATCGGATTTTAAATGTTGATGATTAGAGGAAACATCTTAGATTTATATATGATGAGAATTGTATGACTTGGATTTGTTGGTGGTGGAGTTTGGGTTAGGTTTTTAGGGTTGGTGGTAGAACTGATGGTAGAACTGATGGTAGAACTGATTACTGGATTTATTACTGATGGTAGAACTGGTGGTATTAGAGTATTTTTATATTTGGAAAAAATATAGGATCAATACTTGTATAGTTTGAAACTATATAGTCAAATTGTGACGTTCTAAACCTACACTACTACCTGGATTCCTTTCCGACTTTCAGATCTACTCAGGGGTAAAAACGGTTCTTCAACGACTATATATATACAATTATAGACACACCCATTTATTACTTCAACAACATTCAACTCTATTATCAGTTTCCTCATCTACTGTTATAAAAAGATGAGATTTCCAATTATTATGATTTTTCCTCAATTTTTGCTAATTTCGGGAAAATCGTCATTTAATCAATTTTAATCAAAAGGAGTCAATTATGAATAAGAACATCCATTTAGACAAAATCAAAAAGTGTCATAAAAAGATAGATACTATAAGTGCAAATATACAACAATATTTTAACAATTTTAAAAAAACCAAAAACGAAATGTGGTGGGATAAAATTGTTGAATCATATGGATCTATAGATATTCTTAATGAACGAATTATTGAAGAACTTAGATTCATTTAATCAATCATGTCTTTTAATGGGTATACATCGTTTAATCAAAAGGAGTCAATTATGAATAAAGGTACTGATACTAAAAAAGTCGTTAATTTGGATAGTTACAAAGGTTTGAAACTTAGTGAGATTAGAAAAAGAATAGATAATGACATCAAAATTCTTAATGATAAGGATAGCTATAACATTGATGACGAACTCAAATTTATCGATCTCAAGTATGAGGAAAGAATGAAAGAGGCTAAAATTGAGGATGATATACAATCACTTAAAATTGTTAATGATGCAATAGAACAAATAAACAGAGAAGAAAAAAAGAGGTTTTACTCTTTCTGTTTTGTTGGTGTTTGTACAGTAGTTAGTATTTTAGCTTCAGCATATTTTAGTTCAAAATCAGAATAGTCTTTTAATGGGTATAACTCTATTATACCTAAATTGTAATTTTTTGTGGAGGTATTAGATATGAAAAAGAAAGTCATTGTTACAGTTATTGAGATGGTTAAACCAAATCAAAAGGTAGTAACAGTTAGACATAGACAAATTAATAGTGGATTTTGTAGAACTATTAATGATGAAGGGAATGAACAGTATAAGAGATGTAATTCTACTATTACTCGTTATTAAAGTATTGTTATTATATGGGTGGTTATATATTATGTGGATATATAATCATCCGTATATATAAGAGGTATGTTTGTTTATAAGCATATTTTGTTTTTAATTATTAATTCAAAGAGGTATATCATGAATAAAGTAAGATTGTTTGGTAGTAAGTTTATTAGTATAGTTGTAAGTCTTTACTTACTAAGTCGAAATGTGTGGGTAAATATAAAGACCTATATTACAATTATGGGTCATAGTTTTAGTATGAGTATGAAAACTAGTAAATTAATACTAGGTACTCCTTTGTTTGTTATTACTAATATAGGTAGTTATGCTATATTAAGTTTATATGTTTATTCGTTATATACGTTTTCCTTATATGATTTTGTTTTAGCTGTAGGTGTTAACATAGTATATGGTCTTGTATATACATATACTGTTACTAGTTTGTATTCAGATATGAATAATGAAACGAAAACTAAATGTGAAGAAATACAGATGACTTTCGTTAATCAGCTATCTGAGATTATTTAAACAATCCCGTGTCTCACTGGTTTGATGTGTAAGGTACCTTTTGTTTCATGACATTGATGACAATGTGTAAATCTATTTAATTTACTTTACACTAAGAAACTTCAATTAAAGAGATTTGAAATGTCCTTCCTTTTGAGGTACTTTTTATATAAAGGCCTATATAGTATTTGTTATTGGACTACTATCCAGGGGTATAGTATAATTGTCATAACCCTAATTTTTAACATGTCTGAGTGTGGTGTACTCTTAGCATACTTGTAAGTAATATTACAAGAGGCGGAAGTTTAAATCTTCCCGCAGACATTAATGTGTTATATGTTTAGTATCTAAGTTGGATATTAAACTTTTATTTTTAACTTCCTTTGGAGGAATAGTATAATGAAGAAGAAAGAGAAAGACCTAATCAAGAAGAACCTAGAGGATGCAACAAAAGCTGCGAAAGATGCCGGTATTCTTAAAAAAGAAGTACCACAAGTAGTTGAAAAAATAACTACAAAGGCTCCTGCTCCTGCTGCTAAATCCACAAAGGTTGCTGTTTCTGATGATGCTGCGGCAGATGAACCAATGACTTGGACAGAAGTCTTCGGTGTTGTTGGTGTTACTGTTATCGGAATAGGTTGTATCCTACTGGGATATAACAAATATAATACTACTACTGAAGAGTAGTCTTATAATGAGGGGTGGGAAAATTATGTTCCTGCCCCTCTACTAATTATGTTTATTATCTAGGGTTTAAAACCTTAGTTTAGAGTTTATGTTATAATTATTAATTTTTTTAAAGGGAATATTCATGGAGAAACCTACGTAATCAGGTGATGTTGATGATTAACACTGTTAATAAGGAGTAAGAATAATGAGTTTAAAGAAAATTAGTTTAAATGGCGTTGATTATGTTAGAGCGGATTCAGTTACTATACCAGAGGGCGATACTAAAATAGTTATTCTTCAAAGAGGTTGGGTTATGGTCGGTATTTTTTCTAAAAAAGACCAGAACTGCAAACTAGAAAACGCCTCGGTGATTAGAAGTTGGGGTACGAGCAAAGGTATTGGTGAACTTGTTAATGGAACACTGCCGGATACTAAATTAGACCCTTGTGGAACTGTTGAGTTTCATGAATTGACAATTATAGCTATGATTAACTGCGATGGTGCAAAATGGAATTTAAAATAAATATAGGTGAAGACTCGCAAATAGGCTATGGTTATGGTAATAGTAATGTCAATAGTAATGGTAATGGTAATGGATATGGTTATAGTAATGGCGATGGTAACGGTGATGGATATGGTAATAGTAATGGTAATGGTAACGGTGATGGATATGGATATGGTAATAATAATGGTAATGGTAACGGTGATGGTTATGACCATAACCATGGTAATGGCGATGGTAACGGTGATGGTTGTTAAATCTAAAGAGATATGGTAAAAATGCCAAATTGAAAGACCTATATTAAAATATTACATACCGTGTCATTGATTGTTGTGGGATAAGAGTATATACTCAGAACACCCACATCTAAGTATAGCTAATTGCGTCCTCTTATCTCATATATAGAGGCATGATATGACACGGTATAAAAATCTTAGCAAAAAAAAAAGATTCCAACCTGTTTACTGCCTGGTCTGACAGTAAACGCATCATTTCAGTTTGTGGATAAAGGAGTAGTACAACATCAACCTCCCCTGATAAGTACTACTCCTCCACAATTTTAATATTTATAATATTAAACCTATTTTTTTTGCTCAATTTTATCTATTTTACAATCTATACATACAAAGTCTAACTCATTAGGTCGTTCTTCTCCCTCTTCTAATACTAATACATAGGTTTTTTTACATACACTACATATACTAGCATGTTTATTTAACTCTCCAGGATTAATTTCCATATTTTCCTCTTTAAATGTTATATTTTTAAGTAGTACTTGACATGGAATACAAAAACTAACACCATTTATAATTCTTTTAAAATAAAAACTAGATTTATTACACAATATACACGGTTCTAATAAAGATAAAGTTTTAGTTGACATTTATTCTCCTACGGACGATGCTAACGGACGACTAGAATAGATATTTTAATACAATATATACTGATATTCCATTAATTCTATTATTAAAGTACAGAGAGGACGTTATATACGACCTTAGGTCTAATTATAATCTACAACTACTCATTAATAATAACGTATCTATACATATAACACATATACCTTCTTGGTAATCTATATCAGTTGATATATTTGAATCATTATCTGTTATATACTTTAAATCTGCATTGTGATCTTGATATGAATCACATATAATACAATGTTTAAATAAATGTTTACTCATTATACTATCTCCTTTTTTAATTCTATACGATATTCACTATGCATTCATTGAATTAATTTATTCTATACGATATTCACTATGCATTCATTGAATTTGTTTGGATAACTGCATGATAATATTTAAATAAGAAACAACTATTGTTTGATTTGATGCATGATGTTAGATGATGGACGGTGATGGCTGATTTGATGTAGTAGCTGAGTGCATTTTTTACATATACTATCCTGAACATGTATTGAATAGTTGATAGTTGATACTGTTGCTATAATTAAGTCATTGTAAAGATGTGACTTACATAATATACAGCATCCTAATTTATTAGGTTTCATGTATTACTCCATTAATTTATTGTTAAGATATGTAACAGGATATTACATACGATATAATAATATGTTACACAATCTGGTCCTATATATATAAAAATCGTCCTATCATCACTCCAATATTCATATAGTATTCAACATAGTATTCATATAGTATTCACATAGTATTTACTTCAATATTCATATAGTATTCATATAGTATTCACATAGTATTTACTTCAATATTCATATAGTATTTCATATAGTATTCCATGTATTCATATAGTATTTCATATAGTATTCCATGTATTTACATAGTATTTAACATAGTATTCATATATAATTCATTAGAATTGAGTCACATAGTATTCATATACATATAGTATTCAACTCAATAATCAGTATTTAACATAGTATTTAACATAGTATTTACTTAGTATTCCATATTTTATATTTCAGTTTATATTTAGTTATTATTACGTTAGTCTATTAATTTCTTATAGTTTTTTATAGTTTTCTTATATTATTCTACATTTATTTCTTATTATCAAGTATATTATAAGTATACTATTAGAAATTTCATATAGTGTCATCTATAAGAATATCCATTTAGATTATTATAATTGTATCGTTAGTACTATTAGATAATATACTATCTTTAAACTATCCTAATATCAATAAGTTATACATGAAATCTAGTTATTAGAATGTATTATTAGTTATAAGGGTAATATACATTAAATTCTTATAGTGTATACTATATGGAATATTGGTGTATTAGGGAAATGATTTGTATAGTTCATTTACTTTTCTTTTCTTGTATATAACTTTCCATAGCATCTGCCAAATTGTCCGCTGGCATACCATCTACTCCAGGGATATCCCTCAAGGCTCCCATAATAGGGTTAATCAAGTTTGTACCTGTAATTACTTGACAAGCATCACACATCATTATATCTTTTCCCGTAAATACATCTATAACTTCTTTTCCATCTTCTTTAGAACATAATTTACATATAGTCATATTTTATTCCTTTTCATTAAATAATGCATCATGTGATACTAAACTAAACATAGATAATGCTTCTTCCATACCATGTTTAAAACCTATTCTATATTCTAAAGTATCAGGAACATATTTAGCATCTTCATTATATTTTTCAATTAATGTATCCTGTATCTCTTTAGTACGTTTGTTTACTTTATTAGTAAATAATTTAGTTAAATTATCATACTTATTAATACTTATCATTTAAAGTTACTCCTATTTTAGTTAATAGACCATTTTGATTTAAATTGTATTTGGTGACATCATAACTTACATCATACTTTATATTTAAACTTCCTGTAAGCTTTGTTATATAATAGGGATGTATTATACATAATGGATTAGTATTTAAAGAGCACCATACTAATGGTTTTCTTTTTTGTAATCCATATGTTAATGTTTGTAGTCTCATTTTGAATAACCTTATTCGTCTTTATTTTTACGCATATCCATTAAGTCTGATATATCTTTATCATATTTTTTCTTTAATTGTATTTTAGATTGTCTAATAGCTTCTTTTTGTGTTAATAATCTATCTATAATTAACGATATACCCATTGTCCTACCAGTAGTATTCTCTATTTTCATGATTTCTTTAAGTTCTTTTTCTATACTATCTCGTTCTTTTTGATATAGTATATTTCCTTTGATCATATATTCTCCTTTCTAAATTCATTGGAATATCTCTTCTATATTAGGCATTGATATAATACTTGAATATGTAACATATGGTTCAAATGGTAAGTTAAACGGTTTATTATTATAATACATTAGTGTTATTTTATAAAAATAGTTACCTAATGTATCTACACAATATCCAGAAAATAGTAAATTTAAATTGAATTTATTCCTTATTTGTTTATCAAATTTCATTATCATAGTGTGTGTTATAAATTGTCTCCTATTACAGTTTGATAATGCATGTAGACCTCTATTTAAAGTATATGAATAGTTGTTATATCTTAGTCTCATTTAAATACATTCCATATTATTTTATTGAATTCATCTGTTATATACCAATCATCTGAGTCTTGTTCATAATTTTTAGTAAAATAGAATATAGAACCTAATAAATCCTCAACTAGTTTCACATTTTTATAATTATTACATAATATTGAGTATAATTTATCACTTATAAATTGGTGTTTCATATCATATGTTGGTAAATCTTTTCTAGTTAATATTATATTATTGACTAATATTCTCATTTAAATTCCTTTGAATAAACCCCACGATTATTTGATACATTTAAGTTATATATGTTTATGACCCCACGATTATTTGAATACATTCAAGTTATATTTGGTGTCATATTTAGTATTACTATAATCAATTAATATTTTGTTTAGTATTTTGTTATGGGGTACTATATATAAATCATTTAATATATATTTAGTTGTTTCACTTAATTTATGCCATTTTATATCAATATTATTAAATATATTATAAACGTTCACTTGTAATCTCATATTTAGTCCCCGTAATTATGATTTTGTTATATAGGTTTTTTTTGATACTTTAACTAAATCTATAGTTCCACCTAGACTATTATAACCAAAATAAATAGTGTGATCACTACCATAAGCATTACTAAAAACAAAGATAGAATCTATATTCATATCTTTAGAATCTAATTCTTCTAATATATCACAATTTGGACTCAAAGATTCAATATCATCCGTTTCATATTCAGGTTTATTATATAGTTTTAAATATTCTCTAGTAAACTTTTCACCTTGCCATTTATTATCATTCATTATAAAAGGACCAACTGAATCAAAATCATCCCATAAAAAACATAAATGATCACATATATTAGGATCTTTATCCTTTTCTGTAAAATAGTCTGACCATACACTACCACATGAAGGACATTTTAAATCATCTTCATCAATATCAATCTCTATCATTTCCATAATTATATTACAACCTTTCGTTTGGTAGCTTGTCCTGTAATTTTACAGGTATTTAATTTATGGCATTTATATGCTATTCTTTTAGTACCTTTAGTCGTTAATGATACTTCATTTATATATTCAACGCCATAATTATCTTCAGCTGCTAGTTGTTCTAATTTTTTTGTAATATCATCTGTAGTTGGTGAGGTTAATGTATTAAAATGCACATTCCAAAATCGTATCATAGTAGGGACTATCTTATTTTTACCTGGTATTGTTAATATTAATAATGATGTATCTCTCATCATTTGAAATACTAATCTAAGATGACTACATGGATAACCAAACCCATCAATATCGATAAGATTAAATTGAGTATTTTTGTTACCTCTACTCCTAATACCTCTTACTATATGAATATCATGTTCACTATTACCCATTAATCTTACACCTTTATAGGTAGATTCATACTTAGTTAATGATACTACATTTTTACAATATTCTTTATAAAATTCTGTAAGATTACCATCTCCTCCATATACTTCTAATACATTATCAAAATAAAATGTTTGCATTAGATCTTCAAGATGTTTCTTTTTCTTTTCTGGATGAGTATATTTATCCAGATTTTGTGACTGTTCTTTTCTTTTGTTTCTCATATACTCTTTTCCAAATGCTGGATTCATATTTTAATATCTCCTTTATTCTTTACAAATAACATTAAGTTAGTATTTAATAGCTTAAGTTTATGTCTATGCTCAATAGATCCAATTTTATAATATTTTAAATAATCAGATCTTTTCCATTTTATACACACCAATTCATCTGACATTATACAAAATACAGTTTGATGTTTATTATTTAAATTTATAAATCCTTGATTTTTATAATTTAGTTTTAATATCATCTCTTCTTACTTAAACAAATCTAAATTAATGTTTAGCATTTGATATTTATGTGACTTATGTGAAATATAATGAAATCCTATATAATTTTTAATATCTATTATTTTATATGGTGTCCACTTATAGTTTAATTTTATTAAATTTTTTAATTTATCTTTTCTTACTTTTAGTATCACTAGAATATCCTTAAGAATTGTATATCAGTAGGGTGTGGATACATACGTTCTAAAGTTGTAGTACGCCTGGTTGTAGTTATATCAAATCCTATAATTGTTAAATAATGTTCACCCCACCACCAAGTATTACTTTGTTTATCACATCTTACCATTAAATTCATCATAATTTTGTCTTAGAAAGTTTATTCATATAGGTTTTTAATTTATTAACTTTGGCATTATATTTTATTAAATCATACCAAGAATAACTAGTTATTTTACCTAATACAACGTTTTTCAATATAAATTTTGCACCAACATCATCCTTATATATTATAGGATATAATTCTTTAGCTGTAGGTATACTGACTATTATTTTAGTTTCTATAGTTTCTATTTTTACTACTTCAAGTTCTTCTGGTTTAAAATCATTTGTTGGTGTTTCATATTCTGAATTATACCATGGTGTTGAATTTTGTCTAACCCATTCAGCTAGTTCTGCTTTCTTTACAACCCATTCTGCATCTCCTGATGTTGTTAAATAATATTGGTTTTCATTACATGAATCACCATCGGAATTAGATGATATTCCATAAGTAATACGTCTATTTTCTTTAATATGCTTTAATCCATATTTAATCATTAAGTTTTATCCTTATAAATACCAATCTTTAAAAAGTTATTTTATTATATTTTTGTATGTACTTGTATATTTAATCATCTTATAACAATAAGAACATATTTCCGAAGGGTCATTTGAAGTTCTTCTATATTTCTTACATATTTTACAAATATTTGAAGATACCATAGGTATAAAAGGAGCATAATGAAATTTATGGTCCATAATTAGTTAACTCTTTTCTTCATATTTGTACAATATTCAATCATAGTTTTACATCGGTCACATAAATAATTACCATTACCTAATCTATTAGTAAATATATAATGATTTGATTGTGGAGAAATACAACAATCACAACTATATGACCACCACACTTCATCTATATCATTAATTGGTTCTGTTTGATGACATATTCTAGACATTTTAAATTTTACCTTTTTTGATTATAATTTTATTTTAAATAACATTATTGGTGTATTAGTAAGATTTAGAGCGTGACTATAACAATGTTCTGAATACATTTCGTAATATCCATTAATATTTAAATAATAAAACCCATCAATCCATTCCGAATAGTATTTATCTGATACGATTACTGAACTCTTATTATCTTGTTTTGCTTTTAATATCATATAGTAGTCACCTATAAATTTAATTCTAAAGATTTTATGTTAATCAATTATTCAAATATCTTTAATGGTACTTGCATAAGTTTTAAATTAAATGTACGACCACTGTGCAGTTTATTAATAGACATAATATCCATAATATAATAATTTATACTAAAATATTTTAGTGCTCCAATCCATTTATCTTCCGGTTGACTTTTGTAACTAATTTGATTTATTTTTAATTTCATCAAGTAATTCCTTTAATTATACTTCCTAAAATTCCTTTAAAAAACCTGATGAACTCCAAAGTTTCATTATAATTATATCTATTATAGTTTGATCATTATTTTGATTTTTTAATATATTCAATATAGGTAGATATATTTTAAGTCCATCAATTATAATATCGTCTGGTCCATATTTGTTATACCAACCCCTTGTTGAATGTCTATATATTATGGGATGTCTTTTCTTTTTAATTTCATGCTTTATTTTAATCATTAATCTCATCATATGTCTCCCATATTTCTAATGGAACATGATTATTTAGTTTTGTATTACATGAATTATATAATTTACGTAATATAAGTCTTTTATTTTGGTTTAATTTATTATCTAAGTATGGTATTGATTCAAACAAAGATACATATATATGTAACATTACATTAAATTTATTCCAAATAGGACTTTTAGTTCTAACGGTATCCTTATCCATATATTGTAGTAAATGTAATCTCATTAGAATGACTTTAAATAAGAATAATGTATATTATTTTTTAAATTATCAGAAAATCTATTAGCGTATAAATAATCTGTACTATTATAAGTATATCCAATAATACTTTCTGATGTATATTCTTTTTTATCACACTTAATTTTTTTAATAGTCATTATTTCTGTATATACTTGTAATTTCATTTTGTATATTTCCTATTTAAACCAATGTAATGGTACATCTGGTGAATGATTATCATATAATTCACCAAGAACTGATATTGGTAATATATCTTTTGTAGACCTATAAGGTATGGTATCCCACATTGTTGGTTTATAGTTATTAATAATTTTTTTAATCCAAAATTGATTTATATTACCTAGATAGGGATTATATGTATATTTTATCATTTGTATTCTCATAATTTACCCATATTAAACACATTTAACATAATATTAGATGAATCATATCTATGTAATTGATGTAATCTATTTCTTTGTCCTAAATAACGAACACCTTTTACCCATTTATTTTCATCTTTCCAACATTCCCATTTATAATGACCTACGTTAGCCCAAGGTAAATCATGTGTACATACTTCTAATCTCATTTCATTATTTTAGGAGGTATATATCCGCACCCTTCATATTCAAAACCATAATCCGGTAATGTATTTCTTAAGTCAGATTCTAAATCTTCGCAATTTGTACATAATACTTCTTCAGTAAACCATGACATTGTTTTAACCTTAAGTATAGTATCACATCTATCACATTGACTAACTTTAAAAAATCTATCATTTTTATTCATAGTTGATCCTTTTTAAAATGTATCTAAAAACGATACTGGTAATTCTGAAGAATTATTATATAATCGTAAAATCTTCAATTCTTTCAAAATTAAAAAATAATTAAATTTATTTAATATAAGTACTTTAGTGCCATAAAATAATTGTATTTTCATTGAAATATTCTTAATGATGTATTAAGCAATCTTTTTTTACTAGGGTAACTATCTTTACCCATATAAAATGTAAAAGATAACAGAATACATTTATGAATTAATTCCTTATTTTTATATACTTGTAGTCTCATATTAGCTTAAAATTGTTTTAATAACAGTTGCATATTAATATAAGAACTTTGTTGAAAAAATGATATAAAATCTGCTAAAACTATAACATCAAAATATTGTTCATCACTACAAAACCATCCATCATATCTATTATATTTCATTATCATATATTAAACACCTTTCTTATATCTAAATTATGTAGTATCATATTTAAATTAAATTGCATAAAGTTGGACTCGGTACAATATTTATTAAAGTAACAATTACGACAGAATCTATATTTACAACAAAATATATTGAGGTCATATTTTAAATTAGATTCTATTGAATTTATTAATTTATAATATATAGTTACATCATTAGGTGGATAAGAATACTCTGTGTAAGTATCTTCTTTATTTTTAACTTTTAATATCATTTAAGTTTTAATAAAAGGTTTCATGTTCAGATCTTGTAGTTTTATATCATCATATAAATCTAATATATCACACATTGCTACTTTAGTATGAATATAAGAACCTTTAGGTAATAAAGTGTATGCTATATTTTCTCTGAATTTTTCCCATACTTTTTCATAAGTATATCTTAAAACTTCTATTCTCATTTTATAATCCTCTTTAGTGTCGTTATACATTTTTTATGTACTAATTTGTTATTAGTAGTTATTATATCAGGATCAATTTGTATACAGAACTTTGACATATGACACAAACTGAATCAAACACTACAGGTTTCATTAATATTAAAGGATTTCTTTTTATACTGCTCATAATTCAAACCATTCTAATTCAAAATTAGTAAATTTTAATTTCTTTATAGCCCATTGGACTGGAACTGTTACTCTTCTTAGATTTTCAACAGAACCCATTTTCTGAGCTATTTTATATTCCATATATTTATATATAAAACTATCTATATCAATTAGTGGATATACATTATTATTTATATCATACTTTAAAATTTTATCATATTCATTCTTTACTTGTAATCTCATCTAAATCCCTTCCTATCTACCACATAATCTAATTAAATTAATAAATTTATCTTCACATACTTTACAAAAGTTATCACTTTTAGGCATCAATTTATTAAAATTTAATTCAATATCTTCAATTATTTTCTCACCTCCACATAATTCTATTAATTCTATATCTATTATAAATGAGACATGGTATATTAATTTACAATTTTTACAAGGTGTAGTCATCATTAATCTACATTCTGAATTAAAATTATTCGGTTTTCCTATTATTTTAACTTGAATATTTTTATATGTATGTTCAATATAATTTTCAATTATGCAGTATACTTGTTCATCAGATAGTTTGATTGACATTAAATCTTTTCTTTAAATACATGCCATACTAAAGGTACTGTTCTCATTTGTACAGTTCCAATAAACTCCAGAGGTGCCTTAGTTTTTGGTATAGGATTACCTGTACCTACAATCCATATATTATGAAATGCAATTTTATTAGAAGCATTGATAATTGCCCACATTTGTATTTCTATATTTCTTACTGGTATTGATTCTTCATTCTGTATACCTACACTAATTGGTTTAGCACCTACTGGCATTTGTACAGTTTGAAAATCAATAATTCTTAGTGGATATTTATATATTGTTTTCATTTATTACTCCTGTAAATTTTTATAAAGTTTAAAATAACTTATTGGAATTTACCTAAAATATCATCTAATTTTTTATTAATACATTTCTCTAATTTTATAAGATCATACTTAGATTGTTCATATATATTTTCCCAAATAATATATAATGGATTATAATCATAATACTTAGTGGAACTATACTGCATATCTAAACATATTCTCATGTAATTGTTAGGTCCTTCTTGATTACCTATATAAGTTAAAATATTTGAATCTGTAATTAAAAATTTACCATCTATTTCTATTTTCATAATATTCCTACTTAATAATTGATTTTAAAAAATTTAAACAATCAATATGTACAATTATATCTATATCAAATAGTTTAGTCTCTCTGTAATATTTATATGCACTTATATTTTTACATAATATACATTCAAGATCAAGTATTGATCCATTAGGGTTACATTCTGGACAAGGTACTTCTCTACAATTACAACCATCATACCATGTAGGACAATCATCTATATTATCATGTTTTTCTTTATACTCTTTATGATTAACATGATTTCTAACCCACCAATTTTCTTGGTATCCAATTCTACCTCGATTGGAACATAATTCACAATTAATTTTTATCATAACTATTACTCTCTTTTAATAATTATATCAGTCATCTAAAAATACTTTAAAAAACATATCGTTAGAATTTTCAATCTTATAAAGTAAACTATATTGATCTGATCCCCACATATATTTTTCAGATACTAATTCTTTCATTTCCTTATAATCATTATATAACTTCTTACATATAGTTTTTTTAACAGTTTCATATGAATCATCACAATATATAGGACCATAGTTATAATCATCTATAATATCACCAACTATTATTTGACCCCATATATTGTCTTTAATCTGAAAAAGTCCTGCTCCAAATTTTTTAAATATTTTTATTTGCATTATATAATCCTAATAGTAATTTTGTCACATTATCAAATTCTTGAATTCGTTTTAACCAAGGAGTTTTTTCTTTTTTTCTTTTGTCTATTTGATTTAATGTTGTCATAAATTTTGAAAATTTTGAATGTTTAGATCTTTCTAAAATATGAAATATTTCTAGCATTCTTTTGTAGACTAATGTATCACGAAATATTACATTTTTACCATAATTCATTGTTAATGATTGTTCATATTTCGTATTAGTTTTATATTCATTATGTATAGTTGATATTGTAGATGCAACTGATTCAGCATTACATATTGTTCTTATTTCATTATTGTCTGATATAAACCATAAAAATTCTAATTTTATAGAAATATTTTTTATTGAATATATTCGTCTAGATACTGTTTGACTTCCAGAATAATAACAAAAACTATTTCTATCTTCTTTAACTTTATGTTTAAAATTTTGAATTATATAGAGTCTCATTTAAATGAATTCCATAGTATATTAGATTGCATTTGTTTATTTATATAATCTATTAAATGCCAACCTGATTGAAAATCTACATTTTTAATACCATTACCAGACATTCTACGTAATCTTTTTTTTTCATATATTTCAAAAGGTATTGATAAATATAACTGCATTACATCTGAACCATTATAATTACATGGATATGTATTATAATTTTTATAATAAGGAGAAGTATACTCTCTGTTTTTAGTTTCTGGATGTTTAACACATATACCATAATATTGTATAGTAAGTTTCATTGTTTAAATTCTTTTCTAACTTGATCTATTGATATAGGATAAAAATCCCATACATCTACACCAACATTAAGAGCGTTTTTAGATTTCTTAAATATATTATGAATATGACCTACAAGAAAAGGTTTACTACTATTCATATTAGCTATAGCTGGATCATGTACTAATGTAAATTCCTCAACTTCTAATATTGTATGTACAGATTTAAATCCTATTTCATGATAAAAGAAAGGATCATTACGATCATGATTACCTAATATTAAATGTATATTTCCATTTAATTTAGTCACAATATTTTGTAAAGAGTATCTCATGCCTTCACGTTTAAGCGTAAAGTCTCCAATAAAATAAACAGTATCATCCTCTTTAACTACTTTATTATGTCTTTTAAAAAGTTCTACTTCCATTTCGCCTACACCACTAAATGGTCTTTTACAATATTTAATAATATTTTTATGATCAAAATGATGATCAGCTGAAAACCAGATCATATTTTAAATTCTCCTTTATCTATAACACAATCTATATTAAACAAATTTAAAAAAGTACTTTTTCTAAATTGTTTAATTAAATACATATCATATACACCTAGTTTACCATATATAGGAAACACACAATTAATATCCATACAATATTCACACATCTTATGTTTAGTTGGTATTACTCTAAGCCATTTAAATTTTTTAAACCATAAATAACCAACTGTTTCATGTTGAGAAAAATATTCAAGTTTCATAATTATCCTTTGTTTATTTAAATTATTATATTTAAAAAACTTCTAATGGTATAACAAGATTCGTTTTAACTATTAAATTGTTAATTGTACTATGTCTCCAATAATTTAAATGATTTAAATAATTGTTATAATACTCTGGTTTAAATCCTAATCCTCTACTTATAAAATCAGAGGCTTGCCCCCATTTGAAACGATATTGTTTAAATTTTGGATTTGAATTATCACTATAAATTTTATGATTAAACCAATCTTCAGCTATATTATATATAAAATTGTAAGGTATTTTAATTTTAGAGTAATGTTTTCTTATAAATTGTAAAACAGTAAGATCATCTTCATCATATTCATATGATTCCCATTTTATTTTTTTTCTAAGTATAGGTTGATATTTACTTTTCTTCCTATATTTTATTCTAGAAGCTAATTTCATAAATTTCCTTATTTGAAAAATAACATATTAATTAAATTATTTAATTTAGGTTTATAGTCACAGTAGTGAGGTATATAATCAAAATCCATACCACCACCTTCACATTCTTTACATTCAGCATTATTACCACCAGTACCTTCACATTCTTCACAATCTTTTTCTATACAATGTTCTGGATTTTTACATAAAAATCTACATAGGATATCTTCCATTCTATTTATATTATATTTAGTAATACTATTTTGTATAGACCATTTATAACCCATCCAAGAAGTACCAAATGGATGTCTAATTGTAGTGTTAAATTTAATCTGTAATTTCATTACTTCGCCTTATATTTAAAAGAACTTTAAGAGGTTGTTAGAAACAACTCTATATTGTTCGTAATATTCAATCTTGTGTAACGTTATAGCTATATTCAAAATAGAATTTTACTAACTATAACTTTAGTAAAATCAACATGTTGTATGCTATCAATATTAATTAATATATATTATATTACTAATTAATATATTCAATGGTTTATATTTGTTATTTATCAAAATTTAGTTAAATCAATTTTATTATTCATGTATATAATTCTATTTATATAAGTATGACTCCAACCTCTTTCTATATTGTCTCGTTTATCAACTCTACCTCTTCTGTTTATCATTTGAGGATTAAAGTAAGTTAAGTCACTCATAGTATGAGATGCTTCTGTAATTTTTTGATAATATTTAGTTCTTTTTTTCCATAGATTATCTTCATAATCTTTATCTATCCATCTTGAAGACCAACGGTTATTATTAAACTTATTTTTTCCTTCTTCATATTTCATTCTTAGAGTATTCCAAATATATATAGCTAATCTTAATTCATTCATTATCATTGGGCCATAATGTTTAACCTCTTCTGTAAATTCATACCATTTAGGTGTTATATATTTTAATTTATTTACAGCTATTTTTCTAGGTTTTAATTCCATTTTAACTTTTAATTTCATTAAATCTCCAATTAAATTAATTTAGATAAAAACATTTCTGTTTTATTATTTTGGTCAGACCTATATCTAGTTGGTCTACCTGGATAAGTTATAAATCCATATATTATATCTCTAGTTTTTTTATCTAATTGATGTGAATAATATCTATATTCATCAATTAATGCTTTATCAGCTAGAGGAAATACTAAAGAACACATTTTATTATTCTTATATTTTAATTTAACTACTAGTAGCATTAACCGTCTCCAACTTCACCATAATGAATGTCTATATCTTTTACATCTATATCTACATTTAATTCTATTTTTATCATGTCTTTAAAATCATCTCTAATTTCTTTTAAATTTTTATCTTCTAATAAATTCTCTGCATCAACACCTGCATAACATACAGTATGATAAAATCCATAAAATGATACATGTTCACCTGGTGATATTCCATGATTCATATCCAAAAGTGTTTTACCATCTTTACCAGTTGATTCATTAACATATGTTCCATTATCATAATCATCATCATCTTCAAGTCTTACATTTTCTGCTTCCATAATTTTATTAATTATATCTTTATCATTAACTCCAATAATCATAAATGATGTACTACTAGAGTTAGTTACGAAATCTAATTTAATTTTCATTTAAAAATCTCCCATTGTTTTTTATTTAAAGATCTATTATTCTTATGTTCTCTGATATAACCTTTTAAATAAGTAACTTCTACAATTCCAGATGGTTCTTCACTGTAATATAAAGATACTATTTCGTCATTATTTAATTTAGGATCAAATGGATTTTCATCTGTTACTAAGATACCTTCAAAATATAAAGATTTATCTTTATTTTCCCAGTAGTTAGGTATTAATAATCTCATTTTAAATCTTTAAATAAATCTATAGGATTATAATTAAATTGTTCAGATATACCATTCCAACACTTAAATCCCCTACGTATAAAAACCCATTTAGATGGTACTGAAGAACCAGATCTTAATTGAGTATAAAAATTACCAAAAATTCTAGGAAAATTATTTCTTATATTTACTTCTAAATCTATATCAATATATATTCTCTTGTAATTTAATATTTTGAATCTCATTTTACTACCTATTTAAAATTTATTTATAATATTATTTTTATATGCAGTATCCATCATGTATGCTTGTTGATTTCTCATATATTTATTAAGTCTACATAAATTTCTATGATTCTCCCAATCTCTTCGAAATTTTTCCCATACTTTTTGACTTATTTCTTTATTAGGATTATCAATATTTGGAATATTGTTCCATTCACCAGGATCATTAAATGGATAATTTAATGTTAACCATTTTGGATACTTTCGTAGTGATGCTTTAGAATTATAATAAGGTTGTATTTTTAATTCCATTTTAACTTTGAGACGCATTAGTATTTATCCCATTTTATTAATTTATCAGGTATGCCTATTTTATCTAAAAATTCTGTCATATCATAATTATCCATACTTGTTTGTCCTTCAACTACAGATTGTTTGTCATGTATTGATATTTTCCAAGGGTCTTGATATGGTTGATCTTTATAATCATTCTCCAATATTTGATGTAATTGTAGACCATTAAGATCTTTTAATTTGATTATAAAACTAGAAGAACTAGAATTGGTTATAAAGTCTAATTTAATTTTCATATTCTACCTCATCCATTTTAAAAATATAGTTTATATTTTTTACTGTCACATTAAGTTGTCCTTCTAAATATTCATTATATTGTTCTCCATCGATATAAGATAAAAAATATAAATAATGCTCAGATTCATCTATCTTTTTCCAACCACTTGTAGTATTAAGTTTTAAAATCATATTTTAGTAACCCCATTGATCTTAAATAACCAACTAATTAAATTACTAGTGGTTTGCACTTTTTTATCAGGACATATTCTATAATATAAATCCATATCAATATACATACATAAAAGTTCTATTCTGGACATTGCTTCTATTATATCATTATCACGATAATTATCCCAATTATAAATAGTCCAGCGTATATTCTCACCTATAGGACCTATTTTATTATCATTGTTTATCACATTTAATATCATATTTTAGTCCATTTTAAAACAATTATTGATTATATTTTTAAGTTTTTTATACATTTTTAACTACGATTTTTATTCCTTAGATAGAGTTTTTAGGACAAACTATAAATTATCATTTGTAGGAGTTTGAATGTATATATCTGAAGAGTATGTTATTAAAGCTGAACTAAAGGAACTTAATGAGGGTTTTATGGATATCATACGAGCAATAAGAGGATTCTTTGAATTTGGTGACCCTAAAAGTCTTAAGTTTAGAACAATTAAAGCAGACTATACATTAAATATCAGAGCCTGTAAAAAAGCATATCCACTACAAGCTGGGGGATCTATGTCTATTAATGTAGCTACAGGTGACCCTAGTGGGGGTGCAACATTAGCTGATAACCCTAATCTCACATTATGTCTTCTAAAATCTCAATTAGTATATTACGAAAAATTAGTTAAAATACTAGAAGTATCTGACCCAGAAGAAATGTGCGGTAACAATTTAAATAAAAATAGATGTATAAGTTGGATTGCAAAAAAACTTCCTAAGTTCAAACAAGAACTTAAAAAGTTACAGCAATCTTTAGGTCGTCTTGATATGATTATGAATCGTTAAGATTAATTATTTTATTAAAATTAAACTCTTCTAACAAAGTTCTACTACTTCTAATATTATTAATTATTTTATTATCTATATCTACTTTAGATTTAGACGTAAATTGAATAAGACCATGCATTGAATCTAAATTTGTTTGTTCTATTGAATTTTCATCAACTTCCAATACATTAAATTTTGGAATTGATTTATCCAAGTCCTCAAAAAATTTAGAAGTTTCTACTTCTATATAAAGTGTCATTATTAAATTTCCTAAATTAATTTTTTTAAAAATTCAGACAAGCTATCATTATTCTCTAAGATTTTAAATTCTAATTGAGAAGAATAATTTGGTCCATATTTATTTGATCTACATTTTTTAAAAATACTTGACAAATGATAATAAGGTGAATCATTCTTAGTTATTATTGGTCCAGGGATATGTCTATTATAACTGGTGTAATCTAAAGGACCATATGATAATGGTAATTCTTTTTCACCAGTACTCCAATTGTAAGTATAATAATTGAGAGAATTAATCCATTGTAAAGTTATCCAAGGATGTATTTCTGATGAAACAGCAACAGATAATTTCATTAAAAAATTGATAACAAATTTGGTCTGTTTAAAATTTCATGTAATTTTGATCTACACCCAGATGCTAACTTAAATATTAAAACTCTAAATCTAAGAATTTTCGTCTGAAGATCCTTATTTCTATTTTTATAAGCTAATATATGCCAACTATTTTTTGTAATTAGTCTAGTTTCTATTCTCATTATTTTTCCAATCTTTTTAAAAATCTCATGAAAGATTCCTCAAATTTATTACGACCTAATCTAATTGTTAAAGAATCAGTTTTAAAAAGATCAAATTTTTGAACTTTTATTGAAGTTAACATTATATGATACTTATAAAATTCTGAAGATTTAGATTGTGTTGTATCAAACAATGATATATTCATTTCAAATCGCATTTATTATTCCTATAGTATTAACTGCAGTTTCTTAAAATAACTTCTTTTTATTTATTACAACATCTAAATCTACTATCTAAATAACTATCAAGTATTGGTTGTACTTCTTCCCAACTTAATTCACCATCACCTGGTATAGGTAATAATATTTTAGTCCAACCTTTTGCATCAGCTAAAGCAGCTAACTCTCTTGCAGAATTATCTATAATTTTTAGTTCAGATTTACAACCCCACCCTGGTGCCCAATCACCAACCTTTTTATCTTCCATAGCTTTAAGTCCAGGTACTAATTCAGAACCAGGATCTATAAGTTTTTTATTAGTAGTTTTAGTTGGAAAACTAACTATTACAGGATTATCATTTATAATATGGGGTATATTACCATTTGTTTTAATTAACATACCTAACTTATCTTCTATTCCTGGATATTTATCTTTAGCTTCTTTTCCAGTACCTACACCCATTACATTAGAACCATCTTTTTTAGTTGCACCATTTGTTATTATACAAATTGCATCAACTGAATTAAGACCATCCCAAACACTACCGTTCATTACTATCATATACTTCTCCTAATTTTATTAAAAACTTTGATAATTCTACTCCTTCTGGTACATACCTTAACATAACATGTTCTAAAACTGCTTCTGGTCCTTTAAAATGAAATATGGATTTACCTTCTTCTGTTGTTCTTGCTAAAGTAGTTAATGCACAATCAAATTTAAAATCATTAACAAATAATTTCTCAGGACTAGAATTTAAATCAAATTTAAAAATACATGATCTAACTGATAAATTAAAGTAGGGTTTAAAATAAAACATCATTTAATTATTTATCCTATACTTTAACAATTGGTTCTTCTATTTTCTTTAAGAATATATCAATATCTTTATCTATATTGTTATAATCATTTATAGAAACCGAATTGGTGTCTTTAATAAGTCTATTATTAATTTTACCTTTTAAATTAACATCAGTCCACTTCCATAATAAATAATTTAAATCATCATTATCTAAGTTTATTAAATCTTTAATAAATTTAGTTAATATAACCTCAATATCAAACACTTCGAATTCTATTTTTTTAATTTTAAATTTCTTAGATTTAAGATTATCTAAATCCCAAGAAAAATTAAACGGAGAGCTGTTATAATTAAATATTTGTATTTTCATAATTACCTTTGATTTTTATATGTAAAATTGGACAAACTTTAAACAATATAAGGAGATTTTTAATTGCAAGAAATAAGTATAGATTTAATATTGACTACTGTTTATGAGTTCCAAGTACTCATGTCTTTGACCATGTTTTATTTTGTAAATAGATTATTTAGAATTGGAGTAGATCCAGAATATAAAAATAATGATAAAGAAATAAAAATTGGATTTATTTTCTTTTGTTTTTTATCTGTAATACCTATTATAGGTTTGTTATTATCTATTCCAATTTCAATGTTTATTGCTGGTGAAATAGACGAAAGAAAAATTCAACATAAATCAATTAAAAAGAAACGTAAGTATACTAAAAAGAAAACCAAAAAACCTAAAAAGAAATCTAAAGATTAAATAATCGCTTGATTTACTCTAGATTTTGTAGGTATTAAGGGTTCTCCACCAATAATAATTGAAGGTTTACTAAAATATTTATCAACTGTATCATCTAATCCCATTTCTATAGCAACCCTCATTGCATGCCTTCTACCTTCTCTACTGAATAGAATTAATTCCTTATTTCTATTATCTTTTTTCCAATCAATTAGTATTTCTACTAAATTCATATTCCCTTTTTCTTTAAAATCTTTTAATTCAAAGAATGTTAATGATTCATCTACATCTACCATAATACATTCATGATTTTTTATAGAATTGGAATTTATATTTGTAAATTTAATTTTATTCAATTAATGCTCCTTTAATTAATCTTCATATTCATTTATACTACATCCACTCAATAAGGCATCTACTTCATCTTGTGACAATATTGAACTTGTATTACGATTTTTTGATACTTTTTTATCAGTAATATTTTCTATAATTTCTTCCATGGCATCTAAATCAGGACGCGGTCTAAACCATTCCTTATTTATAATTAAAAATGCTTCATCTATCATTATAGATGATTTTATATCAATAGCTCTATAACTAAAACCTAACTTACTACTTTCAAATTGATAAGTCCTTTTAAATATAGTTCCTGGTTTAATATTACCAAATGGTTTTATTAATTCATATGCTTTAGTTCTTTTATCTTTTTTCATTTTAATCCAAATAAATAATCTAAATCATCTTGTGTTACTAAATCATCATTATTAGTATCAGTAATATTTTCTATAATTTCATCCATATCATCTAAATCTTTTCTTGGAGCGAATAACAATTTATTATCAATCATAAATTCTTCATAAAACTTAACACCAAAATTATATGATACAAATTCATGACCATATGAAGTAGATACTGTATCAGTTACTTTAAACATTGTACCTTTTTTAAGAGTTCCAACATTTTTTAATAACTCATATGTGTTTGCTAATTTACCTTCGGGTTTATACATATTTAGGTTACCATAATTAATTGTTCTTATTATACCCATCATTATACCAGCAATCACCTTTTAATTGAAAAGAAGATTTACTTATAATATTATGCATCTTATTTTTACAATGACTTGGTATATAAATTACTTTCTTACCAATATCTTTATTAGTAGGATTTATCATATTAAACTCTTTAAAATTTTATATTTACAGTCATAATAAAATTCTTTTGCTTTTATACCACAAGGTTGTCTATTTTGTTGAATTAATTTCATTATAATTAAATGAGAAAATATCATTCTGTGGGATTTTTCATTGTAAGCATTTTTTTCTAGTGTCTGATAATAACCATCTACCCATGTACGCCAGCTTGGTGGGGTTACGCATTCTGCTTTATATTCTAATCTCATGATAAATCCTTTAAATTAAATGGAACCGAGGGAGGGGTTCGAACCCACATGATATACGGTGTAGAAGACCGTTGACTTATCCAGTTAGTCCACCTCGGTAGATTTATTTAATTTTATGTTTATCTATAGCTATATTATAAACTTTATCAAATAAATCTTCTAATGGTTTATTAATACCTCTAAGATGATATACTACTTGTTTTGCCCATTCAATATAATTATTAGTATTTTCTACTGACCACCCTATTGGTACTGCTTCCCCAATATCTCTTACATTACTAATCTTATCACCTAGTTTAATTAATTTAGCTTCTATACTTATACTAGATGCATGCTCTATTTGTAATTTTTTTCTTACACTTTTTGGTAAAGATTTATCATCAGATACTTCTTGTACTATATCAGCTACATGTTTACCAAATCTATCTACTATATCTTCATATGTAACAATAGTATCTTCAATTAAATCATGTAGAGCTGCACTAATTAGAACTGATACGTCTCCTACTCCACCTGTATTTGAAAGTATCTCCATTACAGAAATAGGATGATTTATATATGCAATATTTCTAGGGTCTTTACGTTGTTGTCCTACATGGTTATCAGCCGCATATTTAGTAGCTTCTAATAGTTTGTTTAAATCATATAAACTAATCACTTTTATCTTCTTTCTGTTGCTTTAAAGCAGCATTCAATTCTTTCTTCGTGATAGAACCTTTATCTATTAAAACTTCTCCAATTTTTTTATCATCAGATTCTTTATTATATTTTTCTAAAGTTTTATTTAAAGATTCTTTAATTTTTATTATTATATCTTTAAATTGTTTGGTACCATCTAAAAGACAAAGATCATCAACTATTTTTATAACAGTTTTATCATTTTCTACATTTCTTCTAATTGCTAAAACTAATTCACCAATAAATTTTAATGTCATATTATCCTTAATTTACATTTACAATTTTTAATCATACTAGTTATATCCTCAAAAAATGCACGTTTTGAATATTCATGTCCTTCAACAGCTTGATCATATGTTGTATATCTTTCACAATATACATCTTGATCATTTTCATTAAAAATCATAGTTTCAAACCATAAACTAATATTAGAATTATAACTATGATCCATTCCTAAAAATACAGTTGAAATTTTAAAATTCCTACAATATTCTTGTTTAATTATTTTATTACCGGGAATAGATACCCATTTTTCAAAATCTTCAACAGAACATTTCACTACATTTTTATTTTCATCTAATATGTACAATGGAATTTTCATACATTTCTCACCTTAAATCATTAATATTCCTTGGATGTTTTATGGTTTCTGCTCTATTAGTTTCGGTATTGAATCTTAATTTAACAAGTTTAAATATAGGAGTTTGTTTACCATCTTTAACTTGAATAAATTTATATAAACAACTTTTTATTGTACCAGATTTATCTAATCCTTCTAATACCTTATTTAATTCTTCTTCATTATCTATACAATCTTTAGACATTTTACCTTGACCATATTTAATTACTTGATCATTTAAAAATTTTCTAAACAATTCTAGATTATTTGTTTCCATTATATTTCTTATACTCCTATTTTAAAAAATTGAAGAATTGGTCGATTAGATATTGAATAATTTATTATATTAAATTTACGCCAATATTTAGAAGGTTTAATTCTCAATAGCTGTTCTATGTCTAATCCAGTACATTTATGTATATTATGTTTATACCATTTAGTATTGTTTTCATATCCATCAATACTTTTTAAATATATTTTAAATTCGATGTTCATTTGTTTACCTTAAATAGATTAGTGGCGGTGATAACGGGATTTGAACCCGTGTTAATGCCTTGACAGGGCATCGTGTTACCAGACTACACTATACCACCTAATAAATTAAACTACTTTTCTTCTACTATAATTTTTAAGAGTTAATATAGAAGATCAACTATTTCTTGATTTAAAGAAGAATCACTATTCTTATTTGGTAGACCTGGTGGGATTTTAACCCACGACCGATAGAGTTTAGAATTCCCTGCTCTAACAACTGAGCTACAGGTCCACAAAATTTAAACTAATCTTAAATCATTAAACCAACCTTCACATCTATGAAATGCAATTGCCGTTAGTTTATTATTTAAATCAGGTTCTCTAAATAAAGCATCACATTCACTTACTAATATTTCTAATTCTGAATGTTTTAATAAAATAATAGTTCCATTATTCCATTCAGTTTTAGGATTAGTAATTAAATATTCAGCCACAACATGAGCACCTTGTACTGCTTGTTGAGACTTAGATAAATGTGAATCAACTATTATGTATAACTTCTGCACAGCTTAACCTAGTTTCATACTCATTAAGATACCTTTTAACATAATCATGTCGTTCAATCATAGTAAAACAAGTTGGATCATCACATTGAACTTTAGGCTCAATTTCATCCATAGTTCTACCAAATCTTAACATACAATATGCTATATGACTATATCTAAAATTATCAGATGCAACCAATAATCCTTTTACCCAACCTGTTTTAGTTTTGGTCCAAGGGTTAATATAAGTTTTTCTCTGACTTTTTAAACCTCTAATCTCTATTGCTAAAGATTTAAGTTCTTCTTTGATACCATTAAATATTTCTTTTTTATTCATTACAAACTCCTTAATTAAATTTAAAAACATATTATATTTATAATTTAATTAAGGTTATGGTGGTAAACAAATCTATGTCATTAAAATTCTCCTTTTAAATATATCAATTATTACCAAATCCAAATTTGGTTTCTTTATCAATTGCTTTATTTGAATGTAATTTTCTATCTCTCATCTCTTTAATTTTATCTACAACTACATTTAAAGATTGATCCAAGCATTTAACACCTATAATCATTTCCTTTAAGTGAGCGATAGAAAATCCTTTAGATTTTTTCACCCATTCATCTAGCTCAACTTTTGTTAAGGATGGTTCTTTACTTTTAAAGTAAAGTTTTCTAGCATCAGCAGTAGGCATTTCAATTTTTTGTATTGTATCAAACCTTGATGGTCTATCTATAAATCGTTTATCTAAATTTTCTGGGTAATTTGTAGTGGCAAGAAATACTATCTTATTTACTTGAGCTTCCCCATCAAGTATAGATAACCAAATATTCTCTTCTCTTTTATCTACTATAAGAGTTTCAAAGTCTTCGAGTATCATTACTATTGGTCTTTCAGGTTCTACTTTTCTTAATATTTGTAGGCAATTTAAAGCATTATGAGAGTCAGTTCCATATATAACAACACCACCTCTTTTTATTATATCTAATGATGCTAATCTTATTGTACTAGTTTTACCTGACCCAGGATCTCCCCATAAAAGTATTCCTCTTTTATATATAAATCCTCTAGTTTTAAATTTATCTTCCAACTTCCAAAATTTTTCAATTTCTTCAATTACTTGTCGGCTAGAGTTATCAGGAAGATCAATTATATCATCATTTATCATTGTCATCTTTTTAAAATAAAATCCAAGTCTATCATCATAAAGAGTAAGATAAGCTCCAGAATCTAATGTATCTTTAGTTTCACCTGATTCCCAATATTTACCACGATCTACATCAACTGCCCATTTACTATTAATTTCTGGAAGTTCATTATCCTCTATATGATCTTCTATAGAATTTTCTCTTTCTGCTAATACACGATCCCTATTTATTATTTCTTTTACAATAGAAATATTAGAATCATTACTCATATAGTTTTTACTCCATTATTTTAATGTTGGCGGAGAGTGTAGGATTTGAACCTACGAGGCTATTACACCTTCTCCCTTAGCAGGGGAGTACCATAAACCACTCGGTCAACTCTCCAAATTTTTTATAGTGTTTCATATAATTTCTGTAAACCTTCAATCACCGTACCTAAATTATCTGGTTTAATAGTTATACCTTTTCCGTGTTTCCATTCTCCATCTTTTTCATAAAATTTTCTTATATGAATAAGATCTTTTCCATTAAATTTACTAAGAAATACTTTTACTTTATCTTTACCATCTGTATATTCTGAACCAATTATTTCATCTGACATGAATATCCTTTCTTAATTTAAATGCTACCAAGTTATATCTAATTCCAGAAATTAAATCCTAAGTACTTGATTTTATTAGTGGTGGAGACGTCGGGAGTCGAACCCGAGTCTTGAAAACTTTGATTACTATAGACTACATGTTTATTCTGTGTTTAGTTTATAAATGCAATCTCCACAAACAAATTTTACATTTACTATCTGTTTAAATTTCGTATAGATTATAACAGAAATAATCTAAACTATCCTAATTAAATTACACCAATACACTTACACTAGGAAACACTAGGTGTATGATGTCGTAGCTTAAGCTACGAGTGCGAAAGAATTTTCGTCAATTAAGACTTTTAAGCGTTTTTACGTGGTCGACTATCCCCACGACATGCCTATTAATAACTTTGGAATCCAATCGAAACCATTGCGTCCCCATTAATTATTAAATCAACTTAAATCTAATTTATTCAAACAAAATTTAAGTAAAAATACCAAACCAAATAATAAACCAAATACTATTGGTATTTTAGGATTTGTTATTACTAATGATCCAACTAATATTAATAACAGTAATATTAAACAAGATACTAATATTATTAAAAATGAATCCATAATATCTATTGATTTATCCTTACTTGTGAATCTTATTTCATTAATATATATTTTTGCATATTTTTTAAAAAATTTAAAATTTATATTATTATATAGTTTCATTATTTCTCCAAATTTATGGGGAGTTTAAAGTCCTCCCCTTAAATAATTAATCAATCGGAGTTAATTTACCATTAACTCTGTCACGTACAGTAGTTAAATTAGTTTCTCTTAATATTTTACCATTAAGAAAAACATCTTTCATAATACTACCTATAACTCTAGTACCTTTAACTGTTTCAAACTTACCATGATTATAAACTAAATCAAGTTCTCCGGATTTAGATCTTTTCATACTATCAGTTACAGGTTCTTTAAATATATCTACATCTTTACCATCAATTGTCATAAGACAACACTTAAAGGCAAATCTTTGGGTATCTCTATCCAACTGTTGTAATAATCCACCGCCCATTCCGAAAGCAACATTTGTTGCGGAATAACCTGCACTAGTAATAGTTTCTAATATAATTCTTAACATATCTATATTAATACCATCACCTTGTATTACTCTAACATGATTTAATACTTTATAACCTTTTGTATTATAAGAAACACCATATGCTTCCTCTAATAATTCAAGACATTTAAGTACAACCTCAGGAGGATTACCTGAATCAGGACGTATTACAATAGTAGCTCCTGAATCTATAACTTCTTGTTTGAGTTTCTTTCCCCAAATATTAGTTATAGCATTGTAGATATCCCATGAGTCAGATACTACTGCTACAATAGCTCCAGGTTTAGCATATTGCTTTAGCATATTTCTATATGCCTCTTCTTCACCGTCTTTACCATATGCTGTCATAGTACTATGTTCTGCCGCTGGTATTGAAAATCCTGCCATCTTTTCGTTATAGTATTTATTTGCACACCATATACCTGCACATGTGTCCGAACCTAAAAAGTTTACTAAGTGAGCTGCTCCACCAATCATTGCAGATTCTCTACTTGATACACCTCTAGATCCAAAATCATGTAATTTAAAACCAATTTCTGCTGCAGTATCTTCTGATGTTTTATCTAGATAACTTTTTATAATTTCTTTACAATGCCAACTTTGTGTAGCAACTGTAATAGGATACCATATTCTCATTAATATAGTTTCAAACCAAGATACAACCCAAAACACTTTTGGATCTGTACTTTCAACTGTCATTAAAACATTATCAATTGGAACAATAGTTCCCTCGGGTACTGCTCTAATTCTTATTGGAAGTTTACCTTTAAGTTCTTCTACAATATATTTCCAACCTTCGTAGTTAAATGGTACCATATGTAAAGTAGCAAATTCTTTTGCTTCTTCTATCATTTCCATAGTAACTGTTTTAGTTAAATATTCTTTTAAAATATATTGTAATCCGAAAAATACTGTATTTTGATATTTAGAACCAACTCTACTTTCTAAGTAAGAGATCATTCTTGTTGTACCTTTAGGGTACTGTAACCAGTGCGAAAATTTGTATGAATCGCTATCAATTACTAAATTGTCCATTGTGGACCTCCTTAAAAATATTTCAGACTCCTACATGGAATCCTACAATAAAAATGTAGTCAACTTGACTACTTTAAAACCTATTTACAAAATAATTAATTATATGAAAATGATCTTCATAAAATTTATTTTCCATTGTGAGTATATCCATTAATGGAACCCAACCTGCCCAAGATGCATCATCTGATCCTTTAACTAATGGTAAATTACCATCACCTAAATTATAAGCAAATGCTTGCGTAATAGTCCTACCTCGTGTAGAACGACCTACATAATCAAAAGTTTTTTCTTCAAATATATGTTTTTCAAGAATAACTTTATCAATAGGTATTCTAGTTTCTTCTTTTAATTCATCTAATGCTGTTTGTTTTAAAGTTTTAGTTTCTTTTAGAAATCCACCTGGTATTGCATATAAACCTTTACCAGGATTTGCACCACGTTTAATAACTAAAACATGTCCAGATTTAAAAACAACATTATCTACAGTACTAAATATTGGAGGAAATGGAGAATCTTTCCACTGAGTTTTATAATTTTGTACAAATTGATGTTCTTCTATCATATTTTTATATATTTCTGTGGTTAAATAATCATCATGTAAATACTTAACAACACTATTAGGTAAATTATCTTCCCACTTAAATTCAGAAGTATCACGATTATACATAGAATTTCTTATATCAGTAGAACTAAGATAATCTCTTTGTATTTTTGTAGGTACTAAATCCCATTGAGGAAACAATCTAAGATAATATGAGGATGAATCTTTATAAGTACCTATAATACAAGTATTATCATCATCCTGATTAATCATATTAATTTTTTGTTGTATTTCTGTAACCCACATATTATCTTGATAAAAATAATCTCTAGCACCAATAAATTGAATTTTATTTTCATGGTTATTAAACACTGAAAGAATCATATCTTTTCTTTGTTCATACGTCCATGGGTTTTTAATATTTACTGCTCCTGTTGCAGAACCAATAACTATTATTATAGTTTTAGCAATTTTCATTGCCTCTTCTATAAGGTTTACATGCCCCTTATGAAATGGTTGAAATCTTCCGATTATAACACCATAATTATATCTGTAGTCCATTATGAACCTCCTTAAAAATATTTCAGACTCCTACATGGAATCCTACAATAAAAATGTAGCTACTTACTACATTTGTTTGTCCTAAATTTATTGATTGGATATCATTTTCAATTAAATTTTAAAGAAAAAATTATTTGTATATTATATCATTAAAATTACCCCTACCCTATAAATACATAAGGTAGAGGTTAAATTATGAGGAAATTGGTAAAACTAGGATTTTTCAAATAAAAGTAGAAGGAAGTTTTACTATAGCCTCAAATATTATACTAAAAACTCTGAGTTAATGATATTTACATCTCTAGGAGTAACATCTCCTTCAATACCAAACAATACATCTGCATCATTAGGAACATCAACAATATTACCTCTTGCTAAAGCATGAAGTGTTAATAAATCATGAAGTGTAGATTTATTATCTAATGATATAATAGATTTTAAAACATCTTCAATTGATGCTTTATTATTTTGTACATTATTACCATGTAACCTATTTTTTCTATCAAAACTTGATTCTTCTTGCCATTGTATATGACTAGGAGTAATAAGATCACACCAAATTGCTTCCCTAGTCTTTAAATCAAAAATTACTGGTATAGCATTCTTTGAATTTGCTTGTAAATCAATCTTAGATTCTACTGTTTTAGGATCAAACATCTCATTACTTTTTGGTTTACTTCTTGTCATCCATCCAGCATAACATTTTTCATGTTCACTAAAATTAGGACCATTAAAAACTAAAACATTCATTACAATATATCGCACACCATATTCAAATGCCTTATCCATAGTAATATCAATAAATTCAGAAGCACCTTTAGGTCCTGGAGCTCTAATAATATCTCCACTATGAACAGACTGATATTCAGTTGACTTTAAATTTGTGTAAGATATATGTTCAATCATACTAAAATCATCGTTATGTAATGTTGCTGAGAGGTCGATATCAATACCTATCCAGTGAATAAAGAATCGTAAAGTATTCTTGTCGTTATCAATAGGTAATCTAGTACCTCTTGCTACTACATTCAATCCAGTAGAAGAACTACGTTGTTGTGCTGGTAAAGGACATTTTTTCAATCTCTCATCTATGAATACATTACCTAAAGGTTTAAGTTTAGAAAATCTATCTAATAATGTAGATTCTATACCATCTAATAGATATCTAATTTCTTTTTCAGGAATCCTAATTTTATTAGTATCTATCATTACAGCTTTTTGAGTATTACCTTTAGGGAATATTACTCTATTTACTATATTATTACGTGACTTAAAATGTCCTACTAATTGCATTAAAACACGAGTTGATATATTAGAATGTACTTTATGAAAATTATCTATAATAGTCATTGAATTACCATTAGATTCTCTTAATAAATGATCTAATCTTCTAGCAAATTCACCTGGTCTTGTCATGAGTAATTTAGATGCTTCCACAAATTTTGAATTATTCATTAACGCTTGTACTTTACCAGCTGTAGTTTCTAATTTTTTATTAGATCTAATTTTATCTGCTATCAATCTTACCTTATTTGAATATTCACCTACATGTAAGTTATGAAATAATCTAACCCATTTATTACGATGTCTTTGAATATCTTCTTCTGTAATAATATTTTCTAATAACATTGTAAAATATTTACGTTTAGACCTTGGAAGAGATTTAAACTTAGTATTTTCAGTTAACGAAATATCACCTTCATTTAGATGAGTTATTACACGAAGTAAATCTGTAGAAGTTTTAACCATATCAGATATACTTTCATTTTTATTAAGAAGATCTACTGCAATAATACAGAGAGTTTCTTTATAAGGAATTTCTTCAGGATATCTTAAATCATCATGATTAAATAAATACCAATCAATAACAGACTTATCTTCTCTAGATAAAGAATCATTCGAACTTAGTAAAGTTGTGAACAAATTGGAAAATTGATCTTCATTTAACATTTTTATATGTTTAAACTTAGTATCTTCTAACTCGAATTTTCTTGGAAGTTTTGCTGTCTCTGGTGACCATTTACCATCTGACCAATAATGAAGAAATGCATTCATGTATAATTCGAAGTGTGACATATTCATTACTTGTTCAGGAAAATTAGGATACATAGGAACATATGTAACATCATCACCTTTTAATTTTTTAAGACAAGAGATTACTTTTTTTGCAGTAGATTGTTGTACTTTACTTTCCAATGTAGCAAAAGTTTCCATTAAATCTTTCGACATGATGAAACCAAGTCTCATCATTTCTACATTTAGAGAGCAAGTTAATAAATTTGATTTTATTGGAACTGCACTGTTAGATGCATGTTCTAAAACTAAACCATTTAGTTTTTTAATAGATATATCTATTTTATTCATTATAATTTTCCTTTATTAAATAAAATGAGGAGATTGGTAAAACTAGGATTTTTCAAATAAAGTAGAAGGAAGTTTTACTATAGCCTCAAATAAAATTTAGTGTAATTAATAATTCTGTTAATTCCGGCGCTCTACCAACTGAGCTACACTCTCATGTGGTGAGAGTGGTGAGACTCGAACTCACGACACCCAGAGCCGATTATTAGAAGGAAGAATTATTATAGCCCTAATATCTGTTATATTTTAAAGTTATACATGTTTCATCTTATATACCCCTATATTTTGATTAAAAAGTTATTAATTAAGTTATCTATAAATTTAATATACATTATCAATTGAAATTGGCGGAAGAGGAGGGAGTCGAACCCCCACGAGTCATTAACTCCTAACTACTTTCAAGGTAGCGACCACCACCTGTTGGCTTGCTCTTCCTTATTTATATTATTGCAAATAAATCAGATTCAATAATAATTAAATATAAATTATTATTATATTTAATTGGTAATGAATTATGTCCATTATATAATATTTTATCTCCAGCTTTTACAGGTATAGGATGAATATTACCTTGATTATCTTGAACACCTGGACCTACTGCAATTACAGTACCTTCACCATGTTTATGTTCTCTATTAGCTTCTGTTAGAATAACTCCGCCTTCTGTTTTTTCATCTTCTTGTTCAGGTAATGATACTAATATCTTATTTCCAAGCATTTTTAAAGTCATTTTTTATTCCTTATTTTATATAATTATAATTCTGAATCAATTGTGTATTCTCCCATATCTTGTAGTGATTTATCATCTTTTATATTATCTATTATATCATCCATCTTTTTTGTTCTTTCTATCATATCCATCTCAGACATAATCATATATAAAAAAGTAGATGTAGTTATAAATACTAATCCAAATACAATTAAATACATTTTAACTCATCTCCATTAAATTTAGTTGATTTACTAAGTTTGGACATAGTTTAGTTAAAAAATAATATTTAATATTATCATCAGATGTCCAATTTATATACCCAGGTTCTTCAGGAGCTAGTTTAAATTTACCTTTTTTATTTGGTACTATATCCTCAAACATTGCAATTGTAGTTTTTAAATCATTTATTTTACCACCATCATCTGGGATATTAACTCCAGATTTTATGTTATTTCTTAATTCTTCTAATTCTTCTGTAGTTTGATTCCACATATCATCAGTATCAGTCATAAATCTCCTTTAATTATCCTCTTCCATTTCCTCTATTAAGAGAACCATATGTTTCTGTTAAAGTATGACAATTAGGACATAATAATCTAAGATTATTAGGATTATTATTTTTCCAATTACCATCTATATGATCTAATTGTATAGGTATAGTGTTTGTAATTGAATGAATTACTGCCCATCCACACTGACAACATTTTTCACCATCACGTTTTTTGATATAACGTTTAATAAAAGATGCTGTACTAGTTCCTCTTATACCATTATCAATACCAGAAAGCCAAGGTATTATATCATTTTTATATTTATAATCGACTTGACATTTAAAATTACAATATTTTTTAGGATTTTTAAATTTTTGATTACAATTTAAACAATTATAAATTTTTTCTCTTTTTCTGTCATTTTTTCTTAAACTTCTGTAATTTTTTCTTAAACTTCCGCCATTTTTTCTATTATTATAATATCCTGCACAAGTATGACTACAAAATTTATTTCTATAATCTCCTGTTAATTGTTTTTTACATTCTAAACATTTTTTAATAATACATGTTCTAACGTGATAATTAAATAAACTTTCACAAATACTTTTATCACACTTAAAACAATGTTTGAATGTCTGATGTTTACCACTTTGAAATTTTTTAATTAATTCAGGACATTTAGTAAAATGAGAACTACAACAAATTTTTCCATTTTGTAAAGGGAATTTACCTTCTTGACCACAACCGTAACTACATAACTGCATAAAGACTCCTATAATTATTTTATAGTTTGTCCTATGCAGATATTATGATTCGATTGTTTGTGGAGCGGCAGGTAGGATTCGAACCTACGACATCAACTTCGGTAAAGTTGCATTCTACCTGACTGAATTACTGCCGCTTTTTATTGGAGTCTATTAGAGGAATCCAACCCCTGTCTTCTGAGTGGAAGTAAGGTATAATATCATTATAAGAAGTCTGCTTTAACTGAAAATACTGTGATATTTGAATATAATTCACATTACTTAATTTATAATTATACGATACCCGCGTTTTACATTAAGAAATATAAGTATATATCATCACAATAATCAAAATTATTGGAATGAATACTTTAAAAAATTTAATCTCGTGTTCTTTCATTAATACTCCATTCTTTATAATATTATTTAAAATACTTTCATATTTAATTTATCAAATACTTTATCCATATAATTACTTGAATTATTAAATACATCATTTTGAAGTTCTTTATAATTTGTATATTTATAATTCAGTTGATCAGGAGTATTATGTGTGTTTTTAATAATTATTTTCATTAAGATTTGTCTTCTATATATAATTATATAGATATAATATATAATATGTAATATTACTTCAAAAATTGCACTGAGTGGAACTAATAATAAAAGCATAAATATTGATAAGATACAAACGATAAAAACTGCTATAATTTTTGAAATCATTTCCATAGATTAATCCCATAGATTTTGGAAATATTTTCCAAAGAGTTCTGTACCTTGTTGTACCTTTTCTTCACTATCGTTTAAATCCTTTTGAAGATTATCCCATACTATTTGTTCTTCTTTTGTTTTTTTAGGAAAAGTAATTGAACCTAAACCTTTTTCGTTTGGTTCACCAAAAATCATTTTAGGAAAACCACCATTAGGATAATGCTTTTTAAATAATTTATCTTCTCCTTCCTCTGCAATATATTCAAAAGCAAATATCATTTTATCAATACATTCATTCCATTTTTGACATTCATTTTTTTCATTTTTTTCATCAAAAAATTCATTAGGACAACCCATTGTATTCATCTCACGAAATGCTTTAAGTCTAGGAAGTATATGTTTAGATAAAGGTGAATATAAATCCCAAACTTCACTGTTATCAAATCCTCTTGTTCTCCTCTGATAAAAATATTTAATAGGTTGTTTAATTTTATAATGCCAAAATTCTTTTATTTTATACCAAAGAGTTTCTTCTTCCTCTTCAATTTCTTCTATTGTTCTTTCATCTTCTTCTTCATTTTTCAATGGTCTTATACTTGAATTCATTTAATTTACCTTTTATTTTCAAACAGTGGTGGAATAATAAATATGTAAGTAATTGATTTTATTAGTTTTGGTGGAGGACAGGGCATCGAAACCCTAACTCTACCATGCAAAAGTAGTGTGATCCCAATTTCACCAGTCCCCCATTAAATCCTTTAACTATTCATATACTCAATCGCTTCATCCACACTTTTATAATCTACTTTAAATAATCTATTTAAACCTGTACATTCAAAAACAACTTTTATATCATGACAAACATTACATATAGCAAATTTACCTTGTTCTGTCTGTATCATATGTTTATATAAAGATACTATAAAACCTACACCTGCTGAATCAATTATTGAGACTTTACTAAAATCTAACAACATATTCTTACATTCATCTATAGGTTTTTTTATGTCGCATCTCATATCGATTATACAATTAAAAACTATATCACAATTAACTTCTATCACACATATATCATCTTTTAAATAAGATTTTAACTTTAAATCACAACTCATAGCAATACCTCTATGTTAATTATATCTAAATTAAGTTTATAACCTTTACAAGCTATTCCAAGTTTCTTTAATATAAATGGTTTAAAATATTTAGATATCTCTTTATATACAATTCTTTTTCTTAATAAATTTCTATCAACTATACCATGATAATTTTTTGAAAATGGTCTACCTGATATTTTTAATTGTCTTGATAACATATATGCTGAAACATATTCTTTATTTTTAAATAATATATCTAACAAATAATAATATTTTTGGTTTTTAGTATACACTAATTTCATTTTTCACTACTTTCTATTATGGAGTCACTGGGGAGAATCGAACTCACCTTCAATTGGGTTTGCAATCCAATACCCGTCCATCGGGTCTCAGTGACTTAAAATACTTTATCTATATTATGATGTTTTATCACAGCTGCTAATCTGAATGTAGTAGTGTTTTTATTGTTACCATATATTAAAAATGATAACGAATTAAATACTTTCTTAAATAAATCATAATTAAATCCGTAATCCGGAAGATTTTCTTGAATATAATTTAATGATATATTTGGTGTATTTGATTTAATTAGTAGTAGCATATCACATCTTTTATCAACTTCACATATGTTTAATTTCATCACAACTTAACCAATCATTATAAAGTTTATCCTTATTTGGTTCGGGAGGAAGGGTTCGAACCTCCGCACGGCTATTAACCTACCGGATTCAAAGTCCGGCGACCTACCAACTAGTCCACTCCCGAACAAAACCTAATTATTTTTTTCCGCAAATGCACTGTCTACAATCACATTTTCTTTCTATTTCTAATTCCTTAGAATATAACTGTGTCATATTAGTATCTGATATATAACGTAATATAGGATGTTCAAATCCTAATTTTTTAGCTTCTGAATCCACTTTATCAATATTTTTACCATAGCATATTGGTTCAGTTGATTCATGATTTTCTAAAGCTACATAATTTCCTATATATTTAGGATTATCTTCAATTATTTTCATTTAACCTTCTTAAAAGTTTAGATAATTTCCTAAACCTAATTGTTTTACTTTATTCATTAAAAATTCAGAGACTGTAGGAATATAAGGTTTCATACGTAATTTCATACCTGATTCTTCAAGAGTAAGATTACCCTTATTACTATTACATGGTTTACAAGAAGCTACACAATTTAAAAAGGTTGAACGTCCTCCACGAGATTTAGGTATTACATGATCTATTGTTAACTGTTCTTTTTTAGTTCCACAATACATACATTTAAAATTGTCTCTTTGAAGTACGTTTCTCTTATTATAGTTTATCTTATTCTTAAAAACTAAACTAACAAATTCAACTAATCGTAATACCTTTGGTATAGTCATTTCAATAGTTTTTTCAAAGTTTTCTAATACTTTCGTTGTTTCCTTAAGAACTTCAACTTTTCCTTTAAAAATTAAACAAACTGCTTTTTTCCAATTAATTACATTTAAAAATGTATAATCAGAATTAAGTAATATTACTTGCATGGTCCTTTCCTATCATCTCTCACTTGTTATTTAAAATTTGTCCTAAATATATTTGGAATATTATCATAATTTAAAACTAAAACTACTTCTGGTTTATTTGTAAATCTACTTACATCAATTTTTGAAAGATTCCCTAATCTCTTATCAAAATCTTTTAATCCTAAACTATTAAACCATCCAGGATATTTACTATTTACATATCGTTGAAATTCAGATAATGGAATTATATATTGATTTAAAATAGAACATTTATAACAAAATTCTATAGCTATTTCATATACAAATTTATTATATACTTTAAGTTTCATTATTTATTATTCCTATTGTGGTGGTTCCGGTTGGATTCGAACCAACGATACTTCTATTATGAGCAGAAAGCTTTACCAGACTAAGCTACGGAACCTAAATTTGGTAGACCTAGGAAGTATTGATCTCCCTTTTCTTCCATGTAAAAGAAGCACATTACCTTTATGTTATAGGTCTATTTACTCAAACGTTATATATTAATTTCATTTATTTCTCCACTGATTCTTTCTATATCTTTTCCATGATTTATAATCACTCTGAATATATGATCCATTACAACCATGATGCGGCGCACAAAGATAACATAATAAACTTATACCAATTGTTTGTTTCCATCTTGCTTTTTTGTAGACATTTGAATTAGATGTTAATTCGTATTCCTCTATGTTTTTCATTCTTCCTCCGAGTATTAGTTAAACTTATACTCAGAGTATCATAATTATAATATATCATTAATATTCCTTTATTAATTTGGTAGCGGATATGGGTAACGATCCCACCTAGTTCTAGATATGAGCTAGTACATATCACCATGATTCCGCTATGATTTTTTATATTTTACCATTTCTCCTAAACTTTTTACAACTTCAGATAATTCTTCATTTAATTTAAATACATTATATATTTTATTATCTAGACTTTGAAAATGATTACTAATAGTTTCTATAGAATCACTACTTATATTAACAATACTTCTCATTCTATCTTCATGATGTATTAAAATCTGACTCATCAAATGACAGTTTCTTATTAAAACTTCATCCAAATGTGACATTTCACCATCTTGTTCTTTTACAGCGGATTCTATTTCCATTACACTTTTTTGTAATATTTCTATTGTTTGATTTACTTCTTTCTCACCATTAAGTAAATTTTTAATGGCTCTATCAAAATTTTTTTCTATATGATCTTCTTCAATATAATTTTCATCCATATATACACCTTTCTATGGAATTACTACTTTAATACCAAACATGAATATTGTTTCAGTTGAATATATAGATTTACTTCTATACTCATTCTCAAACAACATATTAAATAGCATAATTTTGTTAATTTTAAAATCTAATTCAATTTTACTATTTGTTATATAATCATTTGATTCAGACATCTTAGGTTGATAAAAAATTAAACCAGTTAAATTAAATTTACTGTATTTTAATTTTAATTTAGATCTAAATGAATGTCTATATTCTATTTCTGATTCTGACAATTCATATTTTAAAGATTGATATAACGAAGCATAACTTATTAAATATCTAAATGAATCTCTTTTTATAAGATAATATTTTAAACCTGCTCCAAATTTATTATCATATTTTAATCCTTCAGCTTGATCCTGTTTATAATATTCTGATATAAAAGGTGATAATTTATCACTATACTTAAAATCTTCTTTTAACTTTACTTCAAATCTATTTTTAATATCTTCATTATTCGTTCTTTGTTTAAAATAAGAACTACTAATATAAGTTTGTGTTTTACTATAATCTAGTTCAACATCTATAGATGTTTTATACATTTCGGAATCTGATTTACCATTAACAAAATTACCATTAGCTCCAAAAATAACTTCTCCATATACAATAGTAGGATAAAATACAAATAATATAAACAATAAGATTCTCACAATTTTATTTCCTGTTCTCTTGGTAAATTTTTCATTTGCTACAAAATTTCTTCTTTTTTATTGGGTTAAAATTATTATTATTTACTGTATAAGATAATATTTTATTACAATCATTACAAAATAAAAATTGTTTTGTATCTTTATATTTAGTAGATAAATTATTATGTTTACAGTCTTTGTTCATATATTCTTAAAAAATTGAAAGATTTAATATATTATTTTTAAATTCAAATGATAATACATAATCATATTTTAAAGTAGATTTAATTAAAATTAAATTAATAAATTTTTTTTCAAATATTCCCTTAAAATATTTTTGTAATTTAATAAATCTTTGTTCTTTATATACAGGCGGAGTCCAACCTAATTTTATTAATCTTTTCTCAATTTGAAATGCATTTTGTGGTACTTTAGCTTCTATTAAAGCATTTAATAGATAATCAAATATTGTTTTCTTTTCATAATATAATTTCATATATTTATTCCTATGTTTTTGGTCTGGAAGGGAGGAATCCAACCTCCTCTGCAAGTTCCCAAAACTTGTATGCGAGCAGTACACCACTTCCAGATTTAATTTTTTATTGGGGAGATTTGAGGGAATCAAACCCTACTCCGAGGGAGCCACAATCCCTAATGCCATCATTACACCAAAATCTCCACGTCATAAAAATATCTTTCTTAAAAAATCATTATTTAATATTATATTGTTAGATAACATAAAACATAGACCATTAAGTTCATTATGATTAAATTCATCATTACAAGCACAACAATGATTATAAAATTCTAATGTACCATCTGATTTTTGTTGTCTAGAATTTGTACAATTAAATGTATATATTCTATAAATATATTCTCTACATCTATTATTTTCTACTCTATTATATTGAGATTTGGTCCAACCTTTTAAAATCTTTTGTCTGAATCTCATTATTTACTCCGATTTTAAACATCTTAAACGTAAGATTTTCTATAAATTGATTTGCTTCAAATTTACTATCAAATGGACCTGATATTAATGTTTTATATGAGAAATGCTTTTTATTAAAATATGCTGGAATAATAAACCATTGTTTAATTGGTAATTTTTTAGGTTTACGATTATCACCTGTAAGATAAACAGTATCATCATATCTACTATAAATAGTATATTTACCATTCATTGATATTTTATATTCATTATAAAATATTAATCTCATACATCTATACTTTTCAAATTACTATAATACATTTTAAGTATATTATTCATTCTTACTTTTTCTAATTTACTTACCTGTTTACATATCATATAAAAATCTAAATCTAAATCTTTACCAATTCTAACTAGTTTTTCTGCTTCCCTTGCTACTAAATTTTCATTTCCTTTTTTATAATCAATATAACTATAAGGATCATTTAGAAAATCTAAAACTGCTTTATTATAACTTTCTCTTATAAATTTACTAGTATAATTTTTCATTATAACTCCAATATATTTATGGTGGGTACCATTGGATTCGAACCAATAAAGCCTAGGCGGGAGTTTTACAGACTCCTGAGAGCGAACCGTCCTCTCACCGTACCCATTTTATATTAATATTCTTTCGTTGTATCTATTAATACTTGATCCATTTTTAAAATTAGTTTTTTATTTGTAATATGTACTGATTCACAATCACATACTAGATGTGAATGTACATTACCTAATTTGTCTACCCATGTTAATATTGGTACAATATTACCTTTTACTGTTATTTCATTTTCATTATAATCACTTTTTAGTAAGACTTTTCCTGTTTGTACAGAAATGAAATATACAAAACCTGGTCGATGTTTTTGATCTTCATTTACTTCTTTTATTAAAGTTTTAGACTTTATATTTGGTTGCTTATTATATTCATTAATTGCAGACCCAAATGCTAATACAACTGAACAAATTATTGCAACTGCAACAATCAATTCAGTAACTGTAAATCCTTGTTTATTCATTATTTTAAATACCTCTATATTAGTTTTTTGGCTCCGATACTTGGACTCGAACCAAGAACTACTGGATTAACAGTCCAGTTCCCCTGCCAGAAGGGACCTATCGGATTATATTTTTAAAAGAGGAAATTAACAATTCTATTTAGAAAATATGTACAGGCATGAAGCCTGTGATAGAAGGAAGAATTATTATAGCCTCTAAATCTTAATTATTCGAATTACTGTCTTCTAAAAGTTCTCTAACTTTTTCTACAATATCATTATGTGGTACTTCTTTTTCTTTTAAACCAACTACAGTATTAACAATTCTCTTTGATATATTATCTAATGCAAAACTTTTTAACTTAATATAATCAAGTTCTGAACTTGCTCCATATTTTTGTTTTGCAACACCCTCAATACCTGTTAATTTTATACCCATATATATTCCTTTATCTCCTTTAAAAATTCATTAATGGTATTTTTAATCTATCCATTGTTCTACTTCGATCCGCTAGTATTATACTCATATTTTTTATAAAAACATTTAAATCATCCATCACTCTATAGAAAACTAAATTTTTATCTTTAAAATCTATAGTTAACCATAGAGGTTTCTTTAATAAACAAATATGATTAGCCTTATTAGTTCTAATATTTCTTATAGTTCTAAGGTATTGTAATCTCATAATTCTCCTAAATTAAACTACTAATTTACATTTATCGTCATATTCTTTTAGAATATTATATTTTTCTAAATGAGTTGAAACAATACCCATAACATCATTAGTACGGGATGTTGACCAATTTAATCTTTTACTAATTTGTTTAACCAAATGAGAAGACATTATTTCATGTCCAATATAATTATAAAATCCACTTTTATTTTCAGTTTTAACAAAAGGTTTACCAATATCATGTAACAATGCAGCCCATCTAAGTGTTAAATTAGTATGAGGAACTGCGTTTACAACATTTGTAGTATGAGTCCATAAATCAGTATTATGATATTTACTATTTTGGTCAAAATTGATTTGATAAGATAATTCTGGAATTAAGATATCCAGCACACATGAATCATTCAAAACATCAAAGTTAATTTTTTCACAAGATAATAGTTTATCTAGTTCCTGAGTCCACCGTTCTCTTGATACTTTTAAGAGTTCAACTCGCATTCTTTTAATCATTGCCATAGTTTTTTCTTCTATTGTAAAATCTAGTTGTGATGCAAATCTAATTGCTCTAAGTATTCGTAAAGGATCTTCTTTAAATCTCTTACCTGCATTACCTACTGTTCTAATTACTTCATTTATTAAATCTGTATTACCTGTACTTCTATGTTTATCTGTAAATATAGCACAATTACCTTTAGATGTTTCAGCTTCTTTTCTAGACATGTATAAAGAATTGATAGTAAAATCTCTCCTTTTAACGTCTTCTTCAATGTTGTCTATGTAACTTACATCTGGTTTTCTATTAACAAAATTGTACTGTTCACCTCTAAAAGTAGTTATTTCAACATCTACTTCTTTCTCGATAAGTTCTACTGTATCTTTAGGAGGTACATTACCTAAAACCTTAATGACAACTTTGCATCCTATTGTTCCAAACTTCTCGCCTATATCAAAAGTCTTAGTGATACCACATTCTTTTAATTTTTCTTTGATTATATTAGGTGTATATGGAGTACAGAAATCATAATCATGTACAGGTCTTCCTATCAACAAGTCTCGAACAGAACCTCCAACTAAAAACAATTCTTCAAATGCGTGTAATTTTTTAAATAATTCTTTTAACATGTTGACCTCTTAATTAAATACAGATAGCTTCATATCTGTTTCTTTTATTTCTAAATTATCACATACTTCTTTTTTTATCATATAACCAACTCTTAATCCAAATATTCTATTTTCATAACATAATTTACGAGTATCCAATAAATGAGAAAGATTATCTTCTATATAATTTTTTATGTATATAATTTTTTTCATAAGAAATTGATGTGAATTAGGATTATCACTTTTGAAATATAACATCCAATCTAATTTATTATATTCCTCAATATTACATATAACATGATATGCATCAATAACATCACAATGTTCTAATCTAAACATATCTATTATATAAAATGAGATATCTTTATTTATATATATTTTCATAGTGTCTCTTTATTTTTTGGAGCCCCGAGCAGGAATCAAACCCGCTTTTCCTGGGTACAGGCCAGGCACATCATCATTTATGTTTCCGGGGCGTCTATGTAATATTTCTTTCTCCAACTTCTACTCTATTTTAATCTACAATTTCTTCTGCATACTCTTTTTCAGTAACTTCTCTAAATGATCTAAAATCATCTATAAATTTTGAAAATTTATCTCTAATTAATACTTCACTTGATTCTACCTTATCATTTAATAAATCAAAACACTCTACTAATTTATTATCAATTATTTCATTTCTTTTATTATTTGACATTTATTACACCTTTATTTTAAATTTTAAATTTTTCCCAGATTATTTCGTGTACATAAAATATAATTATTTTTATAAAAAACTCTGCAGCCCCAATTTCAAGTGCAAAAATAATTTCACCTGTGACAATAAAAGCTATTATAACCGTTGTCAATGTAGCTATTAATCTCCAAGTAAAAGATTTTATAATAATCATATTCCATTTCATATATCACCAATCATCGTAATCTGTTAAATCCAATTCTTCTCCACAATCACATACAACTTTAATAATATTACCTAAACTAGTTGGTTTTATTGTATATGTCATTCTTCCACCTATAGCACCAGAATTATTTTTAAGTTTGCAATCCTTTTTCCAAAACTCTGCTACTTTCTTCTGTTCTTCATCATCAAATTTAAGTATTGCCATTAGTAATAATTCTCATCCATTACAGTTAGATTTGTTAAATACTCTCCATAAACATCATCATGTTCTACTATATAACTACCTGGTTCATCTTCAATAAATCTTTCTCTTCTAGGTTCAAAACCCATATTTTCTAATAGCATTTCCCATTCTAATACTATACGATAATAATTTATTTTTTTCATTTCTTCCTTAATTTGTGGCGGATCTTGAAGGTTTCGAGCCCTCTCTTACTATTTTGGAGATAGTCGTGCTAGCCATTAACACTAAAGACCCAATATAGACGTAAAAAAAGGCAAGTCATACAACTTGCCTTAAAACATTTTATAATTAAATATTATTTTTTAAACAAGCCTCTAAACCAATTCCATACTCTTTGAAATATTCCAGGATTACTATTATTTGACATTGTATATGTACCAGATGTTGGATGCGTGATAGTACCTGAAGTAGCCATGGTTACAGCTCCACTTGTAGCTGAAGTTACTTTTTTTCCCATCACATTCTCCTTGACGTTTAAATTAATATTTAAAATTTGTCCTAAATCATTTTGCTCAAGTTCTTTTTCACAACCATACAAATAATGTTTTAGATTTTGAGATAAATCATTAGGTATTTTAATCCATTCTTTCTCTGGGATAGAATCACTAATAATTTTAAGTTCATCCCATAAATCTATTTTATTTATTGAGTACATATTTAACCAACTTTCTTAAATCTTCAGTATTAACAATAGATTCTTTTGGATTATTGCCTTCGCCAAGTGCTGCTTCAGATATATCTATTTTGAATAATATATCTTTAGCTATGTCAGTTATAGATTTAATATTTTTTTGTCTAAATACCTTATTAGATTCAAAAACTTTTCTAAGAATTTCATGTCCTTCTATATTATTATCTTCGAAATCTAACATCATTGCATTTAAATCTTTAGGAAAACATGCTCCGCCAAAACCAAATTTACCATCTGGTCCTGGAACTTTAGTATGCTGTTCATTTACCCAACTACTTGTTAACATAGTATCACGTACCTGTTTAAAATCATCTCCACACCATTCCTTTAATAAATTAAAGTAAGTTATTTTAAATGAACCAAAGTTATTAATAGCATATTTCGCTTTTGCTGCACCTATAAGTGTCATATTATAATGAGGACAATCAAAATAATTTAAACTTAATTCTTCAATAGCTTCTTTTAATATTACAGAATTATCACATCCCCAAACCATTCTTGTAGGTTTAATAAAGTCTGAGTTTGCTGTTCTTTGTGTTAACCATTCTGGGTTCATTATTAATGTTGAATTTAAAGATTTTTGTAATTTAGTTAACAATCTAGGTAATACTGTTGATTTTATTATTATAATTGAATCGTTACGAATATTATCAATATCTGTACAAACATTATTAACAATACTAAAGTCTGGTTTTTCATTAATCATTGGTGTAGGTACACAAATAAAAATATATTTTACTTGATTTACTAATTCTTCTAGTGTTTTACAATTACCTGTACCATTAATGTCATACGTTTTTATATTTTCAACACCAAATGAAGTATAACCTTTAGTCAATGCAGTACCTACAAAACCTTGACCTATAACACCAATCATTTTTAACCTACCAATCTGTATTATTACTATCTATACACACCATACCAAATATGGCACCTACTGCTATATCTAATAATTCATTAGATACATTATAGTTAGATTCACTTCTAACAGCATCTATTAATTCATAATATTCTTCTGTAATAATACCTAATATTTCATGTCTTGAAGTAAAAGTACCCTTACCTTTTTCTTTTAATACACATTTTAATTTTTCTTTTAGTTTAACTATAGCTTCATCAATTTCATGTTCATTTATCTCTTTTCTGTTCATTTCTATCCTATTTAAAATACATTAATTAATAAGGTAGCGTGGCCCAGGTACTGCCCCTGGCTGTCCAAGTTTATGAAACTCGGCTGGTTCCTTGACCGCCCGCATTGTGTACTTTAATATGTCCTGAATCATTTATTTAAGTTCTTTGATATTACTTTTTCAAATGATTTAGAAAATGTTTCTCCACATAATTTAATTCTTTTTTCTGTATCTCTTTTGTTGTCTAAGGTAACACCTAAATGTAAACAATCACTATATGATATTCTCAATTGATATGTAGATTTATCAACAGGTAAATTTGCCATTATAACAAATACTGTTAAAAATATAAATAATCCTATATTAAATGTTGTATTTTCCATATTAATTATTAACCTTAGTATTAAGAATGTCTACTGTAAGACTATTTAAACCTGAATCAACATTTATAATAATATTATCAACACCTTTTTCTTTATAATGAGATCTAACCTTCTCAAGTTTTTGAATGATATAATCTACGGTTCCTGTAAATAGGTGATCACCATTAAATGTATCTATCACTTCTAACCTTGAAACTTCATCATTTTCTTTTAATTTATCAAATGATTTTGTCATTTCTTCTGCAGAAATATTTGTTGATAATTTTATTATTTCAGTTTCTAACGGATGTTTCATCTTCTTTTCCTTCTGTATTATCAAATACTGTTATATTTTTTGAAAACAAATCATGTTTTCTTTTATTTAACTCTTTTTTAAACCACACATCTAATAAATTATTTATTGCTTCTCTTTCAACACTATTAATATTATATTTAGGAGATTCATAATATCCGTGACCAGATCTCCTATCATTCTCATAAATGGTTTTTAGTGAAGATCCTAAAAATTCCTGAGAATTTTGATCATATAAAATATTAAATGGTTCTACTTCTTTTACTATATGTAATAATTTTACAATATGATCTCTTTCAGTTTTATTTATTTCTACTTGCCATTTTTTATCTTTAAAATTTCTAGAGCCCATTCCTACAAATATACCTTCTCTAAAATCAGTAGTTGAATATTCATTTAAAATTAAACCTATAGGAAGAAACATCAAACCTACTACCGTTAGTTCACCTCCACCTAGAAATGCTCCTAAAAAATTAAATATACAAGAAGATATAAGAATTATCATAGATAATCTAAAATATCTATATCTCTGTCCCATACTTACACCAAAATTAGTCATAATTTTTATCCTTATTTCATTTACCCACCCACACTGCTTGTAATAATATAATAATCATAATTATACTAAAAACGAACAAATCAGAGTTAGTTATTTCCATATTTTCCACCACTTTCTTTTGTAATGAGAACAGTCATAATTTCTATATTGTAGAATTACTTATAAATGGTAGTCTTACTGATATACGCATTATTTAGATTCAATCTTTGATATAAATGAATCAGCTGTCATTTTATCTTTGAGATATATAAAATTACAGTTAAAGTAATCTTCAACTAATTGTCCTTTTTCATATCTACCTTTAGAAGTAGAAGGTAATCTTTTATACATTTGCATGATTACCGTATCAGGAGACATTGATTCTTTATATACATCACCAGATCTAACTACTTCAAATATATCATGACCTGCTAATATAAAATTTCCAGCAATACAATCATCTAATTTTATTTTGTCTCCAATTTCCATAAGTTTTCCTTTATATCCTTTCTATTATTACTTTCTAAAATCAAACTTCTTCCAATATTTTTTTATGATTATATGATTTCATTTGAGCTAATTTCATTTCTCTTCTACATTTTTCTGAACAATATTTTTTACCGTTAGGTTTAAATAAATTATTACAATCTGGGTGTTCACAAATATCTTCATTCAGGGAATCTAAGCATTTTTTACATAATCCAGTATTTCTTATAGCTTTTCTATTTGGATGACCTATACAATTTGTATAATTTATTATATCCTCTAATCTCTCTAAAGATGAACCTTCATTTGTTGTTGAAATATCTATTGATATATTAACTTGATTTGTTGTTTTCAAACCATTTTTCCTCTTTTTAAAAATGGTACCGGGAGGGGGAGTCGAACCCCCACACCCTTTCAGATACAAGAGCTTAAATCTTGTGTGTCTACCAATTACACCATCCCGGTACATTAATCTATTTAAATTTATCTTTTTTCCTTCTACCATATTCCATATAAAATGATTTAGAAGTCCTATATTTGTAAAGTGGGTTATATAAGCATTTTTGTTTACAATATAATTTTCCAAAACCAAACCATTTCTTTTTAATAAAAAAACATTTTTTACAAAATAATGGTAAATTTTCATCCATTATTAAATACCTTAATGTTCTTTTCCCAGTTTATTTTAGCATCATTTTCCACTTTAATTTTAAACCATAACTTAAAATCACGTTGAGTTAAATATTGATTCTTATTAACTGAGATAGGTAAAGTTTGATAATTATTATTATTATTTGCTGTGTCAATAAGACCTGATGGATCATATATACCTTCCATCATTTTTAAAAGTTCAGGTAGCCAATCACCACTATTTAATACACCTAGTGGTGCAGGATTATTATCCCAAATCATCATAAGTAAATTATATAAATTATCTCTTTGGTATTTATTTATTTTTAAAAACCAAAATTCATCATTTATATTTGTACAACCTGGACTAGTTTCTTTATCCATTTTTTTTACCTTTTTTAAATCTATCCCAGAGTTTACAACTCATATCAATAAATGTCATTATTACCATAAATATAGCAATAATTTCTAATATCCATTTCATAAATTAATTACTCCTATTATATTTGGTACCGATGGAGAGAGTCGGACTCCCAAAATACTAGTTTCTAAAACTAGGGACTTTACCAATTTGTCTACATCGGCTTAAATAAATTTAACATATTTTTATTAACTCTAATCCTCTTCTGATAATTACTTGGGTATTCAGATTTCATACAATACTTATATTTACTTTTTAATATATCACATGATGTACATACTTCACTTACTAGAATATTACAATCATCACATTTATCATTACTATCCATTTCATAAATAAAATCAAACCCACATATTTTATTATTTTTAATATTTAATTCAAACTTAATACAATAGTCACATAAACATTCTTGAATTTTATTCCATTGATAATCTAAACTATGTATTGAAAAATCATTATCACAATTGTAACCAAACCAAACTTTTTCTTTTTTAAATATCATTATCATATTAAATACCTCTAGTAATATTTGGTGGGTCCTGGGGGAATCGAACCCAAAAACCGTCTACCGGTTAAAAGCCGGCAGCTTTACCATTAAGCTAAGGACCCACACATTATATTAAATAAAAAAATATTAAATTTTGACATTAAAAAATACCCAACCAAATGCAGAAGGCATTTAATTGAGTTAAACTAATTTAAATTAATTTTACGTTTTTTTACGCCTTGCAATTGGTACTCCCTTATAAGGTTTGAGAGATTTTTTATGTGATAATATTATCCCTTTAGTACAATCAATCTTAATATATCGATTTGATTTTGGGTTTTTTATTTGAACATAATTAGATTTCATAATCTCTCCTTTCTTAAAATATTTGGTGGTCCAGGATGGTACTGACCCATCTTCTAATCGTTATCAGCAATTTGTTCTACCTTTGAACTACAGGACCTAATTTATATTAGAAATCTTCTTCAATATAATCATCATCTAAATCTTCTAAATAATCCTTAGTTTTTTTAGATCTATTTTTCTTATTGTATGGATTCTTTTTTTTAGGTTCTGATTCTTTATCAGGTTTCTTTTTTACCTTACTAAACGAATATTTTTTGTTTTTCATACCACACTAATTAAAATTGTTAATAAAATGGTGTCCGGGACGAGATTTGAACTCGCACGCACTTCAGTGAAAGTGAAGTGGCCTATCCAGTTAGCCTACCCGGACAAAATATAAGATTCACGAAAAAATTCTAAAATTGAGTACATATCAAAATTTAATATATATAGTTTTGTCCTGGATGAATCTTTACTGATTTTTAACATTAAATTGATTATAATCAAATTCTAGTTATATTAATCTTTGTTTAATCTTCTTTTCTTTTTTCTTTTTGGTTTTTCATTTTTTATCATTTCCAATAAATTATCAGAAGCTTTTCTTAAAATTAATTCTTTTTCTATATCATCATCATCATCATGTAATATACATTTACTAGATATTTCATGGTAAACAAATTCAGAGTGATTATCAGTTATTCCAAAACCATTATTATTAAGTTTAGGACAGCATTTACATCCTTGTTTTAATGCTTCTTTACTTCCTGGAGTTTTTATTGTTTCAGCCATAATTAAACTTTATCTACAAGCTTTAGAAAACATTAAATCTTTAATTTTTAGAGCTTCAGTTGCTAATCGTCTCATTTCTTTTTTTGTCGATATCTTACCTAATGCTATATCTGATAAAATAGTAGTAAGTATTTGATTCTCACGTAATTGACATTCTTTAAAATCACGTTTATCATAAGCATCATGTATTTTATCAGTTTCTAATTCTATAACTTTTTCTGTTTTAGAAGGTATAGTCTTATCATAGTAATTAGGATTCTCTTTAAGTATTAAAGATAATGATTCATATACTCCAAGTTGATCAGTATCTACTCTATATTGTTTTAAGCATTTACTACAAAGAAAAAACGTCGCAGAAGGAGGTGAAAATAAGTACGCTAATTTTTCACAACTATCACATCTTGAATATTTAGTCTTACCTTTTTTCAATTTTTTCATTGTACCTCTCTATTTAATCAATTTGTATTCACAAGAATCTGTACATTTACAATCATCACATAGTATAAATACCATTGATTTTGTTAAATCAAATACAAAACCATCTATCATTTGATTAGAATTAACACCTACGATTCTATTAAGTGAATCTTTATTTCTATCATGAAATCCATATAAATCAAATCGTTGAAATAATCTTTTTTTAGCTAAATGTATAATTAAATCTAATTTGTTTCTTATATCACAATCTGGGTAATTCAAATTATATCCTTTAATTTCACAAGTTGGCGTAATCTAAATTACAATTTTATCTACACTTTCAATTACACCTGATTTTACATTAACAACAGCGTATCCCATTTCTGTAGGATCATATCCAGCTTGTGATGCATAACCATCTACACCTATTTCATATAATTTATAAAAACTTCCAGAATTTACATAATATCTATGATCTTCTGGTATTAAGCTACCATGATTATAATCTGTAGTATACATTTGTTTAATTTCTTTACCATCATCAACAAGTACTAATTTAGAGGTCGGTTCTGCGACCAAGAGTTTATGAGAATGTCCCATGCACATAATTTCACAATCTCCTGCCTTCGAGCGTAATTTTGTTTTTACTGATTTTTTCATAGCAGCAATTTGTGTAATAGGATCTGGATTCGTACTATTAACACTTCCAAAACCGTGACTGTAGAAGATTTTGATTTGTTTTTTATTCTTAGCTTTACCAGTTGTAATAATAAATTTAGACGTAAAACCAGCATATGGTACATTCAATCTCTTACAAACAATATCTTTCACAAAATTACCATATTTAGATATTTTTATATCATGGTTTCCCCACAATATTCCCAATATTTTATCCTTAATAGGTTCTAATAAATCAGTAATGTAATTATACTGATCTAAAGGTGTAAAATATTTTCTTTTTATAGAATTTATACTAAATCTAGGATCATCAACAACAATAGCTTCTGCTAAATCTCCTCCAATAATACAATAACTATTCTTTTCTTTCTTTATTTGATCAATCATTTTAATTAATCCTTTTTCATAACATAATACAGATCCTATATGCAAATCTGAAAAAAGATATATTTTATGATCATTTGGTAATGTATGCTTAATTAACTCCAATTTTTAGCCCTTTATTTTTAATTTATAATTCTAAATTACAAGTTATAGTTGTAATTCCAATTCCTTTATTATATAGTTGTTGTCTATCTAAGCATGATCTACATCTTGTTGTACAATCAATATCTGAATCTTTATTCAAAGGTGTCCAACAATCACGACAAATATTGTTCTTTATATTTTCTTTTCTTTTATTTTTCACATAATTTTTGTTGATTGTTAAGCACTTCCCGCATCTAACTTTTCCAATCTCTGCTTTATTAGAACACATAACACAAATTCCTAATATTTTTCTTTTTAAATAATACTCAAAATTTCGTAATCTTTTTTTACTGTGTCCAAGTTTAGATCTATGTTCAATTTGTTTATCAATAAAATCTTGTATTTCTTTACTTACTACATACTTCGATTTTCTTCCCATCCTCCTTCTTTCTTTTTAAAAACTCTGTAACATGTATTTTTTCTTCAACTTTTTTCTCAGGTAAAACCAAAAAATTATTATCCTTCATAAATTTAAATGATAACTGTTGACATGCCATATACAAGTTCTCCTTATAATGATATTTGTTTAAATGTTTGTCCTTAATTATATTGAACAAATCAAATTAATTTTAAAGATTTTTGGCTAAAGATACAGCTAATGCAGTAACAGAAATTCCTATTACAACTCCCCCTATTGTCCAACACATAATACATGGTTGTTCAAGTCTTAATTTTTCATTTTCTTTAACTTCTGATTTATAAAGTCCTTCCAGTTGTTGAATATGAGCATCATTTATTAATTTTTGTTGATTAAGTAAACTATCAGTTAACTCTTGATCTTTTGTTAATAACTGATAATTTGTAATTATTTTTACATTACTATCATTTAACTTTTCTAGTTGATCAATCTTTAGTTTATATTTATCACCCAATTTCATTTCTTTATATAATCCTTGTAAATGTTTTGGGGGTACTAAGTAATATTCTTTATTATTTTCCTTTATCTTTTTATAATTTTCAGCGAAAGCAATAGGTGTGAATATTAAAGTTATTGATATAAATATGCTAATTAATTTAATCACTAAATCTCTCCTGTAATTCTTTAATCATTTTATCATTATCAACTTCTTCTGTTTTAACAGTTTTAATCTCTTTATTTAATTGTGTAATAATTGATTTTACAGGTCTCTGTTCATTAGTTAATTTCTTAATTTCATCTTTATGATTCTTCTTCCTGGTGTTTACTTTCTTAATTTTATCGTCAATAACTTTAATTTTATCAGTATGATTTGCCTTAATTTTAGCTAATTCATCGAGTTTTTTCTTAGTTTTTTTCTTGATACGATTTCTCTTGGATATTACTAACCCTGCATATATTGCGATAAATATACCACATAAAGCAACTATAGTTTTCCAAAACTTTTTAAGTGATGATTTTATAAAACCCATTATATTTTAATTCCTTTATCCTTTAACCAAGAACGAACCTTGGAAAACATGCCTGTTGCAAAAACTGCATTCACGAAACCTGACCATAAACTTTCTAATCCTAATTGATTATTTGTAAATGCCCAAAGACTATAAACAACTATACCTACTATTGATGGTATAAATAATCTCCATTGTGTTTTTGAATTTTTCTTTTTAAGAAACTTAATTATTACACTTGAAATCATTATAGTTAATACTATAACTACTGCATTTAAATCTGCACCCATTGATACTAATTCATTAATACTTTCCATAATTTACTCCTTGTTCATATTTTTTACAAAAGATTATTTTTAATTAATATAGTTTTAATTTCATTTGCATTGAAAAATTTTAATGGATTTCCACCCTCACGTAATTGTACATGAGGCATCTCTTTAAAACTTACCCAATTACCAGCCCAATTTAATTTATATTTTTCACAAACAGAACCATAAATTTCCCATTCTACATTATACAAATTAGTATCCCATGCAGCTTTACCATGTATAATAGGAACAGCATCCCAAGCTTCTGCATAATTATGCCAAGACTCTCCTGGTGCTGCATTTGTAACATGAGGTCCACTACTAGGTCCTACATTTTTTAATATGTCTGCTAGATATCCAAAGTTTTTTTCTCTAAATTTTTGAATTTTATTATTAATTTCATTCGTTGATCTGGATTGTCTATAAAGTTTAGCTTGTTCTTCTAATGTACGTAAAGTACATGTTATTAATATATCTACATTATAATTTTTACAATCATCAATTACAAGTTTAGATTTTTTATTCATTTCTGGAACTAAATCATTTAAATCTCTTGAAGACATTTTATCCTCCTTTTATATTCTTTCATCTATTAAATGTCTCCTCTCACAACATCTATTATCTATCAATCTTCTTGATTCTTCAACTCTTCTTTCTTCAACTCTTCTTTCTTTTGCTCTATCATCAATACCACATTTTTTTATAAAATTATAAACTAACTTACGTACATTTTTATTTTCTTTTTTATAATTTTTAAAATCAATTTGTAATTCTAATTTAATAGATTTATCAATATACATTTTAGAACATACCATTCTCATTTAAACTTTTAGCTAAAAATTTATCTTCTTTTAATATATGTGAATCCATCCAGTCAAGTAAAAATTCTGCTAATACTACACAATTGATTGGTATTTTTGGACAAGATTTTGAAAATAATAATACTTTATTTTTTAATAATTTGTGTTCTTTTTTGTGTCGATCTATATTAATATAATTATATTTTTCCATAAGATGTTCTTCATATTCAAAATGACTTTCAGTATATTCTATTAAAATAGACATACCTTTTTCTATTTTTTCTTTATCTGTTTTTTTATTTTTAATCATCTCTAGCATTGTAAGTAATACATTAAATAATAATTGATGTTGAATGTCTAGCTCTTCTACACCTACTGAAAGATTTATATTTAATATAATTTTAATTAAATCACCAACTCTATCTCTTTTTTCTTTAATAAATTCATTGATATTATTTATTGTGAAATCACATATATTGATGTGTTCTTCTGCTAAATTTAATAAAGTAGTCATATTTTATTTTGTTAATTTATCAATTGCGCCATATAATGATTCACTTGAAGTTAACATTCCTTTTAGTATATTTGCAATTTCTTGAAATTTTCTTGGATCTTCTGAAATAATTTTTCTAACCATATCTCTTATTTCTTCCATATTATCATTTAATTTTTGATGTTCATCTGAAATTTCTTTGTGTCCTGGTTTAGGATCCCATTTTAAATGATCATCTAATTTATCTGTTAAAATTATCCATCTTTCACTATTTAATGGACATTTAGATGTATCACAATAAACAGTATCAATAATACCATTCTTTTTATGTTTTCCAAAATATGCTTTTATCGCAGAAGGTGCAGCAATAACTATCAAGGCAATAAAACCAAGAGCGATCATAAATTGATCAGGTGATAACTTAGTTAATATATCCATTATTGTTTACTTTCTTTATTATTATTTTATCTAATAAGTGTATAAAATCATATTTTCTATACTACTGGAATCTCTGTTTCAATCTGTTTAACTTTGTCTAACCATAACTGTTTTAATGCTGTAAGTTGAGTAGCTGATAAAGTACCTCTAACTACCTCCTTTTGCCAGTTCATGTACAATGGGTCAGCTTCAGATGTTAATCTTTGTTTTCTTAATTCTTTGTATGATGGAGTTGGTAGAATGTCAGCAGGAGTCTTTCTTAGGTGATTATTACCTGTTGAAGTTTTATCTATATAAGACATTTAGTTATTCTCCATATATTGATATCTAAGCATTTGGATTCACCACATTTGGGTTAGACACTAATATTTTTTTAAGTTCTATCCAAAATGCTAAGACCTCGGGTCCTGCTAAAGTTGCCTTCGCTTCTATAACATCCAAAGTAATTTGTTTAATTCTACTACCATTAATCTGTCTATCATAAAGACCATCATGATTACCTGTATATGGAACTTTAACTACATTTGGATTGTCTAACTTCCATTGAGTTAAATCTGAACCATCATAACCTTGATACATTTTTTGCTTGATATGTAGATGTAACTGTTCTGCTTTTGCATCTACATCATCTTGTAACTTTTGACCTGTTAAACCTAGATCTACTACGATCTCAGCCTCTAATAAATCCCCGTCAACAGTTGTAGTGACATAAACAATTTGTAGATTATTTATAAAGGGTTTTGTTCCTATTATATTCATTTTAACCTCACATTATTATGGATTATTGTGGTATTTGTTGCTGTGGCAGTAGAATAATCTAATATAATTGAACCGTCTTGATAAGGCCTTACATAACCTCTAACACCTACTGTTTCATTTGCTGTTTGAACTCGTACAACAAGTTGAACTGGTTCAGATAATATAGCTCGTATATAGGACCTTGTTCCTATAGAAGATCCTGTAAAACTAAAAATCATGTAAGTTATATCTATCCCTTTAGGTATTTTCCCTAATGAATCTGCTTCTAAATTAAGTGTAATATCTTCTGTTAAAGTGATACCATTTACTATATATGAATGAACTTGGGTTTCAAAGGTAATTATCTCATTTGGAAGAGGTTGATAATTACCTTCACCTATCGAAGAACCGAATACTAACATTGGTTGTGAAGCGTAAGATGTAGTAGCTGTGATGTCACCAAATATCTTAATCCTAAATGCTGTAGCTGTTGTGGAAACAGTAGATGTGACTTCTAACCATTCATAAGCCCCACCTCCACTGTGGTAACCAGAATAAGTCCACCCTGTTACATCGTCATAAATACCTATTCTGGAATGTGATACAGAAGAAGTTTTTAAATAAACTCCTACTGTTATTGTTCTTCCTTTATATTTAGCTAAATGTGCTAAATCAGTACTATTAGCTACACTTGGATAATTAACCCCATCTCCTGCTGTACCTGTAACTGCTTTTAAAGCGTAGAAACTACCATTCTTTGTGTTGATTCCTTCATGTTCTCTAAAAATATCTAAACTGGTATCTTTATCCCAACCATCCATCGCTAATAAATTTGCCCCTACAACTCCAGGTACTACTTCATGCCAAGATACATTATCAAGATCAAGATTGACTGTACTTGCAGTCGGTCTTAATTCTATGTTTCCTGTTGCATATTTTGCGACCCAAGTTGCAGTAAATGTACCATTATCAGTTGAACTGTATTTTCTACTTACTACTTGATTTCCTGACCACCACCAAACATTACCACTAGTAAAATTGGATAAGGTAAATGTAATTTGATATAACTTTCCTATCTCAGTTCTTTTAGTAAATTGTGTGGGATCAGTTTGAATTGCCTGACCAAGGGTATTATTTATATAATTGGCTACCCCTCCTGAGACAGATGTCCCACCATTCATCGACCAACCTTGAGAAGTAGTAAATGTTCCATCTACTTCTGCATTGGTAAACAAACTACTACCAGTTCCCATTACTGGTAATAAGTTTGTTATTGGATCATAAAGTCCTTCACTATTACTTATGACCCCAAAACCACTATTAGAAATTTGATTCTGAAATTTACCAACACTACTATCAAATTCGTGCCAAATAGCAGCACTTAGAGTAGCATCTACACAAACATAACTTCTACCTGCTGTTATATTTATCCATTTGGAACCAATCGAATACCCTGAAGCTGAGTCATCTGTTGCTGTTGGAGCTACTGTAGCAACTAAATTAACTTTT